TTATTTTGCGACTTCTACGATGTTTTTAGCGATTGCATCTTTCAAATCATAGATCTGATTGAGATACCCAATGATCAGAGGGTTATTCTTCTCAAATTCGCGAACTTTCGCATAAGCGCGGTCCGTTGCTTCCTTAACGAGTTTGGATACCACACCTTCAAGTGTACGCTGTTTGGCGTCTTTCAAGTCACAACGAGAATCACGAACTAACAGCAGGAATTCACCGATATCGCTACGTTGGCCGTTATGTCCACACAGATCGTCAGTCAGTGGCTTAGTGATTGGGTTAGATGACAGACGGTTGATCCAACGCTCATTCACAGTCACACCGAAGTGATCCATAGTGACTTTGCCCATCTGATCCACAACATAATCGGTAACCATGAACTCGTTAAACTGCTCGATATCCTTGTTTTTATCTGCCCGTGCCCAGTGCTGGGACTTGAAGACATAAACAGTTTTACCTTCCAGTTTAGACCAAGTTTTAATGATTCGATCATTGAACGTGGTAACAGTTTTCCAGTTTTCGTACTTGTCGCGAGTCTTGCCGTTTTTCAGAGTCTCGGTAGTGATCGTCGGAGTAGCAATCTTGTGATATCCATATTCATGGGCACACCAGATAACATCTTTCAGATCATCGATATCTTCGACATACATCTGGACTTCGGATGTAACGCCATTCTCGTATTTTACAACGTTAGTTGCCTTACCGGTACGCTTCTTGACTTGAATCAAGCCTTTGTCCTTCATTTCTTTCAGAACTTCGGCACGTACTTTAGACAACAGAATCACTTTACCGTCTTTCATCCGAGTCGGGAAATATTTCAGGTACTCTACCATGTTTTCGCGATTCGCTTTACCAACGGTAATGCTTTTCGGGTCTTTCTCGTCAACTTTCGCATTGGAGAATACATCAAACACATGTGCACCTTCAACTCGGAATTTGTTCAGACGATCAAGTCCGTACATAACTTCGGCAGCTCCAGTTTTCAGATCGTTGATGATCACTGGACGGAAACTTGCACCAAAGCTAATATCTACGCCGTTTGACCAACGCTGTTTAACTTTACGAACGGTACCAGCACCAACGCTTGCACGAACGATAGGAACATCTGCATTAGGACGAGTATATCCATTCAGTTGTGCTTTCCAAGTCTCGATAGTTTTCTTGCGGAACACACGCTTTTGAATCATGCGTTGCCACACTTCGTTCGGGAATCTGCCAATCATGTGTGAATACAGTTCGCGGATATCTTTGCATTTTTTGAATGCGTCGTCAATCTCTACCTCGTGAACTTTGTTCAGCAGTTTCATCCGCTTATCTATTGACGCGATGGTGTCCGGATCCAATGACAGTTCTTCGCGGCTCGGAGTCATATCCAGTTCGCCGATTTCAAAGCGAACGTAATATGTCTTACGAGAGGCATAAAGACCAATCATGGTGTTGTTCCAGTATTCAGCTGGAATCGGATACACTACACCACCCATAACAGCATACACGCCGTTGCCGTGCTGTGAGTTGTAATTGCTGTCAATCTTGCAAATACCGTCTTTGTCGAACTCAAGATAGTTCACAGTGATCGGCTTGCCAATGAATCGAGGACGATACTCACCAAACGAACAGAACACGCGCTTGGCTTCTGCTTCCCAAGTATTCATGTCGTTAGACACAGGAACAGTAACTTCAACGCCAGTGTGTTCGGAAGAATCTTCCTCATACATTTTCATGATGTTCGGCTCGCCGTTTTTCATGAATGCGCTGAAAATCATTTTCTTGCCACCGAACCAAGAAGTAACGGTGAAAGTGTCGGTGTATGCGAACGGAGACTTACATCCCAGACCGAAGCCACCGATTTCGTCGTTACTGTTGGACTTGGTACTTGCAAAGTAAGTGCAGTAAAGCCCGGTAACATCTTCCTCACTCAGACCAATACCGTAATCACGGACGCTGAATTGTTGATTCAACATGCTCGGCAGAGTGACGTCGAAAGTCTTGCTAACTTCTACGCCAGTGCGTTTCAGAGCGATGTGGCCATCTACGGCGTTGCAACACAGTTCACGAATGATCGCACGTTGCTTGTATTTGTACAAAGAGCTGGACAGAATCTTGAATGCTTTTGCACTCGCCAGAATCTTAAAGCCCGCGCTTTGGTCTGCCGCGCTTCCGTAAATCTCGGTTTGTTCTTGATGAATTTTCATTGTTTGCTCTCATTGTTGACATAATATATTCCTCACATAACATCAGAAAGTGGCTGGTGTCAGCCACCGGTTTATTTGAATGCGGCGAATGTCGCCTCTGCTTGTTTCTTGAAAACCCAGTCAACAAACTCTGCCTCGGTCTTCAATTCACTCAACATGATGCCATCATACGTGCTGTTAGCCCATCTGTCAAATGTTTTTTCGTGCTCGCTGATCTCAAACATGCCATCACATGCAACACGGAATCGAAATAGACCGTTTTTAGAAACGGGATAAAACTTATCCCACTTCCGGTCTTTACCAATTTTCAGCAAAGCCGTCTTACACCAATGCTTATACTGCTTGGGTAGTTTTGTCATTACAGATACTCGTCAAACCAACGTTCGCCCAGCTCTTCCAGATCGACTTCGTAACCGAAGATCAAATTCAGATTAGCAGTTTTATGGGTAATCTCGCTCGTCTCTTTCAGAGATTCGCGGAGCTTCTTAACTTCCTGCTTAACTGTATGCAGAACTTTGATTTCGTGTTCCTCGCAATACAATTCCCATTCGCCGAACTTGACATCGATAAACTTGATAAACTTCTCACGGAGAAAAGTCATCTTGCCGATTTTAATGCACGGGCTGATTTTCTTGGAGATATCGCCCAGATTCTTAGTCAGATTACCCATTTTTGTTCCAACACCTTTTTAGAAGCTTTCTTAGACATACGACGGTTATTATAACGCTTGTCGCCGGTTACTTCAAGACCCATCCACTCAGGAAGCGGAAGAATTTCTTCGTTTTCATGGGCAAGCTCAATCTCCGCGAGCTTAAACCCTTCATAGGGATAGCTTTGAAACTCGTCCAGCTCAATCTTATGCTTGCCGTGTTGGTACTCACTGCGCTGTTTCTTCAACACGCCACCGACCGGAGCACGACGTTTGGCAAACTCATAGATGAACTTAGGAATACGTGTTTCCAGTTCAATCTTACTCATGCCTTTACCAATCTTCATATTCCAGAAGTAGGTAGAAATGCCGTGGTGTTGTTTACGGAATCGCAGTTTACCGAGATAAAACTGCTCAATCTCTAACCGACGAATCGGTTGATCTTCGATTACTACATCCGGATTTACCAGATACTTACGTTCAATTTCAAGTAACATACGCTCTCCTTTTCAAAGCATGGAATGATTCTACACTTTGAAAAAGAGGGTGTCAACCCTCTTCCTCTTCAATAATGATATCATCATCGAAACCAAGCCACTGTTTGCGCTTGTGTTCATCATCACCGAACAACATTTCCAGCAGTTCTGGTGTTTGATCATCGATAACCACTTGTTCCAAAACGAGATTTTCAATACATTGTTTGTATTCGCAATCGTCGCCTTCAACAGTCAACGAGCCAAGACCCTTGATGTGTCGATGCGTCCACTTGCCGTCGAACTTCTTAGATCTAAACTCGTCGCGAGAATAGCTCCAATCAGTCTTCTTGCCGTTTGTGCTGATATACTCTGGAGTCCGAACAATGTGAATTCGTCCTTGCTCGAACCAATGCGGCCAGAACTTGTAGAAAAACGCGATAGCCAGCATAGCGATAGAACCCTTGCCGTCTTGATCCGCGTCAGTCATGATAGCGATATCAGTATAAGCCGGCGCTTCTTTCGAGCGGAGTTCTACGTTGAGAATACCAAGCAGATCTGCGATCTCTTTGTTTTTCAGCACTTCATGATCAGGCAAATTCCATACGTTCAGCATCTTACCACGCAGGGGATAAGAGCCTTGTGTTTCTTCGTTGCGGAATCGAGTGAATGGACCAATCGCCGAATCGCCTTCTGCAAGGAACAACATCGTTTTCAATCTGCCGAGTCCAGCTGCCGCAACGTGTTTCGCTACGTTTGCTTTCTTCGCTTTCTTCTGCGCTTTAGTTGCAGCCGCTTTATCTGCTGCTTCTTTCTTCGCAAGTGCAGATGCGATAATCGGGTCAATCACTTCTGGGGTTTTCAGAATCTTGCGAGCAAGAGCCTTATAATCCAGATTCATGTGATCGCGAATCTGTGCCCATGGAGAACTCAATCGCTCTTTTGTCTGACCGTCATACTTCGGCGCTACCAGATTACGAATAAACAAGCCAATAAGCAAGCATTCTTTGATTCTTGCTTTGTTGATTTCGATCTTGTGCTGACGCTTGATCATCGGAATCAGTTCATCACTCAGAGAGTCCAGCACGCCATAAACGTGATTGCCACCCTGCTTGGTGTGAACACCGTTAACAAAGCTCAGTTGTCTGTATTCTTCGGAAGTCGCAAAGAACAAGCTAACGTTATCATCGTTATGACTTACAACATCACCGAATTGCGCGGCGAACTTACTAAACTTACCTTCAACTTTCTTGCCGTTATACTTGAAAGTAATCGGTGGGAAGTTTACTGCCAGTGTCAACAGTCGAGACTGAATAACTTGCTCGAAATCTTCATCAAGCTGGAACACACCAAATCGAGTGAAGTCAGGAACAAATGTTACATTCGTACCTTTGAATTTACCCGCTTTAGTTGTATAGCTTACTTCATCCGCGTTGTTTGTGCAACGTACAGTTACGGTATTTGTGCCGTTGCCGGTTTCACCAACGAAACTATCAGAGAAAAAGTTAGTAAGTGCAGAGCCAACTCCGTTTTTACCAATAGTCTTACGATCTGCGGAGAAGTTAGAGCCAGCGCGAGCGCGAGTCCAAGCAGCCAATGGCAACGGTACTTCAACACCTTCCGGAGTGACTACCATACCCTGAGGCAAACCACGGCCGTTATCTTTGACGCTTACCTGATTGTCTTTAATAACTACTTCGATTTGATTTGCATGTTCGAAGTTAGTTCGGATCGCTTCATCCACGCTGTTATCGATCACTTCATCCGTGATCTTTACTAGACCAGGGACATACGCGATTTGAACAAACTTGCCGTCAACCAGAACATCATGGGTTTCGGTAGAAGTCGAACCGATGTACATATCCGTATTGATAAGGCAGTGTTCTTTGTCGGATAAAACTTTAAACTCTTGGGACATTGATACCTCTTATATGTGGAGCACTTAGACTCCACATTATACACAATAAATCGATTTGGTAAACGTTAGATTACCTGTTTCTTCCACTTCTCGTTCTTGCTAATCATTGCGTTAACAATCAGTTCGCGGGCTTTGTCGGCAACAAGTGCTTTATCGACATTATCTCCGATCTGTTTTCTTAACTTCTCGTACAGTTCAACATAAACGAGATCGATGCCACTGATAATCAGATCTGCGATTTCGCAGTGCAGCGGCTCAGGGTGTTGCTTATGCGGCTTGTTAATCACTGTAGCCGCTTCGCCAAGCTCTTCCGTACACTTGCCCAGTACATAGTGTTGGCTACGTTCTACCGGTGCAATCTGAGACGTTTCCAGCACGTTGGCGATTGGGTCAACTGACTTGAGATTTTGAGCAGCATTCCAGCCCATTACCCAAGTGTTCCAGCAGCCACCACGAACGATGAAACGCTGGTCTTCATTCAGATTTTCCCAGTTATAAGCTTTCTGGAATTCCCGCTCACAATCGAGACGATTTACAGGAGCAAGACGGACATCAAGTGGAAACATTTTTAGCCCTTAATAAAAGCGTAGGCACGTTTGTAGCTGACAATGATGCCGTCTACACGAGATTCGATATCAATATCACTCGGAACGCGCAGATCCATGATTGCGCGGAAGATAACTTCGCGTGAACTTTCGATCAGGTTGTACACAGTACGATCCAGAGTGTCGATTTGTTTTTGCTCGAACTCGGTAAAAATTCTTTCTTCCATTTTATGCTTCCTCGTTGTATTCAGTGCCAGCGTCGGTAACAGTTCGTTCTGCCAACGCTTTGCCATCTTTGTTGTAGATTACGGTAGTCATTTCGCCAAAGCCATACGAGGTACGCTCAAAAGCACCTTCGACAGTAGCTAGGATTTCGTTATAACGTACTTCGTTGATTTTCATCTTTAGCCTCTTAAAATAGAAAGTGGGTCAACATTATCGCCAGTCGGCATGTCTTCTAGACCCCAAGCATAACGCTTAGAGTATATAAGCATAAGGATATCCTTGGCGCAGTCATGAATACTATCATGTTTCACGAATCCGTCAAGTGTTCCTTTCGGAAGTGGGCAAATAGTTTGCATTCTAGAGCACAAATTTTGTTCAATCGCTGTTCTAATATCGCGTTGGCGAGAGAAGTTAACAGGTTGTTCAAAAATTGTATCGTCCTGTTCGAGATACTCGGAAAGCATATCCTCGAATATCGCAAAGTCAAAGCTATTGCCACGACACCACGCGAGTGATTTCCAGTAGTCAACTTTGAAACCTGGACGTCTGATATAGTCAAAGAACTTTTCCATACCGACGTTGATGTTAACATCATTCATACTGGGTTTCAAGTTCTTTTTCGCTTCCGGAACTTGATTCTTCCACCACTCGATTGTGGATTTCATTTTATGACGATTTGACTGAGATTTCAAGTCAAACTTGATCTTTATACCACGAGACACGAGTTCCTGAAAGCTGGGAGGATTTTGAATATCCTCCCGATAAACGATAGCAGCTAAATCAATAACTGTTGCGTTTGCTTTGTTGCTAAATGTCTCCATGTCGATGATATAATCATCGTACTCTGGAACTTGAATCATTTAACGCCAGAACTCCCAATGCCAGATTCGCCGCGTTCGGTATTACGATCAAAGCTTTCGACCTCTTTAAAGCCAAATCCCTTCACATACAGATGGAATACCATTTGCACAACACGATCACCCGGAACGATAGTCAGATCACCAGTGCCTTCATTACGCAGCTTGATCATGATCTCGCCGTGATAGTCAGAGTCGATAACACCAGCGGTATTAGCGAGACGGACATAATGCTTGAACCCCAGACCGGAGCGCGGCAGAATGCATCCATACACACCGATATCAAGAAACACACTTGCGAGTTGCAGAGCGCCAATATCCATTTTCAGACCAGACGGAATCACGATATCTTCACCCGGTTTCAGAACTACGGTTTCAGCGATAGCGGCTCGCAGATCGATGCCAGCGGCTTCGGCAGATTTGAAAGCGGGCAGTTCCCACTCAGGCAGATAATGAGGCAGTCGGATTACAGGAATAGCTTCCATTAAATTTTTCTCCATTCGGATAGTCTACGTTTAGCACTTAAACCAGAAACGATATTCTGTTTCAAATACTGTTCAATTTGTTCGGCAGTAGCGCCTTCGTTTTTGATAATATCGTTGATATCCTTAGATCTCCAAGGACATTCGTACCACACAACCACTTTCTCGCCAGCGTCGATAAGCTTCTCCAAACGCTCTACCGTCTCTTTCGATCTCGGCTCGTTATCTAGTACCCACACACGCTTGCTCTTGAATGGAGCGTCGTTCAGATGCATGGAGCCGCCAACGATAGCCAGAGAGTTTGGAATAAAAACGCTGTCAATTGGACCTTCAAAGTAAAAGACAGTTTTACTACCGTCAACACGTTCTAGTCCATAAATTTTGTTCGCTTGATCATCAGGCTTAACAGTCAGATACCGTTGATTCTTGTCAACGTTACCCAATGCGCGTCCCTGAATACAGCTAACACTGCCGTCTTGATTGTGAATAGGAATAACAAGCCTGTATTCACGATCAACGACTTTATAAGTCTCTGGCTTAATGTGATTGCTCAGAGCTTTCCAGTTGTCTGTGAAATAAAACAATTTCAGTTTATCTTTCGGCATACAGCGATCAAGCATGTATTGAACAACTGGATGATCTTCTCTCAGTTCGGATAGTTTAACACAAAACGGAAGATCGGAAACAACTTTTTGCTCTTTTTTCTCAAGTTTTGATCCGAGATTTAGATTGACTTCCTGACGCTTCGGACGCTCGTTGTCTTTGTACTTCTCTTTGATGTACTCACGGTATAATTCTTCGTGATACATCTGGAGATAGAGTGAAAACGGCAATTGTTTACCGCAGTTGAAACACCCATACCAGACTTGGCCATCGCGCTCATAAAACCAGCCGCGAGATTTGTACTTGTCTTTTTGGGAGTCACCACAGATATGACAACGGAAATTGTACTTGATTTCGTGTGCTCGACTGTGATCGGAAAACATCGGCAACACAAACGCGATCTGGTGCGCCATGTGACGCTGTAGGTAAAGCATAGTTTCTCCAAACAAAAATGCCCCAATTAAGGGGCATTGTATCAGCTTTTCTTTTTCTTATCAATCTTTTTTGTCTGTCCAGCGCCCATACCGGTAACAGATCCACTTTTCTCGCCAGTCGCGATCTTAGTAGCATCGCCACCGCAATCACCCGATACCATTTCGATCAGCTTGTGCAAATCGCTTTCTTCTTCGCACTCAACTAGCGGCATTCGCGATAGATCCGGCTCGCCGTATTCTTTGATAACAGCATTCCAGCCCATTTTAACTGCAAGCGCAGTTGTCCCAAATCCACCGCTGAATTTCTGAATGGTCTGTTTGAGACTTCTTACCATACTATGAAATTTCGTATAGTTCGATTTCTCTTTAGGTGTTTCCGGACGTCGCAACACATTGCCTTGATCGTCAATGATACCTAGCTTATGCGCTTCCCACTTAGAGAATGATTTCCCAAGTAAAGTCGCTAAACGGTATGCATATACCGCATCCATGATCGTTTTTGCACTCATAACACCTCCAAAATCTTATTTATGAAAAGGGGATTAAATCCCCCAATCAACCGCGTCGCTTGCATCACCCATCGCGGAGAGTTGATCCATCTTGTTTCGAGTGCTCAGATCTTTAGCTTTCGCCACATTATCTTTGTGCGTCGCTTGCATACGGTCATTTGCATCATTCAGATTACCACCAAAATTACCATCCGGTTCATGCCAACGCTGCTTGCCCTTGTCAACGCATAGATTAAAGCGTGAAAACTTGTTCTTGTCGCCATAACGGGACTTGATCTGCTTCATCAGTTGTTGACCGATTTCGGCGAGTTCGTCTGTTTCCATAGCAGCAAGAATAAAGTCGGCAGTAGCAGCAAGACCAGCAGATTCTGCAATGTCTGACATACTGATATCAGAACTATCCCAGCCACCACGAGTTGTTTGCGCAGCAGACCACACAACAACGTTATGCTCTACCGCAAAGCCACGCAGCTCCTCGGCGATTGCTTTAACGAGTGTATAGCTATTCTCAGAATAAGCAGTCATACGCTTGGAGCACATGATACCGAGATAATCCACGATAACGATATCTGGCTTGAACCCTTTCTTGATCTGCAAATCTGCCATCAAGTTGTTCAAGTGGTTGACGTTAGCCGCACCAGTTGGGAATTGCTTGACAACGAGCTTACCGCAGTTTTTCTGTTTCAGTGCGCCAAATCGACGCATAAAATCAGACTCGGAGATCAAGCCGTCATCGATATCATCCAAGCTAACATCAAGCAAGTTGGCATCGATACGTTTACCACATACTTCTTCGCCCATTTCCATGGACACGTAAAGCACGTTATAACCCTGTAACAGATACTCACAAGCTAAGTGACACAGACCCAGAGACTTACCGACGTTAACACCAGCAAGAATCAAGTTTAGTGTTTTACGCTCGACCCCACCTTTGGTGATTGTATTCAGAATCTTTGTCAAGAAGGAAATCTTCTTAGTTTTCATTCTATAGCTTTGAAAACGGGATTCTACATCATCAAAGTAATCGTGGCCGATTGCAATGTTAAATGCTACGGCAAGCGCGTTTTTCATCAAATCAGGAATCGCACCGATATCGGAAATCCGCTTGTCTCGTTCATCAAGTGGTTTAGCGTGATTCTCTTGAATCCGAATCGCTTCGGACAAAGCGTTGTGCATCGCCCTTTCTTGACAATATTTCTCAGTTTCAGCAAGCAGCCAGGCGAGATCTTCTGGTACACCAGTGAGTTCGGCAATACCGGAATAGGCTTCATCAAACTCAACTTGCGCGATACCGGAGCGTTTCTCTAGTGCAATCACCAGCGCGTTGTGAGTCGGGATAGTCTTGTATTCGTTGTAATGCTTTTGAATCAGTTCGAAAATGATCCGAATCGGTCCCCTCGGAAAATACTCCGATTTCAGGAATGGGAAGACTTGGCGAAAGTATTCCTCAGAAACAAGGAGATTCGTGAGAATAGATTGTTCGATTGACATTCTTTGCCTTCTGTGATTTGCGCTTGTATAGCGGCTTGAACATGTTTAAATAATTCATCTTTCATTATCTCTTCTTCACTATGAGGAGTAGACCAGTCTATATGGACTTGTCCGTCTTTGTACGTCAGTTCGTGAATATACGCTAGAAAGGGCTCGCCGTCAACTAGAATAACAAGCTCTTGTTTTACGTCCTTCAACGCTTCTTCTAAAACGTCTCGATAATTTCTTTCTTTGGCTTCCATTGGTGTCTCCGTTTGCTCTGATATTTCCAGCTCTTTTCAACAGATCGACCTGCATTGTCCCACCAAGCTTCGCGATGCATGAAAGCATCTACCAGATCGTTACGACGAATTTGCGGAACGGGGATATCGCACCACGGCTCAAGACACTGATCATAGATACCGTCGTCGTAATACTCCATATCCAGCTCGCGCTCATAATCGCTATAGCTGAGGTCTTGCTTGCGCTTCGATTCAGTATAGGCAAAGAACTTACCAAAAATGTGACGATTGCGGCTACCATAAGCATGTTTACGAGCGCCACGATCATTCCACTGTCGAGTCTTTGGCTTAACTTGTTTGTCGTATTCACGCAAGATCAGAACAGGGTCAACAACTTTGTCCATGTCGCCTAGAATGATACCAGCGCAGGTACTAAACCCCTTGAAAATATCAAACCAGCTTTCTCGTCCAGAATAGTTACACTTAGCATGAACAAACCCAGTCAGACGATATCCGTTGTGAATGTGAAATCCGTTTTTATCGATGCCGTCGCGAATCTCGTGGTAATGCTTAGAGTAAGTACCAACATGCATACTTGTTCCGAACTTCCACAAGCGATTTGTAGACTTAACCAGATTGATAAGCTTATCATCGCGACGCTCGCCGTTTGCAAACACCGCAGTGTGAACTTTTTGCAGATCGATTTTCATAATCTCTCCTTGATAAGATAGCACCAGATTATCAGAGTCTTACATAAAAGTAAAGAGGGCTTTCGCCCTCTTTTGTGTTTTAGTCTAGATTAGCGAACAGTTCGTCGGAATCAGAGCCTTCTACGTCCACTTCTTCCAGTTGATCGATTTCTTCTTGATCAGCGGTATCAAGTTTTCGTCCCATGTTAACAGGCATTTCAGCTTCACCGCTAAACAGTTCATCAACTTCATCAAAAACTTCGTCTTTGACTGCAACTGATTTCAGTTTAAACATGTCGGAACATGCTGTCTTGAACGGCTGGTGCGCAAACATAGGCTTCCAGAATTCCAGACAGTTTGTGTCAGCACGACGCCACTTGCGATCTTCTTCAACCAGCTCGCCGGTTTCTTCGTCCAAGAATGCACGACTAAACCACCCGTTAGACGGTTTAACAACGAAACCAACTTCCAGTGCAATGTCAAGCATACCGGAGTATGTGTTAATACCACCTTGGAAAGTCACTTCTAGCGGCAGTTTGCTTTGCTCTTTGACGAAACGGGATTTCTCCATGTTCAGCACAAAGTTATAACCCAGCAGTTCTTTGCCGTCTTTCTCTTGTTGACGACCGATAATGATAACGGTGTCGGAAGAGTAAGTTATACCAGTACCACCGGAAACGACTTTCTTGGAGTACATTTCTTGGGTATCGTAGGTATGTGCAACCATGATCGCAGGAATATCATTTACTGTCAAGTAAGGAGTCATCATTCGTGTCAAAGACTTGATCTGTTTTGCGCGAGTCATATCCGATACAGATTTTTCGTCAATCGCATCGTCAATCTCTTTCTTAGAAGCAGCGTTGCCAATTGAGTCAACAAACACGATAACACGGTCACCGCGCTCAATCGCTTCCAGCTTCTTGACGATATCGAATTTCAATTCTTCGATGTTCTTGAACGGACAATGAATAACACGGGAGATATCTACGCCCTGCGATTCAAAATAACCAGGAGTTGAGCCGAATTCGTTATCAAAGAAAATACATACCGCGTCTGGATATTTGCGCAGATAAGCAGCGACGAATACCAGAGACAGGTTAGATTTAAAGTGCTTTGATGGACCAGCTAATACAGTCAATCCGGGGGTAAGACCACCGTCCAATTCACCGCTCATTGCCAAGTTAAGCAATGGAACTCGGGTTCGAACACAATCTTTATCATTGAAGAATTTACTATCTGCCAGAACAGAACTCATTTTATTACTTGAGGTGCCTGCCAGTTTAGACATCAGACTTCCTAAGTTACCGGTTTTCGCAGTTTTAATACCTTTCGCCATTTTTCAGTTTTGCCTCTTGTTACGATTTTAGATTTCATAACAATCATTTTTATTCTCTCACCTCACTAATATGGGGCTATTATCTCATAGCCCCTCTGATTTATAAACTTACATGTCGCCAAAAAGATCAGACAGACTAGCTACTTTCTCGGTTTCCCAGCCAATCGCACTACAGATATTTTCGAGCGGTTTCAGGTAATGTTTTTGATACATGCCCATGAAATCGAGATATTTAGACAAATCAAGATTGAAATCATCTGGAATCTTATCACCACTCGGGAAAGCAAGCACAGGTGAATGAATATGATTCGGCTCTTTCAGCATCACGATCTGAATTTTTTCACCACTTCGAATCATGTCAAGGTTTCGCTGCTCGGCTACTTTGTTGTAAGCGAGTGCTCCCTTGATGTGACCTGGACAACCTTTGACTGGTACCCAGTTGTTGTGGTTCTTTTCGATGTTGTTTGCACTCGACACACTAGCAATATCTCGGTAATCGCGCTTGGGATACTCGGCCTTGACTTCCTTAACGTAGTCTTGCATTGCCTGTTCACCCTTGGTCAGGATTAGCTTGATACTCTTCTCCAGCGATTTGCCAGCGAATACCGGGGTACTCGAACGTTGAGTTTCAATGCCCATGATCTTCAACTTCGGAACAACGTTACCGTGTTCGTCAAGCTTGCGCTTACCTTCTGAGTCCCACACATTAGCAGCGTACCGCTTTTTCGCAGTCCAGAAAGCAGTATCAGCGATGATTTCTCGGTCCATGAACAGCTTGTGATCATAACACTGGACATATTCTGCGAGTTCGCGATAGCTCTGATCGATATACGGCTCGCACTTCTCTTTAGCAAACTTGGACAGAAAATCTACCCAACGAATAGTTTCAATGTCACCGACTTGAATACCCTTCTTCGCTGCCATGATATTGACGAACTTTTCAAACGTCAGATAAATGGAGTCAGTATCGCCGTAAACGACATAATCCACATCTTTGGTCTGACACAGTGCATTCATATATTCATTCATCTTCCTCATGATCCAGCGAATCGCAAATTGACCACTCATGGTAATCGCTTCTGCATTTCGAACGTCATAATAACGGAAGTGTTCGTTGCCCAATGCGCCATAAAGTGAGTTGATAAGTACCTTACGAGCTTGTTGGTTAACGTTTTCGAGTTTCTCCATGAATCGGCAGTAATCGACGATGCCATGTAGAGATTCGTTGTTGAACGTTTTCAGATTCGCGATGAAATTATCAAACGTTTCTCCCTTGATAGAGAGATCAATGCCGTGTGCGTCGAAATCAATATCGGTATCTGCGATGTTATTATCTTTGCGGTCAACGATTGTATCCCAAGCGATTGTCGCGATCTTATCTGCTGTAAACTCTGCATTCTTCGCGGCTTTACGTTGCAAGAACACCTTTTCGATTTCAGTGGGGATAATGCCACGTTTCTTTCTGGTATAACGCATCCCGTTAGCAGCGAATGAAAGATCGTCATTCGGTACTTGGAATTGTTTGTCAACGAGTCCCATGCCAACGATATCTGGTACCATGCGGTCTTTCACGAACACGCGAGGAACATCATAGCAATCAATAATCGTCTCTGGGCTAATGTTCCAACCCATGATCAAATGTGGATACAGGGATGTTAAGTCGAAACTCAGAATCCAGCGATAAAATGCCGTAACTGGGTCTTTAACAAACGCGCCTGCATACTTGACTTTTGATGTACGCTTGTTTTCTGGTACAACAATGCCTTGCACAATCAGACTGTTATGGATGATCGCGTCCCAAGTCTTCAAGGGACTAAAGGTGTTGTTATAGTTGATCTTTGCGTAATAGCTTACGCTAGTAATCAGCGCCATCAACGACAAACGAGCGTCAAGTTTAACCAACAAATCAACGTCTCGGATAAGATAGTCGATATATTTTTGCGGATTCTTCTGACTGAATGCCAAGTATGTTTTCTCGGTAAGCTCCAGCTTTTTCATGCCGAGTTCAATCTGACCGATGTAATCTAACTTGTAAGTCGGACGAGTCTTAAACGTGAATTTCTTGTAAGCCGCCATGTAATCCAGACAAGCAATGCCAAGCAGTTCATACGTCACGATCTCTTCGGCTTCGTCACCTTCGTCGTCATCCTTATAAACGGTACGCTCGATGATTTGCTCCCAAGGACTAAGCTTGTTCGCGTATACGTCACCGAGAACTTTACGATACCGATTTACGATATAACGCAAGTCGAACATTTCAGAGTTCCAACCGGAGAATACATCCGGGGTGTTATCTCTAAAGAATTTGAGATACCGAATCAAAAGCTCTCGCTCAGACTCACAGAACACGTAATCCACGCGATCTAAGATATCAACAGCGTTACCCTTGTCGTCTTTGTCTAGAATTGATTTGGCCTTGTCCCACGGACGTGTAGTAAACAGTGAATACCGTTTGCGTTTCGTGCTGTAGTGACAGATGCCGTCGATTTCCCAGTCACAAATATGGGGTTCGGGGAATGGTCCGTCAGTCGGGACCTCGATATCCACAAACGCAATGTCAATTTGCTCATATTTGAACGAAACAGGACCGCTATAGGTGTGATACAGATACTGGAGAACAAAATCGTCCATGCCAAGTGGCTCGCGATTGATGTCTCTCATGTCTTTCATCCAGCGCCTGGCATCGCCAATGCTATCGAAATCAACTGCCGTCGCTGACTTTCCGTAAATGTCTTTCAGTTCGCCGTTATTGCTATGCTTGTATAGCGTTGGGCCAAAGTTAACTTTTCGACTTCGACTGATACCGTTATCATCTACATAACGTTCCAGCACTGTATTGCCTTGAATACATACGTTGGTATAAAACAAACTTACTACCTCTTGTCAGTGCGCCTTTCAGGGGTCGCATCTTAGGTGAAACATTCATAATAAACCTCTCACAAAATGAAAGTTGATTATAAATGCGCTCTCGATTGTTGTCAAGAGCGCGTTTGTATTAAGAGCCGAACTTGTACTTGTGCACCAGAGTCCAGTTTGCCTTGTCTTTGTGGGAGATCACGCGGAAGAAGTTATTGCCTGGTGCGTTGTGCTCACTCACGATATCACACATTCCCCATTCTTTCAGCAACACCGCGATATCGTTACGACGGTCGATATCTTCTTGGCTGATTTCTACTTGACGGCCATCAAGCTGGAGCAGTTCCTTGAAGTGAACGATGTAATACTTGCCTTGTTTTTGCAGAATGTGGCAGCTTTGATACAGTCGCTTTTCTACGTTGTTCGCGATACCGATACGGGTCAGAGTTTCGCGGATTTTCAGGAAGTCTTCGTCTTTCTTGAGTTGAATTTGCAGCATCATTTTCATTATGTCCTTTTACCAAGATCGGATAGCGCGTTGAATTTTTTCGCGCTCAGTTTTAGTTGGGATAACAGTCAAGCAACGGGCGTTGACGTCAGTAACGGTTGGAGAAAACATTTTCTTTAACCGTTTGATTTGTTCATCAGAGAAATAATCAATATATTCTCTGGCTCGTGGAATCGAGACTTCGTAATAATCAGAAACAAGGTATTCGAATACTCTTTGTTCCCAATCGTCCGTGAGTTTAGCGAACTTTACTTTCGGGAGACTACACTGCCGAACAGTAAAATACAGATAGTCATAATGCATCTGATCGCTAATAAACCCTTCCATAGAATTCAGTTCAGAAGCATAGCCACTCATGGTAACATGCTGGGACAGAGCGTTATTTATTGCATGTTGATCGTAATCGGAGAATCGATCAACAGTGCCGTGTCCCTGCTTCTTTGTAACGTTGTCGATTATTTCAAACAGTGATTGTTCAGCTGGTACCTTAAACTGCTTGGCCAGCTCTTTTACAGCGTTCCAGTCTTTGGAACGCCATGCAATCTCATGCTCGTTTAAATCTTCTTCGTCCATAAAACAGGCGAGAGACATTTATTTCCACTCCATTTCCATACTGAGATCCGCGAGCAGATCAAACAGATGAATTTCCATGTTCGGAATACCGTTGGCGTATTTCTGATTCTCGGCGATAAGCTTGATCATCACACGCAGAGACGCCGGCTTTACTTCAAGGAACAGACGCTCATACAACTTGGTAATAAAGCTGTCATAATCGACTGTGAACTTTGGAACAAGCGAGCGAACATCACCAAGCTTTTTAGACTTGAGCATGGCAACAACATCGTTCATATCTTCGGTTGCTTGTGTCGCTTTAGTCAAAACGCCTTCGTCAATCTTGCCGGATTTCGCATAGCTGTCCAGCATTGTGATAGTGCCACGCAGATCAGGGAAGTTTTGTTTCACAAGAGCCGCGATAGCTTTACGAGATTCTACTACAACACCTTCCATTTCGCAAATGGTTTCGCATCGAACGATCATTTCTTTCATCATTCGGAGCTTGTCGTCTTGAGTCGGGTTACCGAATTCAATCTGACGGAAGCGAGATTTCAGAGGGCCTGGAATAGCTTCTACGTTGTTGCAAGTCATGATAACGGAACAGTTAGAGCTAAACGCTTCCATCCAAGAACGGAGTTCTTCATGAACAGCTTTCATGCCCTTGTTATCGCCTTCGTCGATGATGATAACTTTGCCGCCTGGCTTGCGAGTCATGGTAGACGCGAATGCGGTCAGATCGTTGCGCAGGTCATCGATACGCAGTTTGCCACCGGAGATAAACATAACTTCGGCATCGATCTCATTACAGAGAACACGCGCCATGGTAGTTTTGCCAGTGCCAGGGCTTTTGGAGAATAGCAGGATGTGGGGAATTCTGCCAGTCGTGACGATACCTTTGAAACGCTCGATATCAGCAGACGGAAGAATACATTCAGAAATCAATGCAGGACGATACTTTTGTTCCCACATAAACTCTTTTGGATCGGTGATAGTCACAGTCATTTATATGTCTCTCAGTGCATGGGTAAAACAGTTTAGAATGAACAGTCATTGTAAACTATTCTAAAGTGGGGAGGTTGCCCTCCCCGACAGTCATTAAGCAGTGTACTTGGATTTGGAGTCGATTGCAATGATATAACTTGCAGTCGCACCCTTGAAGCAAATAGCGCCTTCTTTTGCGATCATCACGGTATATTTGCCGTCGATCATCTTCATGTTACCAATCGCAACGATGAAATCAAAAGTAGCGTCGTCGCCTTCGAAGTCATCAGCAATGGCAATCTCAAAGCTGTTGGAGTTGCTTTCGCCACCAGTCAGACGGGCAACAATCTTTCGACCGTCATTGACAAAGTGCAGATCTACCAGGGACATAGTAGAGGCAGACTTGTCGATCTGTTTCATTTGATCGGCAGTGATTTCGAACACAACGGAAGCAGTCGGCATAGTGAGTGCTTTCTTCGGATGTGCGATTGTACCAGCTTCTGCCATTTTGATCTTTGCCATAGCTTTGCCACCGGCTGCATTCTTGATAGTGATATATTCACCATCTTCGGTAACATCAGCAGGCAGACCGACCATTGCAGCAACACCCAAGAATTCACCGAGACTGTAGATCCGCAGCTCACTATCTACGGTATCTTTGATGGTACTTTCAGCATACAGAACGTTGTTCACGCTCTTGGTATTAACGAAAGTGCCCGGTTTCAGTACCACAGACGGGTTGATTTTTGCGAAGTTAGACAGAATTTCTACGGTTTCTTTGCTCAGTTGCATTTTATTTCCTCAGTTCAATTCAGTTAGATAGGTATATTACGCTGCTTTCCATTCGGAGTAAACAAGAATGGCAGCATCAGGGAAAAATTCTACAAACTCACGTTTGCAATTCAGATTCTCGGCACGGAACTTCTGACTCAGACGAATCGCGGTTTCGATCACATCGTCGTCAAATTCTTTGTACACATCAAAACGAACATCACGTTCCAGACACTGCAAACGGTCATATTCTTCCTGAGTCATCAGACAAACCCAGTTTTTACGAGCCAGATTCTGGTAGAAGTAGGCCGCGCTCAGAGTTTTCAGGGAATCACCAGGGATAAAATCAATCATTTCGTACTCCAATCAGGTATGTAATGTAACGTTTCATAGAATGAGACAAGTGTTTTTGTATCTTATCTCGATTGTCGTGCATTATACACGACTTGATCCAAAAGTAAAGTGCTAATAGACAAATAACCGGAAACATTATTGTCAGCATTATTCGGTCTATCATAGCTTCCATGCTAGCCAATGAGGATCAAAGTTGTTGATAATCCTAGTTAAGTGTTCTTCACCAAATCTAGCTACCAACTGACTATACGTGACTTTGATCTCGTGGTCAATCCCTTTGTTTGATAGTACCCAGAATTCTACCTCTGGGTACACTTCGTTTATGTTATCGAACATTCTCCACCATCGTAGTAAAGCGACCTTGCTTATGCATACGAATGTGGCGATTGAAACTGTCATCCATAGCGTCTTTACGATGCGAGATAACAATTATGTTGGACTTCATACTATCCAGCATTTTGTTGATTCCAACGATACCCATTTCATCACAGGATCCGTCGAACACTTCGTCCATGCATAGCAGGTTAATATTAACACCACTAATCATACTGCTAACGTCGCGCCATGTAAACAACAAACTGAGGTTGATCCGTGCTTTCTCACCTTCGGAGAAGGAAGCATAACAGAAATCTTCTCTACCACGAGATTTGATTGATTCATTGAATCCTTCATCAAGCGCAAACACATAATCGGCACCCAATGCTTTCAAATACTCGTTGATCTTCTTGTTAAAGACAGGGATATACCGCTTAACAATGTGCGCTTTCACGCCATTATCTTTCAGCATATCAGCAACAATCGAACGGTGATGAAGTTCAAGAACAATCTTCGCGATCTCTTCCTTCAACTCATTAGCTCTTTGAATTGCTGCATCAACTTGAGAACGATCATACTCGGTAGCTTTCAAGTCGTCAATCTGTTTTTTCAAGTTTCTAGCGTTGTCAGCGGTAGTCTCATAGGACTCGGTACCAGTAGCGATACTAGCTTTCAATGCTTCCACATTCGCTTTGTATTGTGCAACATCCAGGTTGTGTTTTGCAACACGTTCCGACTTCAACCGCTCTACCTCGTCTTCCAACTGAGACAGACGATCTTCCAGTTCGGCTTTGTTGTCTTTGAAACTGTCAATAGCCCAACGCTTCTCGTCTTCGAGAGTTCGCATATTGCGATCATACTCGATTACCTGAGTGGCGTGATTCAATCGCATTTCCTCGATCTCTCGATCAATGCGACGGATCTCGGCTTCGTGGTGTTCGCTAATCATGCGGCACTGATATGCATAATCATTCGTCTGTTTCTCGTACTCGCGACGCTTGCGCTCGTTTTCGTCAACAGTTGCCCGATATGTCTTGAGATCAGTTTCGTATTGCTGTTCCTGTGCAGTCAGACCGGAAATAATCTGGTCCTGCTCAGATATTTTAACATCAAAACTAGCGATCTCGTTATCGATTTCAGCAATGCGATCATGCGAGTGATTAGAGCAATCTGTGCCGCAAGTCGGACACTCACCACCCTTCTCAAAAAATTCGCGACGTCCAACGAGCTGGCGCTTATCCAGTTCGAATGCCATCTTTAGCTGATTGGCTAGTTTCAGTTCTTCGCGAACGTTCACCACAGTCGGTTCAGACGCTTCTACATATACCGGTTCATTGGGAATAACAACGGCAGCAGTTTTAGCGATCAGATCTTCCTGAGTTGGCTTAGACTCTTCCAACATCATTTCGTCGTGAACTAACGCGCAATCGTGTGGTTGATCCAAACGCAACATAGCGATCTTGGATTGAATCTCGTCCAACTCTTCCTTGTGAGAAGATTCAAGTTCATCAATCTGTGAATTCAGATTATCGCGTTTGTCTTCCACTTCTTGCGAGTCATCTTGTTCAAGATACACAGGCTCAACGAGAGAATCAAGCTCATTTTGATTTTTCGCGGCACTTTCCTTAAACGCTTTCGCCTGATCTACCAGCGCACGGAAGTTCGTGGTAAACATAGCGATCATGTTATCAGTTTGTTTCTGTTGTGCTGCAATTGAAGCTTCGGCAGTTTGCTGTTCGCTTTCCGCGGAAGTCAATTTCACACGCAACAGATCAAGCTCGCCCTTCTTCTCTTTGATGATACCCTTGTTGATCTTGTCCATGTCACCGATAACGGAAACATCCAGCAGATCTTCAACGAGTTCGCGACGCTTACCAGCAGGCAGTTCCATGAACGGCTTATAGCCAGCAGTACCAAGTACGATGATTTGTTTGAAACTATCGTAACTGATACCAAGCAGCTCAGTTTCAAAATACGATTGGTATTCAGTGGCACTAGCAACTTCTTTCAGAGGCTCGCCGTTCTTGGTGATTTTCAGAATGTTCGGTTTGATACCGCGCTCGATGTGATAGCGATCTTTACCAACGCTCAATTCTCCCTCAACATGGAGACCCTTCTTGTTCTGAGAGTTCACCAGTTGCGCTTTTGTTACATCACGAAACGCTTTGCCATAAAGCAGGAAAGTAAGTGCTTCGATAAACGTAGACTTACCAGCACCGTTAGTGCCAGTGACAAGCGTTTTCTTGTGTTCGTCAAGAGTGACGCGAACCGCCTTCGCGCCAACTGACATAATATTCTGGTATTTTACCCAGTGAAATGAAATATCCATTATGCTCCCTTACCGGAGTTTGCAACTGCATATAGATCCTGAACATACGCACCAACTGACTTTTTATCGTCATCGTCCAGTGCCAGCCCAGTAACGTAGTCTTTCATTTGCTCAATGACTTTTTTCGTATCGGTGATATCCTCAACATCGGAAGAGAAATTATACACCTGCTTCTGACGGAACTCATAGCACACATTTTCGAATTGTGCCATAACTGCATCGAGCTTGTCATCGAACTCATAGATTATCAATTCTACGATCTTGCCCTTGCACTTGTCAATGACTTTGGGATCAAAATCTTTCTTGTAGTCGATTCGCAGATGCCAGATATCTGGGTTAGCGATGAATTCCAGCTCTTTTGTATCAGTATCGAACACCCAAAAGCCACGAATCTCGTTGCAATCGCCCATAGTCAGGGTATACGGTGTGCCGGTATACAACACATTGCCTTTACGGCTAGATGTGTGATAGTGGCCACTGATAACTTGCTTGTAGTTGCTCAGGAAGTCAATCGCCTCACCGGTAGACGGGATGCCCTTGTAGAACTCAAATCCGTCAAGTTCCCAGTGTCCAACGCAGTATTCGGAATCAGTAGATTCGGCGTATTTCTCGATTGCTTCTTTGTTTTCCGCGCACTTCCACGGATACAGATCCCATAGAGTATCACCAAACGCAACGGTAGTCGGCTTGTCTATGATATGAATTCCAGGTACATCATGGAACATTTCGGTAATCGAGTTCGGCATGATCTTGTCTTTGACATGCATATCGTGGTTGCCAATCAACTTGTAGCGATCAACGAATGCATCCTCATACATTGGATTCAAGCACTCGCGCTGAAATTTCATCGTCTCTTGAGACAACCCAGCACGGACGTCAAACCAGTCACCAGTCTGAATGTATGCAGTTATACCATGCTTCTTAGCGTAGTCGCACAAAAACTTGGAACCCAGATAGATAGCGTTTTGCATGTACTCGCTATCTTTTTGCGTCCCAACATGCTTATCGCCTTCAATGATAAGTTTCATATTGTTTCCTTGTGAATAAGTATAGCCATGATACATCAAGATCATCAAGTAGTCAACATGTGCGCAGCACTTCGAGCGCAGCGAGACAAAACAAAATCTCTTATAGATCTTTAATGAGAATCTATTTTGTCTTCCTTAAGGTAATCAATGAGTTAGCTTCGCAGTGGCAAGCCACTACCATACGAAAAAGCCACCCGAAGGTGGCTCAAATGTCAAGCGTCTTAGCTTTGATGTATCCAGTTTGTTCGATGTACTGTTCTAACTCTTCCTTCGTCCACCGCTCTTTGTCAAGAGAAAGCACTTCCTTGATCTTTTCCTGATACTTTGTTCCCATTGCGTCATAATCTTTACCGCATCGATTTTCATAACGCTGTCTGGCCAACGATTCATCAATAGGAAATTCTACCATAACGAAATCATATTTCAATCGCTTGTACTCAATAACAGGTTTGTGTCCGTCTAAAATAACGTATTCATACCCCATAGACTCAAGCTGTTGTAGTGAGTGCTGCAACGCGCTGTTAAATTGTACTGCCGGAGTAGTCTCGAAACAATGGTATGTGTGATTTGAACTCCTACATTTCTTATTTCGATCATATGCCCCGATTGCGCAGATTTTATCATTAAACTTGGTATAACTAACTGTTGTTCCTTTAGGAGAAGGACAATCAATTTTATTTCTTGCATCCGGATTGAATTTATCTACCAGCGAATACATATAGGTAGTTTTTCCTGCACCAGGAATACCTAATAGCATTATTACTCTCATATTACCTCTTTAGTTTTTCATAACCTAATTATGGCATACTTTATTTGCAAAGTAAACATAAGGCTCCCGAAGGAGCCTTTATTACGCAAGTTCTAATCTGTGAGGTAGATATTGCAGTGCAGGCGCTGCACCCGATATCAAGTTATTATCGGTTGTTGCTGTACCAGAAGCGAATCCAGTTGCCGATATCAACTTGGGCAATTCAACCGCACCAGCGGTTTGCCATGTGTTTGCTGTTGTGTAATATTTGATTCCGAATGATCCGGTTGCACCGGCAGCGGCACCATCAAGATAATAAACAGTAACAGGTACAAACCAGATATTACCAGCAGCATCTTTGCCTAATATCAATTTGTAATATTCGGTCGGCACGGTTGCTGCTGCGACTGGGTCAACGTCACCTTGTCCACCGGTATATATATTATTCACGATAAACCCAGCGTTATTCAACGTGCTTTGTTTATTAGTTTCAAACTGAACTCCAGCAAATGCACCATCAAAGAATGTATCATTATCCGTACCGCCCACAACAGCACCAAATTTCTGAATTAAAAACCAGAATCTAGCTCGTTTCTCTGGGTCAGTTGAACCACATCGCAACGCAATATCACTGGCTGGTAGTGTATTCACATACGATTGGAAATAGAAATCAACTACGTGCTTTGTAGGACTATAAACGTTTGTTGTATCTCTTGTAACGAAGTTCTTTGGATCACCAACTCCGGTATTAACGACTTCTGTTACAACTTTAGAACTTCCAATCTGACGAATCATCGCATAACTTGAACCTAATGAGTTGTCATCGCCATAAATTGTATGTCCACCACCGGTATCATAAGTAACTCGAACTTTTACCTGCATATCAGCCGTAGGTGTTACAATTGATCTAGCGATGGACTGTGTGCTAAAGTTTTCCGTTGATGTTGCTGCAACTTTACCTCCATATGTACCCGGTAATCTGTTATTAGCAGAATCAACCCAGGTATATGCAAATCGTCCATTTGCCCCAAGTGAAGTAAACACATCACAAACTAACTCATACGTCTTATTTGCTTTCAGAGTAAACACACCGTTATTATTAACAACTTCTCCAATCGAAGTCACATTAAACGCAAATGGCAAATCAAATTGTGTGTTGGTACCAGCAGCAGAATATCCAGTTGTGAATCTAGCAAGCAAGAAATCAGTTCTGTCGCCTTCTAATATAACAGTAGATCTATTATCAACAATATTTGAACCGTCAATTTCTTCTACCAGAATCCAAGTATCACCGCCATCATTAGAGTTCTCGCCTCCAGCAACAATATTATGATTCTGTCCGGAATAAGCACAACGAAGACTGATCATATTATTTTCTGTTGGAGTAATATATGCAATTCCAACCGGAGTATTTGTGTATGCAGTAGATCCCCAGATACTAGCGTACATCTGATCCGCTGGCCAAGACGCAGTTGTATCATTAAACACACCCCATCTAGCCCAACTTGTTCCTAATCCAGAAGCAGATATGTTATAAGTGATCTTATATGTATATCCAGATCTCAATGCAATTTGTGTTCCATTGCCTCTTGCAATATTATCGCCAACGCTTCTAACTGTCGTCAGTGATAATATCGAGTTTAATGTTTGTGCCAATGCGGTAGCAGATAATTTAGCAAACATATGTCCACGAGCTGTGCCAGTTGCAGATGATGAAGTTAATTTCCAGTATCTAGTAGCAAGCACAAACTGATAACTATTACCAATGGGTGAGGTATAAGTTGCATTGTTTGCTGGATTACTTGGGAACGTGATTGTTTCCATTTTGCCATCATAATCTGCCCATGAGTTATCCGGACGATGTAATAGAACTTGATTCAAGTTCATATCAAAGTAAATCTTAACTCCGAATGTTGGTACACTATACGAATTTGTCAATCTATAGCTTGTGTATGACTGATTCATATCGACTGTGCCAAGTCTTACCCATTCTTTTCCAGCATTGAATATTTGACCAGGCGACACGTTTTTGGTACAAATATAAACTGCTTCCGCTAGTCCATATCTGACTAGATCTCCAGTATAATATTGACGGTCGATTTCAAATCCAACAATATTCAATGGCTCAAGTTTAGATAGATAATTCTGTAGACCGAATGCTGGCACATTACCAACCAACGGCATCCATTTTGTCATATCCAGTTTGATTGTGTTTGTTGAATTCAAAGTCTGAGTCGAAATAACATAGCACATATAAAGTGTAATATCAGAATCATTCAACGCAATAACATCACCGAATGTATAGTTAGTATTAACAGCGGGAACAACTCCTCTCCACACTGGTTGATATCTACCACCATTCAGTACCGGTCTGAATGTCTGTGTGTTACCAGAACCCCACGCGAAATTCGTACCAGCGACGATGGCCGCGTTGGCCTGCGCAATGATACCCTGATAAGATACAATCGCATTAGCATCGTATGAAAGACTGGTACTGAACACTGGTGCAGTTTTAAAGCCAGTCAGTTTTGTGAAGTAATTCAGTTCCGTAATTGCTTTGCCAACGCTAGTAATACTCGCACGATACAGATCTGTCCTGTAATAGAACATATCACCCTTGGCAATAACACGATCTAGTAGCGGGTTAATTTCATCCCAATCCGGTACGTTAGTAATTTCTGCCGCTGTTGTTAACTCTTTCCAGTTAGTTGATAATGTACCAACTACGAATGGAGTATCATACGGCATATCACCATTTGCGCGATATACTTTATTATCACGGTAACATAGATCGTCTTTGATCCAACTTCTTTGTTGTTTCCAATCCGGTACGTTTGCTGTTAATGCGGCTTCTGGCAATTGTGATTCCAGAATCTTACCATCGCTATCTGTAATAACGATATGAGTGGAAGAAGCATCAGCCCAACGTCCATCATTCCACACTTTCGGAATGTTATCTTTGATTGGCTGTGTAACTAATGGTATTCTTTCTGCCATTTTGTCAATCCTCTTGTTATATTGATTATTTAGAGAAAAGCCACCCGAAGGTGGCTTATTATATTATGACATTTTTGTGATTTTCCACCACATTCTATTAGATGATGGAGCGGCATTTGCTCCATTACCAACGGTAACATCAATTTTTAACTTGATGTCTCCTGCGGCTGTATTTGATACCAACGCACATCCAACAGAAGCGTCGCCATCTTTCCAAGATGATGATGTAGGCCAGAAACTAATAGTTTGTATGCCTCCAGTTAATGTGGCATTACTAACACTACCTAATGTTGAGTAGTAGTATCCATCTGCAATAGATCCATTTGACATTGCCCATTGCCATTCAAAAATATATTTCCCAGCGGGAAGAGTTAACGTTGATGTACCAACACCACTGACACCAATTGAGTCTATCAATGAACTGAATATTGCTGAATATCCCGTGCTTGCGCCGGTGTTGGAGAATGTTCCCATTGCCATCTTCGGACTAACATACGCGGCAACCGCTCCGCTGTTTAGTGTAGTGACATCAAATCCAATTCCCCCTAATCCAAGCGTATTACCTCCCCCGACTGTTAGCGTCAACGGCAATGCAGGTAAAACTCCTATTTGAAGCCATACTAAGTTGTTAGTTGGTCCATTTGCAACGTAAGTTCCGGTAACGGATCCGGCTACCCAAACTCCGACATAATCTCCGATTTTAACTTGTGAACCGGGAGAAACGGAAGTAGTTCCACTCGCAAATGTTGTTGTGCTAACGAGATCAAACTTACCACCAGTGCTAAAAGAACTTTCGCCTATTTGCGGACGCATAACAACAACTGCGCCAGATGATCCGTAATTGGGAATTCTAACAGTAGACAAAATACCGTCTACGTTTATTCTTGACTGACGATCAAGAAACACGTTTGGTCCACCCATAGTAGCATTTGGAGCTGGATTTTGTCCTTTAGTAACTACTCCCGTACTACTAGCAGCAGTCAACGGTTTCCATTCCCCAGATCCATAAAGAACATAGTCCTGTGTATTAAGTGGAGCGGCAGCAAGAGCACCAGCTTTACCTTGAACTGTTGCGGTAGATCCCTGGAATATTGGGAATGCGCCGGCTGTTCCGGATATCTGAACAACGGTCCACTGACTATAACCGTCGGATGTAGATGGATATGTTTTGTCGCGACTTCTAACTAACGCAATTTCCAAATTTTTCGTGGGTGTATAAATGAAATTACCACCCTGTCCTCCGGTTGCTTGTGATGTACCGGATGCATCAGAAATTAACAACTCACCTGGATCAATATATAATCCGTCCGTGATGTTTCTCCATCTAAACGCGGCATATTCGGCTCCCGATACGTGTATAGATGTGGTAATCATATAAGTTTGATTTGCTTTTAGTTGCACTCTGTTGTTTGTGCATGTTATTCCGTAATTCTTCACGGAAACAATTGGCATCAAACTACCGGTAGTTTGAACGGTCTGAGCAACAGCAGAAATTGTACCACTAACAAAAGGAATTTCGGAACTCAATAATTCGGCTGGATCTTTCCATTCTCCGTCACCAAACAGAATCTTTTTCTCGGCACCCGCAACAGGAGCAGCAACTACACCCGGTTTACCAGGAGTCGTATTAGTTGCGCCTTGAAAAATAGGAAGACTACCATTAGATCCAGATATTTGCATCACGCTATATGAGCTAAACGGCTCATGCAATGCAACCGCACCTCCAGTTCGTTTCAGATAAATCGTTTCATTCACTGTTGGAGAATAAATGAATGTTGTACTAAGTGATCCAGCTTCATTTGCGGTATGTGTTACTGTTATTCCACTGAACGGAGCGGGGCCAATTAGTCCGGTTGTATTAACTGCATTATTATTTGACCATTGAAACGTTGCTGATCCTAGTGTCGATACAAGATAAACATTCGTGGAAATCAAGTATGTCTGATTTGCTTTTAAATTGATTCCGTTCGAAGTTATTGACATATCGCGTGATTGTGTTGCTGATAATGCGACAACTGTTCCGTTCGATACGTTCGCCGCTTGTGTTAGTCTGCCCTGAATATAAGGAACATCTGATAATACACTTCCACCTCCGCTTCCAACTTTCTTCCATGTTGCACCCGTTGTTCCTTCTACAAATACGGTATTTGCGGGAATAGCCGCATTCGAGATATACAACTCTCCGTTGTTTCTAACGAGCTGCAATGCGTTGTAGGCTTGATTCGCAACGAAGTCAGTAACAGCCCCACCTCCCAGTGCTTTCCATGTTGCACCAGTCGTTCCAACAGCCCATAACGTATTCGCAGGGATATCAGCGTTTGCGATATAAGTGTTTCCGTCTGTGTAGACGACTACTGTATTCTTTTTATATGCGCTCGCAAATTTCCAAACGTTATAAGTTAGATCGTCTGCTTTGGAAAGATAATTATCCAGTATAATCGGAGTATCGTTAATCAAAGGTGCCCAATATGCTGGAAGCGGAGTTGTTTCTGTTCCGATAGGAGGAGCAGATGCAGCAACACAAACGTAAAGAATATTGGATCTGGGCGTAGGGGCGATTACATCACCATAAAAGAAACCCTGACCATTAGCAGTCATCACACCTCTCCAAGCATACTGCAAATATCCGTTGAATAGAACTGGACGCCATGTAACTGCTTGACCACTCGCTCCCCACTCAAATGGAACATTACCACCAATGTTTGTGTTTGGTGTTACATAATATCCTTGCCAGCGAATAAGTTCACCGGCGGTATATGATTTGGTATACACATAAGATGGCGGCAACGTAAATCCTGTCAACTTTTCAAAATGATTAGTAGATGTTATTTCATTTCCTACGTTATTCGCCCGAGATCTATACAGCGAACCGCTGTAATAATACATTTCTCCTTCTCGAATAGCGCGATCTATTCCAGGATTATATGCTGTCCAACTCGGAACGTTTGAAATTTCTGCCGCAGATGTAACGAGTTGCCAAGTCGCACCACCAGTAGATATTACAAATGGAGTATTCGCAGGTATATCAGTATTAGCGCGATATACCTGTCCGATATGATAAGCCAACGCTCCTGCTTTCCATGACTTAGATTGTGCCCATGTTGGAGCATTAGCAACAATTACTTCCTCAGGAATAACAGAACTTGAAATTTTACCATCGGTTCCCTTGGTAACAATATCAGTTGTTGGCGCATCAGCCCATGCTCCATTTAGCCACACTTTTGGTGTAGTTGTTTTCGGAGGCTGTAAGACTAATGGAATTCTTTCTGCCATTTTTATTGTCCTCTTGTTATATTGAGTATTTAGTGTAAAAACAAAAAAGCCACCCGAAGGTGGCTAATTAATTAAGGTGTAACGATTATTTCTTCCAGATAAGGAACACCTGCATCCATAATAAGCTTATATTTCTTGGCTGTAGCAGCATCGGTAATTACGTCAGACGCAACTTCCTCTTCTACCAACTTGTTACCAACAACAACACGACGTTTTCCGTCATTTGTCGCTGGCTTAGCAAGTGCACCAACCATATCTGCTGTATAATCACCGGCTTGTGGAACAACGTTACCAGTTCTTGTATTGAATCCAGTTACAGATGTTGCAACAGAACCGCCGTAAGTCCAGTTCGCTTTGATGTTAGGCAATGCGAATGCGTCCAAATACCACTGATCTTGGGTGTCAATCTGAATCGCAATAGTGAATCTATTTGCAACAGGCAAAGACAATCTAGCAGTTTCATTTGCAACGCTTACACGACGCAGTGTATCGATAGGAGGCAATTGCTCTACAGATACCTTACCGTCTTCACCCAATTTCGCAGCACCGTTAGGCACACCGAGTTTTACAGCACCATCGTTCTCGGCACTAGCTGGACGAACGTAAAGTTCACCAGTCGCGCTTACCAGCGTGTTACGGCCAGGCATAACGATTCCAAGCTCGGTCGGTTTAGCAACGTTCGCTAGATTTCGTTCAAGATAGAATGTGTTTGGATCAACTAGATTCAGGAACGATTCATTCTCTCCGATGTTTCGCATAATAACGAGTTTGTCGCCCGCTTTAAATGCTAACCCACCATAGTTAATCTCACGATCCGATCTCCAGTAGTCGTTCTTTGTCGCGGGAACGAATTGAGTCAAGTCTCTAGTGAAATTGATATCACCGCGCATTGTACCAACTTTAAATGTATCAGCATCTTTCAATGCGTTAATACTCAGTCGATTTGCACCTTGTAGAGTCTCAAGCATTCTAGCAACATCTGCACCATCTTCTTTGTTGATAATATCAACGGCACGGAAACGCATCAAATCCACAACTCGCCATGGTTCAGTTGGAACGGTTGTACCACCATAACACTTAATTGGAGTACCATCCGGTTTTACAACACGAACGTTAAGAATATTACCGGGCTGAACAAACAAGTTTCCCTGATAGTTAATCAGTTCTTCCTGTCTATCTACTAATTCCGCATTCTTCACAGTCTGAGAATAAATTAGAGTCAGTCCACCTTGTGACCATATTTGGAATTTAATATCACCGACGTAATTCTCCGCAGGCATAAGAGCCATTCTAAGAATAGCCATTCTCGCTGGATATGGACGAGTGAAATTATAATCCACGATTTGTCCATAATCGATATCACCGTTAAACGGAACTCTGTTCTCTCTTGCCTCAAATACAACCTCAGCAGCACCATAAATGCTTAGTCCGTCGTTTGATATACCTTGCCAAACTGGATAGAAGTTATCACCCGTGAACACATTTCGAAACGCCATATTCTCGTTGTTAGAAATGATTTTATGTCCACCGATATCAATAACGTTTCTGTCTTCGGCATTTACACCGAATGGAATAGCTTTGAATCTCTGTGCTGGTGTCCATGAATGTTGATTGTCATTACTGAAACGAACATATTCATGAATACCATCTTGGAAGAATGATGTCCACGGACCCAATTCGGATGCAGAATATTGAGCAATAAAACTCAATCCATCTTGAGCAACGAATCTAAATGGAGCGTCAAAGGTTAATCCACTATTAATAGAGATTCTTCCCCATTGTCTGAGATCTTTATCAAACGTGGTAGACCAAGGACCAGTCTCAGTTTCTCCATATTGATACACGATAGTATCCGCACTGATTTTAAATCCAGCAGTATAATCGATTCCTTCATTTACACTCATTCGTGCGTATTTGTGAGTTGCTTGATCGAAAGTGTTCACCCAATCAGAAATACCATTAATTGAATACTGATACTTGACTTTATCAGCAACTAACTTGAATCCCTTTGACCAACTAACTTGATCGTCTCGACTGAATCGAATATATTTGCTATTATCATCGGGCACTCCAAACCAGCCAGCGTCTCCCGGAGGATTATCTGCGCTATATTGAATAGAAACATCGAATCCGTCTTTACCCGCGGCACCTACAGCACCAGTGATAACAGCCGTTATTTCTTTCCAAGACGTATCTGCTTTTTTGTATTGGAATAATTGATATGTTCCCGGAGCAGTTGTGATCAATACAATAAGATCATCGAGCAAGCGTCCTGGATTATTTGTGAAAAACGTATCTCTAGCGGCAGTGCTTGCGAATCTCAAGTCGTTAGGAACAACAAGAGAGCCACCGCCCGCTCCACCAGATCCACCGCCTAAAACTATAAATGGCATTTCATTCTCCTTATAATTTCGATACGCTTAGTTCGATTGTAGCAACATCGCTTTCTGATCTACACCAAACTTCAAGACTTCCAGATGAAGCAATTACTTGTGATCCGAAATACATTCTACCGTTAAGCATATCTCCGTCTCTGCTAGACTCTAACGGTCTGGTGCCTTCTGCCAAAATACCAGCAACTCTAGGATTTAAGTTTTGAATTTTGAACTGAGTGCCGACTGGAATATTTGCAGTCGCATTCAGAGAAACCCAAGACTTACCAACAGTTGCGTTTGGAATTGTCTGTGACATTCAAATTTCTCCTGTGATTGTTTTCTATTATTTAGATAAACAAAAAGGGAGCCGAAGCTCCCTTTTATTTAGATCGAACAGACTGGTGTCAGCGAAACTTCCTCAGATTGACTGGCCGCTTCTGGCTCGCTTTCCGTTACTTTCTGATACGCTTCCATTACTAGCTCGTCATAACGCTGTTTGGAGCTCATCCAGAGCGATTCCAGAACATCCTTAGCGATAGGTTTTTGTAGAGTCAGAACACGGAGCTTTTCGATTGCGTAGATATATCCGTCTTTGTTGCAAACATGAAGACATTCTTCCGCGTGAAGTCTCAGACGCTCAATCTCTTTCCGATTCTTGGCAAGATATTTCTTACTCTTCTTTTCTACCATTGATTTAATCGCGGCTTGTTCACGCTCTTTCGCTTCTTCGATTTCGCGTTGATCTTCGGCAATTACATCTTCAATACGTTCGTTCATTTATTTTTCCATGTGTAAGTGAGAGTCAAACCATTATCTATAACAGACAATTCGCCATGCTTTAATACCATACGGTTAGAACGAATAGAAAGAGGATCAATAATCACCGGGATTCCAGATTCGAGCAATTTTAAATTTAGCATATAGGGAACTAAGTCAAGTTCATGATTGGACTCAATTAATAAGTCGATAGAATTTATGGATAATGAGATATTATTCGCTGTCATCTTCATCATCCTCAAGGAATGACAATCCGCCGAGCTGTTTGGGTTTCTTGGGCTTAATTTTTCTTTTCGCCTCGAAATCGTTAGCTTTAGTCATCATGTCATTATAGAAAGCAACATCCACTAGCTTGGCCATGTCTTCATCTTCACCATCGTGAACATGTTCCAAGAAATATTTGTATTTTGCTGCTTCTTCCTGTTTCATGAATTTAATTCTATTGAAAAAGGCTCTGGCACAAATCATACTAATATATGCGTGTGGATTACTATAACGCTGGGTATCAAAGTTCTTGCAATATCGCAAGCATACATCGATTGCCGCACCTACCATTGCTTCTTTCCATGTGTCGGTATAGCGATTAAATCGCCAATGGTGCGTGAATCCTTCCGCGATCTTCATAATCGCTCCCCCGATAAATTCGGGCATCCTCTCAGTTGGGTTTTCTTTCAACTTCTCTTTCCAAGCGACGAATGCCTGGTAAAGTTCCTCGTTGTCAACATAATTTGCCATAAAGGTATACTTCCCTCGTTTGTTTACAAGAGAAGTATACTATGAAAATTTGATGTTATAAACTAAGGTCGCACACTATCGACCCAGTCTCGCACCATTTTAACATGCTCTGGTTGTATAATGTCAAGCTTATAATCCAACTTTCTGCACCAACGATAGAACTTTCCTTGTTCTTCTTTTGTCAACTCAAACATGGTGCCAAATGTGACTTTCTTCTTTCTAGGCGTAGTTTCTTTCTTACGCTCTTTTCGTTCTGGACCACTCACCATATGTTCGGTATCAATCTTTGACTCAGGCAAATATCTAGATTTCAGATATTCAGCGGCTCGCAGATCTGGAACGATTAGCGTCACTTTCCATTTCGAATGCTGATTTCGAATGTCAGTTCTCAAACAAAGCTGAAACACCGGCTCAAGGTATTTTGATACCAGATAAGCGTCGATCAGTTTGTTTGTGTCCATATTATGACAACTCGACAAGCATTTAAGCAACTCAATTTGCCATGGCATAGGGTTATAGCTGAATAACGCTACCGCAGTCGTATGGCTCATGTAACTGTTAAGTCCATGTGGATTATACGCTACCCTATGTCCTACTTTCAGTGCCGCTCTATAGCTGTTCGTTGTGTAGATGAAAGGGCTTATCCCAACTAAGTCGTAAACAACGTCCTTGACTTTGTTATAAACGCTTTCACCATTGACGTCCTTATCTGCCGCGTATCGAGACCATATACCGTCATAAACGGGAATAATTTCCACTCGATTTGAATTCGGATACTGAATGAAATCCAGCTTCTTCATCAGCGGACTCGTTTTAAACTTCCAGCCGCAAAAGTCTTTCAGCACAACGCCAGTAAACGTTTCTCTAAAGTTGGCACAAGCGATTGTGATCTTATCGAACTTGTTCCACTTCTGTGTTGTGCTGTCATCTATGAAATACACCACATTGTCTTTGACTATAACAGGAATGCCTTGCAATAGAGATCTCGCTAATGAGAAAACAGCACTAGATACAACGTCATGTCCATATAAACCGTCTGTTGCTATCTTGTTCAGCTTGTCTCTGAAATCTTCATTCAGTGTCATTCTACCGTCTTCGATATTACAGTATTTTCCAATAAAGTCAAGGTTATCTGTGAACTTTAATTGATTCAACTGCACGAAATCAGGTACTTCGTCAATATACAATTCGTGTCCATTCAGATCTTCATAATCCGGATAAGACAATAAAGCGGCATGAGTAATAAACAACACACGATAATTGCCAGCACTTTCTTTGATTACTTCTGCCACGCTCTTGCTTCTGCTAACGTGATCCGAGTCGATGATAATACTATCACTTTCTCCTCCCAAGTTATTATAGAAGTCATAGCTTTGTTGTGATAGCTGGCAACTAATTGATGCGATCACACACGGCTTTTTATTCTTTTTAACGTGAGTCAGAATTGCTTTTGTTTTACCAGCAGCCGGAACTGCCTGTAGAATCTCAACGTTTAATGCCATTATCTACACCAAAAGCAATAGTATCGTACTCACGGAGAATAAAAGCAACCAGATGTTCGCGGAGAGCTTTCTTCATCCATGGAGTATCTTCTACGACTTTGGTGATTGCTTCGTGCATCCACACTACCTGTTCATCTAGCCAAGCTGGGTCACAAGCGAAACCGGTTTTCTTGCGAGCTTCAACAGCCTCAACGATTCTTGTATTGCACACATTTCCAAAAACGACGTTCATTTATTCACCTCTCGTTACTGTATAAGCACTATTCTTGCATAGAATAGGACTTTAGTCAACAAAAAAGGTTCTGACTTACGCCAGAACCTTGTTCCAATACTTATAGTTCATCTTTCGTGCTGTCTTGTAGCATTCAGCGGGATGTAACGGCTGCTTGTGCAAACGTTTCGCGCTCTTGACTACTTTAGCCCAGCCGTCCGGACGAATGTAGATCAGCCCTGCCCATTTAGGAACGTCATCTGGCGAAATGAGTCCTTCGGGTACTGCATACCAGAAATAGTTTGACATATCTCCGGCTTCTAACGCTTCTCGTTTCGTCTTGCGAGTCATCTTATGCGTTCTATACAGTGTGGGTTTCTCTAATTTTTCGAATATACGAACAGACTTCTTGGCATCGGCTTTGAAATCTGCTTTACTTACCTTGATTTCTATTTCATCACACAAGCCGCTTGGACGCAAGCAAAATAAATCTGCCTCGTTGTCGTAAAGTGTGTAGCAATTAGGGACAATCAGATCATATCGTTTCTGAAATTCGGGTGTTCGTCCTATCGCTTTTTGTACATCAGATTCGGTCATACCAACTCCCCATATTTTTCTTTAAATGTTTGAAAACTTCCTATCCACTTATCATCAACGAATATCTGTGGATATTGGCGGGGAGAAGTATCTTTACCAGCTCTAATTCGACATTCTTCTATTGCGGGTCTGTTATATGCAAACCCAAGTTGATTTGAATCCCTGATTATAACCGGAATAAACGTGTAATCGAGTGAGTATGATCGACAGAAATCAACGGCAGCAATACATCCAGGACACTTAAAAAGTTCCTCCGGTACGCCGTAGATTTCTATTTTCATGCGTTGGCATCAACCCACATTTTGAGTTCTTCGAATCCACCGATATATTCACCATCGGCAAATACTTGCGGCATAGAAGTCACCACAACACCGTGTTCCTTAGCGCGACGGGTTAGATCTGCTTTATTAACTTTGTGTTCTTCTGTCTTGCTGATTTTAGCAATAGGCAGAAACACGTAATTTACGCCGCGAACATCAAGCAGACGTTTGGCATTCAGACAGGGTTTGCATTCTAATTCGAGAGGATCGAATCCATAAACTTCGAGCATTTAAATTCCTTACATGTGTTTGGTGAATGTGCGAGTCACAATATCTCGCTGTTGTTCTGGAGTCAGCGCATTAAAACGTACCGCATAGCCAGAGATTCTAACTACCAGATTTGGGTAACGATTGGGGTCTTCAATAGCAAGCATCAAATGCTCCCGAGAAAGAACATTCACATTTAGATGTTGGCCGGCATGTTGTACCGATTCAATTTCAACGTCCCGTGTTTCTTGTTCCTCGATCTGAGTTTTGATTGCCTGATATTTCACGCTATTTTGTTTGAGGATTTCATCCTCTTGATATCCCGGAGCAACTAAAATTCTAATTGCTTCTGGAGTATAAAGCATAATTGCACCTTTTAGATGCCCGCTCATTATCTGAATTGCTTTCATACTTCTCCTAGATAGATTATACGTTGATTCTCCGAGCCTCGGAATTTCAGATCAACGTTTTTAAGTTCTTCAACGAATTTACCGTCAACAAGAACATCAATCAGTGATGCAACTATAACATTCTTTTTAGGTTCAAGTAAACATTCTTCGCGAGTGTAACCTGTCCATAGCCAAACTGTTTTAGTTGGGAACTCAGCACGAAACCACTTTAGAAACTCAATTAGGCAGTCTAGGTTGCGGTCATACAACGGATCACCACCCAACAGCGATATACCTTCACGTTTGATGCGGGAATCGTTCATATCGCGTTCCACGAGCTTCCGCAGTTGAATTTCTTCTTCTGTCTTTCCGTCCCACTTCCATGTGCTCTTGCTAAAACATCCTTTGCATTGGTGACTGCATCCAGCAAGCCAAATACTTGCGCGAGTTCCAGTTCCGTTTAATACGTCTAACGACTTGTAATCCAAGATCTTCATATTATTTCCTATGAGAAAGGGCCCGAAGGCCCTTTATTAAAGATGTTTTACTCGTTTTTGGACTTCATCCTGCTTGCCGCGATTAAATGCGCGAGAACCAGGCGCACCGAGATAACCGCATACGCGACGAATAACGTTCATTTTGGTATCGTCATGATTACCACATTTAGGACATTCGTACCCTTTGGAAGTAGCAGTGAATTCACCGTGATAGCCACATTCAAAGCAAACATCAACAGGAGTATTTGTTCCGTAATACGGTGTGTTCAGATAAGCATAATCCCAAACGTCTTCCAACGCTTTCAGATTATTTTTCATATTCGGATATTCTCCGTATGAAATAAATCCACCTGAACTCAGAGGAATAAATTGCTTTTCAAAATCAATCTTGTCATAAGGATTGGTATTATGACGGACGTCGAGGTGGAAGCTGTTTGTGTAATAATCTTTATCGAACACTTTATGAGTCGGATAAAGTTCGCTATCAATTTTAGCGAAACGATAGCACAGGCTTTCAGATGGAGTACCGTACAGGCTGAAAGCCAAACCAGTTTCAGCTTTCCAAGAATCGGTAATCTCTTTCATGTGTTTAAGAACAGACAGAGCGAACACTTGTTTGGTTTGATTCTCCATGATGTGTTCATCGATACCATACATCATGATTTCACTCAGTTCATGCAGGCCGATATAGCCGATACTGACAGAAGCGCGTCCATTTTCAAATGCTTTCATGATATCGTCATCTGGATTCAGACGTACACCGCAGGCGCCTTCGACGTAAAGAATCGGAGCCACGCTTGCCTTAACGCCACGCAGACGATCAACACGTACCATTAGAGCTTGTTTAACTACTTCCATACGCTCTTCCAGAAGCTCCCAGAAACGCATATGATTGCCGTTTGCGTCGAGTGCGATACGCGGCAGATTCAGAGTAACAACCCCTAGATTATTACGACCTTCGTGAACTTCATTGCCATTTTCGTCTTCCCAACGATGCAAGAAACTGCGGCATCCCATAGGGAACTTAAAGCTGCCAGTTGTTTCAACAACTTTATCATAACTCAGAATATCTGGATACATACGCTTAGAAGCGCACTCCAGTGCCAGTTGCTTGATACGATAAAGCGGGTCAGTTGGCTTCAAGTTGTGTCCGTCTTTCAGAGCAAACACCAGTTTCGGGAACACCGGAGTGATACCCTCTTTGCCAAGTCCAGCCAGTCGAACTTTCAAGATCGCTTCCTGAATCAGTTCAGCTTCCCAGCTTTCACCCAGACCAAAGCCGAATGTACAGAAGGGAGTTTGACCGTTCGCGGAGTGAAGAGTGTTCACCTCGTATTCGAGTCCCTGCATTGCATCATACACAGCTTTGTGAGTCTTTGCAATAGCGTATTCTTTCGCATCTGGAATTTTCCAATAACGGGCTTCGTCCAAATGCTTTTCATGAGTCATCTTAACATACGGTGCCAGCACTTCGTCAATACGATTAATTGTGTTGCCGCCGTAAATGTGACTTGCTACTTGCGCAATAATCTGAGCGACTACGGCAGCAGCGGTAGAAATGCTTTTCGGAGTTTCGATCTGTGCATTTCCCATACGGAACCCGCGATCTAACATGCCTTTGACATCTATCAACATGCAGTTAAACATTGGGAAGAATGGAGAATAGTCAAGATCATGGAAGTGCAGCCAGCCTTTTTCGTGTGCTTGCATAACTTCAACAGGAAGATAATGCTTTGCAAAGTGCTTACTAACAATACCAGCAACCAGATCGCGTTGAGTAGGGATTACTTTAGCGTCTTTGTTAGCATTCTCATTCATGATGCCTTCATCTTCCTGCTTCATCAGTCCCATGATACGCTTGGTCATGTCGCTGTTCAAGTCGCGAGCAACGTCACGATCATAGCGGTATTCGATGTAGGAGCGAGCCACAGCAGGATATCGAGATTTCATTAAAGTGTCTTCAACTACGTGTTGAATTTCTTCAATCGTTACCAGATTGCGGCCTATGAGCTTGCGAACGACTGCCTCTGTGGCGTGGTGCGGGAAAGTTGGGTCGATAATATTGATCGACTGGAGGGAATTTGTGATTGCTGTTTCAATAAAAGATTGGTCAAAGTCAACTACTCGACCATCGCGTTTTTGTACTTGCATTTTGTTTCCGTTGTAGGTGTGTAGGAAAAGAAAAACGAGTCTTTCGACTCGCTGATATTGTACTGCTATTTAGAACGAACATAAACATTTTCTCGCTTCACAATTCCACGAACTAGCTCCAATCGAGCTAACATTTGATTCGGATGTAACGGCGACGTGATATATAACGCATCACTTTCCATATCAACGAGTTTTCGATACGCTTTCAGAGCGTTTTCGTGTTGAATATAGAGTTCTTCAACTGCGGCTTTATTGTAGCCGCAGACTTCCCAACGATTTAGAGTTTCCGGTAAAATCACGATTAACCCCACAAAGTCAGAAGTTCGGTATCTTCTTTTTTCAAGCTGTCAACGATTGTTTTCAGCTCCGCATAACGAATCGAACAACGACCTTTGTTGACATCGATACCAGCAGCAGTCAGAACAGACAGTGGAACATGACGAACATTGCCGAATTGAACATCGTTTGTGTTCTTTTCTTTACCATAATCAACACCTAGTTCGATGTGAGTAATGTCAGCAAAGAATACCTTGTTACCTTTGTCAACGATTGCAATATGTTTCATCTTGGTAATGCGTTCGGCGGCACCGATAAAACCAATTGCTCGTTTCTCTTTCATCATCGTTTCAAAACTCAGACACTCGCCTTGACCGTCTTTATTACGACTCGGGATTACTACGATGGTATCATGTTTCATGATTTATTCCTCAGCTTTGTTTCGATAGAGCCAATCTTAACATGATGGCTCTGGGCGTCAACTACTTTTTAGAAAATTGCTGGAGCAACAACGCTGAACAAAATTCCCAGGATTGCAACAACAACAATCAGTTCAATCAGAGTAAAGCCTTTCATTTCAGATCCTCACATTGAGTAATAAGTTTAAAACCTTTGTTTTGCAGTGCATGTCGGATACTTGCATATGCATCAAACTTGCTAACAGCTTGTACCATGTACTTGTCAGTTTCGAATTCAGATACATCCAACTCTGGGAAAACCTCAGAGAAACGACGCAATGCAACGGTACTTGCGTGTGCTGCCATACCGTCGATGTTAGCAGACACAAAGGCAATATTGCGCTTGTGATTAACAAAACTTCTGACTTGATGTTCCATGGTGTATTCCTCTCGTTTCGATGTGTCCATATTAGCAGATCAATACCATGTGTCAACTCTTTTGGAAAATAAAAATCCGCCCGAAGGCGGATTCTATTAAACTTCTAATTCTTCAAAGAATGTTTCATCGAGAGTCGAATCAACTTGTCCGATCAGATAGCTAGACAACTCAGCCTCTTGGGCAGCGACTTGAACGGAATCGCTGTTAAGCCACTTGCGAATCCACGGCAGAGGGTGTTTCATACCGATGTTCAGTTCTTCTGGCGCGGGGAGACCAGCAGATCGCATACGGCTTACAGTCAGATAATCGATGTAATCCAACATACTGGACAGACTCAAGCCGGGAATAGTCACATTACCAAGCAAGTCTCTTGCCCATTCTTTCTCTTGTTCAGCAACTTCCAAGAAGATTTGCACCGCTTTATGTTCGAGGCGTTTGGCGATCTCGTACATTTCGGAATCATCTTCTGCATTCTGCCAAGCACGAATCAGATACTGGGTGCCTTTCAGGTGAAGCTGTTCATCCCGCGCAATCAGACGCATGATCTTAGCGTTGCCTTCCATGATACCACGCTCACCGAATGAGAACGTGCAAGCAAAGCTAACATAGAAACGAATCGCTTCCAAAGCGTTTACGGCGTGCATTGCGAGATATAACGCTTCTTTTACTTTAGTCAGTTGTGCAACTCGCAACTCCGGAGAGAATACAGATTGAGTCAACAGATCATAAGTTTTCAGCTCTTTGATCAGATTGTCATAATACTGAGTTACAGAAGTGGCACGTGCCATAATCTTACTGTCAAGCAGAATCCTATCAAACACAGCAGACGGATCAACATAGAGATTCCGCATGATGTGGGTATAAGAACGGCTATGAATTGTCTCACTGAAACTCCATGTGGTGATCCAAGTTTCAAGCGCGACATCAGATACGATTGGCAAGAATACCAAGTTAGGTGCGCGACCTTGTACCGAGTCAAGCAGACTTTGATATTTCAAGTTTTGAGTGAAAACATGTTGTTCGGCTTCACTCAGTTGATTATAGTCGATTGCATCCTTAGACAAATCCACTTCTTCGGGACGCCAGAAAAATGAAAGTTGCTTTTCTGTAAGCTTATCAATTGCCGGATGTTTTACTGTTTCATATCGAGCCAATCCCATTGCTTCGCCCAAGAACAGAGGCGCTTTCATATGATCAACTACATTTTTATTAAATACGGTATCCATTTTTATTCCTTGTTAAAAGGGGACGAATCCCCTTATCAGTTATCAGACCTTACAAACATCACAAGAAGAATCTTGTTCTTCGGTACCATCGGCACCATCGCGAGTGTTCGAGTAATAAAGAGACTTAACGCCGTGTTTCTGTGCTCTTGAAATATCTTTCAGAACAACTTTCATCGGGATCTTCTCACCCGGATACACAGCAGGATCATAATAAGTATTTGCACTAATCATTTGATCCACAAACTTCTGCATGATAGCTACAATGTCCAAGTAACCCTTCATGCCGTGTTTGGTCATCTGCCAAGCTGTCTCATACTCGCTACCAAGCATGTCTACCTCAGGCACTAGCTGATTAAAGACACCATCTTTCGATTGCTTGGTGCTCACTAGGCCGCGCGGTGGCTCGATACCGTTTGTGCTGTTGGTGATCTGTGAACTACTCTCACAAGGCATAAATGCGCTTAGAGTATCGTTTCGCAGGCCGTGCTGTTTGATCTCAGCTCGCAGCCATTCCCAATCCATTTTCAGATCATTCGGAACGATATTGTCAACGTTCTTATTGTACCAGTCAATCGGTAACAGTCCATCAGCCCATTTTGTCTTATGATGCCACTCGTTTGCACCGCGTTCTTTCGCCAGCTCCATAGACGCTACCAAGTTCGCAAACTGCATCATTTCCATGGTGCGGTGAACAAGCTTGTTTGCATTTCCGCTAGAGTAGTTAACAAAATTCTTCGCCAAGAAATAAGCAAAGTTTGTTACACCCATGCCGAGTGCGCGACGCTTCTTGGCTGCCAGTGCTTGAACGACGGGATAATCCTGATAGTCAAGCAAGTTATCGAGTGCGCGAACAGCAGCGCGAGCAACGTTTAGGAAGTCTTCATAACCCTCAATTGCGCCGAGATTATACGCCGCTAAAGTGCAAAGGCTTATTTCCGAAACATCTACCTCAATTTCTACCGTGGTATATTCTTCATCTTCGTATACTTCGTAAATTCTTTCATGTTCGATCATTTTCTCTAAATCTCCTATTGAGAATAAATCTGGAGATTCCGGTTTCTTTCATGGCAATGCCTATGCTTGGATATTCAATGCCGCCAATGACAATTTTTATACCGTTCGGTGCCGGCTTTCCTAAATTAGTTGCTCTTGACTTAGGCACATATTCTTTATTGTGTTCATCATCACCAAGCTTATAGAGTTTCCACCCATGGTGATTACTTCTTTTACCGCGACAAACTGCACTCATTGTACTGGGATTTAATCCGTGCTTCAAGCAGAAATCTTTTAACCCAGAAACAATGTGTTCTTCTCCCGTAGGAGACACGAATCGCCATAGATAAGAAAGCTTTTCTCTTTGAACATCAGACATTGGCTTTCCTTTGTTCGGAGCAATACTTCCAGTTTTGACTTCGGATAAAGCCTTAGCGAGTTTGACACGATTTGATTCATGCATATATGCATAAACTCTACTATGTTCTTTATTTCCAACTCGCATCATGTTATAAGCGAATATCAGTTTGTTGCTTTTATAAATCTTAGTCAATAAATGATGAACAACATAGTGTGCTTTAGCAGTTAGATATACCAAATTGTCGTCACTATCATCACCTCCCATACATCTTGGGATAATATGATGTTTCTCTTTGTAACCGGAGATCTCCGAATTTTTAAATTTGTTGATAATTAAGTCGTGTATTCTCTTATAATTCATATTTGCACCCTCTTAACGTACACGACTATTTAGAGGGTGCAAATTTTTAGTATCTCAGAGACTTATATTGATCCGTCGCTACCATAAGTTTGAACTTATCAACTTCGGACTTTTTGACTTTAAACAACATCTTTTCTTTCTTTCCCATAGGGACTGTCGGCAGCGCGATTTCGATGCACAGATTACCCATACGAATAGGCTCTTTGTACGGAGTAGCCGAGTTAACGTTATCAACGAACATCGGATAAATGCGACCGGTGCCAGTTCTTTCTTGTGCGAACAGATTGAACAACTCGGAGGCTTTGATACGCTTCTTACGACACCAAGGCTCGTTTTCCAGCATTTCGTACAGCTCTTTGAACTTCACCGGATCTTTATAAAAGAGATCGTAAAGCTCGCCGTTTTGAACGTCTGGACTAAAGAGCGTGATATAGTCGTCATTTTTCAGACGCTCGAAAAACAGCTTGTTGATTTGGATACCGTAGTCAAGCTGGCGAATTCGATTTTCTTCCACGCCCTTGTTGTTTTTCAGAACAAGGATTTTTTCAACTTCAAGATGCCACATTGGATAGTAAAGAGTAGCAGCGCCACCGCGTACACCACCCTGTGAGCAACTTTTTACCGCAGTCTGGAAATATTTCCAGAACGGAATAATACCAGTGTGGCGAACTTCACCACTTCGAATGCGAGAACCTTCGGCACGAATAGCGCCACCGTTGATACCGATACCAGCGCGTTTGCTAATATAGTCAACGATTGAACTTGCGGTAGCGTTAATGCTATCGAGTTCGTCGCCGCTTTCGATCTTCACGCATGAGCTAAACTGGCGAGTCGGGGTTCGAACACCAGCAAGAATTGGCGTCGGTAGACTCAGTTTGCCCAACGATGTTACGTCATAAAAGTTTTTAACTTTAGCGATTCTATCTGTTTTTTCGTCTTGATGCAAGCACATTGCAACAAGCATATACAGAATTTGAGGTGTTTCGTAAATCTGATCGGTACTACGATCTTTCGCCAGGTACTTCTCTTTAAACTGCATTACGCCAGCATAAGCAAGATCAAAATCGCGATCATGCTTGATATAGGCATTCAGTTCATTGAATTCATCATCTGTCCATTTGATGGCAAGATCTTTATCATAGATGCCGTCTTGTACCAAGTCAAGTGTGTGTCGTTTCAGATGAATCGGGTCAAACTGATTGTAAACGTCTTTGCGAATCGCATACATTTGCAGACGAGCAGCGACGTATTGATAATCGGATTGTTCAATAGAGATACGATCTGCCGCAAATTTAATTGCCAGCTTCTGAATGTTCTTTGTGCTCATGCCGTCGGTGATAGAAGGCATAATACCGTTCAGGATTTCATTCGGATCGATTCGAGTTCCAGCAGTAGCGAATCCCAGAATTTTCAACAGCTTTTTCGGCTCAAAATTCTCGGTTATCCCACTTGATTTTCTTACTAACATGTTACCCCGTTGTGTTATGTGTTGGAGAGTTTCATTATACATCAGTCACAAAGAATGTAAACAACTTACATGTTTACAGAGTTAAAAAATCCCGCATCAGCGGGATCCCTTGTAAAGCAAAACATCTTGATAAATCGGAGTCAAAATGCTCAACCAGTGATTGGCTAGTTCTATCCGAGCTTGATAATAAGCTACTTGATCTTCTTTATAGTAGCCATTTTTCTCACTATGATATTGATCGGTACAATCTCCAGTGAGATAGTTTAGCTTAATTACATGTCCGAGATTACCGGACCAATATTTATAGTATTTCAAGAACTCGACATTTGCCATCTTCGTCCTGATTTGAAAGCAAAGTCCACGGCGAATATGATCGCGATTGATCTTACATTCGATGATATCATTTAAAGTCTTGATATCGTTCGCGAGTTCTTTGATATCAGCAACACCATTCCAGAAGATGATGGACTTTCGTTGACCACTGGAATATTTGGCATTCAGTCTCGCTTGAGTTGCCGCAAGTTCAGCCAGTCGCTTGGCTCGGTTCGGCATCAAAAAATCAATAATTGTTTTCAGCATGATTACACATTTTGAGTGAAATGATTGTCAACGAAAGTCATTACATCAAGCCAGTGACGAGCCAGTTCCAAACGAGCTTCGTAAAACTTAACGTTCTTTTCGTAATAGCGTTCTTCGGCATATTGCATTTCGGGAGAATGGCCATCTTTGATGTCAATCAAAAACAGTTGTCCACACGTTTCTTTGTCCCAGTGACGATACATCGCCATAATTGGATCAGTCCGCAGAATACCAGCAACTTCGAACCCAACATGATAACAGACTCCACAGGCAATTCTATTTCGCGCCAGTGTTCGATCTGTGATCTTATACAAAGTTTTCATTGCATCGGCGTATCGTTCTGGCTTTTCGATTCGCAATTTAAGAAGATCATAATACTTTGTCAAGTTAGCATCGTCCAGAAACTTGAGTTTCAGACGCTCGTTCTTGCTCATGAAAACGGATTTGATTTTTGCTCGCAGAACAGTAAACATGATATAACCCTCTCTATAAGATAATGCCAGTATACGCTACTGGCATTAGGTGTCAATTAGTTTTTAGCGATAGCCATCACATTTTCAATGACTTTCAGCCAATGCCGAGCAAGTTCCAGACGCGCTTCATAGTATGCGGTATCATACTTCATCGAACAATAAACTTCGTCCTTGAATTGCTTGATTGCTTGGTTCCGCTTGTGATCTTCGATTGTGTAGTGTTTCGCACGAGGATCAGGCATAAAGTTCTTGACTTCATCGGTTTCAAGCAGGATGATGTAACCTTTCCAACCACTCCAGAATTTGTAGTCTTTAAGGATATACTCGCCATTCAGCTTGACTTTAATCATTTCACACAGACCTTCTTTGAGCTGATCGCGTGTGATTTTACCGATAATAACATCGCGCAGAATTTCGCGAGATTCTTCCCATTCAGAACGATTAAAAACACAATGCCGCACCAGATCATTCATATGAGCCTGACGTTCAACAGCATCGCAATACTCAGATTGCAGTTTCAGAATATAACGCAGCCAGTGACGAGCCAGTTCCAGACGAGCTTCCCAGTATTCATCATTACCTTCGGACTCTTCATCTGCTTCTTGATGAAACTGTGCGATGGCTTCATTCAACGGATCGTCCATTTCATCGGGATTACCAATCAGAATGCTGTGACCTTCCCAGCCGCTCCAGAACTTGTATCCGTTCAAGATCTTTTCATTGCACAAATCTACACCACCGGCCTTTGAGCCGACAATACGACATATGCCAATCTTGCATTCTTCGCGGGTGATACGTCCGTCGATGATATCATTCAGTTTCGCTTTGGATACGTCGAAACGTTCTTTGTTCTTGACGTAATATTTTACGTCTTCGGAAACAGTCGGGTCATTGATGATTCGGGTTTGCAGTTCGTTCATGATTTATTCCTCAGTTGTTTGATGTGGACATCCTATCATGTCCACATTTGCTGTCAATCGTTATTGCAAAACAATTTTAGTTTCGATGAAATTGATCCAGTGACGAGCAAGTTCCAGGCGAGCTTCCCAGTACGGATCATTGTCACCGTATTCAGACTCTTCCAAATCTTCTTCTTCATGAAACTGTTCGATTGCTTGAGGCAGATGATCGTGATACCGACGGGACTCTTCGGTAGTTTCACCGACATACACACAATAGCCTCGCATACCACTCCAATATTTGTAGCCTTCGAAGACGGAATGATCTGTCAACATATCGCAGTTAATCAGATTGCACAAGCCACCGCGGCACTCATATCGAGTAATGCGACCTTCTACAACATCTTTGAGGATGTAATACGCTTTCATAATATTTGCATTCATAAACATGATTATTTCCTTAGCAACTAGATACGATAAAGCCAGTCTACGCGAGACTGGCTTAGGTGTCAAATCAATTATGAAGTTTTTTCATCTTTTTTGGCATTTCTTTGTTGAACACTGTGCAGAGTTCAGCCTTAGTCATGCCGTCATTGTACGCGAAACCGTTTGATTGTAACTCAGCAATCATCGCCGGTTTATCTTGACGAGCGAAACGCTTTTTCAAATCTGGCAACAGTTTCGGGTGAATATCGTTTTCTTTGGTATCTTGTTCGAGATACACGATCAAAGTTTTTAGTTGTGTGATGTAATCGACGTTCCTAGACGCCAGACCGGAGCGCATAAACTCATGTCTAACCATACCTTCAAACTTGTTACAAAAGCAACATAGCAAACCGCGCACACGGCCAGCTTGCGGACCATTCAATTCGTGATCGTGATCAAGATGATTTTTGTTAATCTCTTTGTCAAGTTCGCGTTTGCATAGAGGGCAAATGCCATTTTGTGCATGGTACAGTTTTTCTTTTGCTGCATCATAGGTTTTGGGAGTCAAGATCATTAGAGTCATTCCATTTTGATAGTATGACTCTATTTAGTTGTTATGCTTCCCACTTCAATTTTGCAGTAATATCAATGTGTGTTGCATCGATACGTTTCATCGAACCGTCATCATGTCTATACCAATCACCAGCATAGTTGTAGATGTAAACGCGACCAGTAGTGCCGACAAACATCATAGCATCAGACATCGCATTGGATGCAAAACTGCTATATTGGAAATACCCGCCCGTAATTTGAGCGCCGGCGATAAAACCAACAAAGCGGACTGTTAGACGCTCGGGTTTCCCGTCTGTGCGCGATATGCGCAACGGGAATTGACGACCAATAGCGATCTCAGATGTGCTTTGTTTGCGACCGGTAACCCAGAGCTTATCGCATTGGATGAAAATGCCAGTGGATTCAACATATTGACCGTTAGCCCACTTATCACCCATAACGTGTTCATACTCGGCAATCAGTTTCAGATCGTTCATGAAAACATGAAATCTGGCGATTTTAGTCTCTGGATTGAAATCAATCAGAGTCATGTCCCTGAATTTCAGTCGAACAACATCACCAGGATTAAGCTCTTTCTTTTCGGCTTTTTCTTTACTTTCCAGAATAAACATTAGTCATATCTCCATGGCAGATCGTACAGTTGTTCGAATTGACCGAATGATGTAGTGTAGAGTTGAACGGCTTCATAATCACCATCATCAACAGCGATAGCATAATGTGCCATGCCTTTGTTGTCAATCAAAATCAAACAAGGATCTTCTTCCGCGATGCCAATTCGCACACTCTCGACTTTAGAGCTGGTTCGATCCCACAACAGTGTGATTCCGGTTTCGGCAACAACTTTCATTTCATCAACGAAATCGCCAACATTAATCACACTGCGATTGGTATAGAAAAGCTCGCCGTTTTCGATTGTATAATCGGACATATTGATTAGATACATCGGACGACCAATCGGGTCTTTCGCATTGTGCCAGCGTCCATTTTCAAACACAAGTTCGGAATAAGCAATATCTCCGATTGTGAGTTTGATAGAGTTTGATGTTACCTCAGTCAAAACACCTTGCAATCCTTTCACTCGAACAACATTGTCGATTTCAACTTTTTTCTTGTCTTCCGAATAACGAAACATATTAACCTCGGTATTGATTGATCACACATATGTGGGTATCGTTGACGAACATACTACCATTTGAGTCCGGTTCCACAAAGTAAAGTGTTTGGCCGGTGCCTACAATAACGCGCTCTTTGCCGTCTTCGTTTTTCACCACAATAGCATTTTTCTCACAACGACTCGGGTTAAAAATAATCTGATCTTTGTTGATTACAAACGACCCCACGGCAACAACTACACCCTTGTAATAGGTAGACTCGACGCAATAATCAATCTCTTCACCAGCAGCGATTGGCTGCTTTACACCGTAATCATACAGCATACCAAGACTCATGCCATAGCGAGAGTTCATACCGCTGCCGGTGATTGTGTATCCGCGATCTGGGTTATAACAGCGATACCGATATGATTTGGAACTCAGTTGATAGAAATCGAGTTCAACCTTTGCGCCAGTGTCGGTATCAGTCAGGTAAACTTTCTTGCCGTCGATTTTCTCGATAGTCAGGAGTTCGCCGCGATTGAGATTGATAACACTACCAATACCGAGTCGAATCGGATTAACAATTTTACAAATCATTTATTCATCCTCATTTCACGTTTAAGCCGTTCGATACGCTGATTAACAGCGATACCGTCAGGAGTACACACAGAAGCACCGGAAGCGGTATGGATCTGCATAGCATAAGCATTGATTTTGATCATCGGCTTGTACTTCATACGATTCATAAGGCGTTTCAGGTAGTTCATGGTGTTCTCCGTGGTTGATAGCAAGAGTATAGCGATTGGATTCCTACTGTCAAACACTATTTTCGTTCGAATAGTAATCTACTCCAGAAAGTCGCGCCAGCGACTGCGAAGCTAACTCATTGATTACCTTAAGGAAGACAAAATAGATTCTCATTAAAGATCTATAAGAGATTTTATTTTGTCTTTGTTCGCTACGCTCACAAGTGCTGGCGCACGTTACCCGCGATTCCATTGCGTTCTAATACATTCGTATCAGTATAACGTAGGAATCGCCGGTACGTTGATACCAGAGCTTTTGGCTTAATATCTGAGTGTGGTAGGTGATAGTCCAATTATACCACGATTGAAATCCAGCTCGATTCTATACCAGTTACCACGCTCTGTTTTCATATGGCTATCTCTTGTGACATCACAGTTCGGACTAGCCCATTGCAAAGTGTTTTTGATACCATCTGGAGTTCGATCTGAACTCATAACAACGATAACCCGTTTGCCTTCATTGACAATGCAACCACTGCTAATGAAATCAGCATTGAATCGACTTTCGGTAACATTAAATGGAGTCTGCACAAAACGCGCTGGAACGATTACCAAGTCGTTCCCTAGATAAACTGATATGTCTCCACTGTCCACGTCAAGCATCGCGTCCAATTTCGTTCCACACACGTAGGCGTGATATAACTCGATTACTTGATTCGCAGTCATTTCTGGGCGTTCTTTGTGTGCCCTGAACATAGACATATTAACAATTTGAACTTTCATTTATTTCTCCTATGAAAAAGGGCCCGAAGGCCCTTTGTTTAGATTGAATGTAACTTGATATTTCGAGTGGTACATAGATGCAAATCGCAAATAGCGTCTACTTTAGTGCCGTCACTCAACACGATATCAAAAGAGTTGTATACGTTGGCACAAATGATTGTTACGTGTTCACCGTATACTTGCGCTTTCAACAGCTTACCGAACACTTCGGCACCGTAAGCGAATTCCCACTCGGATGCATCTACCATGTCCAGCTTGATGATTTTTGCTTTAACATCCATGATGTATTCCTCAGTTGTTTGGCTTCAATGTGGACATAATATCAGGTTCGAAAATCAGTGCAAGCACTTTTTCATGAATTCATAATGTTTTTGTTTGTTGAAGGTATAGCGAAATTCAGGACGAGCCACGATACCTTCAAACAACACCGGAGATTTTGCAATCACGGTAACATCATATCCGACCAACTCACGCTTGCAATGAACATTCGGTACCTTGATTTCGGATTCACGATTGATCGGAACGTACATCGGAACACCATAAACAACTTGCACAGCAAACACTTGCACCGTTTTCTTGATCATCGCCGGAATAGTGAAAATCTCTTTGATCTTCACGCCCTCGATATGGCCGTTTGCGATCATCTGCTGATATACTGCCATTGACGCTTTCATGTCTTCTTTCTTGATAAACATAGTATTTTCCTTAAATCAGTTCGATGAATTTAGATGGGATATCTTCAAACAGAATACAGTTCAGCTCAAAGCTATAACCGTTTTCTGTCTCTTCTATTTCAAACTCGGTCTTTTGTTCAGCATGATAGAAGAAAACATGGAGACCGTGAATACCAACAAGTTCATAGAGAAAATCACTTTCATCGGATGAACAATAGGCATCAATAGCTATGCCGAAATCTTTGATACGTGCTTTCATTAACGACCGTCCTTACAAGAAATGAAACCGAAGATACCGAGTTTAGAGCCCTGGGACATTGCATCTTGCCACTTGCTTACATGACCACGAACATACTTAGTAGCAGCTTTCCAACCGTTGGCTTTCAGAATCTCTCCGGTTTCCATGTTCACAAACCAAACAACACTACGGGTAGATTGATTCGCATAGTCGGCTCGGAAGATTCTGGCATTCTTTTTGCCGAACTCAATGCCGTACACATAGCGAGAAATATTACCGTCTACCAGACGCTGGGCATGGTCTTGCTCATAACGCTTGAAGAAATCTGGAACACTGATATCAAAATAAACGTGATCCGAAAACTCGTTCATTTCTTTTACCATTTGTTCGATTGCTGCTTTCATTATGAATTCCTCAGTTCTTGTTTCGATGTGGACATATTATCAGGTCCACACCCAGCGTCAAGCAATTTTCTTAATTATTTTCGTCTGTATTTTCGTACAGATGATTGATTTTAGAAACATCAAATTGGTGATCGATTTCATCAAACACTTTTTGTACCATTTCTTTGATTTCGGCATTGTGAAGTGGACAAGTCCGATCAACTCGACGGAACGGATCTCCGCGACGGTGTTCCGGACAAGTGCAGTGTGGCAGATTGTATTTGTGGAAAGACGAATCGATATCAAAACCCCAGAGAGATTGCAATTCGTATTCGATGTCCTTTAGCCATGCAAGATGTTTGGCAATACGCTGTTTCTGTATCACATTACCAACAGTACCTGGACTATAAAGTTTCTCGTTTTGAAGTTGCTTTACATGGATATCCCGATAGTGTTGCAACTGATCGATCTTGAGAATCGTTTCATCCGACAGATTTCGAGAGATAGCCAGATCCAGATTAACGGTAGTGTGACGCTGTTTGATAGCGCGTTCCCATTGTTCAGCCATAAAAGCAATGATCTTTTGTGCATTCGGCCGGTCTTTTGCTTCGAACACGCCGAGAAGTTTCAGCGCGTCTTTCTGTGCCAGAAAGATACGGAGTTTATCCGCATCAGTTATCAGTTTTTTCATTGACAAACTCCATAAATTCTTTTTCGTAGCCACGATTGATTGCGAACGATACCACATCTTCACCGCCAGCTATCATGTGACGACGAACAGATTCCAAGAAGTAATCGAACTCACTGAAACCATGTGAACTTTGCATTTTCAGATGCCAGTTGATCTTTTGATCCAATTCTTTCAGATTGATTGAATGATGTTTCCAATGAAAAACTCGACTTTGATTTTTCATAACGACTCCGTTTTGTATCTGGGACCAATATAACATGGTCCCAGATAGAGTCAATCAATTTTTACCAACATACCAAGCGAATACGCTATGAAATGCGGAGCTTGCACTCTTACCGCCACGAGCTTCGTATTCGGCAATGAATTTCACGCGATCACGGATACCTTCTTCCCACAGAACATTAGCCAGTTTGGACGGACGATGACGAACAATTTCACCACTTGGTGCAGCATAACGCTTTTTACCGTCTCCCGTATCAACTACTTGGGCAGCTACTTTCTTGCCAACGACTTTAGCCGGAACTTTGATCTCGACTTTGTTTTGTTTGACTTCTACCTTCTGGGTTACAACGGTAACAGTCGGAGCAGCTTCACCCTTGCGAGTCGGTACATAAGTCAGCATGGATTTATCTTGCGGGCCAACATAATCGAACGGCTTGATTGGGTGTTTGCCATTGCGAGTGCGATAAACGTGGCCTTTCTGAATGTTATCATGAACTTTCTTGTTAACAACGACTTTCTGACCAGCAACACCGTAAACGTGTTGGTTGACAGGTACTTCCAGATCGTGATAAGTCTTACCGCTACCACCCATCATTTTGTGAATATACTGCCAACGAGCGTCATGTCCACTTTTACCTCGTTGTACATAATCAACAATATGTGCAACTTCGTGACTTACGGTTTCGTCAAGCAGATGCCACCAAGCTTTCTCGCTCATGATCATCATGTTAACGTTGAAATTCAGCTCATACTTGCGATTGAAGCTATAGCCTTGCATCATTGCGCGACCAGCAGAGCGAGCGCGAAGAGTGAATTTTACTGCCAGATTCTTACCAATCACGAGGTCAACACCGAACAGTTCGTTGGCTTTTTTAACTTCGATTTCTACCCGGGCTTTGAGTGCTGCGATTGCTTGATCTTTCAGATTCAAAGTCATGATGTTTTCCTCAGTGCATTTCATTGATTGGTTTCGATGTGTCCATAATAACAGGCAGATCCCAAGCGTCAACAATTTTTTGGAAATAAAAATCCGCCCGAAGGCGGATCATCATTTCTTTGTTGCTAGTCTTAGCAAATGTCTGAGCTGGGCACTGTCAATATTCGTTTTGATTTGCTCGGCGAGATCTGCTGGATTTGAATCCGGTAGCGCATCAGCATAAGCTTGATAAACATCGTCAGCACTATCAAACCCACGATATCGCTTGATCCGATTTCTGGTGATTGACTGCACAAGATACGATTCAAACTGATCGCGATAGATGCCAGATTTCACCAACATTCGATCAATAAAAGCGGCAATGTGATAAAGAACATACAACAAGACAAATTGAACGTGTTTCATATTTCTCCTTAAAAGAAAAGAGGGCTTTCGCCCTCTCTTGATTACTGCATTTGTTTCAGAAACAGCGGAGCTTGTCCGTTGCCCATCATAGTGAAGTTAGCAGGTACTTGACCGTTCCAACCGGCACCAGCTTTCTTCATTTCAACTTCCAGACGCTTCAACTCGATGATCTGCGGAGTCAGAGAAGATGCCAGTTTCTGGTTACCAATCGCAGTTTGTTCAGCCATGTAACGATCTGCATCTGCTTTCTGTTTTACACCGTCAGCATAAGCTTTGGCTTGAACGAAAGTCTGGTAAGCAGCGGCTTCAAACTTCGCTTTGTCTGCGGCAGCTTGACCCTTAGCAGTTGCTTCGGTAGTCTGTGCGGCAGTGGTAGCGATTCGCAGCTGGGATTTCTCAGCTTCTTCCTTCTGGATTCGATCTTGAGTTTGCAGAATTTGATTCTGAATACGCGGATCGAAAGTTACATCTTGCACCAGAACTTCTTGCAGAGTGATACCAGTGCCGGTCAGTGCTTCTTGCAGACGACGCTTGGTATTCTCTTGCATCGCGGTTACATTGAAGCTATCAGCCAGACCACGGGAGTCGGCAATCTTACGGCCTTCGTCTTTGATAATGCTAGTCAGGAACTGAGACATCGCTTTATCAACAAACATTTCCATAGTACCGTAGTTCTTTTTGATGAACGGGGTCTTGGAGTTGTCTACACGATACAACACGGTAACGTTTGCGGTACTGTTGAAACGGTCTTTAGTCGGGATCAGCAAGTTTTCTTTAACAAACTTGTTGTTCCGGGTATCGAAAGTATCAAATCCCATGAACGGGTTTACAAAGTGCAGACCTTCTTCCAGCGGACGATCTTGAACTTCACCCATCAGAGTACCGACTTTGGTAGTACCCGCATCGACGATGGTATAAGAGTTCATACCCACGATTGCAGCGAACAGAACACCAACAGCAACACCACCAAGTTTAAACATATCGTTCATTAAACATTCCTTTTATATTCTCCCATAACATCTTGATAATTTTCGATGTTAAAAGCTGGGAGAGAGCAGCTTAGATTAGAATCACAGAAGTGATTCACCAGTTGATCGATAACACTGTCAGTAAGACGGAAGTTATCGGCTTCATAAGTTTCCCAGGCATCACGTATCATTTGTTCGGTGACTGAAAAACAGAAATTGTTAACGCCATACACTTTGATTTCGATTTCTTTGTTATCGAACAGTGCAATCAGATTTTGCACATTCGGGCTAGTGACCATGTTTGCGCTAGTTGCGTTATAGATACCACGAGCATTAATAACAGCGTTTACAGTAACAAAGTGCATGATGTTTTCCTCATTGATTTGATAGAGCCATTATCGCATGGCTCTGGGCGATAGTCAACAACTTTTTTAATTAACTGCGGTCATCATCGAGGCTCGGTTCGTCCCAGTAATCATCCATTTCAAGAGGATAATCCCAATTCAACGAATCAAACCTAGATTCGCGTGGTTTAAAGTCGATCATCAACTCTTTGCACATTTTCAGATAACGCTCAGCCGCTTTCCGTTTAAAGAACAGACGATGGCTATTATACCCGTTTTTGATACCCACGTTGCAGTCGATCAGACTGAATTCGCTGTTATGATTGCCGATAGTACCATCACTGAATACATAGCCAGCGGGAACAAACAGAGAATCGCTTTCTCGCAGAGGTTTCGGAATATTCTTCCAGATGTGAACTTGCGGACGACCACGAACAACGTACTTGGTAACAAACGAACTTTCGCCAAGCGCATGGACATAGTATACAGTTTTGCCAGCTTTGATATTCTTTTTGTTCATCTTTTTCATGATTATTTCCTCTCGTTTCGATGTAGTTAGTTTAACAGGTCACACATTGTTGTCAACGACTTTTTGAGTTATTTTGCCCAACCCGGTTTGTAGCATTCCCAAGTGATTTCGATACCACACTCATCGGCGATTTGTTGTGCCGTTTCATGTGCATCCACCAGACTATCTTCAAAATCTTCGAAAATCTCTTGTCCAAAAACTTCTTCGGCAGCACCAGTTGCTTTTACACCGTAATGCTCTTCCAGAACATCTTCATCGTTTTCATCTTGAGCCACAACAGCTTCGTAAGAATAGATGATAACTTGAGTGATTTCTTTGGACATGATACTTTCTCTTTGTTGTCTTGATGTGGCCCATTATAACAGCAATGAGCCACACAGTCAAGCACTAAGAAAAGAAATTTCGAACTTTTTTCTTAATGATCTTGCACCACAAATCCCTGATAATAGCGTTGATAACAGGCATCATCTGCTTGTAGATCTTCGCGCTTTCATCGGTAGTGCCGTGCGCACCCGCAATCCGCTTTTTGAAGTGGTCCACGGTGATACCAACTTGACAACCAGCACTTACCATAACTTTGTCGTCTTGAGTGAAAAACAGAACATTGCGACCACGCTTACCACAACCAGAAAGCAGGAAATGATCGCCGACATTCAGATTCGCATATGACGGCAGATTGATCTTGAACAGCTTAACGCATTCGCCAATCTTGTTGCCTTCGTTGCAGTGGACAGCGCCCAGACTCGCGTATTGTTCGATTACGCTAAGATTGCAGATATGGGATTCGAAGATATCAACAGACCGTTTGATTTCGCAATGTTCACCAATCATGGAGTTTCGAACTTTAACGCCGTCCCACAGTTTAGCGTATTGACGAATTTCCGTTCCGGTTCCGATATTGCAAGATGAACTAATGCGAACATTATTTCGAATTCGGCAACGCTCATAGATAGTGGTATTATATCCGATTCTAACGCTTTCGCCAATTACGGTATCACGTTTAATCGTAACGTTATCGTCAATATCAACGTTATCCATGATAACAACATCGTCTCCGATTTGAGAACGAGTGCCGATGCGGCAGTTTTCTCCGATACAGCAACTACCGATTCTTCCGCTCACGAAACGCGAACTGAAAACTGTACCCTTTCCAACCCAGAATTTCTCAGTTGTCTTTGGCATTTCCACGATGTTTTCGATTTTAGCGCCGATATCACCGTTGTTAATGAAAATATCCTTTCCCGCTGGGTTGTAAAACTTAAAATATGTCAATGCTTCAATGTGACCATCGTCATTGATTTTCCAGAGTTCAGTCATGATTAGTTCACCATATTATGAAAAGCGTTAACACAAACAATCAGAGCGAACAGCGCCCGCATTTGATCCGGTTCAGCAAAGAATACACCATAAGCGCCAAGCAATGCAATGCAAATCATCACAATTTTATTTTTCTTGTTCATAGATCTTTGTCCAGTTCGACTATAGTTTTCATATGAGAGATAACGGATTTGATAGTCGTAAATCTCACATGGCGCTGACTGCAATTGTTTGTGATTGTGTACCCAAACAGATTTGGAGTAACCCAGTATGACATGCATTCCAGATTCACAACGCAACAATCACGGTACCGCTCGAACTTGATACCTTCTTTTTTCAGAAGTTTAGCGACTTCACCAACACGGCGTGACATGATAGATCGCGTGATATCTTCGATTAACACTTTTCGATCTCCACTCTGGAATTACCCCAAGTTTGAATCGCTCGGATCATTTCTTCTTCGTTTCCGAAGATAGTCGATACCTTATCACATATCCGCTTCTTATAGCTGGAAGTTGATGTGCAACGGAAGTTGGTCTGTTTTACAAAGATATCGGCAATTGCTTGTGATTGCGCGTGATTTGAAATCCACACTTCCAGTTGAAAACGAGTGCCAAACTGGGTAGAACTAACAACAACATTGTGATAACTGAAACCCAGCTTCTCCAGCATTTGCTTTACAACGATTTGCAATTCTTGCTTGATAGTCATACGTTAGTCTCCAGAACATAGATAGAATGCAAAATGCTTTCGATTTCTTGGTTCCAGATAGCGCGTTGATCCGCACCAGCGGGAGTCCACGTGCCTTCATAAGAGGCTTCGATCATATTTTGCAGATACTTGATTTGTTCTTTCAGAACTTCGATGGCGATTTTGTTCATGATATTTTCCTCAGTGTTTGTGTTGCGTCTTGATGTAACCATAATAACAGGTCCGTACCAAGACGCAAGAACTTTTTTCAATTAATCCAAATAAACTTTTGGACCATAGTGCTCGAAATCCTCACGGATCATGAACTCACATTCTTGTCCGTTTCGTTCTTCGTCATGGACATAGGTACAAATCCACTCCCAAGCACCATCTTCACTCCGTACTGGCTTAGTCTTGCAAACAAAACGCGCAACATGAAAGCCGTATACTTCACAGAACGGAGTACCGACTTCCAGCTTCTTTACACAATCGTCAATCCTACTCATTCAAAAACCCCTTCTTGTCGAGTACCTTACAGGCTTCGCGAACAGCTTCCACGCTTTCGCTAATGCTTTCGTCGTGACCATACACGGCAACATGACGCATCACTTTGTCCATGCAACCCGGAAGATTGTTATTCCAGATAACAGACACTGGATCTACCAACGGACGTCCTTTCAAGAAAGTCGCCAGCATGACCTTGTTTACGTGATCTTTAGTTTCTTGCCAATAACTCATTAGATAATTCCTGCAACAGTGAACAGATAATAAGAGATACCGATAACCGGAGACATCAGAGCAAGAGTGACCGGCAATCTGATTTTCATACGATATTCTTCCCAGCATTCAATCCAATTGCTGGCCATGATGCCGTAAGTGATCATAACGAAAAACAGAACAACGTCAATTACTTCGATGCTTTCCATGATTATCTCCTCGCTTCAATATGGATATAATAACAGGCTGATTCCGGTTTGCAAGCACTAAAACGAAAAAAGCACCCGAAGGTGCTTTTATTTTACGATAACAACATCAGTCAGACTTTCGCCCAACACGTTCTCGGCTTCTTCGATCCAATCAGCGGATTCAACGCTTTCATAAAAATCATCAACGCTTTCGAAAATAGCTTGTTTCTGTCCCATTTCGGTACGCTTCTTGGATTGAAATCCAGCAGTTCCCTTAGGGTAAACCGTAGCGATCTCAATCTGACGATTGCGAACACGCCCAGCAACGCTGATATCCATGCCCTTAGAGTGGAACATGAATTGACCATTTCGGATCTTTTGATCTTCAACGTAATGAGCAATCTTTCGATAGAATGCTTTCCAGTCTTCTGGACTAACATCGTTTCGGCGTTGTGCTGCTCGCGCTTGTGCATGAATCGAACTCATGAAATCATAGACCCCAACTTTCATTTTGGTAGCCAGTTTAGATCTCTTTGAGAGTTCGAACTCCTGTTCTTTAGTAAGCTCAACAACTTGATTTTTGCTATAAACAGGTTTCTTTTGATCCTTCTCCAGTTGTTCATCGCCGGGCATATGAGACTCGGCTAGAAAATCAGCCAGTGATTTCATTTTTATCCCTCTTGATTTTTTGACGTAGAATGATATCCACGACAATAAGAACGACGATACCAGCGCCGAAATACATTGCAAATGGACCGTCACTCTCAACGAAAGTATCGGTGATCCATGCCTGACCAGCAGCGAATGCCATAGATCCTAGCAGCAGTTGCCACAGAGTACAACACAGCTTTTGGAAAAACTTGATATCGAATCCAGCCAACACTTTTTTCAATTCTTCTTCATCAGTCATTTTTATTCTCCTAAAACTATATTTAGTTAGAAATGAACATAACCGACTTAGTACCGAATTGAGCAAGCACAACTAGCCATACGAATGCAACAAAAAAGTAAAACGAGTTCTTACGCTTTTGTAATGTTTCACCGAACACGGCACCATGAAGCGAGATTATGATAGAGATTGTGTAAGTCATGTTCAGCGCAAGAATACCAAGTCCAATCATTTTATCATCCCATTTGTGAGTAGATAGAAGCATACACCGAAACCGATTATGGCGCCGCGAGTTATGTTATTGCCAACTACAAGCAAAAACGCTGCCGCAGATAGCAACAAATTAGTTTCGATAAACATCAGATTTCTCCGAGTTCAATCAGTTCATAATCGTCGGCAGTCTTGCGCTTGATATCGTAGTTTGACAATTCCGGATTATCTGTGCCGGAGTTATACCAATCAACAACTTTCGTATGATTGATTACGTTTTCGAAGATACCGCGATCACTTGAAATGAACGGAACAGAGCAAAGAAAATCAAACTCGGCAGTGATGCTGTTACAGAACTCCGCATCTTCGTGTGAGGATAAACTGATACCAAGCCAAAGATCTTTCTTCTCTTTATGACGCATTGCATAGAACATGATAATTTCCTCTCTAAAAGATAGGCTCATTCTACACGAACGAGCCTAGTTGTCAATCAACTCAGACCAAGAATTTTCTTTTCTTCGTCACTCAGTTTAGCGAGCGCGGCAGCTTTCTTCTCGTTGTTGATTTTGGTTTCGTAGTCTTCGCGTTTGCGAATTACGGTAATCCGATCTTTAACGAGGAAGCTGAATTCTTCGCCGTCGATATCGAATGTCAGAACATCTTTTGCACCAGAGTAGCAGGCGCCATTGCCACCGTACCAACCCTTGCCCTTAGACAGTTCCAATCCCAGAGCCTCGCTGGTAGAGTAGCAGAACACAGCAGATCGGCGTTCGTCGGTAGATACGGTTATTTCGTATGCTTTTTCTTTTTTCAGTTGTACAGTCATATTAACCTCACAGATATTCAGTTGCGGATGCGATTTCGATATTGTTCAGCTTGATACTGATTTCCAGCGTTACATCGTTATAATAGCCATGGCGGCGATTCAGTGAAATATCGAGATTTGATTTCAGGTATTCTTCTACCTTGGCTTCGATCTTCTGTTCCAACTCTTCTTCGCTGATAGTAATCATTTTGCTCATTGCCAGTTGTCCTTCTCACCTATGATATCGCAGATGTATTCTGAATCGCTGGCGATTACTTCGCCGTCAAGCTGAATTTCTACTTCGAGTTTACCATCGGTAGCACTCATTGAGACTTCCAGCTTTTCTTTCAGATACGCTTTAAGTTGTTCCAGTATATCTGGACTCAAACTGTTGTCAACTGATTTTTCCACAATTTTTGTGCTCTTTACATTGCGTTGTTGTGTAGCCGTCAAACACAGAACGAGCACGATAATAGTCCTTAGCTGTGAATCCGTTCACACTATCAACGTGGATAAAATGTTCTTTTTGTGACTCCAACATATCGTCGTCATCATCAACAATCACATAATTTTCACATTCTTGGTGTTTGTTCAGCCACTCTTGAATCAACTCGCCGCGATTCTCACCAACAAGATCTCTTGTCTTGAAATCCTCGTGCAGACAATCAGGTGGGAATCCTGCCATCGCAAGTTGATCCTTCACCATCTGCGCATCGCAGCCAAGTCTCCAAGTGCTACTGTATACCACTTTCAAATTGTAGTCAACGATAAGTTTGGATAAAAGCTTTACAGCTCCTATGTCTACCATTTGCCCGTATTTCAAGTAACTGCTATCGCTATGAAATACGCCGTCAACATCGAGAAACATTACACGGCATTTTTTCATATGTCAAGCGTCCACATCGTATCTTTCAGCCAATCTGGATACTTTCTACCGTCGCTGGTATCAGTCTCGTCTAGTGTGTTGCAATAAGCGATTTGACTTTCAATCCGAGTTCGGTATTCTTCTCCCAAAAGCTTCACCAATCGCTCTATGGCAGCGTTTCTATTGTCCAGCATATACTCACAAGCGTATATACGAGAAACGATTGTACCAGCGTTCTGGCCTGCTTCCAGCATACGTTTCACGATGCCTTCTAGTATGTTACCGTCACCACACGACGGCTCAAAGAAAGTCGAACTAGAATTTGCGTCATCGATATCGGTATAATCCAACATCTGATTTACGAGTTCAATAGGAGTAAAGAACTCCGCAGTTTTCTTTTGGCGATCTCGCTCAATCTTGTCGGTAAACAATCGGGTGTCACCAACGACTTGCGTTTTGTGTCGCTTGCCGCCATAGTAATCTTCGATCACTTCCTGCACTCTTGGTCTGATATCAAGCATATCGAATTTTTCGAATAACTCGTCATCAGTCCAACGCTTCGTCATGTCTACCCATGGGATTGCATGTAGCTCGCCACTGTCTAGGTGAACATTCATCTTATACAGAGAAAGCATAAATCTTGCAAAGTCCGTTTTCAGATAAGCAATAAAATTCTCTGCTTCTTCTAACGTTCTAAACGCAAAATTTTGACCGCGCTTTGGCATTTCAGTCGTCGGAACGTAATCAACTGGGAACATCGTAAAGAAGTCGCTATTAAAGCGTTTGCCAGCTTCTGGAGGATGTCCTCTAACACTTGCTATAGTGACGTAGTGACTTGCTCCTATAACTTCGCCAGAGCATTTCATGTGCGCTACGCTCGGATATTTCATCTTGTCATAGACATCAACACACCAATCTCCAATCATATTGATTTTGTTTAGCGGCAGTCTTGCGTCATAATAACCAGAAACGTTAATTAGACCGGATTTCATTGTTTTGTCAATAACGGTTATACTAAGCGGAGTAAGAAATCCAGCTTTGAAAACGGCGTTACCGTCAAACAAATGAACACTCGTTGTATATTCTTTCATATTGCCGAGTAGTTCAGCAACTCGCTTAGTTTGTCTAGTTGGCTTTCTGTTTACAAATGGTCCGGACGGATGCACCGCGACGGTGACATCACATTTCTTTACACCTAGATTAACAAAGTCAACGTGCAAACCCGCACTATATGGCGGGTTTGCGATCATGTAATCAAAGTGCATGAGTGCTCAACCGTTCACCGTATTCGGTGCCCATGTTATACTCTTTCGCGATCTTCATAATAGCGATGTTCATTTGCACAAGCTTTTCGCGCTCGCGGGTATAGTCTGCCATCATTACCTCAAGTTCTATGGCATGACGGCGCTTGATTTCTGCTTCCATTTGTTTAATTTGGAGACGCAGATCATCGGTAGAAACTTCTTTGATGTCTTTCTCCACTTTAGTAATGATCTCCGGTTTCTTTTTCTTCGGTTCTTTTACCAACAGATCGATTTTGCGTTCAGGAATACGAACTTTCATTTTGAAACCATAGTCGGTGCGAATTGCATTGAACGGAGAAAATTCTTTCATTCGATCAAAAATCGCATCGATAATTGATTGACTACCACGGCTGAATTCAAACTCAACCCAGTTCGCAACAATACCCTCGCCAATCTTTGTTACATTAAAACCTGCCAGCTCTGGAATGTGACCGTCAACGATGTAGGCACCGAATATCTCGTTTAAATGCGATTTATTGTAATAACGACTACCGACCATATTACCGACGTATCGACGTATGTTTCCGCGAAATCGCACGGAGTCGATTGTGACTTTGGTGCCAGCTGGCTTAGTGTGAGTTTCGCAAGCAATATTCAGAAATTTGTACCACTGATTGCGAGCAACTAGCTTCCGTTTTTCGTTCATAATTTCTCCTATGAGAGGGCCCGAAGCCCTCAAATGTCAAACAGTGATGCAAGCCCAGGATGTTGTGGGAACTTCACCTGTTTTGTGTTTTTGTCAATAGCCAATCCGGTTTGTTTAACAAACGCATCGAATTTTTCTTTAGAAGCAAAACGGACTTTGATCGTCCGTTTACCACTTTTCATTTTTTCGACAACGTGTTCCGGTGCGGCATCTGGGTTAACGTATGCCATTATTCTTCCTCGTCGTTAGCATCTTGTTCGGACGCTTTGATGGATGTTAGCACCATTCCGTATTCATTGCAACCTTCTGGAATAACATTTTTCAGTTTCAGACGATTTGCGCGATACGGTGCGTAGTCTACCCAGTGATGCCAGCGACCATTCATCCACTGCAATCTGGCAACGTCTGGATGCATGTCCACGATCATTTGCGACTTAGGCAGAGTACCTTCTTTCGAATAGAAAGCTTCGGTGTTACCACCTGCCATTGCTTGAGTCACCAGCTTTCCAGTCAGATAAGCATTATATTGAATCGTGCAATGGCCGTCTTTCAGAACACGCAGACTCAAATCGGTATCTTCGTTATAGCGACCTCTCCAGCGATACGGGATATCGTTCAGAATGAGTAGGGTACTATAAATCCGACAGTTTTGAACGAATGGCGGCAAAGTCTCTTTTGGCACAGCAAAGAAGCGATAATGTGGACCAGCGATATACACGTTATCATAACGATCAACATGATCTTCCATTGCACGGAAGATAGCACCGCTATTAACGATTGTGCGCTTGTTACCGTCAAGACGGAAGAAGTGCTGTTGGTTATCGTCCATTACCCAGTGGCGCTTGAACCCCATTTTCATAGAGTGATCCCACGCAAAGTTACGAGCTGCACCGGGACCCTTGCTTCGAGTTGTACCGAGATCATCAAATGTGTCGTATTCATCCAAGAATTTCTGATCCAGAATGATAACAGTCACGTATTCATGATCGACACGGCTATTATACTCTTCGAATTGAGATTCTTCTACCACGATGTAATGCTTGACTTTCATTCGTACCAAGCTATCGGAAGTCAATCGCTTTTCCCAACGGGATTTTGATACGATGTAAATCGGATATTTCGGCTGATTCAGGTCGGTGTAATCTGAGACATAACGAATAACAGAGTAATCGTCTGGTCCCTTCTTAGGCCACCAAATGCTCTTTGTCTTGTCACTTAACGGCAAGTCTGCGAGCTTTGAAAACTCGGCAACATCGTCGTTATTATCGAACTCGAATTCAATCTCGGCATAAGCGTCGATGATATCTTTCGGCTCATATCGTGGCATTTGCTGCCAGTGATCCCAGGGATTATCTTCGTTGGCATATCGCTCATTGCGATAGATCAAATTACCATCTAAGTCTCTTGTTTTTTCTACTTGTTTGCGCATCTTCTTTCCAATAATGAAAACAGTGATATAAGGATATCACCGTTTCCGTGTTTTGTAAACAATTAGAATGTTAACAGGCCATCGCGAACTTTGTTGATTTCTTCGGTCAGTTCTTTTGCTTCTTTAACATACCGAGAACGTTCGTTTTGAAGTCTTGCGATTTCTTGATCCACATTTCGTTGCTTTTCAGTCAACAGTCGAATACGGTCAAACTTGTCGCCATAGTTCAGTTCGAGGAAACGATTGACTTGAATCAAGTATTGACGTTTCATTTCGTTTTCGCTGACCGGTGGTCGAGCTGAGGTGATTGTTTGTTCTTGTTTCACAGTTTCTTCCTTCTTGAAGGGTTTCACCAGATCAGCGGCAATCAAAACTTTGTTTTCTTGCTTGAGATACGGCATCATTTTCAGCGGTTTCAGCGTCTTGAGATCCGTAGCCATAAAAATTTGGGCATCTAGTTGAAGAACGCCATTCACGACCTTGGCATAACCCAGCTTAACGAGGTTAGAGTCTGCCATTTTGTTCATCGTCTTAGCGCGTATCACCATTCGAACACAATGGAATGATGTAAACTGATTGATACCGCGAGTAACAGAAGCAGAGTCCCATACTACGGCTTCATCGCCAACAGCAAGTTGAAACTTGTGTTTCATGTTCGTATCGTTGTGAAGACGATCGGCTTTCTTTACGTGTTCAGCGGTATAACTGTTGTACACGCGAGTTGTTTTTCCATTCACGGTAACGTTCTTGAAAAAGATGTGATTCAGAATCGCCCGGCAAGCATTATGCAGCTTGATATCGGCTTTCATCTTATTCCGATTAGATTTTACTTGACTACTCATTACGCTTCCTTAAAGCTATATTTGTCCAGAACTTGAGTCATGATAGTGATTTTCGGTTGCAAAGTCAACATCACCTCATGGTATTCTGCATATGCTTGTTGTTGTTCGGCTACAGCCAGTTCAAGCTGTGCCTGTGCTTGTGCCAACAATTGCTTGCACTGCTTAACACTAACACTCTTGGTTTCAACAACACGCTCCAATTTTTGAAGTTGAGCGAAACCAGGCAGAACTTTTTCGAAATCGATATCAAAAACATCTTGACTTTCAACTTCTTTTTTGCTCATTTCTTCCAGAGTTTGAGCGTTTTCGTTCCTGGTATTCTTATAAATGATATCAAACCCGACTGATTTTTTATCAGTTCTCGGCAGATAATCTTCACCGATTTTGCGCTCAGGAACAGTGATCACAACGCGGCTCTTGTATTGAGTTGGATCACAATGCCACACGCGCATACCGGTTTCGCCGTCTTTGAATCCCCAGTTCTCCATAGAGAAGTGTTTGCCGATGTTCGATTTCAGCAGCTTCTCTGGGACTTCGGATTTGAAATACAATGCGAGTTGTGTAGGAGAAATCACACGATATTGCCAACCGCTCGTTTGAAGACTCGGCCAAATCGGACGCAGTTTCTCGTACTGATCATATTCTGCATTGATGTTGTTATATAACGGTTTGGTAAAGAAACTGTCGGTGCCGAACATCGCCACGAATGCGGATGCAATGTTAACCAGATTGGTGCTAGAAAACATATTGCCTTCTCGCAGGCGAGTAAGGGTTTTGCCGTCTACAGTCACGTTTTCGCAGAACAGATTTTGTTCCATACGGATAAGAAAGTTCTTGAATTTCTTATCCTTGAATACTACTTTACGAGCTTCTTTCATTATTAAGCCTCCATCATCTTGATGTAGTTCAGGATATCCTCAAAGTTGAAGCTTTCGATGCCAACGCCAACAATATCTTGAATGACATAGCAATCGCGCTCAAAATCTTCGCTGTGGTACAGGCTGATTTCGTAGTAATGTTCCGCTTTGGTAAACACTACCAGAACTTCGTTACTTTCGGCATTGATATGATCAACACATTCGAGATTAGAGAGTTGAGCCAACATGATAACTTCCTCTTGTTTTGATATGTCCATATTATCACACTAATATTCGGTGTCAAGCACTTTTCTAGCGTGATCCACCTTTTTTACACATTGAATCAATTCGCTAATCTTGTCTTTCTTGATAACAAGCGTGGTAAACTCACCACCGCTGTTCATATCAAAGATAACATCTTGCTTAGACGTTCTAACACCAAGCCTAGAGTTCTTGATCTTCATTCTGCCAACCTGTATGTTAGCTGATTTGAATCTCGACTCGGTAACAATCGAATCAGACCGTTCCATGAAACTAACGAATCGATCATGATCTACTCGATTCGGCAACTGAAACCAAACTTTCTTATTGAAATTCTCAGTTACCTCCATAACAGTCGTGTGATCTTTGATATAAAAAGAGATTGTGTAAAACTGATTTACACCTACACCGGAACAAGCAACAACTTCCTTATTACCGGCGTTTAGTCTTGAATAGAACTCTTGATCACTCACAATAGCAGCGTTGGCAGATGTTACTGCCAACGCGATTGCAAGATTACTCCAGAGATTCTTCACATTCTTCAGGCAGAACGGAATCATCACACAGCACCTCTTCCTCGTTAGTACCATTTTCAACTTGCTGATCATTACCATTTTGCATAGCATTCATAAGCATCATGGTAGTTACTACGTTAGCGGCAGTGTTGGTATGAACGGCCGCATTGCTTACAGTAACAGGACGAGATACCGGAGCACTCACGGTCATTGGACGCGATACAGTCATCGGGCGGCTAATGGTCATAGGACGACTCATACTGATAGCAGCGTGAGCAGTAGACATACCAAGAGCAAACAGAGCAATAGCGATAACAGACTTTTTCATTTGAACCCCATAAAGAATAGACATAAAAACATGATAAACATTTGAACAAGTGTTTCCACTTTCTTAACCCTCTTGATAGAAGTCTAAGAAAGTGGGGACAAGCCCCACGATTTTAATCTACTTTACGAATGCCGTATTGATAACCCAACATTTTAACTTTGTTTTCAAACTGGCAAGCTTTCTTGAAATCTTCGATTGTGATGTTGGCAGTATACGCTATCACATGACCAACTTTAGAACGAACCGGAGTAACATTCATCACTTCCATCGCAATGCGGATTTTGAAATCGGCAGTGATATCGATGTAGCGATTAGCTGGAACATTAACAGTGAATACATATTTCATAACAAGCTCCTCATCAGAAAGTGGAGTCATTATCTATGGATTACCAACAACAGTCAACAACTTTTTACCGAAAATCAGAAACTTTTGAATGATTCACGCTTTGATCTTGCTCCACGGCAGCGTTCATCTGAGAACAACCTTGCATCATTGCATACGGATTGGTATGCATCAGATTAGAGCCAATCGCAACGCCTTCCTCAAAACCAGATTGCACTTTAGCGGAATCATAGTTCGGATTCTTCTTCGCTTCTTCAATCATTCGAGTGCGGAACACGTTATAATAGGCATCGTTGCTCATACGCGCTTGAGCACACTTACTGGTAACACCCAGACCGCGACCGATGTTATATGAGAATGCTTCGGCTTCTTGCTTGGCAATGTTGGCATCGATTCGCTTTTGATCTTCTACTGCCCAAGCTTTATATTCAGCTTCTTGCTTGTTGCGGATCTCGCGCTCTTGCATATTGATTGTCAGTTGCTTGTCTTGCTCTTCCAACTGCTTTAGATACGCTACCTGTTGGTGTTGAGCGTCGATATCGTACTGGTCAGACGGCATAGAAGCGCAACCAGTCAGCAGAAGTCCAGCGATAAGAATCAAACGTTTCATTTTGCACCCACACAGTTGGCGAAACTACGGAAATTCACGTTATCAAGTTCTACCATAACGCGATCATTTTTCAACACAACATCTTGACCAGATTTGCTCGCGATCTCTTCTTTGCTCATTTCAAAGAATACATGAGTCGGATCAACTGGATTAAACGGGTCAGTACCGTAATCGGTAACAGCTACACCAGATTTTGCGCCAACAGTTGCATACGAAATCAGGGTACGGCTTTCTTTGTCGTGTTTAACGAAAGTCTGGCACTCGATATGAGCAGCATTGGCACTCATAGAAAACAAAGCAAGGATAATCAATTTTTTCATTTTGTTTCGCGACCCACTAACGATAGCTCTAAGAATGCCCCCATTCACCTAGCACAAACGTTTAATAAGTTAAAAGTTAGTGTAAGAAAAGAGCTACCGTTAGTGGGTCCCGCCTCCCACTATTAGTTCAGATAAGTCGTTGCAGTTGATACACAATCAGCAACCATGGAACTCATGTCTTTGATATCAACAGCATAGCCACCGACCAAAGATGTATCGTCTTGAACACCAATGTAAACTTCTTTGGTAGCGTATTTTTCGACGCTTACAGTTACACCGTTGGAAGATTTGTATTCGTGCTGATAGAATTCATCATCTACGAGTTCAGCAACATCACCATCGGCAACGAGTTTGATTTGACGCGCAAACTCAACGGCAGTATCTTTGCTCATCGCAGCGAACATTGGACCCATTGCTTGTTGACCTTCCAGCATGTAGCCGATCATGACAACGGTGTTTGATTTCAGATTCACACCGACACCAATTTGTTCTGGACCAACTTCACCTTGAAAGTCGATGGTACAAACGTTGGCACTATGTTTTGCTGTCAGTTGTGCTTGAACTTCGTCCATAGTCAGTTGGGTGAAGTTTTCGGCGGGAGCGGCATTCGCGATTGCGGAGAAGCCGAACATCAGTGCAAGTAAAGTCTTTTTCATGATTTAATCTCTTTGTTGATTCATTATGGAACTATGGTAATTTGTTTCGCGACTTCTGTCAACGTGTTTTTGAATGTTTTTGCTTGTTCTAGTTGAGATTCACCAAACACCTGAACGATCTGCCACTTATAGATGTTATCGAAATCGGAAGTCTCATGAGAATAAACACTTTGCAGAACTACCCAACAATCGGTGTATGCATAATTCGGTGAACCCCAAGTAACGCCTTTGTACACTCGTTTAGTAGCGAATGCAACGGCATACGCACCGCGTGGAACTGGACCATCAAACGTGCTATCATTCATTTCATAGTTTTCATTTCGGAAAACATACATCATAATCATTCCTCAAATGTCAGTAGCGTGATAACTCGGTCATCTTGGCGAATGATCCGAACATCGTCGGGTGGATTTTTAACGTAGTTTCTGATTTCGTTTTGTAACTTATCAGTGAACATCCCATGACGATTCGCCCATCTGATCTTCATCATATCGCTATCGGTGATAGGATACAAGCCGTATTCCAGTTTAATCTGTTCTTCGTCGAATCTGTAGTTTCGAATTCGCTCCATGTACCGAACAAGAAAATGATCCGATAGATTCAAGCAACCAACTGTTCGCCATGTGTTATAACAAAAGTTGTCTTGAATTCTACCATTAGCCCAATCACCCGGCAAGACAGTTCGTTCCACGCTGTTCAGAATGCGGTGGCTTTCTGCGATGCAATCATTAATTCGTTGAATTTCTTGATTGATTTTCAGAACTTTTGCCGGGCGCACTCTCCGAAGTCTACGCCCTTGCATACTCATTTCCCCAGATAAAAATCAATTGCCTTGTGTGGGTCAACAAAGATTTTGATGCCTTTGTCCGATACATCACATTCATTGCCGTTGTCTGTTCTTTTGAAACTATGCCGAGTTTCGGTATGATCGCAATACCAAGTCTTATCGTCGATCTCTCGCGTTTCTCTAGTGTTGTTACTATACACTTTATGATCTCGGATTTCAATCGGCATTTGTCTGATTTCGTTATGATAGAACACCGCGTACTTTAGTTCTACATTCGAATCCATATGAAGCAAAACGGATTCATACTTAGTCAACTCCATGTTATTGAGTCGATTCACATATGCCATCGCCTCATGTTCGGTGTTAAAAACGCGATTGACGTTATACGGCTCATAATGAGCTCCTTCCATCGTGACATTGAAATCACCATAGAATATCTCCCGAAATCTACCGGTGCCGGTCAGTTGAATAGTAGTCTTTCGGTCATGAATCGCAACAACTTTGCCAGACACACAAGACGCGGTCAATCGGTCATTCTGCCTCATTACAGAGACGACATACAATATCTTTTCATACTGAATTTGTGATTTCTTTGTAACTAACATGATGATTTCCTCTTGTTTTTGACAATAGGCACTCACCAGAATGCCTATCAGCAACACTTAGATCAGATCTTTCAGTTTAACGACAGTTGGAACATATACCTTGGCGCTGAACATTTCCTGTTCAATCATATGAGTTTTAAGCTCATTTTTTGACATTTCTACCTGTTTGCCATTGAAAATCAAAGTGTATTTGTCGGAAGAAACATCAATCGATTTGTTTTCTGTCTTAACAGAACCTAGGATTTCCGGATAAGGGAAGGATGGACGAGTTTCGATCATTTTAAACTTGTCCAAGTTTGGAATAGACATATCACTAATAGTACAAATGTCGAAGATCTCGGTGCAATTACTTTCCGCAACATGAACCAAACGACAGGAGCCAGATTTTGCTTTAACTCGCTGGTATTTTCCGTTATCATCCATATACCATGCTTCGATCTGATAACGGGAGTGGTATTTTACTTTTCCTTGATACACACTTTTGGAGTGATCTCGCTCTACAACTTTGCCAAAGATTCCCTCAAATGTGCCGCTAGTAGTGCCGATGATATCACCGATGGAAAACTTGTGTTCTGGCTTGATGTTTTGCATTTTCATTCTCTCTTTTTCAGTTGATTTGATTGTTTCGATGTAGCTATATTAACAGGATGATTTTGTCTGTCAACGCTTTTCGACAATGGACACTAATTAAAGTGCCCATTAGCAAATTACGCAGTAACGAAATCGGCGATGATACGCGGATTAGCAATGTGGCCACTCAGTTTCCACAGAGATACAGTTTCTGCCGGATTCTTGATCTTGTGTTCACGCGCTACTTCCATAGCCTGCTTGTCAGTCATCGGGTTCATGAACACGCTTTGACCGTCTGCTTTGGTAATCTGAACAATAGAAGTCAGTTTGCCTTGTTTCACGCCAACACCAATATCACTCATGATCTTTTTGGCTTCGGTTTCGGTAATCTCGTCCAGGGACTTTACACTCAGATAAACACGCTTGCCGTCGATTCGCAGAACACCGGAACAAACACCGTCACGCCAGGTATAGTCTTCCATCTTGGCAACAGCGCCATGATGTTTGGATTTTTCGTTGTTAACACGTACCATACCACGATAAGATTGTTTTACAGCCATTTTTCACCTCAGATAAATTTGAATGTTTGCAGTGCTTCCGGACTCAGATGCACTACCATGTCTTTTTCGATACACAATTTCGAATACAGGTCCAGTTTATCAGCTTTCACCAGTATGTCAATGATTTTATCGAACTTTTCTTTTGCTTCCCAATCGCCATCAGCAACGATTGTAAATTCAGCAGTAGCAACAACGAACTCTCCTTCAATACCACGCGCTTTTGTCAAGCTGTAGGCATAGAAATCAAAGCTTTCGCGCTTTACGACTGCGGCATATTTTCGAACTTCCTCAATGTTGTGCATTACAGCATCAAGCGGGAACATGGTATTGAAATTGTATTTCCACTTGCCATGATAGTCGAATGCACCACAATGACGTTGAAGATCAGTAAACAGGCTTTCATGTGAATCTTCGTACATCGGGCGATGTGCGCGATGATTCCAACCACAATGACTATGACCCATTTTACCAGCTTGTCGGCAGTTCACACGCTCCAGATCATCTTGCATCGGTTTGCGTCCAGTGAACTTTTTAAACCGTTTGGCATCCATTTCAGTTTTAAGGCGCATTACATGTCCTCCAGAATAACAATCTCACGATCTTTCGGGTTAGGTTCTATATCAAAGAACGACATAACACCGTCTTTGCGAACTGTGATATAACCAAGATGGCGGTCGCATTGCTCGATTGTATATCCTTTGCTTTCAAGAAACATAATTGCTTCACTGCTTGCGTGAGTACGACCACAACCAGTCCAGTCAATCACAGCGGCTTTAGCACCAGCATTAGTAGAAACAAACAGAGCGTTGCGAATGTTATGCGGATTAAACATGATGATTTCCTCTTGTTTTGATGTGACTCATTATACAGTAACGAGCCACTCCGTCAATCACTTTTTCAATACTTTTGGATCAAAATGCCAGTACCGATATGTCTTGCTACCATGAACAAAGCGTTGGAACACGATACCATGGGTTTTGCGCATATGCTCGATGTTTTCATCCGACTGATTGAACACAAAACGGACATCACGCTCCCAAGTCTCGCGCCAGCGAGTTTTAGACAATTCGTTGGTCTTGTCGTCCTTACGATTATACATGTCCATGTGAGCGTTGAAATCGTCATTATCTCGCAGCAGATCAACAATATCATTATTGCTGAATTTCACATACGGAACGGATTGCATCTGCGGAATACCAAACTTGATCACTGCCGCTTTGATACTCAGTTTCATTTTGCGGTCTCCACCAGAACTTTCATACCAGCTGGGACAGTCACGACAAGACAATCGCGGAACATACGAGTAGTAAACTCGGGTTTCTTTTCTTGTGTCTTTTCAGGCAGATTACTTTCTGCTTTCTTCACTGCTTCCGCAAAGTCGTTCAGATCTTGCGGCTTCTCTTCGCGTTTGCTAACCCATGCTTTGCCGTCATGATGAATGTTATGGCGAGCATACATCTTGATCGCAATCGGGCTAGATGATTTCAGCAGATCGCGAATGATTGCATGCCAGCGTGGGCGCTTGTCTACTTGCTTGCCATTAGCACCGGTTGGAACTTGCAGCAGAGCACGATTGCGACGCAGGTAATCTACAAAAGATTTGTTCCGTTCGAGTTCATCGATCAGAATCTTCGGCGTAACAGCTCGATGTTGTACCATAGACAGAAACACGATGTTGGCGAATTTCTTGATCTCGGTACGAACGATAGTCGGAATAGACGGATGTTTGCTCATTTTTAACCTCTTAGTTAGAGTTCAGGTGTTCTTTCAAAACTCGGATGTGTTCAGGACTCAAGCCACGAAGTTGCTTTTTTGCCTCTTCCAACAGATTATAATCCCGATTATGGTGTTCGTCAACAACAACGCGATAAGATTCACTAAAAGAAGATTTGGTGACTTTCACGCCTTTTGCTTCGTTCAAATGGTCAGCCCTCAGAACTTCAACCGGTTGAAAGTTATATCCGTAGTATGGATTCTTTCCCTGCAAAAGTAGGAGACTTACAATCTTTTTGATTTCACCAGAGTAAACACCAAGATGACGAATCGAGCGACCTTCACAATCGCCTTCAGTCGTTACGCTATAAGTTGCCATGATTTGCCTCAGATTTTGAATTTAACGATTTCGGACCCATGAACTACGATTACAGTTTGACGCTTGCGCCAGAACTGATACCACTTTACCTTTACATACTCGGCCATCTGCATCACTTGTTCAACAGAAGCAGATGTAACGGAGATTTCGCCGTTCGGCAGAGTCATCATAACTTGGTCATTCACGATTTGCAGATTCATAATCATTTCCTCAGGGTAGTTGATTCATCAAACTTGACAAAGCTTCGGCATACGCTAGGCCAAATCCCATCATCATTATAAAGAATGCGATTTTCATTTCTTTATCCGGTTGTCTTGATGTGGACATCTTATCAGGATGTCCATACATGTCAATCAAATTAGAAAATAACTTTTAGTTGTTCGATGTAAAGATCAAGTTCGTCAGTATCATGTTCGCCGTCAGTAGCACAGATAACAGTCGATTTGATGTGCGTTACCTGCTCTTCCCAAGTGAACCGAGCTTCGGATTTAGAATTCTTGATCTTGTTCCGAGTCGTATTCAACAGTTGCAGATTGTTCGGAGTAAATGCAACCTGTTGATTGTCATATACACTGGTAGCGTGATCTACATCAAAATAAGTTCCGCCACACAATGAGTTGATACGCTTTGAAATTGCCCAGAAATCATAGTACCGGATTTGATCTCGTTTACAAAGCTTTCCAACATATTCTTTTTCTGCCATTTTTCGGCTGATTGTCTGCTTAGACAGACCGGAATAATCGTCTGGAGTTTCCTGTTCAACATCTAGCGCCTGATCTTCTTCTACCTCAACTTCATCTTCCAAATCGGATTGATCTTTCAGATAAAATCGACGTATTCCGTCTTCTCCGACTTCAAGATCAACATGATTTTTGGAAGAAGGATAATTATGCAGTCGATCATATACATAATACACAAAGTTTCTGGCTTTCTCTTCGCTGCCCTGCTTCTTAACAGTTGCATCGAATGATTCTTGATTACTTTCAATCGCATAGTTAGCAATTTCAAGTCCAGTTGATCCATTTCCAACGGATTTTATTGCATCGACGATCAGATTTACGTTTGTCATTGCCAGAACTTTACGCATGATATTTTTCTCAATTTGTGTTTCGATGTGGTTATATTAACAGAACTAGATTTCGATGCAAGCACTTTCTGGAAAATAAAACCCGCCGAAGCGGGTTTAGTCTTTCTTGGATGCCAACATTGCTGCCATCAGCATTTCGTGGCGCTTTTGTTCTTCTTTCTCTTTGCGCAGATTCGGCAGAATCAGCAACAGAATGATGGAGAAAAGCGGAGTAAGGAAAATGGTGATGATTAACCAACCCAGAACAGAACGTCCGCGAGAGTTTGCCAGTACCAGTGTAACGATCAGAAACACTAGCCACCCGATTACGATTGTCATTTAATTACCTTTATGATAGTTGATAGCGTATTCTTTCAGCTCTTGATAAAAAGCCTGATATTCGATTGTGCGAATAATGTCCTTAGGACCGATGCCCTTCAAACGTCGGATATCGCTATTGGTGCGCAAGTCGCTCATTTTGATGTAAACGGAACGAATATCCAGTTTAACCCGAGCTTTGTAATCTTCTTTACTTTCACCCGGACGTTTACTCACGTTGTCAACGAGTTGAACAGCTTCGAGACTCATACCATTGGAGATCAACAGGTCTCGACCATTCTCGATATCTTCGATGATGTCGTGAGCCAGTGCAGCTTGTTTGGTAGCTTCATCGGCACATTCAGGAAGTCCTTTCAGAACTGCCAAACAATGTTCAAAATACGGGTGACCGCCTTTGTCGTTTATATCAGCGAATGCGGTTGCTACCAGGGCATACAGTTTAGCTAAAGTCATGTTCTTTCTCCAATTGTTCTAGCTCTTGAGATAACATCATATCACGCTTGGCATGATAGTCAACCTTTTCTTTCGAATATTTGATCTCTTCTACCAAATGTTTTCGATAGTCTCGAATCGCCGTACACAAGCTAGGACAATCCTTTGTCCCGTATGAGTGTTTGGCAAAGCCGTCAACACAGAATGTCCAGTTCAAACACGATATTGATTTGTCGGTATCACAAATTGAATACCGACCGTTTTGATGGATTATCATAGATCACCAGTAAATTTGGCCAGCCAGTTTGGCAGCAGCCACGTTTTTGAACTTAGCCTCTACCATGATATCCCAACTGCGAATATAGGTAGATAGAACTTCTTCGATTGCGTATTCGGTAATCATATCGCTATGAGCGCACAGATCACGGAAATTGTCGGTACCGCGAGATTGCGAAACATGCATCTTGGCGCGACACTTACGGCCAATCCAAGTACCAAGAATTCGATGTGCCAGCGGATCAGTACCACGCAGCAGAATACCGCCATCGGTCTTGTTGCAACGGTGATGATGAATATCAAACACCAATGGGAATCCGTATTTCTCACAGACTTCCAGTGTCCGAGTCAAAGTGCCAGTCTTTTCGTCGTTCTCGAAAGTCAGATAAGATTTCAGATGATCGCTCATACGTTCAACCGGAATAATATCAGTCTTGCCGTTAAGATGGATATTAATGATGCCTTCACCCATTGGAACAAGTAGATGTTTCAGGATGAAAGTATGCATTTCAAGATCAATCAAAGCAGCGTCAACAACTTCCGGCTTGTCACTGTTTACAACAGTATACTGGGACGGATGCATGGACAACCGAATGCCATATCTTTGAGCAACATCACCGATCAGTGCCAGTTTGTATGTGATGCGTTTATTCAGATCCTCATACAGCTTGCCATATTTCGGGTGGGTGAACAACGGCAACAGATCGGATGTAACACGCAACATACGACGATTTTGTGGCAGTTTTGCAACACGCAGAACAAGATTTTCCAGCGCCTGCAAATTATCATTGACTTTATCAGCCAGCTTTTTCTTTGCGGCGATCTCGTTCAGCTTGTCCATATCACATACGCGAACGGTACCGAACTTGGTATCTTTGAATTGCTTGAATTCGCCATTTATCACTTCACCCATTTGACACGCAAAACCGATCATGATTTATTCCTCAATTGATTAAGTGCGACCATTATAGATCGCACTGATTTGGATTACAAGCTTTTTAGAACTCCGGGTTCATTTTGCTGTGAGTACCAGCAACAAGAGCAAATGTCTTGAAGTACAACCACTGACCGGTAAGCTTTTTGCGCCAGAACACGCGGCCGTCAGAAGTCTTGATAGTTTTCAGACTATCAGAGATTTTCACGATGGTGCCACACGGGTAGTAATCACCGTTGAAAGTCATGCTGACTTCATCACCGACTTTAGGCATTTCGATTACATCAAAGCGCGGGCTTACCCATTCGCCTTTGTCGATTGCCAGAAGATTGCGACCTTCGAATTCATCGACAACAGCTTGAGCATTCTCCAGTGATTTGAAGTCCCAGCGAGAAACGATGTAGTGTGTACGGTCAGATTCGCGGGCAGCCATGGCTGTTTTGATGTCGGTGTAGATTTCTTTGGTGTTCAGGTTGAAGTGCAGCATGATGTATTCCTCAGAGTTTTAGTTGAGATTGTTTCGTCTTGATGTGGCTATAGTATCAATAGCCACATCAGCGGTCAACTACTTTTTACAGATAGAAACGAATTTTTTCATATCATCGGCAACAAAAACGTAATCGCGCATAAAGATTGCAACCTTTACCATGTTGCCAGATTTGATTGAGTCAACTACCGTTTCCTTTGGATACGTTTCGTACATATAAACATCAAATGTACCAACTTGGAATTTAGTTGCCCTACGAGTAAGTAATTTCCCACCATCATATGATGAAACCGTAGCTTCTGCGACAGGAACAGGAGTCAGTGAATCTCCGTCATCCGCATAATATTTTTGCAGAGGAGAGTCGGTAAAAATAGATGCGGCAACGCTATCATTTACCGAATTACAAACGAGCTTGATCTTGGCGGAATGAATAAAATCGTTATTAACATGACTATAAAATGATTTTTCATATGAATAATCAGTTTCAGAATAAGCAGTTTTAATTACATCAATCCCACCGATACGCTCTTGTGTAACAGTAGCGCAACCGGTGGACAGAGCAGCAAGAGCGATAACAACAACTGACATAAACTTTTTCATTTTTGTTTCCTTAATTAATAATCTTTTTGATTCCGACCGGCACATCTTACCATTTCTGTATAAACACGAATGCTTTTTTCATATGGGTCATCCACGTTTTCCATATCGCGATAGAAATCTTTATGATTTCGATTTTCGCGGATATATCTCCCGAGATAGCAACTGATTCCGGTCAGATAAGTGCGCATGGATTGAGTGTTCAACATATCAGTCGGGATAGTCTGTAGGAGTTCCTTCAAATCGTTGAAACGTTCTACCACTTTTTGGTATTGTTCGTCAAATTTATCAAACTCAGATAGACCGATCCGAAGTCGATTCATAATTCGAAGATCAAACGCAAGTTCGCGAGTTAGTACGCCAAACTTACTTGCAAAATCAGGATTCATTTGATCTCCCTTTTATGATTTTCATTTCCATTTCCGCACAAGCAGCGTTATAAAAATCGCGCTTGGCTTGTGCCACCTCAGGAACAACTACGTTCATTCGATGCATATACAGATCATCAAGTCGATTAAGAAGCTTGACACCATCGCGGGACAACTTACCATTAACAGTTTGTGCCTGCTTCTCGATCTCGATTGCTCGAATACATTCCAACTGATAATCAGCCGACATTTGTCGTTCTTTCAGTCGCTTGTATACTTCCATAATATCAATTTGCATTTTTCAATCCTATGTACCAGAGTTTACCGACACTGGTATGTTGATACTTTTCTTTGTCCCACATACGACGTCGAACGGCAGTTGTGTGTGCATTATCACCGCTCGTTTTATCTAGCCAGCGCATCATGATACGGAAACAAAGTCCCACGTCCAGTCTGAATTCACAAGCCATTTCGTCGTACAGCTTATCGTTGACATAAAGCCGACAATGATACTTGTTGTTGATCCTTGTCAGCTTAGTCTCGGTCTTTAGTTCGCTCAAATAAGACGCTCCCCAGTTACAACAGTCTTGCCACTTGAATAGTAGCCATACTGTTTCCACTTTCTCATATTGCCAATCATGATGTTCTTTGCCGCTTGTTCCGCTTTCTCCGCAGTATCATAAGAAACAGTATAATCAACACGGGAAACACCTACAGCAGATACGAACGGATAAAATTTCATGATTAGCTCCTCGGATTTGATAAAGTGATTGTATCAGAGTCCATCGTCATCAAGCAAGCATTATTTGATGATGAATTCGATTACCGGATTGGTGATGATCTGATAGACACCAACGGTTGACAGACTAAACAAAAACATCTTAACGACGCAGTTCCCAAATCCGTTGGAGCTCCACATCAGAGTAAGAACACCAAGAACAAAAACACTCACAAGCATATAGATAGTCAACATAATTCATTTCCTTTAGTTAGTTTCGATGTAGCTATATTATCAGGTTCATATCCGGTGTCAACAAAAAAGGCACCCGAAGGTGCCTTTATTTTTACGCTTGTTCGTCGCTACGTGCGCGAGCTTCATCAAACAGTGCTTTGGTATAGCTATGAGAGCAAACACCGTCCATCAGATAGGTAACAAACTCGTTACTGTGCTCATACTGGGCATATTGCGGGTCAAGAACGTTAACAGTCTTGTATTGACCGTCGATCTTGATCAGACGCATACGACCGGCTTTAGAAGCTTTCCATGCAGCGTCTTTCGGATTCTTACGAACACCACGCCATTTGCCGTTTACGCGAATCGCAGAGCATTTGTAAGCCCATTTCTGAGTGTCACGGTCGCATTTCTGCAACAGACCACCACCCATACCGAAAGCTACGTTTTCAACACTATAACCCAGCTCTTTGATGAACTTCAAGCAGGCTTCGATATCCTTATCGGAACTCAGGCCGTCACCTTGGATTACGCGGTAGCTACCATGCAGAACTTTATAGCCTTTGCTGTTCACAGTGAAACCAACGTTTTTCGCGATAGTCTCCAGGGCATACCCGATATTATCGAACATGTCACCAGAGTCAGGACGAATCACACAAGTACCGCCACGTGCCAGAATCTCTTTCTTGAACTCACCGGTAGTCAGACGATCAACGGCAGATTTGTAGTCGATAGAGTCGGCAACAATCGCATACACACCGTCACCCCATTGGCGAATGCTGTTCCAGAATGCTTCATCTTCCTGTTCAGGAGTCAGCAAACCTTCATCACCATAGCAAATGGTAGTGCTGTGCTCACGCGCTGGGATACTGATACCAACAGCGATATCATGAGCCAGATTGTAGATGTCTTGTGCCATAATCAGAGCTTCAACGGTATCAGTACCGATAAAGTTGATCAGATGCGCCAGACCACCCAGTTTTGCTGCTTGCTCACAAGTCGCACCACGAGCACCGAAGTCGTGCAGGCGAGTTTTCAGAACGAAATCAAAGTCGGCACCGGTCAGATCTGAGGTTTCTTTCAGATACTTTTTCACCAGCTTCTTGATTTTGAAACTCAGAGTAGCAACAGAACTCGGATACCAGTGACCACGCAACACGAAAGTTTCGAGGTGTCCACCAACACTGAATTCAGGGCCGAAAGTTTCAACAACCATAGTTGCATTACGACCGGGGATAACTTGTCCGTCTTTTACACCGTACATATTAACCGGCAGCTTACCACCACGTTCAGTTGCAATTTTCATCCACATATCATAAGCGAATACATCGCGTCCGAAGTGTGATTTGAAAAGCATGTTAGCGCGAGTTACGTCGGCGACGGTAATGCCCTGCTCCAGGACACGCGCAACAAAGTGAAGACCAGACAACATCACATCATCATCAACACGCGGCTCGGCATAGAAGCTTGCAGCGTCGGTGCCTTGCGGGAATTGCCAAGGATGGGTGATTTTGTAAGAGTCGGTGGATGCACACAGATTAGATTTAAATACGTTCATTTGAAGGCTCCCTTCATTGATTGATTGTGTTTTGGTTTGTGATTTCTTATCACAAAAAGATTGTCTCATATCTTTAGACACAAAACAAGCTTTTTGTGAGGGGTATTTTCTACCCCTTCACGTTATCAGAATACCAGTGCAGCGCCCAGAACTGCGGAGTTATCATAACCAACACCAGTGGTGACGGTATGACGCATCTTAACATAAGGCTGAATCATGTGACCGGTGAAAGTCAGGGCAACTTCATGCTCGTTTTCGGTAGCCATACCCAGATCGAAATCGGTACGCTCATGGAAACCCTTGCGAGTGTAGTTGTAACCAACGGTCATTTCGGGATGCAGATCATAACTAACGCCTGCTTTCACTTTGCTGTAGTCTTGACCTTCGTTCATGAAGCTATAACCGGCACCGGCGTAGGTATACAGTTGAGCGAACGGCATATATTCAACAATGCCCTGAACGTAGGTTTCGTGATCGGTGTTGTCGCCTTCGAAGATGCCGTATTCGACACTCGGAACAAAGGTGAAATCATCGGACACTTGCAGACTCTTACCCAGTACGCCAGCAGTGTGCTTGTTGGTTTCGTGCTTCACTTCCATGAAGTAGTCAGCAGGAAGAGCGATACCCATACCGTATTCAGTTACGTCGGTATTAGTATTGCGCTCGATGTAGACTTTTTCAAGTTGTATCTGAGCCAGAGTTTCGGTCATTTCGGACGCTTCTACGCGCTGAGTACAGCCAAAAGCGGCAGCAGCCACAGCCAGACCAACGATTACAGTGTGAATAAAGTTTTTAGACATCAAGGTATTACCTCTTAGTTGATGGAGAATAAAGCACCAACAAGTATCAGCATTATGATTAAGATCTTGTTGTCGCCATGTTTACTTAACGTTTCCAGTATACGACGCTCGATTGCGACTGTCAACAACTTTTTTGCGATTGCTAACGGTATTACGAGAAACGTTAAGGCTAGGAACTTATGTTGATTATACATTAGCTCCAGAAGATTGCAAACACTATCGTACAAATCCATATCGTTACTATAGTTGATGGTCGATGAAGAAAATCAAACCAATCGTCCTTACAGTAACTCCGTCATATAGCGGCTATACGCGATTGTATAGTCCGAGCCAAAGCCGGTGATATCTTCCCATTCTTGCTGCGGGTCTATCTTAATGATAAACCCATAGCCGAGAAACGGAATTTCGTGATTAGTTGCGACACCGACAACGGTACATTTAAACTTTTGAACGTTGCCGACTTTACCAGAGACGAGTTCAACCTCAACCCGATCTCCATTTTCAAACGGATACATCGAATAATCCTTGTTGTTTTGCTTGCTCGAATAGCGGGTGATTGTCTGCTATCGAGATATCTAGAGCTTTTATGATAAGACTAATGTCTTCCAGTGTCAACTCTTTTTTCACGATTTTATGTGTTTTCGGGATATAGATAGATCCTGTCAGACTATTTCCACCACGATGGTACCAGTTTTCTCGTTGTTCGATCAATTCGTGTTGATGGAGTGCATCCTGACTCATTTATTGATTTCCTCCACGTATACTTCGTAAAGGAAATTATCCCAGAATTCCTTGTCCACGAACTCGCGCATACCATTTTTCTTGGCAATAACGATTTCGGCTTCCACATCATTCATAAGCTGTTCAAGATACGGATTAACTTCGTCTACCAGACTACGCTTTCCTAGCTTGATGTCAAGAATAAATTCACGATGTTTCAGCGGGAATTCCAGATCGCCAGTTCGATAGATTTCAAGCAGTTGCTCGCCACCACGGACGGCATGAGACAGTGCTTTCCAGTCAACGCCGACTTCCTCTTTGGCTTTCTTGGCACGATCACCGTATTCTTCCCAGATCTTGGTGATCTGTTGTTCAAACTCGGTGAACTTGATGCCATATAGATACTTGCGTCCCAGCACTTCATAGAAGCTAACAAGCTCGCCCGTTCGAGAGATCTCCGCACCGGGGAACGTGAATTCGTCGGTAGGAAGCCGTCCAACGAAGCTGGACAGACGGTAGCCACGTTCGTCTTGTGGTACTGCTTTGACTACTGCCATAACTCGTTCCAGAGCGGCCAAGCGCGTACCTTTGACACCATACTTGGTAGCTTGTTTGCGGCAGTAACCCAAGAAAGCGTCCATTTTCGTAGTGTAGAACATCGAACGATTTTGCTGGATGTATTCCCAGTGTTTGGAAGTCATCAGCAGTTGGTTACTATGCAACATATCAATGCACATAGTTTCGCCTTTGCTGGCAAGACGTAGGAACTGACGCAAAGACATCATTTCGGTATCAACATCATCAACGGTATTTTTACCCTTGCCGCCAGTCGATTCGTTATAGACTTCACGCCCACCCAATACGATCTCGCGAGCAGTCGGGATAAAGATACCTTTATAATCTCGATCCGACGTCGGTGTACTCAGCCCGTATAAATGCGAGCCGAACACGGTTTTCATTAGAGTTTTCATTCAGTTTCCTTAAAGAAGTCAACAGATTTTGTGATGGTACTTGAATTTTCTTTGAAATAATCAACTACCATTTGCTCGTTTCTGCCAAGATAGTACATAAACGTTTTAGCCATACTAATGGTCATTGGTCCAGTAGTTCGATGCCATCCGATAAACACAAATTGTTTTCCTTGTTCCTGAATTTGAATTCCATACCGAAGTAGATTCTTGTTCAGAGTCGGCAGCTTACTCAAGAACTTGTCGTGATCTAACCAGGTCATGATCTTAACGTAGATAACACGACACACGATCAAAAACACAAAAAGAATCACAACTTCTTTCACACCAATTTCAATAACGTCCATTATTGCATCGCCTTTTGTTGATAGAGTTCAGCCAAATTTTTGTTCAGTCGTTCGATTGCTTGATCCAAAGTTTCGGCATTAGGATCATAGTTATCGGCAGTTGAATCGTAATGTGAGGTCGATTTGCCGTTAGATACATCCCAATGAGTGGAAGTAGTCTCTGGACAACGAGTTACATATAGATTTTGCTGTTTTTCCGACCGCATGTAAAACACTTTACAGCCAGCCAATTCGCTAGGCATTTGATAGCCGCCGGTTGTTTCATAGGTTACAGTATCGCATCCCATCAGAGCGAATGCAAGAGCAATTGCAGCAAACTTTTTCATATTTCTAGCCACTCCAGTACAGGTAAAATTGCTTTAAATACCATGATCATGAAGTCATTGCTCCCGATCATGGCATATATTAACACGTTAAGCGAGATTAGCAACCACCAGATTGCATTTAATCCTTTCGCCACCATATGTCTTCGTCTCTCATGTCAATTGATGATTTAGAGTTTATCACAACGGAACGAGGAGTTACAAGTGGTTTATCCATTATTTTTGTTTCGATAGTCGCATAAACAGGGATATATTTCTCGCTGAAATCGTGTCCCTGTAACATCTTTTCGAAGTTACACAAAACGCCCTCCTTAGAGGGCGCACTAATGTCCTGATATCTACTTGACATTAAACTGCCTGTACAGATACTTGCCAAAGATCAGTTTGTAAACATCTTTGGATTTCTCCGCTTGTTGTAGAATGTCGTAAAATACGGGAATACTCAGTACACGGGTTTGCTTTCCGTCTGAACTAACGAAATCATATCCGTGAGTGGTATCAGTCGGCACTTTTGGAGTTCCGTAGTAATCATAGAGTCGAATGGTGATTCCCTTCTTTTGGAAAGCATCAACGATTTCATTGAAATGTTGTTTTATCCAAATGCGCTGATTTTTTGCGTCATTCTTGCGACGTTTTTTGATTACGTCTATTGCCCAAATGATCAGGACTAAGATTGCAATAAAAATAGTGGTCATCATCGCAGCGGCATAAGCCATTTTATTACCTCACAGTGAATAGATCAGATATAACCGGTTTATCGGACAGAGAAACGGTGTGTTCCTCGAACTTTTCTCCGTATTCGCATTTTCGCCAGAACAGCATTACCTCAGACGGATAGAGATCTCGACTGATTCTTTCGCCATTGGTAAACACGAAACGGACTTTGTGTATCTTTTTGAGCTGAACTCCATGTTTCATAAGATTGTGTTGGATGATATCCCAACTCTTTCTGATACGACGATAGGAGACAAACTCAACGATAGCGCACATTAAGAGAGTTGCAGCAAGAATAACTGCCGCAACGATTCCCATGATATCGATTGAAGTCATTATACCTCTAGTTTGTAACAGTCAATAAACGCCTGTGCATTTTTGTTAACAAAGTCCACGATCTTGTCACAAGCCAACTCACGGGACTTTTGTTTCCGCAGAACCGGAAACTTAACACCAGATTTCCACTTGCAATCACCACAAAGAGATTCGAACTTGGTTTCACCAGCGTGGAGCATGAAATGAGCCCAACGATTGTTGAAAAACTCAAGATCAGAACAACCAATCTTCGCGCCAACCATGATCACTTCCATTGTCTCTTCGCCGAGAGATTTGCGAGACTTAACGCGCACATATTCTACCAGACGCGAGTCAATCTTGGACTTTACTTGTTCTACCAGTGCTTGATTCATGATGTTCTCCTTACGCTGCTTTCTTCGGGTTGTTGTAAACGTAGGTTTTGCGACGTTGTACTTTACCAGCGAACTGGGTTTCGAGTTTAGCAGCGACTTGATCGCGAATCATTTCCACAGTCTTGTCGATGTAACGACCAACAGTACGAGGAGAAACTTTCAGCTCGCGAGCTACCTGGGCTTTGGTTTTCTTAGCAGCAGTTACGGCAAAGTAGGCTTTGATTTCGATGTTGTTCATGATGTTTTCCTCAGAGTGATTGCTTCGTTTCAATGAGGCCATTATTACATGGCCTCCAGTTCATGTCAAACTTATTTTTGAACTTTTTTCTGTTGCTTCTGGATTTCTTTCCAGACTTGCTTTTGCAGCTTTTCGCGGCAGCCATTCTTGTTCATCAGATAATCATTGGTAATTTTCTGTTGAGCGTGAAACCAATGTGCAACCGCTTCACTCAGAATAACACGCTGTTCAGCTTCCGACATCTGCTTGAACTTCTCGATTCCGAAGTATTTGATACGAGACACAACACCATTTGCCATACGTTCCAGCGCGTCGCGATTCACATTGAACTGTTTTGCGATTGCGTCGAACTGTGCTTGAATTGCCATATCCATGATGTTTTCCTCAGTGTTTCGTTGTTTCGATGTGGACATCATAACAGGCTGATTTTTGATGTCAACAAAAAAGGCACCCGAAGGTGCCTTTTATTTTTAAAGCTGTTCAGTGAGTTTCAGATAATCTTTCAACTCTTTGCCTTTCAGCTTCTTACATGCTGAATACTCGCGGTATTCTGTGCGCTTGGCAGGGATGTAGACACGAACGTATCCGTCATCCTCGTTGCCGCCTTCGATCTTGATTCCCGCAGGGAAATCAACTTTCTTGGGTTCCACGTACTCAAGACGACCGTTCTTCCATCTTGGCAATTCGCCATCACGGAAAGAATAAACGATGTAATCTTGAACACTAGAACGCTTGGCTTCGGTAAGCATTTCACCGAACTTCATTGTTTTACTTTCTTCCAACGTTCCCTTCATTTCTGCTTGATACGCTTTGAACTTGTCGTGGCGGTTTAGCTCGACTTCATAGCATTTTAGAATTCGCAGTTGTTTTTCTGGATTAAACACTGCCCATTCCGGACTGATTACGTTTGATTTTGATGTTGCGTTAGGCACACCAGCAGAACGATAATCTTTAATAGGCTGACCCAGAATAGATTCCATTTCGAAAACATATCCCTTTGTTCCAGCTTGACGTCCATAACCGGAGTTACCAACGTACTGCAAGATCTTATCAATCTTGTTACTAAAGTAAATACCGTCACCTAGCATACGTCCAACAACAGATGCATCCTTACTAGGAATGATCTTAAAGCCGTAGCGTAAAATCATGTTAGCAGCGATACCACCAGTTCCGTGAAAACATGGAACAACTTGCTCAAGTTTACCAGCGTCGATTTGCTCTTGCATGAACTTTTTGAATTCACCGTCAGGGAAACTCACGGTCATACTACGCAGAATTAGCGGATAAACATTGCCGTGTTTACCAGCGTAATAGTTGTCGATCAAATGCTTACCAATCAGGTATTTCTGTTCGTTGGTAATATTGTCGTTCGTCGCTTTAACTTTCGGAACAACACCGTCACCCTTCGCAGCTTCTGCCTCTACTCGCTTGATATAATCGGTGAATTTCTCATTCTTACCGAGTTTGAGCTTCGCTTGTTTCACCAACTCAGTTGGGTTAATCTCGTTAAACTCAAACATCTGTTTAACACGACGACGATCAAGCTTATCGAACAAGTTAATTGGACCTTCAAGAACTTGTCCGTAAACAAACTTGATTGCAGCCAATTGATCACGAACTTTACCACGATAATATGTTTCCAAGTTATCAAAGAACAAGTCGGTAACAGTCGGGTCGGTTTCTACGGCGTCGGTCATAATGTCAACCAATGATTGCTGCATACCTTGTTTGTGATCGCGAACGCTAATTGATTTACCGTTCTCAGCGTTAAAGAACTTGAATCCGTTCTTAACTTCAAGCTTCATGAATTCTACAGCATCTTCTCCCTCGAAATCATAGTATTTCAAGAAAGCAGAATAAAGATTGTCAAACTTGCTTGAGGTAATACCAAGACTAGAAAGATCCAGATTTTTCCCCAATACGCTATAAGCACCTAGGAAAATCTTCTGTCTGTGTTCTGGCATTGTGCCGCGATTTGACATCAACAAAATGCGAGTCTTTCCGTATGAGTTAGGTGTACCTTGAATCTTGCTCATAACGTATTCCGCACCAGCTTTAACGTCCTTTTCACCATGAATGAAAATAGCAGACAATAATGCCCGTTCTTGTTCTTCCCATGGAACACCGGCGCTAGTGTCTTTCGTGATATAAGCGTCCAACGCATCCTTAACGCGCTGCTTCATGCTCGGTACCATGTTTACTGCCATTTCGTTTACGCGATTTGGGAAGATAACTCCGATTTCAAGAGCACGAATAACGCACTTAGCAATCATGATCACATCAGCGGTATCCATACGCTCAAGCGGAAACTCGACGGAAGTCTTGTATGCGTCATTAACTTTCAGCATGACATTTTTAAATTCTTCATCATCCAGCGCAAAAACTTTGGACCAATGTAGATTAACGAAACCGAAATCCGCATTTGTTTTGTTATCCGGATTCAACAAGAACTCCATGCCATAGCGACACATAGTTAACTTGCTTTGATCGTTCCAAGCACTCCAACGATACGGAGGATAAAAATCTTTGTACTTGTCGGTAACATAGTTAACGACTTGATCCCAACCAATCATATCAGCAAACGGACCAGTAAACAACAATTCTTTGTAACCATCAGTCAGATACGAAGAATAGGACATCATATAAACGTAAGCGGGTTTGATTACTTCCAACAGACAGTTGAAATACATTTGGCGAATCATTGGACTCATTTCACGCATATTGCCCATGATGCCGATAACAATGCTATTCCCGTTCGTTCCCTTATAGTGATTCACCATATCTTGGCCGATTTTGCCATTTGTCATTTCAAAGGCAACATCAATGCTATTGAATCCAAAGAGCCAGCAAGTCGGGTCAGTTTTCATATTACTAAACGCCATTGCCATTGTCTGATAACCGGTATATCCAATTTCATCACCGAGAATGCTATATTTTTCTTTTAATCCACGGAAGAAGGAAATGTGTTTACGCAAGAATTCAACGTTTTTCAATTCCATTGCTTCTTCAATCGCATAAACGCTATTTGAGTTATCACCAAGCATATAATGACTGATACGTTTGCCCATTTCTGAAAGCTGGGTAATAGTAGCAGAGTATCGGGTACGGTACTTGTCGTGCATTTCGGATTGCGCTTCATCGTTCAGATCGAATTCGAATCCAGTTACCATTTCGCCGTACTTACTCACAATAGGATATGCAGTTTGAGCCAACCCATATAGACCTTTCAGACCGGTACTTGTGTTAACACACTCTTCAATCTGCTTGGAAATGAATTGGAGCAATCCCGCGTCATGATCATATGTCTGATAGTCTGGTTGAACAGGAACAGCTACAGGCTCGTCCTGGACGACCGGAGCGACGTCATCGGCAACGTCATCGACATCAGGAGACGCATGGACTTGTGCCAAGTTATCGTTTTTGTCGTCGTCATCATCGTCTCCGGTATTTGATGTAACACCAGCACCAGCAGCAGTACCAACAGTTACGGTACTCACACCAGCAAGACGCGCATATTTAACATACATACTCACGGTCCACAGATCTTCACCTGCTTCTGGGAATTTTTTGATTACGCGACGCAATTCCTTGGAAGTATCAATCAGACTAATAGCACCTGTCTTAAACTTGTTCATCAGATCACGAAGCTTTGGATGCAAATTCATCAATGCGGTAGATTTAATGTTTGCTACCCAACCACGAACGATATCATCATCAACGGTGTTAATAACTCCGGCTTTGCATTTAACTAGGAAGCGGGTCATTTCGCTTACCTTAGCGTCGCTGATAAACATTTTCTTATCAGTCATTAGTTTCAGTACCAGGGAAATGTTGTTGTTATCGTCTCCGATATTCTTCAACATCAATTGGCCGTCACTCTTAAAATAACGCTCATACTTGCGCAGGCTAGATAGATGATTCATCTGGCGTGCAGCGTTGAAACTACCCAGAATACCGATGAAGTTGAACATGAACGCATTCATGATCGCGGTTTCGTCATCCACGAAAGTCGCTTTGTTTGCGGCATCATAGAGGGTATTTTCTGCCAAGAAGCGTTGGTAATCCTCTTCTTCTTGACGCTCGAATAATTGTTTGGTTGTTAACATTTATGTTCCTCATTGGTGAACTTAATTTACTGTATTTAGTGCGTCCAGCACTGCGGCGTAAGCCGCTAGATCAGAAAAGACAAAATAAAATCTCTTATAGATCTTTAATGATAATCTATTTTGTCTTCCTTAAGGTAATCAATGAGTTAGCTTCGCAGTCGCTGGCGCGACATCCTACAACTGGTCAACTATTGAACAAACAACTCGGTGCGTGAACTCGTTAACAATGCTATCGATTATATCTTGTCGTTTGATATTTTCGATCAGCCAAGGAGTAAACTCTTGATTTTTGTTCTGGACAGTTGTATATGCGCCAATCATTGATCCATAGATACTTGCGATTGTATCGCTATCTAATCCCATGTTTGCTATGAGAAAAATCCCATACTCTTTGTGTTCGAACTCTAGGAACACTCTCCAAGCGATTGTGAGTGAGTCCTTAACATAGCCAGTAGGCAAACATGAGTCTTCATCGAAATACGCTCCAAATTCGGTACGAAGCGTCCTTTTGTTTACTCCGTCGAATATCCGATGCATGATACGAACATACAACATAGAGTAATGCAAACACAACGGAACCGGATGGGTAAACTCCGTCATGTATTTAACGATACGTTCGATATCTTCTTGACTTCTGCCGTAAGTGGCAATTGCGACTGGATACATACGCATGAGCGCACCATTACCAGCTCCCTTAGTTGGGTCAGTGACCGGCTTGTTCGCGAGTATAGCATAGGCAGTACCTGTGCCAACATCAAAGCACTCGCCTGTGGAAGAAAACGCACCTTGCTCGATCCAGCGCGTCATATCACGCTTAATTGCGGGCACATTGAACTCGCCATTTTTGAAATTGCGCATAGTGATCAGCGCACAAGTGGTATCGTCTGTGAAGTTACCATACTTATTGTGAAAAACATCGCGATCTGTTTTCAGCAGATTCATGTCCACTTTGCGAAGTTTTTTCTTGCCTTTGGTGCCGAAATTGAATTCGTTGAATGCGCCAACACAATCGCCAATGATAGCAGATTGCGTGGTATTTTTGATAATGTCGATCATGATATCCTCATAAATGAAAAAGGGTCTATACTCGATAGACCCATATTGTACTTCTTTATTGATTTGAAATCAACGACGATGTGGAATAATTGATTCCAGATAGTTGTTGACATAGACAACATCACCAGCAACACGTTGCAGATTACAATCTTGTTGTTCGGTTTTGACGGAGTGGAATACAACTTGATCTTTGCTATCGTCTTTGCTGATAATTTTCAGCAGGATGTATTCTTGCGTCATCGGGTCGATCATAGGCTCGCCGCCCATTTTCAGAACTTCCAATCGAGTACCACTGTTGCGGTACAATTCGATCATGTCGCCTTCGGTGATAGCACGACCGGAAATCAGACCAGGATTGGTTACTTTTCGGGTTTTGTGTGAATAGAAGCCACCGCGTTTCACCCATCCCATAGTACCAACTTCGATACTTTCATTGGTGATACCAAAGTTAACTTTGTTGACTCGGGTAATCAGCGCGTTCCCGTTAACGATGCGCATAGAAACACGTTCGTCGCTCGCTTCCAGATTGTATACCGGTTCGACGTTGGTGCCAGTTCGCTCGATGTTCAGCAGAACATAAGAACGATCTTTGATGTCGATGGAGTCGCCCGGTTTCATGTCGATCAGTCGAACATAATTGATATCGATATTCGGCATAGCCACTTGATGTTTCAGATAATAAGCCATGATAATTCCTTAGTGTGTGATTTCGTTGATGCGGGTTTCGTAAACTTTGATCTTGCTGCGGAACAGATCCATGTTTTCTTTGTGTTCCATGATAACAGCTTGTGACAGTGCGCGTTGTGCGAATGCATGAGATTCGATCAACACATCTTTCTCAGTAGCGTAGCCACGTTTAGCGCGTTTTGCTTTCAGTTCGGCGGTAGTCATCATGATTTGTTCCTCAGTTCGTTTGATGTAGCTATATTAACAGATCTGGATTTGCTGTCAATCGATTCTAGGAATTATTTTCACATAAATCTGAAAATGTCCTCTCGCGTGACGTTCGCGATTGAAACTCTCGACAAAATCCTCGTTATCAATGCAACTCAACTCCGGACAAAGCTTGTCAAATAGCCAATAGGTATCGCTCTTGAAATCTGCGAATTCTTGGGATTCTGCTATCTTTTTTGATCTAGGATAGTAGTTGTTCAGAACGTTAAGCAGATACAGGAGACGATTCCGCAGAACTGGATGCGTAATATAGTGACGGGTTTCATATGATTTCATCTTTATCTCCAAAAAGGGCCCGAAGGCCCTTGATCAAAATTCGTTATCTTGCTCATACAGCTCAACAAAGCCGAGTCCGTGTGCATCCAGAGCGCCTTCGTCGTTCTTACGGATAAGAATAGTCTTACCTTTAGAATCACTCAAAACAACAGCATCGGGAGTGATCAACAGAACACTGCATTTCCCGTTCCGACTTTCAACTTCATCGGCGATAGAAAGAGGCTCACCAACACCGATTCGATATGCTGCTTTCTCAACAAACAGGCCGTTTGAACTTGATTTACGAGCGATTCCAAGTGGCTTCATTTGCTGACGAGTTACGCTATAAGTTTTGGAATCTTTATATACTCGGGTAATCTCTACCTCATACGCACCGAACAGTCGGAAAGTAAGTTCGGTCTTGCCGTCTTCGGATTCAGCACGATAGAATGGAGAATATACTCCAGACCCATTACTTACTCCATATCGAGTGAACATACCAAACTTGATGTTATTTGCTTCATCAACGAACGGCTTACCCGCGAGGTGAATTTCTACAAGTTCCACCGGAACGTCTTTGATATTTCGCTTATGATAAAACATCTTTTATCCTTTTGATTTGTAATAACCGGATTTGACTCGTTCGCGATACGCTCGACGTTGTTCTAAAGTCAAACCATCTTTCATCAGTGTTACCAGCTTATACGGTTTCGGCATTTCCGTCAACTGCAAATACAGATTTGTTTCACGCGGAGCACCTGGACGTTTCTCAGATTCGTAAAGCAACGCCTTTCCGATGATTTCACAATCTTTCGAATGGAGATCTTTTGAGTAAAGAAACTCAATCGGAGGCGAGCATAATCCAGTTACATCACGATCTTCTGCCTGATCTCGCAGCTTATCAAACTCTTCTTTGTTGACTTCCACGTAATCGTGAGTTATTTCTCCGACGTCACAATATTCGTCGTGTTCTCGAATTCTTTCAATTCTCATGATTTGAATCCGTAGTATTTGAAATCGACGTACTTACCAACATACATGCCAGTCATATCTTGATAGATTATAGTCTGTGTTTCTCGGTCTTGCAACATCGGACTAGCCTTAGTTACATCAATTGATACCATATCCACGTTATCAAAACAAGCAGGAGTTTTCCCGTCTTTCGACTTTACATCACGATCTTTCCAGATTTCAGCGACAGTCGGACGAGTTACACCTTTGGACTTACGAATCACTTGAATAGTGAAAATAACATCGATTTCGTGAACAGCTTCAATTCGCTTGATGTATGAGCGCAGTTTCTCCAGTCGATCTTCGGTACCGTTGAAATCAGCATAACCGGAGAAGTCTAAAACAACAACGTCGATTTTACGCTCTCTTCCAAGCTCTACCGCAGCGTTGTGAACGGCGTCCTGTAGGGCAGTCAGACTTACACCGTCAACTTCACCAACAGCAATCTCACCGTCTCCAAAGTCGGTATCGATATCGGAGATCTTTCCGACGATACTCTCTTGGGTTTCTTCGTTGTTCAGGAAGACGACATACTTGCCTTTCTTCGCTTCTTCTACCGCAAGTTCAATTGCTTTGCTAGTCTTGCCAGCGCCGGCACTTGCTTTAATTATCTTGATCATTTACTTCCTCGTGATATTCGTCAATCCAATATTGGTCAGAGTCTTTGTTTCGACGTTTCAGATCTGATTGAATGCAATCGATAACAGATTGTCGATTTCGTATAGTCTCAGCATGTGGCTCAACGTCGGACGATAAAGTGAATTTTATCTCACCTATCTGAACAATGCAACTCAAGAAATCGCGACGTTTGACCCAAACGGTGACATCGTATTTCTTGAGTTTCTGTTTGCGTTTAAAAAAGTCAAGTATTTTCATATGTAAAATCGGGGATTAACCCCGATTCTCCAGAGATTTGATCATCGCATAGAGACGGTCAATATGACGGCGCTGGGTGATTACCATCATCCACAGACACACAAAGAACGACATAGCGGAGATCACGAATGTGCCTTCCGCCTGATAGTTTTCATAGCCAGCATACACATCCATGAAAATGTATGAATAGCCAAGCAGCATCAGCAGAATATAGATAACGTTATCCATATTGAAATTCCACTTGCCGTCTACTTTCATTCGAGTATCAATCATTTTATTTTCCTTAGTTCATTACCAACATAAATGGGCAGTTTACACAAACAGCATACCAGAGTGCGCCACTTGCTGCCACGGGGATAAGAGTGCCGATATCAATCTTGCCACTTAATGCAAGTTGCGCGTATGTACCAAAAGCGGTAGCGAACGACACAACAACAGCGATAATCACAAGAACAATCCAACCGAATACGATCATACAGTCAGATCTCGGTGAATTTGCGACAGTGCTGCCAGTTCGTTTTCGTCTTTGCATTCAAACGAGGCATCTTCAATCAGTCGCACAATGATATCGTGGTGCTTGATCATGTTCATCATAACACGGCGAGCATTTTTAAAATCTGACTCGCTCATATCTTTTGGTTTACCTTGAATACGCAGACCATTACGAGCGTTTTCAGGCAACATTTCATTCAAGAACATATTTTACTCCCAACCGTTGAGCCAAATTTCGAAGTCTTTCTTCTCGTTCATCACGAGTCTCAATTACCATACGATTATAGAACGATGTGCCAGCTAGGTCAAGCAGTTTCTTTGTTATTTCTTCTGCTTCTGATTTCAATACAGTTTGAGCGGCGTGAGTTGTTAACATGCTCTCTATGGTATTGAGTTCTTTCATGTTCTCGGATGGAATACGAACTGGACTCTTTTGTACACTAATACCACTGCTATTTGCGGTCACTTTAATGTGTACCCAGTCACAGTTATTTTCGTTCGGCACATCGACATCCACCAACACGGTATCTTCGGATTGTAGCGATGAAAGAAATATCAGAGGTACCCGACCAAGATAACGTCCATTAAACTTACCATCAAGATCAAAGAAGCAAACGTGGTAAACTTGTTGATCTTGTACTACTTGAGAGATAGCGTAAACGTTCTTCGGGTTACCTGTTCCAACAATGCGGTCACGATAACGAAAAGTCGCTTTCATATCGTTCAGCATTTCGGCAATGCTATCAGTTGCTTTGGTGTTCATCTTGCTTCTCCATTTCTTTGATAAGATCAATATACACGGCTTTGGCTTCGTTCTCAACATATTCCGGGAGTCCCATTATGTCGAAACACAGACAGCGATTTTTATCCCATCCAAGATTGAAAGCGATTGACTGAGGGATATTTTTGTTTCCAAACGGACGTTTCGCCGTTTTCAGAAACTCAACAATGCCCATTTTACATTGTTCGTCTTCTTCGCTTTGGAGATATTCGAGATAGAAACCCTTCAACACAGTTTCCAATCGAACACGTTCCCAAAACGGCTCCATTCGATTGTTGAGCGCGTTGTCCCAATACTTGACTCGGGTCATACCTGATTCGGCAACATATCGGGCATTCAGTTTATGGAGATTCATCACGCTTCCTCCTTCATTTCAGTTGCGTATTTCTCGATCATCTGCATAGTGATCCACTCGGGTTTAGTTTCAAAGCTGTTATACAGTGCTTTCATGCTTTCGATTTGTTCGTCAACACTGCCAGCCCACAGACGGGATACAGAACGATTACCGTATCCCAGAAAGAATTCGCAATCGGATTTCATACGACTCAGTAACATGTATTTGAATTCATGATCTGCTGGACGAGTCGCGATAACTTCTTGAATATAGCTCATGATTTATTCCTCTCGTTTCGATGTGTCCATAATAGCAGGTTGATTTGATGTGTCAACAACAAAACAAAAAAGCCACCCGAAGGTGGCTTAAATTTATCTTAACTGATTACTCACTATCCCAAGACCGTTTTACGTTACGTCCATCACGACGAGGGCGAGACTTGTCTTTAGCCGGTTTTTCGATATGTTCACGTTCGTCCATGATGGACTTGATCAGATCGTAATAATCGGCCAGATTGTGAGCGCGTTCCATATCCGCATCAGAACAATTCTGATTATCTGCATGATACTGTGCGGCAGCGCGAGACTTCAACACGGTTTTACGCAGTGCATTCAGACGTTCGGTAGTCAGATTGCGGAGTTTTTTCTCAGTTAGAAATTCCATCTTTGTTTCCTACAGGTGGTTTTAATACACTATCACGAATGACAGATTTTGGAGGGGAAGACGGGACTCGAACCCGCGACCAACAGTTTGAATTTGCGTTTATTTGCGGTAAAGAATCTTAATCAGATTCCGCTTTGTGCGACTACTGCTCTACCACTGAGCTACTTCCCCAAATTTTTACAACACTATGCTGGCGGTGCTGGAGTCGAACCAGCGTTACAGGCTTAACAGGCGAGTATTTATTGCAGGAATCATTCTTGACAGAATGAATTTTACAGTGTCCTACCACTAGACGAACCGCCAGCATAATGTTGTTTGTTGTCGCGATACTGGATTCGAACCAGTGACGTTTCTCGATGTGCCCACACGCAACGGAATCGAACCGTTCTCGATACTTCCTCGGCTAGAGGACGTTCTCCCAACTGAACTAATCGCGACAACAAAACTATATTAACACTTATTTCTTAGAAGGTAAACCATTTTCGTTGAACTTTTTCACTGCGAGTTTGAACTTCAAACGAATACACGGCTCACGACTCGGATCCACTTTCATGATCTTGGCATTTCCACGGTGAATCAGCGAGTAAACATCTTCGATCTGATTCCGAGCAATCAGTTCCGCGAATTCTTCGCTGTATCGAATCTGGGTAGTGAAGTCAATAAACTCCTCGCCAGAAATCAGATCAACACAACGAGTTACGGCACCATCATACATGTAATCCGTATTCACAACAACACGAACATTACCAGCACCGTCGAAAGAGATCATCGGGATGCCGAGAGGACGTTTGTATGAAAGCATGATCAAACGATCTTTCTCTTTACGTTCTTCGTATTCTTTGCGCTTTTGTTCGATTCCAGCCCATTTGCCTTCTTCGACGATAGCAGTATAAGTATTCGGGAACAACAGTTTAGCCAGATATTTCATACTCATAATAACTTCCTCATTGATTTGATATTCGTATTATAGCGACTCTGGATTACCAGTCAAGCAAAAATATGCGATTGCGATCAAAATTTTACACACAACATGAAGTGCCTGATCTTGATGTAATCCAATCTTACCGTTGCACTTAGCATAATCGATGATCCAATGACTTACAAGCTCTGCCAAACTAAGCCAAACGCTCTTGGTTGCAACGTATACCACAAGCGCATGGGTAGCACTATGGGCAGTTAGCCAGTAAATCCAATGCACTCCATAGAGTGGAGAGTTGATAGGATTCTTACCACGAGCAATACTATCGGATTGCAGAACATAATCGGCCACAAAATGACCGATAATCAGAACATATAGAATCTCAAACATTTCGCGGCGCCATCACTAAGAAAACGTGATATCCGTTTTGTTTGATTTGTCTGGTATGAAAGCTGAATCCGCGAGACAACAGAATAACATGATCGTGCTGGCTAATGAAATCGCTTCTGTCCATTGGATCGGTACTAACTTCGTCGTATCCGATACACTCGATAGTCCGAAGAATCCGAGATAGATTTTCAGATACCATCGTGTTCGATCTTCTCTTGCAACTCTGCTTTGCAGTTTGCCAAATGATGTTCGATAACACGTTCATCGGCAAACAATTTCAGATTCAGGCTGGTGCGATAGTGATCGCCTTCGCCAGCGTGAGAGTGAAACCAGAACTCCACATTACCTTCATCGTCGATGTTGGCATCATTGGATTCCCAGTTAGAATCTCCATTGACTTTGATTTCGTTCGCATGTGCGACTATCGCTTGCTTGAAAGTCTTGATGTTATAAATTAGCGCATTTGTATTTCGCATTTATTCTCCGTTAACTTGTTTCAAAAAATCTTCCACCTGCTTGATCCAAGACGAAACGCTTGCTTGATCGCGGAAGAAATCCATTTCAAATTTGTGTTCAAGCTCTTTGCCGTCGGCATCGAACTTCACAATGATTTCTTTCTTGTTCAGATTGAACGATACATCATCGGCCTTAAAATCCATTTTGTGGATTTTTGCCATTGCATCGCCGTACATCTTCACGTTGGCAAGTATAAACTCAATAATAGAACTCATGATAATCTCACATTGGAGTTGGAATTTGGCCGAATTCAGCTTGCAGTCGCTTGTAATGTTCCAAGCGTTGTTGCTTCTGATTAGCAATCCATGCTTCTTTCTTGACCCGGTACTCTTCGTCTTTCTGCTTTATGTGAGCAAAAGATCGCGCAATCTCGGATTCGATATCTTCCAGGATGTCGTCGATCTCTCGATCATCAACCGCGACGTCAATGCTACAAACATGGAAGTCGTCATCCCAGCCAGTCTCAAAAGTGACGCTAATCGTCATGTCTTCGAGATCCATGCTAACATTCGAATATCGACCAGTCAACTTGCGAATGTTATCTTTATCGTGAAACTGGGAAACTTTTTCGTTCCATTCAGCTCGCAACGTCTCGACTTTCGCCACAATCTTCTTACAATCTTCACTTTTGAACATGTTATTCTCCGAATTTCTCTTTAAGTTTCAGATAGGTTTCGCGTTCTTCTTGCTCTCGTTTGGCAATTTGATCCAGTCTATCTTGCTCTTTTTTCTTGCGTTCGTCAAGCTTCGATTTCAATCTGTCGCCGAACTTGGAATTCAGATCATTGATGATAGTATCGATGTCTTTTGTTCCGATGTTGGTTTCCACACAGAATACCGCACCATCTTCCCACCACATATGATCGAATGCTACATGAATATCCAGATATGAGAATCTGATATCGATTGTTGCCGTTCTTACTTTGAGATGAGTGTCTATCGTGGCAATCTCTTGATTCCATTTCAGTTGAGCAGCAAATGCCCATTGCTTCAATTTATCACAATCATTTTTGTTTATGAACATGTTTGTTCTCCTTTTGTATATTCTCTCATATCCAACGCATATGTCAATAAAAAAGGCACCCGAAGGTGCCTTAATTTTTAGAAGTCGATACCGACGTAACGGTCGCTCATGATCTTGTCAAGCATGATTTGCATCGGGTTAAAGTCTTTCGCACTCAGGATTGTCTCCATGATTGCGGGACTGAAACCGGACACCAACGCAGTGCCTTGATCATCTTTGGTCACCGGATTGTTAGTCGGGCGCGGGCAAAGATTCCAGAATACCAGCTTCGGCATTTCGTAACCAGCATCGCGGTAAGTCTGACGAATCACCTCAAAGTTGGTACGTTCGCGATCACGCATACGATAGTATCCGCTGTAACCGCCGTCAGCGATGTTGAATTCCATGTCAGACAAGACGACCATCATAGTCGGCATATCTTCTTGCGGAACTCGATTGCGTACAGCGCGATCAAGAATGATCTTGAATGCACCGGCAAAGTTGGTAGAGCCACCCCAAGGAGCGCGTCCCAGATGATTCACCATGCTTTGCAGATCGTCGCCTTTCGCTTTGATGTTGTAGAACTGAGGATTATCATCGAAGGTAATCACTTCGTTCTTGAACACGCCACCAGAGCGTTCGCCGATATACAGACCCAGAGAAATCGCGATGTCCATAGCAGACAGACCAGCAACAGCAGTCGGAGTGCTCATAGAACCGGAAACGTCAACCATTGCGATTACGTTTTCGGTAGAGCCAGCCATCCAGTCGCGTTGTGCTTTCCATTGCGCGTCAGCAGCAATAGAAGAACCGGTACGCATGGACTTGATCATGTCATACGGGTAAACTGCACCAGCGTTGATCTTAGCCTCGCCCTTTTTCAGAGACTCAAGGTAAGCAACATAACGCTCGTTCGCGTTTTTCAGGAATGCTTTCTGATATCGAGCAGAAGCAACAGACGGCAGTTTACCGAACTCAATGCCATCCCACTGACGAGCACACATCTTTTGTTCAACGGTGTTCGACATACGGACGATAGTGTGACGGTATTCTTTGGCAGTCATCTGCATGGCTTTCGCTAGAATGCCAGCTTCTGAGCCTTTGCGCGGTGCCCACTTTGCAGCAAGACCGTTTTGCTTGGTCATGATTGCATCAACCATGATCGCAACAGCGGCGTCCTGAATCGGAGAGTTGAACATCGCTACCACATCTTTGAAGCGACCGATTTCAGGAGTGTTCATCAGAACAACGGTAGCATCAACCGGGTGACGGTGTGCAAGGACTTTCAGCAGGCGGATGAATTGTTCGCGTTCACCGGCACCACCGCGAATATCGCGAGCCCATTGCAGAATGCGAACAGCCCAGTCCGGAGACTCGGTATAAGCATCAACAAACATCTGAGTTAGATCTTTCCCGCGAGAGGAACCAATCTGAGAAAACAGATTCAGACACTTGTCGCCAGTAGTGTAGTTAGTAACAGCACCGTTAGCAGTGCGGGCTTGAGCTTGTACCATTGCATTCATAAAAGTAGACACAGAATTACCTCTTTCAGGTTTGTTTGAATTTGTCCCAATCATAGGACAGTTTGTTTTTCCAGCACTTGCGGCAGAACGAGATATAACGTTGTTCAGCCCCAATGCAAATTTGTTCACCGCGACGGATAACATTGCCGTTATCATCAACGCGAGCTACCATACAGGATTTTCTACCACAATCGCAGATACCAGACAGTTGTCGGATTTCATCTGAGATCGAAAGCAATGCCCTAGAGCCGGGGAACAAGTTACCGAGAAAATCGGTACGCAGTCCGTAGCACATCACAGGGATATCCAGCTTGTCAACTACATCAGATAGTTCCCATACTTGTTTTTCAGTTAGGAACTGCGCTTCATCAACAAGAACACAGGCGATTTCGGACAGTTTACTCTCTTTTTCGATCATTGTAAACATGTTTTCATTAACATGTACACATCGGCATTCACGCTGGATACCGATACGTGATCCAATCGTGCCTTCCGTTCTCGTGTCAAATGCTGGTTTGTACAACAGAACGTTTTGATTTCTCTCGTTGTAGTTGAAAGCCACTTGCAGTAATTGAGTGCTCTTTCCAACGTTCATCGAGGCATGGGTGAAAAATAACTTAGCCATTGATTCCTCTTTTCTGTTACTTTAACTCGCCTTCCATGGCAAGTAAACATCAGTAACAATATTTCGCTAAAAAGTTAGCTTGGTATGAATCGTCCTTGATGTAGTATTTGATTCCACTTTGATACACAGCTTTCAATAGTACAACGGTTTCTTGTTTGAACTCGGGTACAATCGTACAGCTACCAGTTTCGATTGTGTGAACAAGAATTCCGTTATATTCAAACTCAACGCGAGCAGCTTGATAGAACTTACCTCTCCACTCTTGTGGCTTGTATCGCGTCGCCTGTGCTGTTACTTCACGAACAACAATTGGCTTTTCTGGTTCGCCGCAACCAGATAACAGCGCGACGAACACAAGAAACATTACACGGAACATATAATTCCCTTACAGAACAGGCACCACGGTGATAGCGGAACTAGCATTGTCGCCGTCCATTTTCTTGGTATAGCTCACATAAACCATGTTCATATGCTCTTTGTCATACACACGGTCGATCACCATGTTTTTGAAAAACCAGCTTTTCTTCTGAGAGAAAATGTTTTTGCGAGACGTCAGCTCAACGCCAGAAGCAAACGGAGCAGAAACACACTGCATTGCCACGTCGGTCTGATCTTCGAAACTCAGAGTTCGAGACGGCAGATTCACATAGCAGGTGATGTTCGGATAGTCTGGATCACTGAATACTTCCACACTCAGGGTATCTTTGAATACCAGGCCGGAAGTCTCAACTTCGTACAGGGTATCGGCTTTAACAGCACCAACAGCCAGCATGGCACACACGAACATCAGGTTTTGAATAATCTTTTTCATCATATTTCCTTAGCAATTACTTTGCAGTTGACAACATAACACGATTTGCCGTTATACTTAAATGTAACAAAATCGCGGGTAATACTCAAATCGGTGACTATCAAGTTCCTCGCGAGGATTTTCTCTCCGCTTTCGCTTGGCAGTTGATAGTATGTCTCATAAGCTTTATCTATGTAATAGATCGATACAACATGTTGGGCCATTATTTCAGATCCCAGATAACGGAACAAGTGGCATTTGTGACGTAGTATTGACGCTCGTTGAGCATAAACATCCAACCATCACCAATTCGACTCAACTCACCGGCACGAATGCCGTTAATCAGCATACCGTCTGGAGTCTTCACATATCCGCCGTTTTGAAACCAGCAAGTAATCATGCCAGGTACCGCGAACACAGAGCTATTAAACAACATCAGAGCCACAAACGCAAGAACTTTTTTCATTTTTCACCTTTCAAGTAAGCAAATAACGCCATTTAGTTTATACGACTTCTTATCATACCAGAATGACGTTTCCATTCCGTCAATTATTGCAAGTCGAACGTATAGATTTTTAATCTCCGCATCGCCGATCTTAACATAGTTCCCGTTTTGAAACTGACAAGTTAGAATCTCTGCATTAGCGGTACTCGCAAACATCAGAGCGACAAAAGCAATAACTTTTTTCATTTTTCACCACATTTTTCTCTGAGACGTTTGATTTCATCGTACATTTCGGACACGATGTTGGAAACATAACGGTGACAATCGCCGCCGGTTCCCCAGCAAGTAGTACAGCAGTATTGATCATCGAAGCTCATTCCGCGACAGTCTGGACAGTTCACAACACCACGGAATTCATCTTCATCGATCATACGCTTGATCATATGCAGTTCTGAGCTATCAATCACCTTGTACGTCCATGAACATGTTGTCGGCACCATAGAACTTGATAAAGCGTTGTCCAACGATTGCCACCATTGTACCATACTCGGACATAATGCTACCACAGTCATGATACATATTCTTTGTGAAAACGAATGGACGAACACCAAAGACGTTTTCGAACAGTTGACCGGCATCGTCGTTTCGCTCATAGATTGAGCCCATACAGTCAACAATGCGCACACCGACCAGGCTCATTGTCAACAGTTCTTCCAGATTCTTTACAAATACTTTCATTTTCCATCTTCTCCATACAGTTTTATCAAATCGTAGTTACCGAAATCGCATGTAAACGCAACAACTTTCAGATTTTTATAGACTTCGCAATACAGCTCCAGTCCACGATTACGCTTAAACAAATCCGGCTCGCCGTCGAACTTCACGGTAATTGTTTCAAACTGACTAAGTTCGGTAGCGGTGAAGTCGTGGATCTCTTTGACTGTATTGAACGTGATGTTTTTGCCCATGATTAACCTCGTTTGTTAATGTCAACATTAAAGTAACCGCTGATAACAAAATAGTGTGATTTCTTGACAACGACGGCAACGTCCTCACACCAAAAGATCATACACTCACCGAACATCGGTTTCCATTCTTGTTCGAGTTTGCGGTTGCGCTCATAGACACAATCGGAAGTTTCGATCTCGTTAACGCTATCATCCAGTTCAGCATAATTCAAATCGTCGAGTGTGTCAATACAAGTTTTATCGAAATACACACCGATATCGGATGCGTTTTCAACCGTAGAATATCCACGCTCGGTAATGATATACAGCTCCGGTGAATTGCCTTTGTTGACATATACCGCAGACTTGTATCCAAACCGATCAAATATATACTGTGAGATTTTGCGACTGTATGAACATTTGAAAATATTCGGACGAAGACCGTCATTAATCGCAACTTCGGCACCAACATTCAATTCGAAGTTAAACAGAAAATCGTGAACTGTAGTCATAATGTATTCCTCATAAGTTGTTTCGATATGGACATCTTATCAGGACAAACCATGGTGTCAACACTTTTGGAAATAAAAAATCCCGCCGAAGCGGGATTCTGTTTACCATTGAATGAACCAGCGAAAAGCGCAAGTATCGTACTTTCTACGGTCAATGATCTCAACATCGGTATTATCCAATGAGATCTTTTTCAGTTGATCGCGAACTTTAGCACGACCCAGATTGGCATACTGTCTGCAACTCTTGTTAGAGTAGTTGCCGGTTTTGCTAACTTCGCAGTCATAACCACGAACGATCTGATTTTTCTCTCGCTCATATTCTTCATAAACGTTCATATTGATGCGTTCTTGTTGAATATGATATCGCCAGTAATCATACTTACCGATTCGGTAATACTCGTTGCAATTATCTTTCCAGAAGTCGTGGCCAATCAGATACTTGACTTCATTTTTGTTCTTAACTCGGGTAGTTCTTGACATCTTGGATCTCCATTGTTAGTTAAAACAATGAAAGAACCGTCCCTTATGACTAATCTTAGCCTTTATGTTTTGCAATCTCAATAGCCTGTAGTTGATCTACTGCTTGTTCTTTGGTCTTGTGTGTGCCAAGAACTTTCGTCTTAGCATGATTCAAAACCACCCAATCGTCGCCTCGTTTCTCAACGTATTCCAGCAACATGAAACTCTTAAAGTCCATACGATCTCCAAATATAGGCGTTAGAAGGCGGGACTCGAACCCGCACCCCACTGGGTTTCTGCCCAGTAGCTCTTCCAATTGAGACTTACTACCAACACCTAATATTTAGATCTCTTCGGCAGCGTCTGCTACCATTTCAGCCAACTTATCTTCGTTGTCGCTAACAATCAAATAACGAGCCTCATTGATTTCCCAGCGATACGGACACAATTGTCCATAGCAGTATTCGGCACCACTTTTCATGATGTCTCTGATTTCATCGGCACAATCTTCGATGTAATCCTCGTCCACGATATCTTTTCTGGCGAGGAATGCAATGATTTCCCAGCGATGATGAACAACTTTCTTTTTGTAACCTTCAATCATCAGAATCATGTTCATATTCCCAATTGGCTTCATGCAAAGCTTTATGCATTTGAAAGTTGAAATCGTCTTTCTGTCTTGACAGTTCTCGGTGAAATGCGAACTCACTAGCACAAGCGATCAACATCTTTTTATCTTCTACGGCGTTAAACGGCGACTGAGCAACAAAGACAACTTTATTTTGTTGGTGCATTTCATTGATGTACCGACACACTCGATCACCGTTGTCAAACATACGAGATAGGTAGAGTCGTTGAAACTGAGACAATCGGACTTTCTTGTCCTTGTCAACGTCTATATAATGCATTAATTCGGACCGCCTTCGAGTTCACCGAAAGTTTCTTCGGTATGCTCTTGGACAGAGAAGTGATAGCTTTCGCTGTATCCTTTCTCGGAATACTCGGCGTTAGCGCGAGCAGCAACAGATTCAGCGATCTTTTTGTCAGTGCGAACGGCATAGAACTCTTTGTATTCTCCACCGTACTCTACATCAAAGAATGAACGAATGACAACATAAAACATGATTATTTCCTCAGATGAATTTGGTGGCCCCGGTGGGAATCGAACCCACATCAAGCGGTTATGAGCCGCACGCTAAAACCCTCCAGCTACGGGGCCATGTTTATAGGAACCATTATTACATAGTTCCTAATGATAGTCAACCTTTAAGATTCAGTTTGTATCGAATCGAAGTCAAAAACGTCATGATATCTTCCAGTGCATTCACCAGATCGAAATGGCGTTTAGTCTCCAAATACTCATGCACCATAGTACACTCTTGTAGGAAATTGTCAATCAACATTTCAACTTCCACTTCCGCGTGAGTGGCTGTAAAACTCTGAACATAGCCACGAGCGATAGCGCATTCAGCAAAGCTATCAATCAGCTCTGGAAGTCCTTCGTAGTACGCTTGGAGTGCTGTATGGCGGCTATAGATGGTAGTAGTCAGGTGTTGATGATGAACGTATGCCACGCTTTTCAGAAGCTTGGAAATTAGTTCACCAACACTTGAGTTCGCATCACCTTTGAAATCTTTGAAACTCATATTATACTCCTAATGAAAAAGGGAGCCGAAGCTCCCTTTTATTTAGATGGTACGGATGGTCGGACTCGAACCGACACGCTATCACTAGCGCGAGCACCTAAAACTCGTGTGTCTACCAATTTCACCACATCCGCATTGTTTGGAGGAGAAAGTGGGATTCGAACCCACGGACCCTTGCGGGCCTACGAATTAGCAATCCGCTACGTTCGGCCTCTCTGTCATTTCTCCATGTTCTTTGATGTAATCAGCGGCTCGTTTAATCTGTTCCCACTGAGAATCAGTTACTTTACTACCGGATAACTCGAACGAGGCTCTTACGTTTTCCTCGATCTCTTGTTTTAAGCTTTGCAATAGTCGGTACCACTTCGAACAAAACCACCATGATCTTTCTGTCCAATGCAGTGGACACCGCGACATACTTTAATCAGTCCAAGCTTTAGCAGTCTAGTAATCTGATCATTAGAACATCTTGCCTTGGATTGAGTTGTACCAAATCCATTAGAATTAGCGGTATCAGCGAAACGAGATTGCAGTTCAATATCAGCTTTGGTGATTTTCATAATATAACTCTCTATTGTTTAATTTGGCGGAAGCGATCCGATTCGAACGGATGGACGAGGGGATACCTCGCCGCAAGTTTTCAAGACTTGTGCAATAAGCCGGACTCTGCCACGCTTCCAAATTCTTCGACACGGCTCTATGTCGTCATGACTCTTGAACATTACGTTCTGGCTACATACGCGCATCACCTTCCCATTTGATAATTTAACGAGCTACGGGAATCATAGCAGCTCGTTCCAACCGATCTGCACATTGATTTCTAATATCGACAATAACAGAACGAGCAGACTCAGTGGAAATACCAAGAATGGTATTCAATTCCGTTATATTGACTCCAATCAATGGGTCTTTATATTTTATATTATCGAATCGTTTGATTAGATGGTTTATGCGTTTCAGTTCTTCTGGACGAGCATGTAAAGAATCGCGATACAAGCCGTCAACTATTTCCATAAACTCACGCTCGTTGAAATTCAACGTAGCGACCAGTTCACAGTTAGACCCATACTCAGATTTATCAATAGGTTTTACAATCATTTCTCGGCTCATTTTATTTTTGAAATTGGCGGGGGATGTTGAATTCGAATCAACGATATCGGAGTCAAAGTCCGATGCCTTAGGCCAGCTAGGCGAATCCCCTATAATTCTTAGCAGACATGAACGTTTAACGTGAGTCGCTGCCTTATCGTTTCGGTAACTTAATCCTACTTTGTGTAACCTCACATCATTCAACGCAACGCTGAATCAATTCAAAGAACTCTAATCAAGAACTCTTTGAAGTGACTCACAAGTAAATCACTCGCCCCTTAAAATCGCATGTTCTTTCGAACAGAGGGAATTTTTCAGCTGGACTTCTAACAAAGTTTCCTAGGACATTGTTAGCATTCTCTATTTGGTCTCGGGTGAGTGAATCGAACACTCGACGACCTGGTCCCAAACCAGGCGACATACCACTTGCCTAACCCGAGGTAACTAGACGCTAAGGTAGAGAATCGAACTCTACATGAAATCAATACCGACGGGGCAATATATATCCCGACTTTCGAGAAGCTATCTCATTGCACTTAAAAGCATTAGCGATTTCACCTTTCAAAGCGATTAAACTGGTGGGCCCTCCCAGAATTGAACTGGGGACACTATGATCTTCAATCATATGCTCTACCTACTGAGCTAAGGACCCGAGATTGGGGTGACGGACGGGGATCGAACCCGTGACTACCAAGATCACAGCCTGGAGCTCTACCAACTGAACTACCGTCACATAAATGATCACTCGAAAGAAAGCATTTATGTAACGAGTTACACACTGACATATATGGGAACATCAGAACCCTTTTCACTGGAGCCCCCACTCGGGATTGAACCGAGGACCTACTGCTTACAAGGCAGTTGCTCTACCACTGAGCTATAGAGGCGAAATTTGGTGGATGCGGTAGGAGTCGAACCTACAATGTTTACCCTGTGGGGCCAGATTTACAGTCTGGTGCAATACCACCGTCATTGCAGCACATCCATTATTCTTTATTTAGTACGCTATGATGCGAGTGGTGGATTTGAACCACCGACCTTTAGCTTATGAGGCTAACGAGATACCGGACTTCTCCAACTCGCATCATAGCGCACTAATCAATTTGGTTCTCCGTATGGAATTCGAATCCATGTTACCGCCGTGAAAGGGCAGTGTCCTAGTCCACTAGACGAACGGAGATCTGTCAATAAGCGAAACTAAACAATCGTCTTTGTTTTGCTTTTAAGTCTTCTTCGACAACAGAGACATTATCACATGTTTCCGCAGTAGAGTAAACATCTTTTTGTTTTTCTTTTTCAGCGGCTTCCGCAGCTTTCTTTCTAGCAAGTGGACCAACGTTTTTCCACAACGGAGCGTCGTACCATGCTTTGCTACACTGATTACCCGAGCCACGATTGGCGCGAGCGTCTTGATCATTACTCATATAAACTCCTTTAATAGCAAGTCTATTTAGTACCAAATTTAAATGCACTGTCTAGATCCCCGCAGGTGGTTCCCACTCTACTAGCCTTTGTTTGCACAAGCTTGCGGCTCTTAGCTACATACGAGGGCTTATCTCGTCCAATGATGGTAAGGGCAATGCACTTAAATTTGGTGGAGACGACGGGATTTCCGCCCGTATCTCAGGTCCCAGTGACCTGCGATTATGAAGTTATCTACGTCCCCGAATCTGGTGGTGCATGGTAGATTCGAACTACCGACCGACGGCGTATGAAACCGCAGCTCTACCACTGAGCTAATGCACCAGACGGTATCCAGAATAACAGATACCGAGGCAATAATCAACCATTCGGTTGCAAAGAGATTTAACCAACAACAAACTACTCTCATTGTATGTCGTGTTGGAAGCACTTCTCAGATCGTCCGTGGTAAACATCACGCGCCCCGTCTGAGCCTAATCTATTGCTTTTTTATAGCCTATCGCCACGCAACAAGTATATGGCCTATTGCTTGACTCGACTATTTGGTACGCCGCCCGGGACTCGAACCCGGAACCTATCGGTTAAAAGCCGATTGCTCTAAACCATTGAGCTAACAGCGCATTGTTTGGCAGGGGATGTAAGAATCGAACTCACGTCAACGGATTTGGAATCCGCCGCATAACCATTTTGCTAATCCCCTATATTCTTACCAGCTATCAAAATCCGTAATGGGAACACTCTTTGCTCCATCTTTGACAGCTTTTGCACTAACCACAGTACCGATTGATCCGCTTTCGTATTCAACATCAATCAGATTCGTTTCGTGCATCTGCATGAGTTCCATCATACGCTGAATCTCAAGCATTGTAAACCTTACTTTATTCATTTTTCACCTACAGAATAGGACTTTCGATTGTGACGTCAAGAACGGAATAATACGTGCTGTATTCCGAACCCATGTCGTCGTAATGTGCGCGAACTTTACTTTCGGCATCGTCTATGTCTTCCGCTTCTACCAATTTAATGGTATCGAATGACTTGGATGATCCCATGTATTCGCTTTTCATATAACGTATCTTAGCAAGAAACAACATCGTTGTCAACCTTTAACGTATAGATTTTCGAAGTGTGTCCAGTCATAGGCTGAACTCCGCAAATTTCCTCAGCAATCAGCTTGGGAACAAATCTAGGAACAACTGTGAGTCTATCGAAAATCGCTTGATTTCCTTTATCCCAGTTCTGTTGTCTTTTGATCGCCGCAATCTGTGTTGACTTGATATCAAGTTCTTCCGCTTTCAGAAGCTCGAATTCTAAGTCATTGCTATAGGTAACACCATACGCGATTACGATATCAAAGTCAATAGGACATTCAGGCGTTTCGGTATATCTAATGATCTGTCTCAGTGTTCGAACATCATCTTGAAACCAACCGCAGTTGATAAAGCATTGTCCGACACGTTCGCCGTTCTTCATGAACAGCGCCCAACTAGGTGCGCTCATACTTTATTTCTCAATAGAGTGAATCACAGATAATAGTGAGGACAAGAAGTACATCCGTTAGGATGGCATGTTGCCGTTCTATCATCACAAATAAAAACAACAGGAATTAATACCATATTAGCTTTCATTTTTATTCCTTGTTATTGGAGTACCGGATCTGATTTGAACAGACGTAAAAGTGATTTGCAATCACTTGCCTTACCGCTTGGCTACCGGCACGTTAATCTGGAGCCTCATTCGGGAATCGAACCCGACACTACGACTTGGAAGGACGGTATGTGACCACTACACCAATGAGGCATTTCTGAGTAGTCGAGCCGACTTATCCGTATTCTTTCAACGGTGAGCTGATAGCTACTCTAAACTTTAAATTTGGTGGAGAAAATGGGACTCGAACCCACGACCCCCAGCTTGCAAGGCTAGTGCTCTCCCATCTGAGCTATTTCCCCAAATTCTAATAGATACTCGCAAGTATACATTAGAATAGGCACTTTATGCAAGTACCTACGCAAGTCTTCGGATTCACATACGGGAGCGGTGACTAACCCGCGTTACTTTTATATGCTGTTCCCTCTCAGCCGCACATCCAACTACCGAAGCAAAGGAGTGCTATCCATTAATAGTAGAGTTTTGTTTTTGTATTGATTGCAGAAGTGAATCCATGCAATTTCAAAGAGCAATTGAACTACTGTCGGGTAAGTTCATTTTCCTGCTAGGCAGAAACTGGTGGAGAAGACTAGCTTCGATTCTAGTAAGGCTTGTAAAGCGGGCCCATCACGAGGACCTGAGACTCTTTATCTCTTACTTCTCCATAAAACTGGCGGTGCATACGGGAATCGAACCCGTATCTTGTGATAGACAGTCACGAATAATAGCCATTATACTAATGCACCTAAATTTGGTAGTCCCGAATGGTATCGAACCATCCACATCCGCGTTATCAGCACGGCGCTCTACCTCTGAGCTACGGGACTAAAGACTGAAAGACTTTTTAACTGCCACCTGGACTCTTGTGCTAGAGAGTTGAGGAATCGAACCTCACCGTTTTCTTAAAATAGAAAAGTTATATTGATTGCTGAAATCTTTCTTAGCACGGTAAATCATTATTGCGGAGGAGGTTGGACTCGAACCAACATAGGGTTATTACCCGCAGATTAACAGTCTGCCGCTCAACCTTTGAGCCACACCTCCGCAATAATGACTTGCAAATAAGAAACGGAATGAACTTTTAAGGCTATTTCAAATAATGGCTTTTTAAGTTAGTTGCTGAACTCATTCCTATCTTTGTTTACTATACACTACTATTTAGTGACTGTAAACAAAGCATCTTAAATTTTTGACAGGCTCACTTTTTGATTTCATCCGCAGAAAAGTTTTGATTGCTGAACGGAGCCTTATAAAGATTGTATCACGTTTTATCAACGTTGTAAACTATCTTTTATTTATGCTCTACTTTAAGAGCATGTGATAATGATAGCATACGGTTCATAGAGTGTAAACATTCTTTATCACGATATCCCAACATTGCTTCATGCTACTGCCGGTTGAGTCCGAAGACCGACTAAGGGTTCACTTCCGCTTTAGATTTACGGCATACCGTGATAAAGACAGTCCGCATCGCAAATTGGACACAACGGCATCGCAATCTGCCACTAATGTTATTTAGTGTCTACTGTCAATCAGCTTTGGGTGGGTGCTGATTCCGTCCCACGAGCGTGAGCCACCGATACACGCTCGGAAAGATCTTACGGTTTATCGAATTCTTTACTTGTCGTAATAATACGGCTTACATTGACCTTCGAACTTGGTTTTACCGCCGAAGAATCCAGTACGATTCTCGCCATATGTATCTTGTGCATTTTCTTCCGCGACTTTCAGCGCGGCTCTGCACTCTGCTTCGGTGTCAAACTTCTCAATTGCGTGACTATGTGAGCCCCAATTAGTACCGAAGTTAACGAACAACGAAGTAATCAACAAGAACTTAATCATAACATCACCTATTGGTATAGTAAACTTATTTAGTATCGCAGGAATACACTTCTTTCACGCGAGTAACAGAACGTTTGGTAACGTTGATCGAACTACCCTGATACCAGCGAGACTCTGAATCCAGCACTTTGTCAACAACTGCCTCCGATTTGGGTAGAATAGCGTCGAAACAGGTTTTACCCATACTGTCTTTCATGTGTGACCAGATAGACAGTGAGAAACGTTCGATCTTGTTACAGACTTTTACCTTGCACATTTCTTCGGACTGAGCACCAAAAGACAACAGCGCAAGCAGAATTACAGCAGCTTTCATTCTTCGATCTCCACAACTGCACCGGTTTTTATAAGATGATCCCACAACTTTTGATAAGAGATCGAGTGATCTTCCTTTTCGTTACAGCAGGAACAACCTTGCTCATAGTACACAGTGATCCAATTCATGTCAAGCTTATAACCGCAGCCATAGAAATGACGACTGCCGTGACTCGGTTTACCCAGTTCATAGTTGACGACATCTTCCAGAGCGTTATCAATACCGTCAGAGTCGATGAAGTCTTCCGGTGCGTCTTGTTTACGCAAAGCGTCCATAAAGTCAAACAGATTATCAATTTGCATTTTATTTTCCTCATTAGCCATAGTAATACGTTATCGCATTAATATGGCGGCTCTTTCGAGCCACCTCTTAGAAATCAGGCCATTCGTCTTTCACGATTAGACCTCCTTGAACTCCACGATACTTGAAATCTCGTTGAACTCGCCGTATTTCTTCATTGATGGAACAAGATTTCCGTTCTCGCCATGAATCAGATCTGGGTTTTCTTTCCACTTATTAGCTGATACGTATTCTTGCACAGCTTTCGTGTCCAAGTCAACAACTAATTTCGGACTAATTTTCAGTGGATATTCGCGAGTCCGATCATTCTCCGCACCAGCTACCACGATTCGAGTCATCAGATCGGCATGATACAGATGATCGTTGTCCTGACTGCCGTATTGTTGTGGGTTAAACTCGATGTTGAGTTCACACAACATACTAACAAACTTACGAAGTCCGATATGCAGCTCTGCATTAGCGGCAGTGAGTTTAATAACACGGTTTGTCAAGTTGTTTTTAGAGTAGGGACCCATTCCTACATTGACAACACTATCGTATTCCCAAGAGAATCCCATACTGAGATATTCGTTGAACAGATCTTTTGTCAGTTCTTCGCGAATGATCTCGGGCGCTTTCTGAATTTCTTCCATTCTGAACGCGAGTTCTTCTTTAGTCAAGCGTTTTTTATCCGGATCTCGAAGTTCTAGTTTGGCGAAACTTTCGCGGATCTTTTTGTGCGACTCAATAACGTATTCTTTGTTCCAAGAGTGTTCAAACGTGCGGTCGTATTCTGCTACCATCAGATCATATACTTTTCGCTTGATTACCATGAACATAACCTGAGATTTCTTACCGCCCATAAACGATGAGGCTGGTTGAATATACAAAGCTTCCTCATGCATTAAGTCTTGATATGACAGCTTGTTCAGATCGAATAGATCGTCGATGTTAACATTGCGATCTTCGTCACAGACGATATGAGTCTTTACCATGTCTTGGAACGCTTGGTATGCGGCATTATCTTCGATCTCGAAGTTACCATAGTCGTCATACGTCGCATACAATGGAAGATGCAGTGCAAGCTGGTATCGATCCCAGTTATAGCAACCAGGTGCGGCTGGGATAGTTTCTCCGTGACAAACGAGTGCCAGTAAAACAACCGGCTCGCCACAAGTAACGATATGACGACTAACGCCACAAATAGTATTGAAAGAACCCACGATATTTTCCTTTTGGTTACAAAAAAGCCCCAGTTAAGGGGCTTTCGAATTGTTAAGCGATAGCTTCCAGGACAGCTTCCAGAGATTCTTCGATCATGACGCGATTCGGTACGTCATACTCGGAAGTGCGGAAACTCAACAGAACTTCACCATGGATGTTCTCATGCAGACCAACGATCTTGTCAGCACCAACTACGAACTTCTCGATACCGCGGTGTTCAACCGGAGTAACAACGGCGCGCTTGAGGTAGCAATCTTTCAGTTTCAGTGCCAGATCTTCGAAACGTTCAGAAACGGTATACACAGTCGGCAGTTGACCGTCAACTTTTACAGTCAGCAGGGTCTTACCAGAGCGCAGCTTTACCAGGCCAACAACTTTCTCGGAGTTGACTACAAAACGGGTGATGTTACCAGCTACCGGGGATACAACAAAACGGGACATTTTAGTTCCTTAAACAGTGATAGAAAATACATACTGGTCATTCTGAATGATTCCAGCGTTGTTGTCAACGAAAATTTTGAAATTCATTTCCTTTGACGTTTCGATGTGAGCTTTCGCAGCTTCTAATGCTACTACACTCGGGTATTCATGTCTAGCACCCGCGAAAATACAGATGCCGTTTAAACCATAGACTCGGCCACTAAAGCTTCCGTCTTCATCTTGGTCTAGTATACAGATTAATTTCAACGTGTCAATCTCTTTTATTTGGTGCGAGTGGTGAGGATCGAACTCACATGGCGCGTTAGCACCGGCAAATTTTAAGTCTGCTGCCTATACCGATTCGGCTACACTCGCAATTCTGGTGGGAGTAGTGGGATTCGAACCCACACGACTATTGTCAACAAGGTTTGAGCTTGCCCTGTATGCCAGTTCCAGCATACTCCCAAAAATAATGCCAGTCCGGATCTCTTCTCGTATAAATTGGACTTTATGGGATTTGTCAGATCCGACTGGACTTTTTCTTTTGTGTAAAACACATTGTCCGGGTGGCGGGACTCGAACCCACAACCCACTGCTTCTTCTGTACTCTCGTTAGAAAGCACAGGAGAAGGCAGATGCGCTATCCTGTTGCGCCACACCCGGACAATGTGTTCTAATAGACTGGAATCAAGGACTCCAGTCAAAATTTAAATCTTCCGTGTATTCTTCAAGTATACACAGCTTGTAATCGATTGTAAAGCTTTTTGGCAAAACAAAATCAGGACCAACATCATAACTAGCGGTAATGTGTGGATGATAGTCAGGATAATCATGAGTTGCCCCATGCTTTTCTCTGATCTCTTTGTGTCTAGCACCAAACCATGGGTCGGTCAACTTGAGCACAAGAGCACGTTTGCCGCTTTGAGTTTCAAAGATATCAGGTATCATGACTCCTTGCAACACTTTATCGATCTTACCGCTTGCTTGAAACTCAGGCAAGTATTTTCTTGAGTAGACCAACGTGGTATGCATTTTGTCATAGGGGACAAGATTAGGTATCCCCATTTCTCTGCATCTTCGAACAATTGCCATTGCAGTGCGCGGCTTATACCGTACTGCTACGTAAGTGCCGCGCGTGTCTTGCTTAGTCGCTTCTGTGAATTCAGAAAACGACTTTAACATTACTCGGTTACCAGCTCGCCGTCAACTGCTTTCGGAGCTTTCAGATCAGCGATTGCTTTCAGATAAGCTTCCGGTTGAGAAGCGTCTTCGCCTACCAGGCCCAGTTCTTTAGCCAGTTGAGCAAAGAAACCCTGATAAAACTCAGTTTCTTGAGTACGGGCTTCTTGGGCATCAAACAGACGAACTTTCAGGGTGTTCAGTTGCGCTTGCAGTTGTTGAACTTGTTCTTGCATTTCAATTCCTTATATGTTGTTAATACTTGATCACTAAGTGCCGCTAATGTCGCGTCATTGTGAATTATTGGTTCATGTTCTAGCGGAGTTAGTCCCCGCTCTGTGATGTGATTATCACACAGATTAGTGTCGCGATAAACAAACATCATTTTCCCGAACTCTCGAACAAACTCGATTTCGTGAGTCTGTCTAATGTCTGGGATAATTATATCTTTATTTAGTGACTTTTTCATTAGAGGCAATAGCCAATAGTTCTTATTGACTGATACCATAATGTCAGTTCCCAGAGTCTGCATCATTCTTCGAATTGTCCACGGCTCGTTGTAATCAAGACTTTCAATGATCTTGGTTACTTCCGTATATTCGGCGATGGATATTTTATTATAAGACAAATGCAGCCAACGTAAGCACTCTCGTATCATTTCAATATCAACCAGAAATAGATCTTCATCACGATTGACGGTTGTTTTACCATCAAAGTCGTCAAATGTTAATCCGAGTTGTCTACCAATACCGAAGTCTAATGCGAGTTTGATTGGAAACGCGAGTGAATAAATCTCGGCATTGCCTCCCTGTTCAACTTCGTAATTTCTAATGAAACGAGCGGCAGTATCTTTGCCGCTTCGTTTTTTACCGTGAATACCAATTAACATAGTTACCTTATGCGTGTGAATAGAATGGATGTAATTTAGGCACACTGCCATTTGATCCAGCGACATAAGGACGTATTTCTACACCGTCTTTTTCAATGACGAATGACTTATACATAAACTGAACAGGAAGAACTATCGGAGTATTACTTTCATCGGTGTACGTAAATTCTACCTCACCTAGATTAGACGGCCAAGCGTCGATAAACTTGAATGTAAGAACGATCTTCTTCTTGGAGTTATCCAAAACGTGGAGCAGCAGTGTTCTAGGAACAGTGCCGTCAATTTGTGCAGTGCTGTTTAACTTTGCATAGTCTACCACAGATAACATCCACTTGTAAACTTCCACGTATGCGCTTAGGTGTTCATCAAGTAACACACGGATGTTAAGCGGTTCAAAGTCAACTGCGGTGCCGGGTATTTTCCCAACTGTCATTGGGTTAATAGGTATTTCAATCGGATTTATATTAATTCCAGGGATGCTCAATCCCTGGACTGCCATTTCAAATGCAACTGTGCCACCCGTGTCTGGAATATCCAGTCGGAAGTTCGTTACGTGAGCTGGATTACTATGTATCATCTATTTTGCATCCCATGTGGTGTTGTGTTTGAATATGCATGATCAGACGGGAACGCAAACGAGCTGGTATAAATGCTAGTATTGCTGTTATTGACGTTGTTTGTCATAGCCATTCTAGATTGCATAGCCGTAGCGTCTCGTTGTCTATCACGCTCCTGCTTCTCTGCCTCGGCGCGTTTCAAATTCTCTCCACTCGATTCAACAGCAGCACTTTCTGGTGCCATACCGCTTTGAATATTAGCAACCGGAGACAGTTTCTCTTTCAGTGCATTACCGGCGTTGCTTACCATTTCAGAGACTTTACCGTCGGTAGCATAATCCGCGATATCATATAGATCACTCAATAACAAAGCGGTACCAACAAACGGAATAAACTTAGTCGCAACTCTACCAACAACTTTAGCAGCTCCAGTCAATGCAGCTTTGCCACCAAGTCTCTCCATAATACCCTTAGTGCCTGCGGCAGCAGCTTTTTGTCCGGCTTTACCTTCAACAGTTTCAGCAGCTTCACCGAGAGCTTTACCTGGCTTCATTTCGACGTCAGGTGTTTTACCAGGCTCAATAGTTGGCTTAGGCTTTCCGTTTACATCAACATCAACATTAGGTCTAGGCTTTCCTTTCGCATCAACGTCTGTAGTCGGCTTTTTGCCGTCGATATCAGGCTTGGGTTTTTTGCCGTCAACATCAACACTAGGCTTAGGCTTTTTGAATCCAGGGAAAGCTTTTTCGAATAATGATCCAAGCGACGACTTGATTGCACTAGCGAATTTAATTGCTAGTCCTCCTAGAGTAGTAATCAACAGGCCAAATCGAGAGAATAATCCAGCGCCTAGACTCGATAGACTACCGAGTAAACCACCGAACATTTTCATGATGCCGCCAATCAAGATCATTTTTCCCAAGTCTTTCAGTGTGCCGATCAAAGTCTTGTGACGCTTGTCATTCTCGCCACGCTCCTTCTTATTTTCACCACGTTCTTGACGTTGCTCTTGATTGTCTTTCTTTGTCTGATCTTCGGCGTTTACATCTTCACCTGTTTGAACTTCTCTAGATGCTTGGAATTTACTAATCTCTTTCTCCTTGAGACGTTCAAATCTATTTTCCTTTATCTTCTCTACGCCTTTGCTACCGACAAACTTAGCAAATTTGGTGCCCTTACTAGCGACTGTATTCACCGCGGATTTTGCAATCCCATATCCAGGAATATCTTTGAACAAAGCGGATTCGATACCGCTTGCCATTTGACCAAATGCACCACTCGCGGTTTCTTTGATTGTTGATAATGATTCTTTGATAAAGTTGTCGGCAGATTTACGAATAAATCCCTTGTTATTTTCGCGCTCCTGCTTATCTGCTTTCTTCTTGTCCTCATACTCCTTTCGACTTGTCAATCCTTTGTCTTTGAGAAACTTTTTCAACTCCGCATCCACATCCGGTTTTGTTTCCGGTGCTGGTGCTGGACTTGGTGTGTCTCCGGTCGGAACGTCAGTCTGTGCGGCAGCATTAGCCGCTTGTTCAGAATACCGAACAATCGGACTCTGACTTGCTATTTTGTTTTCTAGCTCCGTTCTACGCTGTAATGCCTTTTGATATTCGTCCTCAATTTGAGTGCTATTTCGCTGTGAGTAGGCAACCGTGTCCATATAATCGGTAGCACGTTCGGTTGCCTTGACTTTAGCTGATATAGACTTAACAAGCGTATCTTCCGCTTTCGCGACGTCGAGACTGGAATCGGTAGTCATATCGAATGCCGTTTCTAGATCCCTTGCTTGTTTTTTGGTATCATCAAGTTGTACAGCGAGCTTTAAACTAGAGTCTTCAAGTATTTCGTTTGCTTCTTTCACGACTCACTAGCCTCCTTAGCTCGTTTATTTCTGTCATTAATGAATAGAGTACGATAAATGGCACGTTCGAAGGGAGTGGTAGTTTCCAATTCTTCAATCGTCCAACCCTCTTTGTGCATTTCGTAATTTACGTTGAATAAGTCGTAAACCGAATCATTGACGAGGGTCAGTCGAAAAAATCGGAGAGTCCTCGCAGAATAACCGGCTCAGAATGTCCACACACAGGACACTTGACAGCTAATTCCATTGTAGTCTGAGGAATATCATTCACAAACTTAGCCATTTTCTCATATCCGTCTTTGTCCAGATAATCCAATAGCTCGATCAGTTCCTCATGCTTAATATCTTCACCGACTCGCATTACGTCTCCGTTTAAGTGAACTTCCTCAACACAGCGCATTGTGATATCAAACAAATCAGATTCTTTTTCTACGTCAAAGAATTCGGATTCATATACGGTCGGATAACGCATCTTGATTGATAGCTTATCGCTGACTTTGATCATACTTTCTGGGACGCGGGACAATTTAGCGCGGCGCAGATCAGCGTTGATTTTAATTTGAGTTGAGCACTGGTGTTGCACTTGAACTCCATTGAACATCACAGGATTGCCTTCTTCATCAACACTGTCAACCATATTCTGACAGATAAACGCAACAGGAACAACTGAGGTGCCCTTGGAGAGCTTCCACACAGCTAGATAGATCGTCTCTATGTCGAAAATTGGAAGCGTCTCCAAATCGATTCCAGCCGTGTCAATCACGCAGTTCTTGAGAACTTGAATCATCGCTTCTTCCATAGACGACTCGCTTTCATGAGCCAACATCAAGATCTTATATTCTTTTACCAAGAATGCACGAACTCGAACTTTCTTACCGTTTGACAGCTTGACGCTTGATTGTTGAACAGCTTCAAGAAGCATGTCCCTTGTAAACTTTGCCATTAAAAACTCCTTTAGTTAATCTTATTTATAGAAACGCTCGCAAACTTCACCAATCGAATGGAGAAGCGATTCGAACTACCTATAGTACGAACGTATCAGTTAGGTAACAAATCGATTATAGAGCATTCCATATAGATAGTAATCAAGCAGGCGAGTCGATAGACTGCGGCGCAGCCGCTCAATTGTTACTACCTAGTTATAAAAAGACAAAATAAAATCTCTTATAGATCTTTAATGAGAATCTATTTTGTCTTCTTCAATGAAATCAATAAGTTAGCTCACTACGTTCGCGATCTTGCGATCATTGATTTCTGGAAGAGACTACTTTATGAACTAATGTAAACAGTCGCTAGACTGCGGCGTAGCCGCTAGAAAGACAAAATAAAATCTCTTATAGATCTTTAATGAGAATCTATCTTGTCTTTTTCAATTAAATCAATAAGTTAGCTCGCTACGCTCGCAATCTTACGATAGTTTACTGACTGGTACTTGCATCATATAATGATTATGCATTTCTGATACCGCGTACCATTCCCTTAGCTCTGTTATAGAACGACTCAACCGAGTTGATCAAATTATCTTTACCGGCATGTTCGGCATGAATCATTGTGCTGACTGTAAATTCAACCTCAAATGTCGCTACTTGGTTGTTATTCTCAAAGTCTAGTTGAACTTCACCAACTCGGGTAGGGAAACATCCGTCACTGTGAACAACGGAAGTCATTACTCCGCGTCTGTTTAGTGTCACGATATCGATATCTCTTGCGTAATTGCTATAAAAGCCAAATGTACCCTTCTTCGGATTATGAATAGAGTTCATCCAAGTTAAAAACCAAATGCGCTCCGCATAATCGGAAGAGCAATAAAATGTCATTCTAATTGGGTCAACTGTTCTATTTCGAACTTCCGTAAACGGTTTTCGTTCGTTATAGTTTGTTTGAGTGTCGAAACTCACACCCGGTAAATTAACAGACTTGACCATTAATGCCAGATCACGGTTGACGTCATAATCAGATCCCAAGAATCCGTCTAGTAATTCACCTGCACCAGGAATCATTCTCACTAGCGTTGGGTCAATCGCTCCCATAATATTCTTGATCTTCGGACTCAATAACTTTTTGCCCTGATTCATCGCTATATCCTGAATACGATGCCACTGAAAACTTGTACCACCGAAGAATCCACCGGTTGACTTGTTGATCGCATCACCAATCCCACCAATTGTCTCGCCTAGTGGACCCAAATGTCCCAAAATACCGTCCGCGGAAGCAACGGATTTAAAATCACCAAATCGAACAAGAAACGTATTTGCTCTTGCCAAATCTTTATTCTCAATCACTCGCATAAAACGCGCAAAGTCCGGAGTTGAATTCGGATCATCTGCTAATCTATCTGCAATATAATCAATGCCGTCCGATAATGCCGTACTCGCCATCCCAGGAATTTTACCAGGAATCTCTTTGATATAATTCGCGGCAGTATCCATTAAACTTAAACCCATTTTAATTCTCCAAATAGTAAAAAGGCGGCATTCGCCGCCTTGTGTAAATTAATAACTCTTCCAAACTTTTTGTGCACCAAACGATTTGCTCTGAGGACCAGATACAAATTTCTGAGTCGGTAAGAACACAGCATTCACCCAGTCTTGTGGCTTGATCTCAATCATGCCGCCTTTGATTCTCTGAGGAATATATGCCTTGATCATGTGCTCCGCACCACGCATCGATTTAACTTTGTCCCAGTTAATCTTTAGTGTCGTCTTGTTTGTGATACGATCTGTGCTCGCATATTTCAGCAACTCTTCCAAGAAATCTTTTCTTGCTTTTGGCGGAATATAGTGCAAGTTCAAACCCATCATCAATCCAGGATATCTCAGACTCGGTCCCAGATATACAATAAGAGGATATACATCCCAATACGGTAGCGTGTCTTTATGCTTCGCGTCGTAGATATAGGTATACAATTTCCCAATCTGAGGTTTATTCGGTCTAAATCCTCGAACGTTTTTCTTGATAACATCGCTAAACCACTCAGCCGATTTCTTCTCATTCTTTTGAATGGAATCGCGAGTTCTTGCCTTGACTTGAGCATTAAAATCCTGTTTCAGTAGATCGTATTTCTGTTTCGCGCTCAACTTGGATTTATTTTTCATGCTATCTTCCAGATTCTTCTTGATGATAATATCATCCCTGAATTTTCTGAAAGCACGGCTCATAGTCTCTTTGTTGAGTTTCTTATCATCGGCGAACTGAGAAATGGAAATACCTTTGTCTTTAGCCCTTAGATAAGCAACACCAAGCTCTACCCATTGCGCTTTGTTCTTGTTCGGATTAATCGCGCTGTAATATTCCTTGATGTCGTCTTTGTAACGACGCATAGCGCGGCCAAACGTCTCGTATTTTAATCCGTTATCGTCTGCGAACTTCTTGACAGTCAAACTTGGATTCTTTTTCTTTGCGTCGAGAAACTTAACGCCGACGTCGATCCATGCTTTCTTATTACGCTTTTCAGCCGGAGTTTCCGGAATCTGAACTTCCTCAAATATCATCTTTCACTCCCTTAAAGCCCATTCGCTTTAGTGTGTCTTCGGTGATTATATTAAATCTCCACCCTTTTTGTTCGCATACTTTGATTGCAGCTTTCCATTTTGACGTATTAACGCCCCATGTATATACTTCCTGTGCGAATCTCTTTTTCGCTGCTGCTGTATTTCGATTCGGCATCTGCGGAGGCATTGTTTCTTTGCGAGGCTTAACTTCCCAAAGTGAAATGCTGCCATTTTTCCAGCACACAGTCATGTCCATGAAGTATCGTCTTTTCTTTCCGTCTGCTTCTGAGAAATAAGGAATAACCGTTTCTTCCGAATTCCACCATTTGACTTCTGGGTTTCTGTCAAGCATTTTCATGATGAAAAGCTCCCAGCTACTCCGATACGTGATCTTGGAGGCATCGCCTCTGTATTTTTCTTTGTTTTCAGGCACAAACTTGCCTTTATATGTTTCTGCCATAATGAACTCCTTTAACTGTATTTAGCTAAATAATCATAAAAGGAGCTTAATAATGGCCAACAAAACAGTCACTATGTTAAACAACGGTGTCAAGACTATTTCAGACGCCGCTGGTAAATTTATCGGTGAATTTCTAAGTTCGCCGAGCGGCGAAACTGGGATTCAAGCATTACAATATCCACTCGCTATGAAAGGCGAGGCAGATCGCCACAAAAACTATCTATGTTTTTATGCCGTTGATGCAACTGCACAGGGTTTGAGCAATTCGGATATTCAAAATCGGAGTCTGAATAGCGTTAGTGGTAAATTCAACGAGAAAACAATTGCCGTTATTCAGATGTACATGCCTAGTTTAAACCAAAATATCAGTCATGAATACAGCGATAATGATGGCGGTTTCTTGCAAGATATGATGATGAACTATGCTGGCTCTGCTGGCTCCGGTATTATCGAGACGGGCAAAGATCTGGGTATTGCGCTTGCGAAAACTGCGATTCAACAAGTAACCGTTAATCTGGGAAAAGCAACTCAACAATATAACGCGCAATTAAGCGGTAAAGTATTGGGTAGCAGAAGTGCTAATATGTACAAAAATACATCACTTAGATCCCAAACGTTTTTGTACAACTTGCGTCCTAAGAACTTAGCGGAACTAAAAGAAGTTGGACAGATCATCCGTGCTTTCTTGTTGTATAGCTCTGCATCTTCGGAGGGAGCGACTTCTATCAACTCGATGATAGGTAGCATTGGCGGTAATGCGAACGTGCTCCAAAGTGAGCTTGGAAGCGGCGGTGGGTCTGAGAGTATTCAAGTGTTGAAAGTGCCTCCTCTTTGGTATCTGGAAGAACGAATTAACAGTCAGGCTGCATCAGCGGAGATCAGATATACACCAAAGTTTGCAATGGGTCCTTGTGCGCTAACTAATATTCGTATAACTAGCACACCGGAACAGATTTACAACTCATTCGAGGGCACTGCTGGTGACCCAATTGCTATTGACTTGGAACTGACATTCACTGAATTGCGTCCTGTGTTCAGAGAATATTGGGACAACTTGACAAAGAATTTAGGCGCACAAGATTCAGGGCAATTCTTCTTTGGATCATACGGAAGTAAGGAAAGCAAATAATGTTGATGCAATTTTTTGACCCAATTACATACAACGGTATTCCAACTGCGAACATTTTTAAAAGCTACGGTAAGTATTTCAATGAAGTCGCTGGTAGCTTTATTCTACGTCGATATTTCGTGACGGGTGATCCCCGTCCCGAATTACTTGCACATAGATTATACGGAAATAGTTCATACTACTGGATTTTGTTGATGTTGAATAACATATATGACCCATTTCATGGGTGGATTAAGTCGCAGGAACAAGTATATAGTTCCGCAGCGCAAAAGTATAAGAACATGCCCGACAAAGAAAATACCGTGTTGTATCACGTTGATTCGGAAGGGAAGCGTTATTACAGAATGAAAGAATTTCCGATTGGCTCAAAGAACTGGTATGATATTGGTGATAATCTGAATAGATTTATTCAGCACACCGGAGCACTTGCTCCTGTTAGTGCAATTGAGCATGAATTAAACGAGAACGAAAACAAACGAAATATTGTTATTCTGAGTCCGTCCGATTTACAAACATTCTTGGACATGTTGACTCGTAGAATGGAGAGAGTTCGCCGTGGCAGTTGAACGCATTAGTGCCAGTTCGCTTGAGAATTTCACCATTGAGCGAATATTGGTAATGCAGGGTGAAAACGGATTTGAAGTAAGTGATGCCTTTTATTCAATCGAGATTAACGAGGGAATGACAAAGGGGTTTATAACTGGTGTGTTGACTATCAAAAACGATGCTGATTTTCTTGACACCGCTATGAATCCACGAGGAGACGAATTTATCGAAATTAGTTTCTATCACAAATATCCGGGCGGTGGATCCGGTAAAAAGTTTTCTAAGCTGTTTCGCGTCAACTCATATAAAGAAATGACGGACGCTAATACAATGAGCCGCGGTTTGATTGAATTCCACTTTGAAAGTGTAGGCTCAGTTGAAAATGAATTTGTTCGTGTTTCCAAGTCATACGCAAACGTTGGTACTCACGTTATTGTTGCTGATATGCTCAAGCTATTGGGCTATAAGGACAGTGATATGAAAATCGAGCCAACGTTGTATAACAAAGACATTGTTATTCCAAACATAACACCAGTTGAAGTAATTGGACATTTGGTAGATCACTCTCAATCGGGTGACTCAATCACGAAAGGAGATAGTAACTTTTATTTCTTCGAGAACAGGGATCAGATCAACTTTGTTAGTGGGTCAAGTCTTGTGAATGCCGCTCCGGTTGCAACTTATGTTTATAGCATGACGAGCGATCAAAATTTTCAGGGAAAAGTTATTAAGTTTATCCGTGATCGAGGATATAACTTGAGGGATCAGGCAAGAAGCGGTGCATTTGGTGTGACCGTTATTTCAAACAGTCTGGTAGACAAAAGTTATAAAGTAACTCCATTGGAAGTCGAAAGCGTCAAAGAAGTATACAAGACGTTAAACACTGATAAGTGGTACGGTGGTACTATCGGAAATAATCGCGATTCGTGCGTTATGATGTCCTGTGAAGATCAGATGTATCAATATCTGAATATGGGAGCAAACGGTAACAGCCTCGGTATTCAAAGAGTAAATAGATCAAACTTCAATGCTAAAAGAGCATTTGCTCGCATTGGCGGAAATACCGACATTACAAGTGGAAGTGTTATTGACTTGAAAGTGCCGAGTATGAGCGGAACAAACAATAACAGAGATAGCGGCAAGTGGATCGTTTTCTCTGTTCGTCATTTCATAACGAGAGAGCAATATTTTATGGATCTTGAGTTAATGAGTGATTCAGATATTAGGAGATCATAATGTTTTATGGTTTGAGTTATAAATGGTTTGAGGGGGTCGTTGAGGATCGATTTGACCCTCTCGATCTCGGACGTGTTCGTGTTCGTGTTATGGGAATTCATAGCAATCAAAAAGCAAAGAACGACAAGAACGGTATTCCAACGGAAGAGTTATTGTGGATGCATCCAATGCTACCAATTACTTCTGCTGCTGTTTCTGGCATAGGACAAAGTCCAACCGGCTTATTAGAAGGATCTCACGTTGTCGGGTATTTCAGAGATAAATTCTGTCAAGACGGGGTTATTGTTGGGTCTCTTCCTGGGATTTACAAAAATAAGCCGGATTCATCTAAAGGATTTGCTGATCCGAACGGACAATATCCTAGATATGTTGGAAATGACGTTAACGTGTTGGCGGGTGGCGGTCAAGCAGGCAGCGGTAGTTCTGGCAGCGGTGCAATGGTTGGTCCAGGTGGTGAGCCAATCGACGTATACACACAAAATGAAAATACAGGCATCGCCATTAAGCCAGACGATACACCAGCTGGAGAATATATTCCAGATGATGATCCTAATTTCACAATCGAAAAGATGCTTGTTCAGGATGAAGGTGTTCGCACCAAATGGTATCTTGACTCGGAGGGATATCCAACAATCGGCATCGGCCATCTTATTATTCGCGAGAGAACATCCAACTTGGTGACTATCAACTCAATTTTGAGTGCTCAACTAGGTAGAGTTGTTACTGGTGGCGTTATTACATCGGAAGAAGTTAGTAAACTATTTTCACAGGACTTGAATAAAGTTCGCGCCGATATTATGCGATTCACTTCTATTTCCCAAGTCTACATGAAAGCAAATAGATCTCGCCAAATGGCTATCGAGAATATGTGTTTTCAGATGGGCGCGGGAGGTCTAGCTAAGTTCAAGAACACGCTTGCGGCTATGGCACGTGAAGACTGGACTGCCGCTTACAACGGATTGCGCGATTCGCTATGGGCTAGACAGACTCCAGGACGCTCTGCCAGAGTTTCGAAAATCATTCTGACTGGTAACTTAGAGTCGTATGGTGTAATGACTCCAGAGACGGCTCCTAAGCTCAAACGTATGAATAACGAAGACCCTATTGGTACAGTTGCATCGAACGATTGGATTGAAGATTCTGATGATCCAGAAAATCCGCCGGCGGAAGCTAAATCTCGTATTATGTTCGAGGAGCCAAAGTCTAGTTATGCCGCACAATATCCGTACAATCATGTTTATGAGTCGGAGAGTGGGCATATTCAAGAATTCGACGATACCCCGGGTAAAGAGCGTTATCACAGAAAACATCCAACCGGTACTTTTGAAGAAATTCGACCTGACGGTAGTCGTTTGGTGAAAATCGTTGGTGATGATTATCTTATTGTCAAGAACGGAAGAAATCTAAACGTCAAGGGCAATTTGAAAGTTGTTATTGAGGGAAATGCCGAGCTGTATTATATGGGTAATGTCACGCAGACAATCGACGGTAATATGACCCAAATGGTAAGAGGCAACGTTCAAGAGACTGTGGAAGGTAGCGTCAATCAGCACGTTGTTGGTAACGTAGATCAATTCATTGAAGGAAACGTTGGACAAGTTATTAGTGGAAACGTCAATCAGAAAATTGACGGCAACGTGACTCAGGGAATTAAGGGAAATCAAACATCAAGCGTTGACGGTAATTATAAGTTGACTGTTAAAGGAAGTTATGACGTTGAAGCCACCGGTAATGCAAAAATGAAAGGTGCAAACGCGACTATGGAAGCACAGGGTACTGCTCAGATTAGTGGTGCAACAATTAACATGAACTAAGAGGAAATATGGCAGCAATAACACCACCAACCGGTGGCTGGGAACAATATGCTAATATCTATGAGTTCTATGACGGAGCGGGCAATTTGCCCGTTTCCCATGAATTTGAATTTGATGTTAGTTTAGATCCAAATGAAATCGTTGTGTCAAAGGGAATCCAGATATCTGTTCCGATTGAAACATATGGAGGATCGCGTCTCGGTATGAAAGTTGTATCGAAATTCGTTGATTATTTCGAGAGAAACGGTGCCATTATGACGCTTAGATATCGAGATAGAAAGACTCTAGAAATAAAATCGGTGAACGGATTTAATAATCTCCCGAGTGACGCGAAAACGTGTGATGTTATTGAGTTCAATCCTCCTGGGGAATTGACTGCTCAAATAGTATACACACCAACAGCAACTATCAGAAAGATCGATTTACAGAACCCCACACTACCTCCTACCGTGTATAACGTAACAGCGAAATACACTCAGACACTCCATGGATCATATCAGGGATGGGCAAATAAACTCAGAGATTACATAAATAAGAGTGGACCATTTCCGAGGATGTAATATGGCAGGCATTGTATTAAATATGGCCCCGACAATTGGACCGGGGCCATGGAAACCTTCAAAAGTTGTTGGCACTAGCTCTACGGTATTCGCAGAGGGCAAACAAATCGTAGTCAGACAAGACGATCAAGTAATAAAACACGAACGACCGGACGGACCCGATTGGAAGCAAGGCAAAGTTATTGCGAGCACTTCCAAAGTATTTGTCGAGGGCAAGCCAATTGCACAAATCGGAGATGTTTGTACCGATGGTGAAATATTGGTAAAGTCCGCGACGAGCGTATTTGCATCATAAGGAGAAATCATGAGTTTGTTTAAAAATCGACTGAGATTATTGGCAGTCGAATCGAAGGAATATTATTCCGATATTGCGGCAGATTTCAGTCGAGATTTCAGAGATAATGATGTTGGATCAGTGACTAACGTTAGTGCTGTTCAACAATCTATGGCTGGAATTATTGGAACGCGCCGTGGTGAGCGTCCATTCGATCCTAATTTCGGATGCGATATACACAATTCTTTATTTGAAAACATGAGCGAGGCATCGGCTACCGCTATTGAACGCTCGATATACGATGCAATTGGCAACTATGAGCCTCGTGTTCGAGTCGAAAACGTATCCGTTATTCCTGTGTATGACCGAAACGAATATATCGTGACGTTATATTACAGATTAATCACGGATCTCAACTATTTGTATGAACTTAAAATGGGAGTAGCTGGATAATGGCTAACAAGATTAATGCAGTAGATTTGCCGAAGGATTTTACCGGTGCTTCGTTTGAGCAAATCAAAATAAAACTAATTCGCTGGTTGCAAAACCAGGACGAGTTCAAAGATTATAATTTTGCAGGTAGTCGCCTATCTGTTTTGACGGATCTGTTGGCATATGCGACGCTTTATATTCAGCAATTCGGAAACGCGGCAGTATTTGAAAGCTTCTTGCGTCTTGCACAACTAAGATCATCCGTTGTTCAACACGTACAAGATCAGGGATATTTGCCGTCTACCGCGAGCGCGAGTGGAACAACCGTTCGATTTACCGGGTATTACAGTCCAATCGAATCTAGCCCTATTTCAATCACTATTCCTCGTGGAACGAAGTTCACAGGCTCAATTGAAAATATCGATTTCTATGACTACGTTACATGGGATGATGTTCAAGTTATTCGCGGCATCAACAACCGATATATTACAGATCTTGCATTGAAACAGGGTCGAATTATTCGTCAAGAAATGATTTATCAGAAAGACAGCATTATCGAAATCAACGATACCAGTATTGATAGAAATTACGTTCGTGTTTATGTTGACGGTGCTCCCTGGACAGACTGGACAACTAAGCCGCTTGTTAGTGTTGGTGGTACAAGTACCGTATTTTATCAGCGCGAAACTATCGACGGATATACCGAGATTTTCTTCGGTGAAGGCGAGAAAGTCATTAAAGCAAACGGTCAATTGAGTTCAAGTTTTGTTGGCGGATTGAAACCATCCGTTGGATCGACAATCGTTATCGAATATCTGACTACCGATGGTAAAGCTGCTAACGGTTGCCGTAACTTCGCTTATGTTGATACTATCCCTAATATCGTAGTAGAGCGAATTGATGAAAACCCAACCGCGCTGCTTGGCAAGGATGATCCCAATTATACTGGTGCTGCCGGTGGTGGTGGTGAGGAAGATATCGAGCGTCTGCGAGAACTGGGTCCAATTATGCGTGAGACTCAACGCCGTGCTGTTACTCGTTCCGATTATGAGGCTTTCGTAAACTATCGTTTCGGTAATATCGTGCAGGCTGTTCAGTGTTATACCGACTCAGAAAAACCTGGATATGCATTCATCGCAATCAAGCCAAAAGACGGATTATATCTGACTACCGTTCAGAAAGAAGACATTCAAAACTTCTTGCGAGAATACAACGTGGCTACAATCACTCCTGTTGTTCATAGTCCGAATTACCTGTATGTTAAATCAAATGTCAAGGTAACATACGCAATGAATAATTTGAGTCAGACCGAAGAATGGCTACAAGGTAAGGTATTGGATGCGATTGATCGTTATTACATCGAAGAAGTTGAAATTTTCAACAAGGGTTTCTATACGTCAAAACTAAACGGACGTATTGACGACTCGGATATTTCAATCCTAGGTACTACTACGGATATCGGACTTGTTCGCGAAATCGAGAATTTCTATTCTTCTCCAATGATTGGCATTAAATACTTGAATAAGATTGCAGAAGGATCCGTTTATAGCTCGGATATTAAGTATACACCAAGAGCCGGAACAAGTTATAATATTCACTATGTGGGAACAAGAAAGAATAATGTAGCGTTTAATGGCGTAGTGAATCGCGATGCTGGTATTACTCTAGTTGGTCCTTTCGCCGCTGGTGATGTTACCGGAGTAACTGCATATACCGGAACAGATTTTGATCGCAAAGTCATTGACGGTAGGAGTTTATATTATGCTGTTGGCGAAGTTGATTATGTTTCCGATGAAATTTCTTTCAACCTAGGTGTTCTAAATCAGAATATCGATAAGTTCAGCTCGGCTTATATCGAGCTTCATGCAACTCCGGTTGAGGATAACATTTATACTTCCGACGGCACGATGATTGTGTTTGAGAATAACCTCAGACCACAATATACCACAATTCAAATGGAGGCGGTAGTTCGCTAATGATTAAGGCACCCACTATTACCAGCTTGCGTATTGCAAAGCTTGGTGCAAACTTCTTGCACTTGAAATGGGATGATGTGGGTTCTAACTTCTTTTACATCGTAGAATATTCCATCGACAACGGTGATGGAAATTATGCGTGGATCCAGCGCGGGGTCACACCAGACCCCGACTGGTTCGAAGACAGAATCCTTGCACCTAATACAAAATACGTTTTCAGAATTTCAACAACGTTTGCTGGTTTCGAGCCATCCGATTGGGTTTATTCTGATGTATTCGAGACATTTGACACTAACGCATATTCAATTAGCACAATGGCTCAGTTTATTCCGAACAATGTGTTCGTGAAAAACAAACTAACAAACAACAAAAACTATGTAAATTTTGATAAAGACCCGATTTATGCAACTCTGATGAATGAGAACTTTGTTTATGATCCGGGCATCGAAAATATTACCAACATCGAAAACTTTATTGCTGCCGATGAAGAGTCACATTTAGTCCAGGAAGAAGTCGAAAAGGTTTGCGTTGATATCAATCGCACTTACCTAGGCTACAAAGACGATGTATTGTATACATTCGAGCGTTTCCAGAATATGGCTAAAGTCTCCAACGACGGAGGACAAAACTGGTGGTATTATCAAGCACTAACCGGTAGAATTGGATATCCAGTTGCCCGCACGATCATGTATCAGAACAATAACAGTAGTTTCCTGCTGGGTTATGATGATGTGTTTTACGGGCGTCAATCCGATGAAATTCGTTTCAGTAGCAACACGCATTTCTGGTCAGACGATCAAATCACATTCGTTCGTATGGACGTCGATGCCAGTATCCCATTTAAGACTTTGGTGTTCGGTCGCTATACTTCATATCCGGAAGATATTCGACGCAAGGTAGAAGCACAGGCCGCGTCCAATCAGTGGATTTATGCTGTTGCCGAAGACAACTTTAGACGTATTCTTGTTAAGAACGCGCCAATCGGAACTGACGGTGAAGGAAACACAATTAAAATGTGGGACAGCAATGTGTATCACATTACGAATAATCCTCTTTGCGTTGTTAAGAAGCTCGATGTTTTCAAAGATAAATGTTATGCACTCGTAACTGGTAAAGTTGCTAACCTGGATGCAGATCGTCGTAATGCCGACAACATTCTGAGAGCGGACGAAATTGGTGTTTATCGATTCGATGAAGTATATAAACCAGAAGTGTTTAAGCTAGGAAACATTAATACGGGTGGATATACAGCGGGTATCGATTTTGTCAAAATGGCAGTTACTTTTGCTGGCGGCTCACATGCCGGTCAGATTACAACGTCATGGGAAAATCGTGTGTTCCGTGGTAAGAACGGAGTACAAATGACCGTACTTCGCACCATTAGTAGCAAGAACAAAGACGCTTTTATTTTTGACGCTGATATTAAAGACGCGGACGGCAATTTAGTTCAGGCTAAAGTTGATGCTTTTAAAGCTGCATTTGCTAACCCGAATGAGTTTGAACTTATTCTAGAAAATGGTCAAATCGTTCTACCTGGTATTCCAAACGGAGGATCATGGGTACGTGTTTTCGGTAATACTGAAAAAGAGCGTCTGAGTATTGAACACAAGTTCAGTAACATGAGCACCGACGGAGAAAAAATATTCGTATCGTCTGCTGCTTATAAGTTTGATGATACCGTTGTTGATAACGATCTACCACTTGAATATCCCGATGCTGTTAACTCGGCTGTGAAATATAGTTCGGAATATCCGTATTTGTCTTATAAGAGACACCATTTTTATGTTTGGAAGTCGGAAGACGGCGAGAAATACATTAGACGTCCACAGACTTACTACAATGAGGCAAACTTTAGCTGGATGGCAACACACGGCCAACGCTGCTGGATTTCACATGATAACAGAGCAGTTGTTATTAATCCGAAGAAAGCGCACACATACAGACTTGACCCAGACTATAAGACAAACAAAGAAGTGTGGGATAAAGGCAATGTTAAATTCTATCTTGAGAACGTCAAGTTTAGTGGATTCACCCAATATTGCAACGGTATCATGATTCACAAAGGATATGACCGTGAGCGCAAATCTGGTGGTGAAATCGTTGCTTATTACGAATATCCATATCGTGTTCGTGATAACGCTGCTATTGTGTGGAGACCCGAATTGGTTGCAATGGAAGCTAACTTGCAAAATCAAGAGCGTCCTACTCCTCCAGTTGTCGAAGACGAAAAAGGATTAGTTGATCCGGATTTGAGTCACTTTATCCGAATTATGGGACCAGAAGTATATTTTGATGATGAATCTAACTTTACGAAGTTCGGAGAATATTATCTGAAATACATTTCGGAAGGATCAGAGACTTATTACAACAGATTGCTAAACTTGATTAAGAATAAGTATCCAAGAGAGAAAGACAACTTCGAATATCTGTGGTCAGAAATCAGACGTAGAAATATCTATCTGGATCAAGAAAAACGCGATAGTGTTATCCGATTCTTCGAATCTAAAGCCGCTAACTTCTATAGCTCAAAGGGAACAGAAGCGAGTTATAAATTCTTGTTCAAATTGCTATATGATGCCGATGTGGAAATCGAGGTAGAGAGTTCAGTTGGCATCGATTATGACATCGTTGTTAAGTCTGGTAACGTTGATTCTGGGCTCGTAGGACGCACTATATACACTCCCACCGGTAGAGCTAATGTTACCTATGTCGAGCGTATCTATGACAACGGCCTGCTTCGCTGGAAGATTACCTTGCATAACTTGATTGGTAAGTATGTCGAAGGCCAGATCATTAAGTCTGAAACATCTGCATTCGAGGGAGAAATCGTTCGTGGCATTCAGGGTAAAGAACTTGCATATTCTGACATCGACTATATCAATCGTAATCGTTCTTATTATGTGATGAAGATTCGTTCCGAGTTGAATACCGCTAGATATCGTGATGATATTTTGCGTTTTGTTCATCCAGTCGGATTCGGATTTATCGGTATTGCGATGCTAACTGTTTTCATTAACGGTGGTATTAGTATGGTACCACAACAGACAATGATCGAGATAAATAAGACATACAGATGGGACTCAGGACTTCCTAGTGTGACTCCGAAACTCAAAACGAGTGTTAACCCGGATTCGCCATTAGATAATCCAGATCCGTTATTTGACAGCAAGACCGGAGAATTAATTGAAGTACAGCAAGCACAAGTCGCATTTGATATTGCGAAATGGCAGACTGCGAAAGATTCTAACGGAGTTGCATACGGTAACAGATCATATGATACCGACGAAACGAACGTTACTTGGAACGGCACTGTATATAAGCCGTCACAAAGAAGATTGGAATGGAGTCCTTTGTTCAGTGATTTCAGCACACGATTTAGTGATTATCGTAGACTGGTAGAACAAAGACTAAAAGACGATTTGAAAGATCCTCGTGATGTTAGTCGTTTGGTAACATTGAAAGAACCGTCACAAACAAGAATTGGGGAATAAAAGTGTCTTCTATTATCTATCGCTCAATAGTAACAAATAAGTTCAGAACGGAAAACCTTTTGAACTTCTATAACTCGGTTGGCGATACGCAAGACAAACACACAATCTATGCAACATTTGGCCGCCCAGATAAATGGGCGGACAATGAGACAGATTCGAAGTTTGCTCCACCGTATCCTGATGATTCAATCGAGGGGATTGCAGATGTTTGGTCTAGAATGTTGGGTGCGGTAAAAATTCAACAGGAGCTATTGCGTCCTGTTGTTCCGCGCGACGACTGGGGAGATCAACGATTTACAGATCCGTTTATTCATCACATTGGTGATATTGTTGTAACTAACAGTGCGCCATATAACAGAACAGAAATTGGCTCCGGTTGGATGATTTATCGCTGTGTCGATGTACCAGAAGTTGGGCAATGTAGTATTAAGTCGATTGTTGAGAAAGGCGAGTGTATGAAAATCGGCGGCAAATGGACGCCTAGTCGAGAGTCATTATTGCCAGTAGGCAAGAGCGACGGTGTTGATATGAAAGACGGATACATCTGGGAATATCTTTATACAATTCCGCCTGACGTTGCAATTAACGAATGCACAAACGAGCATATCGTTGTCCCTACTCCACAAGAGCTAATCGCTAGTCCATCGCGCTGGGGTTATCAGCACGTATTGAAATGGTACCCCAATAAGTACGATGTTATCTATAGAATGAAATGTCATACGCTGCGGTTTAGAGCGTATATCGACAGTATTTATTTTAAAGAAGCGTCCATGGTTGGTAACAAAGGTTTCCGTCAATTGAGTGTTATTCTTGACCCAATTCTGATGAAAACTAATCCAGCTAGTGCTGACGTCAAGGCGACTGGTGCAAACTATTTGCCAACTCAGCTAGAACGTCATTCGGGTGAAATGATTTACATGGAAAATCGACAGCCGATTATTCGTTCGAGAGATCAGACCGAAGAATTCAACTTAGTGTTTGAGTTTTAATCAAGCCACCTTCGGGTGGCTTTTTTGTTGGTGAATCGCTAAATAAGTTAATATAACATCGGAGAACTTTATAATGCAACAAACAAAAATCCTGGTAGACACCGGTGAAGAAGGTGTAGAAGGAACTGGAGATACCCTATATCAAGGCGGTACTTCTCTTAATAGAAACCTGAATAGTTTATATAATGTGTTCGGTGATTATAGACAGTTCAAGTCTGATGCCGGACAGGGAAATCAAGTAATGACGCTCCATGCCGGGGGTTATTATCAGAAGCACTCACGCGCATATTATGCGGGTGCGGAGCAACCAAGCGGAAACCCAGTTGAATTCGGCTCACTTCATGATCTGTCAGTCACAAGAGACGGCGCGGGTGATCTCGTTGTAACACTACCAGCGGGTAACAATCACGCGGGTGAATACGTTCACTTTATTAACACAGACGGATCAGTTGGCGTCGGTACCGGCAAAGAAGTCGTTATTCGTGTTAGTGGCTCCGGTGATAGTATCGGTGGGTTGGGAACACAAATGAAAATCCAGAAATCTTATTTCTCGATTCGCTTCTGGGTGGATAAATCTAGTCCAACTGGTTCACATTGGAGCTATAAAGTCGAGAGTTTATTTGGTGACGGGTCTGTTCCATATAACTCAGTAATTAGCAATATCGGCACAGGTGTGACAAAAGATATCGCGTTGTTCAACAAATTCCAGTATAACTCCGTTAAACATATGGTATTTGTTACCGAACGTGGTACGAATATTCAACAGGAAGCGAGTGAGGTTTTGGTACTCGTAAATAACAGCAACAACAACGACAACAACGTTTATATGACCGAATATGCGCGAATTCGTACCAAGCCAACTGCAAATTCAAAAGATGATTTGCTTTATGAAGCTGATTACAGAATTGTGAATGGAGTTGTTAGAATGTATGTCAAGAACATCGGTTCGACTGCTATTGACGTTACTGTTAAAGCAATTGAATCAATCGGGGGTCAATAATGAGTAAACAATCTATTATCATCGGTAGCGCAGTTGATGACGGTACTGGTGATTACATGCGTCGTGGTGGGCAGAAGATCAACGACAACTTTACCGAATTATACGGTGAGCTTGGCGACGGTGCTATCCCACACGCTGCTGGTGCGTGGAAACGTTATTCCACCGTCGGCACACCGCTTAGTGTTGTGTTTGGTAAAGCATACACAATCGACACAACCGGCGGACAAATCACAGTTAATTTGCCAGCGGGTAAACCTTCTGACTACGGTAAAGTAATTCGTCTGCGAGACGTTAACGGCTCTTGGGCAACTAACCCAGTCAACTTAGTCCCAGGTGGCACAGATACCGTAAAAGGTACAGCGAAAAAGCATAAACTTTGGAAAAACTATCTTGATGCGGAATTAGTATATTGCAGTCCCGGCAAATGGGAATATGCAGATAACAAGCGAGTTAACGGTATTAGTACCGCAAACGGAGCGACTGTAGCTAGAAAAGAATTTATTGCGGTTGAAGGTCAAACGGATTTCGTTAATATTTTTGAATCGAGTTATAACCCAGCTGCGGTAGAAGTTTACCGTCGCGGTAACTTGCTATATTACGGAGATCGTATTTCCGAGAACACCGACTATGGTTCGATGACAGCAAAAACTCCGGTTGTTAGTGACGTAACTATTACAGGTGGAACTAAAAACGGCACAGTTGGATATTCGCAGGGAGTAGTTGGTACAATCAACTCAACAAAAAATAAAGTCGAAGGACTTGTTATTGTTGATTTCCGTGGTGAAGTCGCAACAAACACCGTTATTATGCAATTTGCTGGCGGCGCAAAGCCAATGGACTCGAATGTAATTTACGTTCAGAACGGAACAACCGGTCCATGGTTTTTGCAATATGATTCGAGTCGTACCGCTTATATTGGTGTTTATCCTGACTTGATTACAAAGCTAACATCTACTGCCAGTCAAACATACAAAGTATCAGTTTATAAACTGAATACACTTGACGGATATTCAATTCGTTTAGCAGAGCCGTGTTTTGCGGGTGACGTTGTTACCGTTGTGACTTATCTAGACGGAATCGCTTCTTATCGTAGTTCATACCAGCGTTATACTCTTCGAGTATATGACGAGAAATTAACTACAGAAGATATCAAGACTATTCCAGGCCAACGCTGGGTAGGGGATCTGAGTAAGAAAGCTAGATTCAGCTTAAACGACTTTGACCTGCTGGAGAACGAGACCTATAACCCGTTTAGTATGGAGATACTCGTAAACGGTAGAACGCTTACCAGAGCAGGCGAGGGAGATTTGCCAGCGTTTATTTGTGAAGGCGCAACTGCTAACGACGAAACCTCTTGTATTGCTTTGGGTGGTGCATGGGTACCGTCAGGTGGAGATTTCTCAACCGTAACAGATCTCAATGATCGCTATCGCGAGTTCGTTATCAACCAAGATCTGAATCACAAAGATATTATTACGATTCGTTGGTACAATAACGATATCGGAACAACTCTTGACTGGGAAGGTGACGGTGGTATTAAAGAAATGGCAGACGCTCGTTTCTTGGTATCAGAACGCACATTCAATAGAAACAGCAAGATTATGTATACCGATACAACTAATCCTAGTTCTAATAACACGGTTGCTGACCCAGAAACGGAAAATGGAATTAGATTTACAAGCGTGGATAGCTTGTTAGAGTCTATTTATCCTGTTGGTTCAGTTTATATTAACGCAAATAACCCGAACAACCCTAAATCATATATGGGATTCGGTGAATGGCGTAGATTCGGACAAGGAAGAGTACCGGTTTCTTGGAACGAAGATAATCCGAACGATCCTAATTTTGGTCTAAACACAAATGACAAAGACGTAAACGGCAACCCAAGACATTCCGCTGGTAATACTGGTGGTGCGGTAACAAACACACTCGGTATCACCAATATTCCTCCGATAACATCAAGTGAAAAAGCTTTGATTGTTGATCCGGCCGGTGATGTTCTTGTTGGTGGTTGCCAATTCGATCCAGACGATCAGGGTCCAGGGTTTAAGAGATATCGAGAAGACTTGGTGAAAGCGCGTCCGAGTGAGATTGCGTTGCCAGTTAATAATCTGCAACCGTTTATTACGGTTCACATGTGGCTAAGGGTTCTATAAATGATCAATATCTATCAACAGCCAGTTGATATTACTTTCACCTACGGTTCGAGATTTTCATTTTCCGTTGGTGCAAACACTGATATCGATACTGGCTATGTAACATATCGCTGGGAGTGGACTGCTCCCGGCACATCTAATTGGGCAGCAATTCAACACCCGTCTGCCACTTTAATGAGTGTCGTTATTCTGCCGTCAATGGGAACAACATACGACACAAACGATTTCCGATGCGTCATTGCAGAATATGACAATTTGGGAGTCAAGAAATCGGAGCTGATTACTTCGATTGTTAAAGGCATCAAGTTTGAAGGAAGAACATCGGTAGCGAAAACTAAAACTTCCGATGCTGTTCTTATTCGTTCTAGACTCGCAAGACATTCCGAGTTTGAGCTTCATCCTTCGCTCGATAACACATTCCTGAGTGATAATATTGGTCTAGCTACATTACACGACGCGGAAGACAATATAACGCATCCTAACGTGCAATCTGCAATCGTTGATATTGCTGACGGTATGACTATGCCTATTGGCTCAGTTATTATCGAACGTAAGAATAACGACCCTAGTGGTAAAGCACAACAAACCGTTTTGCAGTTTGACGGAATTGTTGCGTCTCCGGTCGGTGGTGTTGATGCTGTATTGAATGTGTTTGGTCGCAGAGTTGTTATTGCGGATAAGAGCATTGCTGCCCAAGTAAAAGATCAGGTATTGACAATTCTAGCTGATTTTGAAAACAAGGGATTGTATGTGAAAAACGTTAGCTCGGTATCTGCTACCTCTATTTCGTTTGAGCATAGAGATCATAAGGCACATGTTCCTCCTGCATGGACACAATACGGTGTTACTATGACTGGACTTGTTGCGTCTCCTCCTGCTAAAGGCTACGGTCAATGGCAGAAGTTCGCAGAAATTAACATCACGGGGTTGGATGCATCGGTATCTAAACTTTATTATTGGGAGAGAATTTCGTGAGAACAAATAATATCACACAGCATATTAGCTCTAAAGCGGGGTCGGTTGTATTCGACCCCGCATCTGCTCCTGCTTTTGATACGACTATCACAGATCTACAAAAGCTGGGAAATAAAATCGATGCTCATGCAACTAAACCACTACCGGTCGCATCTGAAACTGTATCGGGTATTGCTGAATTGGCTACCGTTGATGAAGTTCTATTGGGAAATGATAAAGTTAGATTAGTCACTCCTTATACACTTCAACAAAAATGGGCGCGTCCTAATGCGAGCGACACCGTTTATGGTCTAGTTAGATATAATACAGTAGCAGAACGAGAAGAAGCGGCAGCGAAAGTTGACGTTACTGTGAATACCGCATCTTTGTGGGACGTTGTTCGTAATAAATCGATTGCAACTGAGTCCAAGCGCGGATCAGTGAGTATTTCAACTCTGGTAGCTGCCAAAGCTGGCGTAGATGATACAACAGCAATGACACCAGCGAAAGTTAAAGCGGCAATCGACACGTTCGCGGTAACTTCTGTATCTGGTGCAACTGAAACCGTTACGGGCACAGTTAAGAATAGTCCGGCATTAATCACTAACGCCGCGCTTCATACCGGTTATGCAGTTACACCTAAAGGTTTCATTGAAACCAGAGCCGCACAGGCTCGCGTTGGAACAGTTCGTATGGCAACTCAAGCAGAAGCTAACGCTAGAACTCTGGGAGACGTGGCAATCAGTCCAGCGACGCTTCCAATCGCATCTGATACACAATATGGCATCACTGCTCTTTTGCATAACGCGCAATCCGGCGTAACAAACAAAGCATTGAGCGCACACGGAGCGACTCTGTTTATCAACAGAAACGGCGACTCCATGACGGGTGATCTTACTGTTCATAATATCTTTACTGCTAACGGACAAAACGGACGTGGCGATTCGCTGACTAGAAAGGATTACGTTGACGGACTTTTCAATCAGAAAGCGAATATTTCGCATACGCACGGAACTCCACAAGAATCATGGACACTAATTTGGCAGGGACCGTTAGATCGCGGTAATTTCGTGACTAATCAGCCATGGTGGAACTTCGATGCACTCGTTATTGAAAGTTCGCGTGATGGTGGTAGCTGGTTTAATACCATGGAGATTAGTCGTTGGCAGATCGAACAGATGCAAGCAAAATATCCAAACTTCAACTTGGTATCGGCACAAGAATATTATTGGTTTGGTAAGTTTAGAGCCGATGGTATGTATTTCGACACCCATACAGAGAACTGCTATCTGTGGAGAATATACGGAGTTAACAAAACTTGGAGCTAATCGCTAAATATTAGCATTAGTATATCAAATATAAGGGTGAATAATGGCTATCGAAAAAGTAAGTCAGTCGCAATTACCGTTTGTTGATGGCGTCCCCGCTGTAGGACAAACGAGAATTGACTGGATTCAAAACGGTGAGTATACCGACGGTGCTGTTAGCGCCACCGATAATGGTGGCGCCCTTAACCGAGCTTCGGTTAAGGTACAGAAAAACGTTGATACAATCAACCAAGAATTAAACAAAACAAAAGACTCATTGAGCAAAGTTATTGATTTGGCCGAGACTCATGATCGCATTTTGAATGCACAAGGAGACGGCACAAATCTTTATGATCGCGTAACAGCGGTAGAAGTTGTCAATAAAGCACAACAAGATCGACTGGCTAAAATTGAAACAGACGAAATCGAACATGTTGCAGGCCAAGAAGCAATTAATAAGCGTATTACTGACACAGTTGATCCTCAAATTACCAATATCAAAAAGATGCTGGGAAATTACAAGGGTTTTGACCAAGACGGTAATCCTGACATAAATGCTCCTGGACTAGGCGTTAAAGGACAAGTTGAAAGAAACTGGGAAAACGTAGTTCAGCATGATAACAGAATTAAAAGTCTGGAAAGTTTCTGGCAAGGAGACACTCCTGATGTTCTAATCAGAAATACCCGCGATTTGCGAGCTGAAATGGGTCCGTCTTCTGAAAAGACAGATAAGACAATTTACCAGCGAGTAAAAGAATCCGAGGATCATGTTACTACCGCAAATAAACATTTGACCGATATCGATACTGCTATTGGCAAGATCGAATTCCCGGCCAAATATGTTACCAGTACGGGTACCGAAGTAACCGCAAAAGACATTTGGGAATATACCAAACTCGTTCGTGGTGATGTCGGAGCGAATCAGAATGCACTGAATACAGCGATTAATGACATTCTGTTGAATAAGTCTGACATCAAGACGATGAAAGAGTTCGATACTTCATCTGGGGCAAAAATTACAAATCTCGAATCTCTTGTTGGACTACAACCTACCGACGGTATGCGCGGCGACATCAAAGCTTTGGATTTGCGCGAATCAAATAACGCAACTCGTTTAGAAGGTATGGTGAAAACTGTTACCGACGTTGTTAACTTGGAAACAACTCCGGCAGTTCGCAATCTTCAAGAAGATATGACAAAGGCTAAGCCGGATATTTACGGAACTAACGTAGATACCGATACTCCTATTGTTAAGCTTGGTATCAAGTCAACAAACAAAACGATGTATGAGGAAATGTATCTGCCGTTCAAATCCGGCAGTGGATTTATTCTTGATACTAGCGATCAAAACGTTGATTCTTCTTTCGTTCGTCGTTATGTTGACGGCAAGTGGGAATGGAAAAATCTGTTCAGCGAAGATCTGGTGATTGGCTCAAATAAATCAGTACGAAGCTTTGACGGACAAAGAGCTGTATCGTTCGCACTGAGAATCGATAAGCCTCCTGTTACTGTTTTCGGCGACGATAATACCGAAATTGAAATTCGCGGTAAGATTACAAACGAGATTGATATTACTGGACTGAAATACAAGACTTCCAGTGTGGTTCATTTCACAGATACCCAGGATACATTCGGTAAAGGACAGCCTGTTCAATTTAAAGTTGACGGCGAAAACGCGCTGACTGTTACATATGGCGGAACTGTTGGTACTATTGTTCATTCTGCTAATATCAAAAACTATGTTGCTGATATTGATCCAAGAACTGGATTCAGACTGAATCGTGATACTTCCGTTTCTGCCGAAGTTTCGATTGGCAACGTGAACGTTATCGGAACTAGCTTTATCAATAAAACTGTCAAGTTGTCAGACGAAGGCATGACTACTCAAATTGAAGGTGAAGTATCCAAGATTCGCATGGCAATCGACGCGAAATATACCGGATATTCCGCTGGTAATATTCTGATGAATGAGTTGGGAGTCTCGCGATATGTTGCAAATGATTACGTTGAAGTTGGTGACAGCAAAGCAAGCGCCGCGCTTAGAACACGTGGTGATGATCTGAAATCAGTTAAAGTCGTAGCTGGCACCGGAAACACTCTGTATACCGTATGGCACGACGGCCTAGATGCTCCGAAAGACGATGCTATGTATGCACGTAAGAATGGTGTTTGGACTGCGTTTAACCCAGGTGGAACCGGCGGTGGATTAGCAGACGACGCACCGGACAATGGTATGCCACATGTTCGCGTTTCTACTAACGGTAATGCAGTTTGGGAAGCGTTGGGATCTAAAGATATTAACTTGAGCCCGAATATCGGCATTAAGTTCAATACCACAGATCACGGACTTGTTTCTGCGTTTAGTCCTCTTGCAACTGGTGCAATTAGCATTGGATATGATAATAGCAAGTCTCCGATTACATTTAAGGGCCGTGTTCAAGCATTCACATTAGGCAATGAACAAGCTTTGATGGGCTTGACTACTTCCGACGAAGTTCGCACAATCGTTAAAGTTGATTTCGAAAACGACATTATGATCGGCGACGAAAACACTGCCGTTTATTTTGGACGTCAACCGTTTGTTGATTTCAATGGGTCTTCTCATAGGGTTTGGCACGACGGTATTGATGCTCCTTCCGATGGAAGTTATTACGCCCGTAATAATGGAACATGGCAGAAAGTATTCAACGGCGTTGACCCGACTGCTGACGTAAATACTACAGGAGCATTTAAATCTCGCGGAATGAATATTGGTTTCACTGAACAAGTCGGTACCGATTATATCGTACAGCTTGGACAATCAAATCAGTATACAAAACTCAACGGTAAAGTTATGGATATTATGCTGGCACAGCCGGTTGATAATGGACAGACTTCTATCAAGGGTATGTTGAAAGGCGCTGAATTAAATGTTATTGCAATCAAAGACAACGTAGCCGGTAATAATCATGTTATTGTTGGTGATGCTTCCGCTGAAATGCGTATCAATTGCAAAGAAGCTTACATTAACGGAAACACCGTAATTACATCTGCTTTTGATGTTCCTACCGACGACAAGCGTTATTCTCGTCGTAATGGAAAGTGGATCCAGAGTTATTACTATGGCAACTTTGCAACAAACGCACCAGCTACACCAGTTGAAGGCGATGTGTTCTTTGAATTCGTAAACTAAGGAATTAAGATGCCAATTAGAATTGCGGGTCAAAATGGGGAGCTGCATTATGCAGCCCCCAAAGTTTATAACGGATATTGGAGAAATTCCGTTGCTTGGGTATATTCGGGTGGCGCATGGCGTCGCACATACGATCCAACAGATGAAAACCTTTTAATCAATAGTCGATTGCTAAATGGCACCGATTATTTCATATACGCGGACGGAAGAGTGATTGGTTTCACGCCTCCTGGTTGGAGTGCTTATTCAAATGCTTCTCAAGTAGGAGGAAACGCATATGCGTATTATTCCAACAGAGAAGATGAATATAGCAGAGCTTACACGTTTAAAGCCGCAAATAGTCGTATGTTCTTCCAGACAAGAATATATCTCAGACAAGGAGAAACATACAACGCGAGCGCGTTTGTTCATTCCATCAACTTACAAGTCGGAAGAAAGTCGTTTGATATTTTCGTTGACGGTGTTGCATCGAATAAACAATCGGATTACATTCAGATGATCAATCATTTTCCAACTGTTCCTGAGTTGAAAGCAAACACAAGAGTACAAGCAACGTTCAAAGCACTAAAGGATTGTTTGGTACAGTTTAATATCGGCGTTGGTGTCGATTACAACGACAGTGGAGAGATTCAAGTAAGCCAGCCAATGGTAACTAAGTCTAGTGCATTGCTATCGTACCAACCGACTCCTAAAGATACCAATTACAATGCGATCATCATGAAAGATACATACATGAAATTGAACAAGACTCTTCCTCCAATCGCAGGAACAAATCATTTGGAGTCTAGTGTTCAATTACTCGATAATGCATCAAATCGCATTATGATTATCGGATACAATAACGACATTTCAACATCTGGAATCGGAGTTGATATATCCAAAAACACACTATTTGTTATGGCAGAAGATGTTATAACTCATGAGGTACAAATCAATCAGCCTATTCCGAAAAATCAAGTGTTTGGTGCCGGTATATGGTTTGACGTTTCCGGTTCTTATATCAAGAACATTAGATTACATGCAAACGGCGAATTGATTGCTAGAATCCCAGACACAACTTCGGTTGTTGCTGCTACTAATTTTGTGTTCGGTAGTAAGCAGTATCCTATAACAGGAGTCATTGTCGAGCAATTCGGGATGTTCGTTAACGGACGAAATCACATTTTCAATATCGAAGAGGGATCGGGGAATATTTCTAGCGAAACTCCTAGTCCTGATAATCTGACGGTTGACTTTGGGACAGACGAAACGAAATATGAATGGCTTGGAGCATTGCTACCTAAGATCACAGTTCAACCAGCAGATGAATATATCGGAACATCTGGTATGTCGGTTGAACTTGTATCGTCAGGAAGCAATTACGACGCTATAGAATGGAGAACTCAATACGGACAAATCGCGAACTCGAATACAAACAATATCACAGTATTGGTTTCCGATGATTACGATTACGGCTTGGTATATCACGCGGTGTATAAGAATCGATTTGGCAGTGTTGAAACAATAAAAACAAAAATCTCCGCATTCCCAACTCCTAAAAAGCTGATGCAAACGGAGAAGGGTGAACAGTTGGGTACAGAGGACGATAAGTTAATCGAAACTCAACAGCCTTAAGGAGGCTATATGCCTACAATTAAGATTTCCGACCTAAATCATGTCGATGAATATACTGGCAATGAATTTGGACAAGTAATTCAGAACGGAAGCAATAAAAAGGCCGTTCTATTATTTGCCGATGCCAATAATAAAATTGTTATACCGAGTGGATTTACTGTTCACGCCGAGACAGACAACGGACTTAAAAACGTTATTGAATTGACGCAAGACGGTAAATCATTCTATCTTGGACCGAAAAGTGTTCGTCCTGTTATTGAAGCTGATATTTCGGGAATGGTAGTGAAAAACATTACTATACCTAATAATACTGGCTACTACGCAATGAGCACAGAAGGCGAAAGAAAATGCCTGATTAAACTTGGTAACGACAACAAGGTAACTATCGGAGACGATAAAGCCTCATTGACTTTGATGCAGGGATCCAATCATGAAATATCAGTTAGACGCGAAAGCTTGCCAGGAAATAATGATTGGTCGGATTATCGTTTGATCGACACAGGATTGTTTAAGGATTATTTCGTCATACACATGGACTCAGTTTATACCTACGGTAATGCTGACCCAGATGACAACGACGGATATCCAGACGGACACCTTTACATCAAATACTAATCAAACGGCGGGGAAACTCGCCGTTATATGGAGGTAAGATTTTTGTTCATCAAGATAAATAACACTAGCACACCCTGCGAAGTTCGTTTAAAGATCAACGGACAATATAAGTCAGGAACTGCCTACATCAAAGTAAACGGTAAATACCAACCGGTAAACAGCCAGACAACAAACTTAAAGCTGAAAGGCTAAGGATTTAAAATGCAAGCGATTATTTTGTTTATGCTCAAGCGAGTTGGCACCGAAGTGTTGCTACAAATGCTAAAGCAGTTAGTAAAGATTCTGGAAAAGCGTATTGACAACAACTTTGGTTCCGATGACGTTGACGCAATTGAAAAGCGTGTTGATGTTGCGAAAGATCCAGTTGCTGCACCAATCGCGCATCCAGGAAAAGAATAAAGGAGACTAGCCGAGATGATGTCAAATAATTTTGTTAGGAACCCAAGAGAGCTTAAAGATCTTATTTTGAGACGTCTTGGCGCTCCTGTAATTCAGGTTGAAGTAACCGAAGACCATATTTACGATAGTATCGGTAGAGCACTAGAACTCTACAAAGAATATCACCACGACGGTTTGAATAAAGCATATCTAAGTGTTAAACTTAATCAAGAACAAGCGGCAACCGGATACATCGATATTTCTGCGTATCCTGTGTTTGCTATCACCAAAATCATTCGTCATAAATCCATGATGTGGGGTGGATTGGGAGGTGGAGCGACATTGAATTTCTTCACTGACTTTTTGACGACGCTAGGTGGAGGCCCACAAGGAATTAGTTATCACGGACCATTTGGTGCGTTGGGTAATATAGGTTTCTTTGCTCAGTTCCAAAGCTATCAGAATATGATGATGGATCAACTTGACCCTCTTCCAGATTATTGGCTAGACCCAGTTAATGGTGTTGTTCAGTTAACTGGCAATTTCAGAGAAAATGACGTTATTATCATGGAAGTTCATATCCAGAACTTTGTTGAACTGGAGAAATCCGTTCGTGGAGTTGCTGGAGCTGGAATCGTGGCCGGAGGCCCAACGAGTGCTGATAACAAAGACAAGTGGATGAATCCGTATTCTAGAATGCCGTCAAACGTCGCTGGACGCGCTAGGAGCGAATTCCCAGATCAGGGCGTATACAACGTCAGATGGGTAAAGGATTACGCTACCACGCTCACCAAAGAAGTTTGGGGTGAAATCTTAGCTAAACATCAAGGTATGTCGCTGCCTGGTGGTGTTACTGTAGACGGAACACGACTTGTTGAAGAAGCTAGACAAGAAAAAGAAGTGTTGCGCCAAGAGCTACTGCTTTTGGAAGAGCCGCTTCCCATTTTAATGGGGTAATCGATGTTTGCACGTAATCAAAGCATGTTCGCCCAGCTCGAAACCGGAGCTGGGTACAATAAGACTTATCAAACTAATGTATTAAACCCATATGTGAATAAACATGAATATGAGCCTACTCTTTCGTTGCACGAAATGCTTGTTGCTGAATCTATTCAGATGACTGGTGTTGAAATGTATTATATTCGCCGTGAGTTCGTGAACTTTGATCGAATTTTTGGCGAAGATATGCAATCCAAGTTTAAGAAGACGTATAAAGTCGCGATGTATTTGGAGAGTTTCGATGAATATAGCGGACAAAGGGACTTCTTCTCCAAATTCGGTATGCAAGTCAACGACGAAATAACAATGTCTGTTAGTCCTAAGCTGTTTGAAACCCAAGCAGACGGAGATCGAGTTAAGGAAGGAGATCTGATTTATTTCCCACTGAATAATAGCCTGTTTGAAGTTACTTGGGTAGAGCCATCGTCTCCTGTTGTTAAGAGAGAACAGCTTGCCAAATATAAAGTAACTGCACAGAAATTTATCTACAGTGGTGAGGAAATCAAGCCTGAGTTTGATCCAAATCGGTATGTGCTCGGAGAAGATGACCCGCTATCTCAGATCAAGGCACTTGACGGACGCGCGGATATCTCATTGGACGAGTTCGCAGAAGATGACGCATTCAACGAAGAGGCGGAAGATTTTGTTGTTGAGTTTGACAATATTATCGGAAACGGTACACCAATAGCAGAGCACAAGCCTACTAAGCCAGCGCCTGTTAGTGCATTCGATGATCTAGAATCGTTTTAAGTAAGAGCCCGTTATGGGCTCTTTTTGTATGTGGAACACGACTCGCAAATTGAGTCGGATTTGATTCGACGCAACGAGAGATCGAAGTTGCCGTGTTGCTTGCAAGTGACTTGATATTGTGTGCTGTTACCAGCCCATCCAGAGACTTGACGAATAGCGTAGCCGTGTTTCTTTGCATAGTCGCTAGTGATCTGAATTGCAAGATGTTTCGGCTTTTTGTTTTGTATGCCAGTGCATACGGTACAAGTCGGCGCGTCGAACATGACCTTACCTACCTTCTCATAGAAAATGTGACCGTGTTCGCAAGTCAAAGCGAGTTGACTATCACGATGCCACTCTTCTTTTTGAGAAGGAGGCATATGAAGTCCAAACGTCGTGCTTGACAAGTTGCGACGCACCAGGGTTTCTTTTTGTTGTGCATTGAACGGGTAGCGTCGATTACACCAACACATGAGTCGTTCAATCTGCTGAAATGTACCAGGGAACACCGGCTTACCTAGCCATGTTTTCTTTGAGCACTCTTCACAGACACAAGCATACACCTTGTTTCTAGCATTGTCAACACAAATTATACGTGTGATAGTGAAATGAGCAATTTTCATACCGATTCTGTTCATAATCTATACTCTTCCAGAAAGTCGCGCCAGCGACTGCGAAGCTAACTTATTGATTTCATTAAAGAAGACAAAATAGATTCTCATTAAAGATCTATAAGAGATTTTATTTTGTCTTTTTAGCGGCTGCGCCGCAGTCTTCGACTAAATACAAGTAAAGGAGGATACCAATGTTTGGGTATTTTTACAACAGCATTTCAAGACGCTACATTGTTCTAATGGGACAACTGTTCAACGGTATACAGGTAGCGCGTGAACGAGACGGCAAAGTATCGTATCAAAAAGTACCAATCACCTACGCTAGTAAAGAACGTTTTACCGCAAAACTCAACAGCGTTAACAGTAACATCGACGAAAACGGAGTTGCTCGCATCGAGACGATTTTGCCACGTATGAACTTGGAACTACTTGACATGGTATATAACCCTATGTTCAAGACCGGTGTCAACGTGAGATCGCAATCGCTAGGAGCGGGTGCGTCGGTATCTCGTAATAATCCGGTACCATACAAGTATCTTTTTGGCTTGTCAATAGCTACCAGATTTGAGGATGACATGTTTCAAATTATTGAGCAAATCATTCCTTATTTTCAACCAAACTTCACAACCAAGATTACGGAACTTCACGATAGCTTAACACCGATAGATCGCGATATTCAGATCACAATACAAGGTGTTTCTATTTCAGAGGATCTTGAAGGAGCTCCTACCGAGCGTCGTCGTATTCAGTGGGATATTACGTTCGAACTCGACGGCTGGCTATATCCTCCAATCGCGAACTTGAAAGGCGAAATTAAGACAATTTACATTGACTTTTTCTCCAACAAGACCGAGCTGAAATCTAGCGAAGATAATTTTGAGTCTGTTGACTTCGAGGTTGATCCTAGAACTGCGACTAAAGAAGAATGGGATGGTAAATATATAGAGACAGCAAGCGAGAATATTCCTATTCCGCGAGATCCTAATAAACCGGGACCCAGAGGTAAAAAATTAAAATGAATGATCTTAATATGAATCAGTTGCTCGATATGAGCGGCATACCGGGTATGAGTTTCGATGATACTATGCCCGTTGTATATGAGCCGACGGTGCTTGAGCCCGTCGATTCACATCCTGCTGAACGAGCCAAAGACCTAGAGACTGACTATGATCTAGTTAGACAAACTCTGAATTATCAGCAACAGATGCTAATGGCAATGGGAAAAATCGCATTGGAGAATGCGAAGAACTCAGAAAGTCCAAAGCATGTTGATGCATTCGTTAACTTAATGAATAGCATGACAAACGTCTCGAAAGAGATTTTGAAAGTTCATAAAGAAATGGGCGCAATCACCAACGAGACTACTAAGACCAAAGACGCGCCGCAACAACAGCAACCGTCTATGAATATTGAAAACGCCACTGTATTCGTCGGAACTCCGGCGGAATTGATGGCACGGGAAGGAACTCAGTCTGAATCCATTTCCCGTTCGAAAACTGTAATTGAAGGAGATTCAAATGTCGTTGATGCCTGATGAAATGACACCGGTTGATCAGTTGGAACGAAAAGTCGTTAGCTTTGATCAACCACTAGATGTATTTGGTGAAGACGAGGCGGTATATGCACAACAGCCAGACGGCGAGCTTGTCATTTATGATGATCGCCGAGAGAAAGTTATTAGAAAACTAAAATCTTGTGTTTATTACAAGAGCCAACACGACGGTCGTTGGTATCCAGAAACGTATGACATTTATTCCGAACTGAAACGAGTTCAGAAAATGAATTTACAGGGAAAAGACCCAAGTGATTTTAAATCGTTCAAAGATAGATTTAATAAACGCACTCGTTATTTGGGACTGCCTAACTTAAAACGCGCTAACGTGCCAACTAAGTGGACTCGCGAAATGGTAGAAGAATGGAAACGTTGTCGTGATGATATCGTTTATTTCGCCGAGACTTATTGCTCTATTATTCACATTGACTGGGGTGTAATTAAAGTCCAGTTGAGAGACTATCAGAAAGATATGCTCCGTATTATGGCAAGCGAGCGTATGAGTATGCATAATCTGCCACGTCAGTTGGGCAAAACAACCGCAACCGCTATTTTCTTGACTCACTTTGTTGTGTTCAACGAAGCAAAGGCAGTTGGTGTTCTTGCTCACAAAGGCGATATGTCGAAAGAAGTTTTGGAGCGTACTAAACAGTCCATTGAACTGTTGCCAGACTTTCTACAGCCAGGCATCGTCGAATGGAACAAAGGTAACATCGAACTCGAAAACGGATGTTCGATTGGAGCGTATGCCAGCTCTCCTGACGCCGTTCGTGGTAACTCCTTTGCTCTGATCTACGTTGACGAGTGCGCGTTTATTGAAGGCTTTGAAGACACATGGAAAGCGATTCTGCCGGTTATCTCTTCCGGTCGTCAATCGCGTATTATTCTGACGTCAACACCGAACGGGATTAATCACTGGTATGATTTGTGGGAGGTATCGCTTAAATCCGACAAGGGTTTCAAGCCATATACTACGACGTGGATTACCGTTAAAGAACGCCTATACGACGGCTCAGACGCTTACGATGACGGTTTTGAGTGGGCATCTAAGCAGATTAACTCCTCAAGCGTTGAAGCGTTTCAACAGGAACACTTGTGTCGTTTCATGGGAACTTCTGGTACTCTAATTAACGGATTCAAACTGTCTAAGATGACTTGGAAAGAAGTTATCGCAGATGATAATTTCTATCAGATCGAAAAGCCAGTTGAAGGTAACAAATATATCGCGACTGTTGATCCAGCAGAAGGTAGAGGACAAGATTACAGCACGATTCAAATTATCGATGTAACATCCTATCCATATAGACAAGTTGCTGTATATCACTCGAACAAAATTTCGCCACTGTTGCTGCCTAGTGTTATTATGCGATATGCAATGGAATATAATAATGCATGGGTTTACATCGAGCTAAATAGTATAGGTAACATGGTAGCTAAGTCATTGTTTATTGATCTTGAATATGAAAACGTAATCGTTGATTCGAGTAAAGATCTGGGTATGAAACAGACCAAAGTGACTAAAGCTGTTGGATGTTCAACTCTGAAAGACTTGATCGAAAAAGATAAGTTAATTGTTTCTCATAAAGGAACAATTCAAGAGTTTAGAACATTCGTAGAAAAAGGCGTTAGCTGGGCAGCACAAGACGGGTTTCATGACGATCTAGTTATGTCGCTTTGTATATTTGCTTACCTAACAACCCAAGAGCGGTTCGGAGACTTCATTGATGCAACTCGAAATATCGGGGCAGATGTATTCCAATCTGAAATGGAAGAAATGCTGGAAGATTTTTGTGTTGGTGCTATTATTGACGATGGTATAAATACATATGAAGTAGACAACCGAGACATGACATTATTTGCATCATAAGGAAAACAAATGACATTACTTTCTCCGGGTGTAGAGACTAAAGAAATTAATTTGCAAACCACCATTGCACGATCTTCTACTGGGCGCGCTGCGCTTGTAGGAAAGTTCAACTGGGGTCCTGCTTATCAAATTTCCCAAGTAGTCTCAGAAGTTGATTTAGTAGACAAGTTTGGTCGCCCCGACGATCAGACCGCTGATAGTTTCTTTAGCGGAGTCAACTTCTTGAATTACGGCAACGATCTGCGTCTTGTCCGTGTTCTAAACGAAACAAAGAGCCGTAACTCCTCTGCTCTATATCAGAGCTTGAGTTATACGATCACCTCTCCTGGTGTCGATTATAAAGTTGGTGATGTTGTTAACGTATTGCAGGGCGGTAACGTCATTGCGACAGGTAAAGTTACCGTAGTTAATGCGTCCGGTGGCATCGTTGCGTTTTACGTTCCTACCGCTGCGATCATTGATAAAGCGAAATCTTTGAATGATTATCCTGCGCTGGACAACGCTTGGCAAATTCAATTTGCTGCCGGTGGTCCCGGAGCGGGTCAAGCTGCAACTGCAACCGTTGTTGGAATTAACCTGGACTCTACCATTTTTGTTCCAAATGACGAATACGCAATGTCTGCGATTTCCGAGCGTAGCGAAACTAAGCGTACATTCATTGATATCTGCGAAGAAATGAAAGTTCCCGCTATTGTTGCACGGTATGCAGGTACATATGGAGATAACATCAAAGTTCTGATGATCGCTTATAAGGATTATTACAAGTTCAACGAAGCGGGTAAAATCGTTAGCGTTAACACTATTAATCCGAAAGTGTTCCCAACTGGCCTAGATTACGGCAACGTAACTCCTAGCTCCTATTTGGAATTCGGTCCTCAAAACGAAAGTCAATTCGCTTTCATCGTTTTCAATAACGGCGTAGCTGTTGAGTCCAAAATTCTGAGTACCAAACCGGGTGATCGTGATATTTACGGAACAAGTATCTATATCAACGAATATTTCGGCAACGGATATAGCTCGTTTGTTCAGGGTGTGGCAGAAAGCTGGCCTGTTGGATATACCGGTGTTCTTGCATTTGGTGGTGGTCAATCTTCTAATACCGATATTTCTGCTGCTGAGTTCATGAAGGGATGGGATATGTTTGCAGATCGCGAACACACCGACGTTAACTTGTTTATTGCTGGTGCAGTTGCTGGCGAAGGAGCCCAAATTGCTTCTACTGTTCAAAAGGCAGTTGTTGCTATTGCTGACGAACGTCGTGATTGTCTGGTACTTATTTCGCCTCCGCGCGAATATATGATCAACCAGCCAGCCGCTAGTGTTGTTCGTAAACTTGTTGACTGGAGACGTGGTGTTAACCAAGCCGGTATTTCTCTTGATGACAACATGAATATTGGTACCACTTATGCGTCTGTGGACGGCAACTATAAATACCAATACGATAAGTATAATGACGTTAATCGTTGGATTCCACTTGCTGCTGATATTGCTGGTCTGTGCGCTCGTACCGATACAGTTGGTCAGCCATGGCAGTCTCCTGCTGGTTTCAACCGCGGACAGATCGTGAACGTTATTAAACTAGCTGTTGATACCCGTCAAGCTCACCGCGATGAAATGTATACCAACGGTATTAACCCGATTGTTGGATTTGCTGGACAGGGATATATTCTGTATGGCGACAAGACTGCAAGCCAGGCACCGACTCCGTTTGATCGTATTAACGTTCGTCGTCTGTTTAACTTGCTGAAAAAGTCAATCAGCGAAAGCGCGAAATATAAACTGTTTGAATTGAACGACGCATTCACCCGTTCTAGCTTCCGCTCGGAAGTTGGCTCTTATCTGGATACAATTCGTTCACTGGGCGGTATTTATGATTTCCGCGTTGTTTGTGACGAAAGCAACAACACTCCTGCGGTTATCGACCGTAACGAGTTCGTGGCTACTATTCTGATCAAGCCAGCTCGTTCTATCAACTATATCACTCTGTCATTCGTTGCTACTAGCACCGGTGCAGATTTCGATGAACTCGTTGGTAGTTTTCAACAGTAATCAATGAGGGGTGGAAACACCCCTCTAAATAACTTCACAGAGGAACAAAATGGAACTAACCGATATTTCTCGTGCTTATTCCAACGGAGACTTTGCGCGTCCGAACTTGTTTGAAGTTGAAATTCCTTTCATGGGAAAAGATTTCAAATTCAAGTGTAAGGGTGCGTCTATGCCTCCTGGTGTAGTCGAGCCAGTTCCTGTAAGCTATCAAAATAAAAAAATGAAGCTGGCAGGAGATCGTACATTCGAAGACTGGACAATTACCGTCTATAACGACGAAGCACACAATACTCGCCAACAATTCATTGAATGGCAAAATCTAGCACAAGCTCTGGATCGTAATATTCTGGGCGAAGCTCCAGCGTCTTATAAGAAAGAGGCTACCGTTCGTCAACTAGATCGCAAGGGAAAACAAACCCGTCAATATACCGTATATGGCGCATGGCCAACTAATATTGCCGAGATTGCTCTGTCATGGGATCAAAACAACGAAGTGGAAACATTTGAAGTCACTCTATCGATTGACTGGTGGCAATAATAAGAATGGGCGAGTTTTCGCCCGTTCATTAATGCCTCTTTTTAAGACAGCTAAATAATATAAGAAGGAGACATTAATGAACCCAATTTTTCTAAAACTATTGCAGCCTTGGATGAAGGACGACGAAAAACGAGTGCAATCCGACTTATCAGATCGTATTGATTCGTTTGCTGTGCCTGATACTGCCGACGGTGCAATTGAAGTTGATAAACAGATTGATACAACTGCTCCAAAAACGGCAATCGTGCAGTCTGTCCTCGGATACGCTCCGAAAATCCAAAACACAAAGGATCTGATTAACCAATATCGCAGTCTGTCTAAATATCACGAAGTTGATAACGCGATTGATGAAATTATTAACGACGCTATTGTCCAAGAGGATAACAGAGATACAGTTTATTTGGATCTTGATAAGACGGATTGGAATGAAAGTGTTAAAGAAATGGTGCGAGAAGAATTCCGAACCATTCTAAAGCTTTTGAAGTTTGAGCGAGAAGGAAAGCGTCATTTCAGACGTTGGTATGTAGATAGTCGAATCTATTTTCACAAGATGATTGACCCAGCTCGTCCTAAAGACGGCATTAAAGAACTCAGACTTTTAGACCCGCGTAATGTTGAATACTACCGTGTTAACCTGAAATCAAATGAAAACGGCAACGACGTTTATAAAGGCGTCAAAGAGTTTTTCACTTATGGCGCAACGGAAGATAACAGATATAATATCAGCGGAAACTCCAATAATCTAGTTCAGATTCCTATTGACGCTATTGTTTATTCTCATAGCGGAAAAGTTGATATCGACGGCAAGACTATCGTTGGATATCTGCACAACGTAATTAAGCCAGCTAATCAGCTCAAGATGCTAGAAGATGCTATGGTAATTTACCGTATCACTCGCGCTCCTGAACGCCGCGTTTTCTATATCGATGTTGGCACAATGCCGAATAAGAAGGCAACACAACATCTAAATAACGTTATGCAGGGACTAAAGAATCGCGTTGTTTATGACAGCTCTACAGGCAAAGTCAAAAACAGCTCCAACAATCTGGCCATGACGGAAGATTACTGGTTGATGCGTAGAGATGGCAAAGCCACTACCGAAGTTTCCACGCTGCCTGGTGCGCAATCCATGGGTGAAATGGATGACGTTCGTTGGTTTAATCGTAAACTATACGAATCGATGAAAATTCCACTCAGTCGTTTGCCGCAAGAAGGTGCTGGTGTTACATTTGGCGCTGGCAATGATATCACCCGAGACGAGCTCCAATTCACGAAATATATCCGTGGATTACAACAACAGTTTGAGCCTATTTTCTTGAATCCGCTTAGAACAAACTTGATGCTGAAAGGCAAAATGAGTGTATCTGAATGGGAAGAACAGGCAGAAAACATTAAAGTTGTTTTCTCGAAGGACTCGTATTACGAAGAGATTAAAGATGTTGAGATTCTGGAACGCCGAGTCAATTTAGTACAAACCCTTGCTTCTGCCGAAGTAACCGGAAAATACCTGTCACATGAATACGTGATGAAAAATATTCTGCGTATGAGTGATGAAGATATTAAGACGGAACGGGAGAAGATAGACGGCGAATTAAAGGATTCCGTTTATAAAAACCCAGAAGATCCTATGGAGGAATTTTAAATGAATGAGTTTATGAAAGCAGTATCAGACGGAGATTTCGTCTCCGCGAAAGCCGCATTTGGTAACGAAATGTCTATTCGTACTGCCGCGGCTGTTCAACGCCGTCGCGAAGAAATCGCTTCTTCTGCGGCTCCGATGTCCGATTACAACTGCGAGGAATAATAAGAGCGGGAATATTTCCCGCTTATAAAACTAAGAAGGTGACCAATGTCAAAAGAACTTGTGACAGCAAAATGGAAAGCTTCCGTGCAGGGTCGTATTATCGAGTCGGATGAGGAACTAAATATTCTCGAAGGACTGGTATCAGAATGCAAACCTCTCGTTGCTGACCGTCTGGAAGAAATGAAAAAGATTCTTGGCGATTCTGTTAATACCGTGCTGGAAAACATGCTAAATACAGATGAAGCAATTGAAGCGTTTGCCATGTTGTCGATTAACGAATCCGAAGAAATTCAGGAAACAATCGTTAAGCGCGTTGATGCTCTTGGAGTCGTCACTAGACTAAAAGACCGTGAAACTCGCGAACGCCAAGCGACCCAAACAACTGGCCTATCTAAAGCCGCAAGACGTCAGATTGCCCGCAAAGCTGCTAAAACAAAACGTTCGCATCCGAATATTACTCGGAAAGCCGTTCGTAAGCAGAAAAAGGCAATGAAAAAACGTCACCAGATGGGACTGTAAATATGACTGAGCCGTATCTGTTAACAGAAGACTGGGGACAACCCGGTAAAGTCGGCGACGCCAATGTTGTCGTTGAATCAATTGAAAGTAACGGCAAACTTTATATCGAGGGTATTTTCATGCAATCCGAAGTTGTTAATGGCAACAAGCGGATGTACCCGAAAAAAGTATTGCAGGAAGCCGTTACTAAATACATTAAAGAACAGGTTGATACACGACAGGCTTTAGGAGAACTAAACCATCCTGCTCGCGCTAACGTTGACCCGCTACATGCAGCAATCATTATTGAAAAGCTGGAAATGCGCGGAAATGACGTTTGGGGACGTGCCAGAATTATCGAAGGCGATTATGCGGAAGGCGACAAAACTGCCGCTCTAATTCGTGCTGGCTGGATTCCGGGCGTAAGCTCCCGTGGTTTGGGAACTGTCAAAGCAAATCGTTATGGTATTAACGAAGTTCAAGAAGGTTTTAAATTAACTGTTGGTGTTGATGTTGTTTGGGGGCCGAGTGCGCCTAATGCATACGTTAAACCGGTAGTGGAATCTCTAGCTGCTCATATTGAGGAAAAGAAGAAAGTCAGTAATGACGACGCTTTCCTGGCATTGGCAGAAGCGTTAAAAAACCTTAACTAAATACATGTATAACAACTACCGAGGATTAAAAATGTCTATTAAAGACCAACTGCTTTCCGAAGCAAAGAATATTACCCTTGGCGTTGAACTGGACAGCATTTTCGAGTCCGTTGAACTGGCACCAGAAGTTAAGGCCAAGTTCAGCACTGTTTTCGAATCAGTTGTTAAGCAACACGCCGTCACCCTGGCTGAATCACACGTGGCTCAAATTGCCGAAGAAGCTGATCGCCTGGTTGAAGAAAAATCCGCTGAGAAAGTTGAACAACTGTCTGAGCAAGTAAACAAGTATTTCGACCACCTGGTAGAAACTTGGATGGAAGAAAACAAAATCGCAGTTGATAACGGCATCAAAGTTCAAATGTTTGAATCTCTGCTGGGATCTATGAAAGCTGTATTTGTTGAGCATAACGTTTCCGTTCCAGAGGAATCTGTTGACGTTGTTGCTGAAATGGAAGAAGAACTCCGCGAAGCTCGTAATGAACTGAATGGTGCGCTGGATAAAGTATCTGAGCTGAAAGAAAGCATTGTTACTATTAAGCGTGATCAAGTTGTTGCCGAAGCAACTAAAGATCTGACCGAGATTCAAAAAGGTAAAGTAATGTCACTGTCCGAAGGTATCGCATTTGGCGACACTTTTGCTGATAAGCTGACTGCCATTGTTGAGATGGTAAGTGCGGTTAAACCGCAAGAACAACCTGCCGCACAAATTGACGAAAATCTGAATTTCGTTGAACAGGAAACAAATGTTGAGCCGATTGTAGAAAATAAACAACCTACCGCTCCGCAGATTGATCCCGCTGTAGCTGGTTATCTGAACTTTATCTGATACTAAATACTATCAGATAAGAATGATTGTCTTTAATAAAAAACTTTTTCATAAGGAAACAAAAGAATGTCTAAGAAATCTCTCCTGAAAAAATGGCAGCCGCTGGTAGAAAGTGAAGGTATGCCTGCTATTGCTTCTATGAAGCGTAAGGATATCGTCGCTCGTATCTTCGAAAACCAGGACGAAGATATTGCACATAACGAAGGTGGTGTGTATACTGATCAGGTAGTTGTTAACTCCATGGTTGACGTTAAGGGTCGTATCGAAGAAGCCCGTTTGGCAGAAGCCAACATCGGCGGTGATCACGGCTATGATGCTACCAAGATCGCTTCTGGCGAAACCTCTGGCTCCATCACCAACGTCGGTCCTGCTGTTATGGGTCTGGTACGTCGTGCTATCCCGCAACTGATTGCGTTTGATATCTGCGGTGTTCAGCCGATGACTAGCTCTACCGGTCAAGTGTTCACTCTGCGTGCCATCTACGGTGGTAACTCTCAGGATGCTAACGCTCGCGAAGCTTTCCACCCAACCTACGGTCCGGATGCTGATTTCTCTGGTCGTGGTGCTGCTCAAGATATCGCTGTGTTTGTTCGTGGTACTGCTGTTGCTTCTGGCGCATTCGCTAAACTGCATATTGAAGCTGCTACCGGTGTTCAAGCTGGTACCAAGACTGTTCAGTTTATCAAGGATTACGCTGTTGACGCGCTGCCTGCTGATCAAACCGAAGCCGGTCTGGCTTACAAATGGCTGCTGGCTAACGGCTACGCTGTAGAAACTAGCTCTGCAATGGCTACCGCTTTTGCTGAACTGCAACAAGGTTTCAACGGTTCTGCCGATAACGAGTGGAACGAAATGTCATTCCGTATTGACAAGCAAGTTGTTGAAGCGAAATCTCGTCAACTGAAAGCTCAATACTCTATCGAAATGGCTCAAGATCTGCGCGCCGTTCACGGTCTGGACGCTGACAGCGAACTGTCTAGCATTCTGGCTAACGAAATCATGCACGAAATCAACCGTGAAATGGTTCTGTGGATTAACGCTACTGCTAAAGTAGGTAAGACTGGCTGGACTAACATGCACGGTGGTAAAGCTGGTGTGTTCGACTTCCAAGACACCAAAGATATTCGTGGTGCTCGTTGGGCTGGTGAAAGCTACAAAGCTCTGGTAGTTCAGATCGACAAAGAAGCTAACGAAATCGCCCGTCAAACCGGTCGCGGTCAAGGTAACTTCATCATCTGTTCTCGTAACGTTGCCGCTGCTCTGGGTCACACCGACATGCTGATGACTCCGGCTGTTATGGGTGCTAACACCACCATGAATACCGACACCACTTCTAGTCTGTTCGCTGGTGTTCTGGCTGGTAAGTATCGTGTGTATATCGATCAGTACGCTGTTGAAGATTACTTCACCGTAGGCTACAAGGGCGCTTCTGAAATGGATGCTGGCCTGTACTACTGCCCATACGTTGCGCTGACCCCACTGCGTGGTACCGATCCTAAGAACTTCCAACCAGTTCTGGGCTTCAAGACTCGCTACGGTGTTAAACTGCACCCAATGGCTGACGCTACCCAGAATAAAGGGTTCGCTAAGATCAGCAACGGTATGCCGCAACACACCAACATGTTCGGTAAGAACGCATTCTTCCGTCGTGTACTGGTTGCTGGTGTTTAATAGTTAATCTAGCACACAAAAAGGGAGGGCGCAAGCTCTCCCTTTTTTCGTCTAAATAGATTAAAGAAACCCTAAGGGAGTAACAAATGCTAAAGAACTTAATTGCGGAGTCTAGCGGTGCAAATAGCATTGAATCTGGACGTCCGTCTCTGGTAGCTCTTACCAGAAAAACACAAGATATGATTTATAAAGATCTTGTATGTATTCAGCCGACCAAACAACCACTTGCCACAGTCTATGGAATGCGTTTGGATTACGTTGCAAAAGACGGTAGTGGTTATGATATTCAATTAGATCACCGCACTCATGGTGGTCAATTTAAGATTGGATATTCTACATTACCGGCACCAACAAATGTACATGCGGAAGGAGATCAATTCCAGTTTAATCAGTATGCATTTGAGGTCATTAAAGTTGGTGATTATGTAACTGGATATACTACCGAAGAAGATTATCATCGTGCGATGTTGCGAGGCGAATTGCGTCTTCTGTCTGACGGTATTGATTACGGCAACGAACAAGATGGCACAGAAGTTGTTCCGGAGACTAAATTTATTCTGAATCGTTGGACCGCTCTAGTTCGAGCACGTAAGATGAAATGTCCAGTAACTATTGAATTGCTACAAGATATGGAGCGTGAGAGTTTGAACTCCGACGCGACAATCGAAGATCTCCTGGCTACTTCAATTGCGACTGAAATCAACACCGATATTATCTCCAAGTTGATTTGTGTTAGTACAAAAGAGAAGGAACTTAGTCTAATCAACTACGAAACTACCTATTATCAGGGTCGCGAATTGATTACTCGCGCTTGTACTATGGCAGCAGAAATCGAGTGGTATACTTCGTTTGAAGCTACTTATCTGGTAGTTAGTTATAAGCTTGATGGCATTATTCGTGCAAGTGGACAAGTTGACGACAGAGGATATATTCGTGGTACAAAAATGAAATTAATGATGGACGGAAACGCTATTGTTGATTATATGATGGTAGGTACCAAATTTGATGGCGGAGAGAATTCTGTAGATAATGCGAGTGGACTATTCTATTCACCATACCAGGAAGCCGATGAAGCTGGGACATTCTTGGTAACATCTGAACCAGGGTCGATTCAACCTGTTGTTGGTGTAATTACTAGATATGCTTTGAGTTGCTTCCCGGATTACGCTGATATTTCACAGGGCGCTAAGCCAAATGGAGAAGATTGGCAGAAAGCCGCAAACCGTAGTATTTTCGTTCGACTGACTCCAGTCGTCGTTGAATAAGGAATAAAAAATGTCAAGTAGTATGTTTAACTCAGATCACATCACAACGCTGATTTCGGAGCGCATTCTGAACAAGAGTCCTGCGATGCGTGAACAAGAACGTTTGGAAGAAGCTAGGATTCTCTCTGAGAGACGATTGGAAGACGGCATCGTTAAGACCCGTGCGTTTCTATCAACTCTAAGTGAAAATCAACGTAATCGCTTCCTGGCGAATATTAGATAACAAAAAGGCCACTCGTTTGAGTGGCCTTTTTTTACATCAAAGATACAACGATAGAGCTGAATAGTTCGTCTTTAATCCGCTGTTCAATTGGCAGATCTTCATAGTCAACAATACACGGATGAGTTTTCAGTTTTGAATCTTTCGTCTCGCCGTATTTCCACCCTTCGGAAATCTTATGTGATTTCCACTCATGATGAAGTTGCTCGGCAGTCTTGTCTGGATCAGTCATAACGGATTTAACACCTAGAATACAGGATTGTTTCTGCTGTTCTTCTGCTTCTTTCCAAGGCTTAATAGAATCGTCTCCCAATAGTAGGCAATAATGACGGCTCATTTCGTGACAGACTGCGGCAATTTGTTCAACTGTTAACATTTCAAAGTTCCTTCTATGTAGGTTTATCTACATGTATTTATTCTAAGAAGGATAGATCGATTTGTTTATTCTGCTCATATGACGGTACTTCTATGCCAAATTTATCGCAAATCTTTTTCATGTTGTCATAATGCCACATATTGACAACAGGAATTCCTCTACGCTTGGCTATTGTTGTTGCTGTTCTAGTGCCTCCCTGAATAACACCGCGTCGCTCGGTAGAATAGCATATCACCAAGTCGGAAGGAGTATTCAGATCTCTGCCTAAAATTTGATAAGCGTTTCGGACATGGAGCCATTGGGAATAAAAGTCTAGGTATTGAAAATGTGGCAAAATATTCTTTACCATTTCTTCTGCTTCAAAGAAGTTTTCAAACTTAGTAACGTTTATTCCCTCTGGATATTTGTCGTCGGGTCGGTATATCTCTGCTAGTGCTGGGTCATACAGTTTCATGAACTCATAATCCATGCCAATAGCACGGCCGGATCTTCCGATCCAGCCTTTGTCTGAGAATGCTTTACCGATTTGATTTGCTGACGGGACGATTAACTTTGGTGGGTATCTCGTTCCGATCAGTGTCACAATTTTTTTCACAACACTCCTCACAAATATACATTAATCCACCAGTTTACATCTGGTCAATACAGTTTGTTTCTTGCCTTTGTATTCGTCGTGTGCTTTGACGGTACCTGCAATTTTGATTTGTTCGTTTTCGTCGAACTCACGATATCCGCTTGCAAACCAGGTAAACATGTTGCCACTGTTGTCAATCATAGAAACAACGGTAAGAGTGCCATACATTGTTTCGATTGGGTTTGTGCGGGTAACAATAAGTTCGAGGCCTTTAAGACGCTCACCAACGCTACCAATGTGCTTGGATTCGTTTCCAATCTTATCTGTGATGGCTTGCTCTGCTTTCTTATCAAGATCGCGGAGATAGCAGGCCACCGCAGATACGGCATAAGCCATAGACTTGCTAGAAACGTATCCGTTTTTAGCGACTTGATGAACGTTGTTTGTGTAAGATCCGTCACCGAACGGCTTCATGTTGAACATGAATTCCACGCAAGGATTTACATGATCCTTGAATACTTCGATATCACTACGCTTGAATGAAGAATTTGGCATGTGAAGGATGTTACTAACGACATATCGAGTCGGAACATTGTCTTCACATCCATGGGAAGTCTTCACGTATCCGAAACGACGAATCGCAGCAACGGAAGCGCAAATCACTTCTTCCAACGTATCGTATGCGATCCGAGAGGAAGAACCATAGCTTTTCTCATTGTCCAGATCTTTCATTTCGTCAAAGAAATAGATCATATTCTTCGGACTAGCGTGACCCATATAATGCTTCAAGCAAGATCCGCCGACTTGGAGAAACTTCTCGCCGTCTGTTACAACGAAAGTGTTTGCGCGATACCGGTTGGTATTGCAGTGATCGCACTTGCATTTAACATCGGCAGCAGAGCTATACATTTCCGGGATTTCGCGAACACCGTAAACTAGGTTTTCATCGTGATCGATTTTGGCAACAAAAGTCCAGCCACCCGGCATCTTCGGAGCGTCGCCTTTTACTTCAATCACGAATGACTTGTATGTGTAGAGGTCAGCATCGTCGGTGATCATTCGTTCGCTAATGATTTCAAATGTAGGAGCGTCGATTCCCATCTTAGCCGCAATGCGACCAAGTTTTTCCATACGAGCAACAAACTGTTCAAAATACATTTCATCGATTTGAATTTGCATGACGATATCCTCATTAGTTGATGTGGGCCATTATACAGACCCACTACCAGTTGTCAACACATTAACCCGCGATTACTGCCTTTTCGAAAGCCATGCGCATAGCAGTTTGCGGCATTGCTTGCTTCTGTTGTTCGCGCTTCTCGATGCGCTGTTTACGCTCTACCTTGGTAGGAGTGAAAGTCCAGATCTTGCGACGTTGTACAACGGGAGATTGGATGTCGATCTCAACTTGATCCTGTTCTGCGCTAGGGACATCCATCACAACAAAAGATTTTGATTTGATACGCGCTTGTTCAACGTCTTTGATCCAGCGACTCACGGTAGATGCCGACACTTCCAGTTGACGGGCGATTTCTGCTTTTGCAACACCATTTTCGTTCATGAAATGGGCTTTGATCTTGGTAGCGTTGTTCATCATTTTGTCCTTATGCTGCTTTCTTCGGGTTGTTGTAAACATACTTGGCGCGACGCTGAACTTTACCAGCAAACTGAGTTTCCAGCTTGGCAGCTACTGATTCACGACGCATATCATTCACTTTATCGATATAACGGCCAACAGTGCGCGGAGATACCTTGAGTTCACGGGCAACTTGAGCTTTGGTTTTGTTGGCAGCGTTAATGGCAAAGTAGGCTTTGATTTCGATGTTGTTCATGATATTTTCCTCAGAGTTTGTTTCGTTGTGAATCGCGTCTCGCGTTTCGATGTAGCTATAATAACAGGCTGTTCCACTGCGTCAACGACTTTTTGAAAAATAATTAAAAAAAATCCCGCCAGAGCGGGATTAGTGTTTTATAGATAGATCACAGTGGATTCAGTGATGCCGTCCTCAGAAACATGAACAAACATGCTATTGCGAGGCTCGCGAACAACCACTGGCATACCAGAGTATCGGATCAGATTCGCAACGAATTTCTTAAAGTCGCTACCCGCGTCAGATTTCAGTTCTGCATATTGACCAGCGTCAATACAGCTAAACCAATATTTGCCGCTAATATTGCTCATATTCCAAGCCCATGGATAGTCTTCTCCAACCAAACCAAAAGCAGTTGAAGGTATCTCTTTCGAGACGGGTTGCATCGGCTCGATAACCACTGGTCCTTCGATGATGATCTTATTGACAATTGGTTCCGGTTCCCCAGCAACCACAACCGGAGCAGGAACTTCTGTTTCGGTTACGACTTCTTCGACTACGGGTACTTCGTCAACAACCGGAGCATCCTGCTTGACAACTTCCAATTCAGATACTTCGGTTGGAGCGATTGCTTTTTCTCTCTTCGCCATTTTATTCTCCTTATAAGAAGCCCACTTATGTGTGGGCTATATCATTATTTAGAAGAAGTGGTGATACTCACTGTTGCGGGATTCACGGATGCGAACTTTGCCGTTTACCTGAATGTAGTAAAGCATATCATACAGGAAATCTTTGTCGTGACCAGTGTAGTTCATGACGTTGATCTTCCAGTCGCGCGGTTGCTCAAGAATCCAATCGAGAATCCAATATGGCAGATTCAAGTACGCATCTTTGCCATAACCAATCAGCTCTGTTTTCGGACGATAATCATTGCCAATATGAACAACGTGATGTCCACTTGAAGGCAAGTCATTACCGATAGATTTCAGAATTCCCATTGCTTCCATTTGAGTGATATTCACTCTTGGAGTAGAAACATCAATCACTTGATCTTTCAGGAAATCAGCAACGGTATAAGTACCGGTTGGTTTCACTTCTTCAATATCAGTTCCAAGATCGATAGGACAAGCGCCGTTACAATCTGGTACATCAGTGATCGGAGTTACATCAACTTTGATCTCCTCGTCGATATCAGGAGGTCCAAAGCTAGACGTTTCGGTAACACCGTTCGCCATTGCATCGAGTTTGTCCATAATCAGACTAATCTGATCTTTGACGCTGATACCAGTCTTCGGCACTTTCATGCCATTTTCTTTGCAATACTTCTGAATAGCGGCTTTTGCTTCTGCCGCTGGTAGTTCATCTTTGAACTTGTAGACCTGTTCAATATCAATCAAGCGTTTAATGCTCCATGTTTGGTCACGAGTTTATCAATCGTGTCCGTTTGTGTAAGACGTAGTTTAGCAAGATCCATCATGTCAGTAAACACACGAATTTCGTTTTCGATGTACCGATCGGTATCGATTATATACAGCTCATGAAAGCCTCGCTCGGTCACTCGCTTGCGAGGTGCGGTATCTGCGCTCTCACGTTCCGGACATTGGATCAACTGTACAAAGGCTTGATTGCTCATGTAAGTTCGACCGTATTGATTTATCGGGACAACTTTGGTAGCACGAATAACGTAGAACTTGAAACCCTCGTTACCACGATGAATCGCAATCGCACCGGGCTTGTGATGTGCGTAGTTATTATCCGAATCGGATTTCAGAATCGGATAATTTTTAAACCAATCCTGACGATCATTCTTATACTCGGCCATTGTATTTTTTCTCCAATAGATGTTTTGCATAGTACCCAGCTCCACAAATCGGGCCAGCTATGAGTACCATAATGGTATGGCAAGTTACCAGATCTGGTATTGCTTGATTATACAGCGAAACGCAAATGATTGCAAAGAGATATCCCAGAATGGAAGCGATCATGCCGTTCGATCCCATACAGTATTTCTTGACAAAAACGAGAAACTTTACCATTTGATTTCCAGATACGACTGTTCCATCTGATTCATGCCACTGACCATCTTAGCAGAGAATCCAGCATTCAACAGCTCACGAAGGATCAGCTCCCGAACTTCAAATCGTGGAACGGCAGTGATATTGCAATTTCGAAGTCCACGCTTGGCAGCAGCTTTGATCGCCGGTTCTACTGTGTTGGTCATATATTCGCCGATAATAGCAACGCTATTCTCTTCGGTCATTTTGATTGCATCTTTTGCAGTAATCATTTTTATCTCCAAATAATGAGGGCCGAAGCCCTCAATCAAATTTTACCAGTCGCCGTCACAGATAGAAACCCAGTTCGGACGAATCATGTTGCCGATTTCGGTATTGATCATTCGCATAACTCGACCAGCTTCGTCTGTCGCTTCTTTGACAGATACGCCGTCCAGTTCGTCGCGCTCATAATCTTTCTGAACGTCTTTGGACATGAGACCCAGAACTTTGCCAAACTCGCTAGTTTTCGGGGTGTCCATCTTGGACAGCACATTCTTGAGACGATTATCAGTGATATAGCGGGTGATGTCAAGCACAAGTGCCTTGTCTTTTTCAGACAGCTCCTTAACTTCTACTTGAACAGCCCGGCCTTTACCGGTTTCGCTCCACTTCTCGTTTTTGCACTTGATCGCAACACGATTGCCGTTTTTGAAACGAGCAGGTACGTTCGGCTTAGCCACGTAACCCTCTGCAATGTTATCGGTACCAACGCGAATGTCAATAGGCTTACCTGCATTGACTTCCATGACAACAGATTGCAGATCGACAGGGATTTTCATGATATCAGCGAAAGTACCGACTTTGAGCAGCGGTGCAGTTTTCAGACCCAGTGCTTTGCAAAGTTCTTCTACTTGCAGATCTTCCAGCATGAATTGATCGCCGTCAAGAGGCTGTACGATGATATCAAACACATAGAAATCTTGAGGACCGTATTCAATACCAGTCTGGATCCACTTGCCGTAGCTCATGATACCAGCATATTCACCAAACACGCCGATAGAGTCTTCTTTGTCGATCATGTCCAGGTGTACCAGACACTTATGCAGTTGACGGATCTGTTTCTCATAGCGTCCAACAATCACTTGATGATCATAGAAAACTAGACGCCTCGCCCAGGAAGCTGGAACGCTTACCAGCAGTGAACTCGATATCGTTGGTCCACATAGAGAAGTTGGTGCCGTGAATTTTTTCACGGGCAGTCCACACGGTATCGATACCAGCGAAACCTTGCTCTTGAACAGCGAAAATCACTTTCTGCTTGGTGTGATTTTCCATTTCCGGATAGCCTTGAAATTTCATCTTATTTCCTCTTCTTACGCTTTTTGTTTTGATTTGAATTGATTTCACCGTTGGGTATTGTGTCGTTTGCTATTGCAAATCCCTTCGGCTTTAACCGTTTGCCTTTGCCACCCAATCGGTGAGTTACACAGTTTCGGTGTTGAAAGTTCCGATTTAACTGCGATTCTCGTAGTTCCCGAATCGTGTCGGCCATCGTCTTTTTATTATTGTCTACATCAAACGCGCCGTCAACACCTTTTTTCAAAAGATACGCGACGCCGATTATAGTTCCAAGAACAGCCAGTCCTCCGAACTCGTTCATATCAAAAATCATAGTTCGTCTCCTGTTTTCGATGATGCCATTCTTACACGTTAGAATTGGAGTGTCAATGAATTTTTGGAAAAAATAAAAGCGGAGAGCCCGTGCAAGACTCTCCGCTTTGACATTCCTTTGTAGATACACATTATTTTTATTGTTGTTGTCTATCTGATCTTTGCCAATTATCCGTTATCGGCGCTACCTCACCCGGTCTGCGTTGATTTTCTTCAACTCTCCTAGATAGATCATCTATTTTAGCCTGCATCGTCTTTAGGATTTCTTTCTCCTCAGACGATTTCGCGTCAGTGACGTCCTTCGCATATAGCATGGATTTTAACTGCGCGTTTTCAACGTCGGTGTGTGTTGGTAGCTTTGAAATATCATCTTTCAATGCCGACACTGATTGATCGAAATGGGAAGTAATTTCCTCTTTCAACTTGTAATCGCGCTGATCGCCGATAAACGAGTTGTAGGTAAATACCGCTCCCCAAATCGTAACAAACAAAGTCAACGTTGAAATAACGTTTTCTTTTATGTTCACTACAAACACTCCTTACCGTAACTTGTAATTAAGTTACACATCTATTTATTGTTTATGATTTAGACGGATTATGTTACAATCGTGGAACAAAAGCCGCTAAATAAAACAAAACTGTTAGGAACTGTTCGATGCACGTAAACGTAAAATTTAGAGACTATAGTAACGCATTCATTGATTGTGACAACAATATTTTCATGGAACTGCGCAACTATTTTACCTTCGATGTTGACGGCGCACGGTTTAACCCCAAGTTCAAATACGGAACATGGGATGGTAAAATCCGTATGCTATCCAACGAAGGACTTCTACCGATTGGTCTGGTAGACACGCTCGTCCGATATTGTAAAGAAAACGATTTGGAAGTCAACGTAGATTCGGAATTTACTCCCGAAACTGAAATGACTAGAGAAGAGTTCGATACTTGGCTTTCTGAACTGGATATTTATTCCGGTCAGAACAAGATCACTCCTCATTGGTATCAAGCCGATACCGTGTTCAATGCAATCAACAAAAACCGTATGATTGGCAACTTGCCAACGTCTGCTGGTAAATCACTGATCGCTTGCTTGCTTACCTACTGGTACTTGCAACGATACGAAGGCAAAGTGTTGGTACTCGTTCCAACAACTGCGCTTGTTGATCAGATGATTGGCGACTTCGCAGATTATCGTCTTATCCCTCGCAACGCTTGTCTCGGTGTTATGGCCGGCACAAGAAAGAACGGTAGCGAGCCAATCGTTGTTTCTACATGGCAAAGTGCATGTAAGATGAACTCCGAATGGTTTAAGCAGTTCGGGATGATTATAGTTGATGAATGCCATTTGTCAACAGCAAAAGAGCTGACAACGATCATTAAAGGCATGGCAGATTGTCGTTTCAAAATCGGCATGAGTGGGTCTTTGCGCGACGGCAAAGCAAACGTTTTGCAATATATCGGCATGTTTGGTGATGTATTCCGTCCTGTAACAACTAAGAAACTTATGGAAGACGGACAAGTAACAGACTTAGATATCAACGCCGTGTTTTTGCGTTATCCAGATCACGAAACGATCTTGCATAAGGGTAAAGCATATGCGGATGAAATCAAAGTCATTAACAATCATACCAAACGAAATGCTTGGATTTGTAGACTTGCGTTGAAGCTTGCCAAAGAACGGAACGAAAACGTGCTTATTATGTTTAAACACGTTGCTCATGGCAAGTGGCTGTATGAAGCCTTGAAAAAGAAATACGGTGAAAAAGTTCACTTTGTTTCTGGCGAGACTAAGACAGATGATAGAGTTAAGCTGAAAGGCGATGCCGAGAATGAAGACGGTTTGATCATCGTCGCGTCTCTGGGAGTATTCTCTACCGGTATCAGTATCAAGAAATTGCATCATGTAATCTTCTCTGCACCGACCAAGAGTAAAATCCTCGTTCTCCAATCGATAGGCCGCGTTCTCCGCAAACATAGCAGCAAAGACGTAGCTACCCTTTGGGATATCATCGACGATATCTGTGTTAAGCCAAAGAGCTCCAATTCGAAGAAGAAGTATGTCCACAAAAACTACGCTTACAATCACGGGCTAGAACGGATCCAACGATACAGTTCAGAAAACTTTAACTATCGGATAAAAGAGGTGGCACTTGAAACAGTTTGATTCATTTTTAGCAGAAGCAGAGGAGAAAGCCCGCGTAGCAATCGAGGGCTTTCTCGATAAGGTATATAACTGCAAAACAGTGGACGGCGTTAGCGAACTAGAGAAATTCTATTCCAAACGCAAGAAGGAAGTTAACATTAGCGATTCCGAAGATATTCAGATTCGTGATGCACTGAGCGGGCGCAAGAAAGAGATCGAATCTCAAGACAGCGCGGAAGCAGAAGGCAAGAAAGTTGACCTATGAAAAAGGGAGCCGATGGCTCCCTTTTTTTTATTTCCTGAATCTGGCAGAACCATGAAGATTGAAAATACTTTCAGATTTATCATACACAGTAACGAGTTGATCCTGCTCCCGAACGATGTAGATAACACGGTCACTCACATAAAAATCAACGGGGTCATATCCATGACGTTCATAAATGGCAGTCATTAGCCTAGTGTTGTTCTTCATACTTGCTTCTATCTTTGCATTATAGAGATCACGGGCGATTGCATAAGCAACACCGCGACCCTCTATCAGCAAATCGGGGAAACGCTCTTTAAAGCGAGTCATAACGTGACGGGTGAAAGTAAATTTCATGCTCATAGTATATTATTCTCCAGCTTCTAGTTTACGACAATCTATAATAGCTCGCAATGAGAAACCACGCTGACGAACGGCTTCCATTGATTGACGACAAAAATCGGCTTTTGCTTGACTGAGTTCTACTGCCGCGTTTTTCTTGATAACTTCCTCGTCACCCGCGATAACAGTTTTTAGCTCGGTGGGACTGTATACGTCCATGCATACTTCGTCCTCACTTCTTCCAGTATAGAACATAAACCGGTCACGTAACATCTTTTTGCGTTCGGCATCAAGTCTAGTTATTTCTCGATTTATGTCGGCGAGATACCGGTTCCATTTTCCATACAGAACCGGATTCTCTGCTACCTCAGTTTGAACCGCAGTCAACTTAATCGGCAAATCTGCCTTAAGCTCTTCCTTTAGTTCATCAAGAGTCAAAGCAATTCTACCTCGTCGAGGTCAAAACTACCGTTGCTCTCATTTACCGAAGATTGTAGATCTTCTAGGTAACGTTTGCAAACTTCTTTGTGAACTTTTTTACCGTCAACAGTTTCAACGCGATCTGTTGGCAGCAGGTGTTGTTTACAAACAGCACACTTCTCCATTTTACACTCCCATTTCTTTGCGAACAAGAGCACCATCAAACATCTTGCCTTGTTCTTGAGCTGCTTTCTTACAAGCGCCCATGACTTGACCAATGTTGGCACCACTCATATTTACAATGATAGCACGAATGTCGGCAGAATCAAACACTTGCGGCAGATAGTTCATGTAAAGTTGACGCTCGATCAGCATGTGACAATGACGAATGTCATCTTTCAGGATATCAACGACTTCCTGGGTTGCCATTTCGTTTGCAATCTCTTTGGCACGTGCATAAGAAACTGCCAAAGATTCATCCAAGTTCTTGACAAACTTACGAATAACAGCTTGTACCTGTTCGTCGGATACAGTAGCGTTACCGGCCGGAGAAGCTTCGCCAATCAGAGTGGTCAGCGCGTTGATTTTCAGTTTACCGATATCAGTAGAACGGTCAGCGGATTTCCGCAGAGCGATTTGATCTTTTTTCAGTTGTTCAAGCAAAGACATTTTATTTTCCTTATGAGGGGCCGAAGCCCCTTAGCAATATATTACCCATTTCTGGGCGCGTGTGCAACCGACGTAGCCTAGTTGCGTTTGAATTTCAAATTGAGCAAAGTTCATATCACCGGTATAAACACAGACACCGATAACAGTTGTGCCTTGACTCTTGTGGAAAGTCGATGCACCCAAGCTCTTTGTGTTAACGAACATCCCTTTCACTTGCCAGAACGATTCCCAGAGCCTGGAAGTAGCTTTGCCACTGCCCATCTGTTTGTACTGACTCGCAGCATAGGACAACGCTTCATCCAACAGGACTTGACTACTTGCATCCCACACAACAGAGATCTCTACCTCTTTATCGCTATCAACGTTGTCGGTAACGTCGGTTTCTTGGCGCTCGACCAGCATTGTTGCGACTTCGATTTGAATTGGCTCAACATACGGCAAGCTAATGTATTTCAACTGGCGCTTGATTGATCCTGGGATAATCTTAACAGTTTCGCCGTTGTTTAGCAACGTCTCCGTGAAAGTTTCTCCACCAATTTCTTCTTCGCGCATAACAGGCTCTTGCATTACCAGATATTCGTTATCAACGAACGGCTCGGTAGTCTTGTAAACGTGTTTCCTGATTACTCGGTTGAAGCTGTTTACCACATCGTTAGTATACGCCAACATGCGGTAGTTTAGCAAGTCTTCTGGCGTTTTTACTTTCGACAAATAGATTTGCATCATTTTTGCAATCGTTTTTACATCAAGCACACCTGTTCCGGTTGCTTTGTCCCAATTTGTCTCAAACCAGCCACCATTACGAATCTTGGTAGCGACTTGAATAATCGGGTTACCGGCTTGTTGACGAACAACAGTTTTCAGCTCTGCTAACCGAAAACGCTTGTCGGTAAAGAAAGGACTAATCTCTCCCGGTGCGTGTCTGACTGGCTGAATCTGGTGTTTGTCACCGATAGCGATAATCTGACAAAACGGATGCACAGATTTTAGCAAGATTTCAAACAAATCGTTATCTACCATACTCGCTTCATCAACGATCAGGTACCGAACGGCTTTGAGATCTTCCTTTGCTTTATCGCTTTTTGATTGTTTGAATTCCCGAACATCTTCATATGTATCTGGATGAATCTTCAATACACTGTGAATTGTGCTCGCGGTGAATCCGCTCATTTTGCTAAGAACGATCTTTGCTTGGTGTGTCGGTGCACATGTTATAACGGCACCGCTGTTCAAATCAAGCAGTTTTTGGATCAAAATCTTAGTCAAAAATGACTTACCGCTACCAGCGGGACCAGAAATCGTGATATGTTTCTTGTCTGTTAAAACTGCATCGATTGCAGTTTTCTGGCAGTCGGTAAGAATAATTTTAGCTAATAGGCTCGCTGCCTCGCTCATTGTTACTCCTCAAAGAATGATTCAACTACCTCTTGTTCGAGATTTTGAATACAAAAATAGGTCTGACCGTTAATGTCAAACGTGAACGGATTAAACTCGTTTTCGATGTGAGTTACCCAAACGTCACCAATTGCCAATCCCAGCAGTTTAGCTCCGTGTTTTCCTTCCAGAGAATCGCGCATTGCATCGATCAGTGTATCGAGTTGCATCAGACCATCTTCCATTTCATCGTCGTTCACATGAACGGTGATAGGGAAGTTACCGACGTCTTCAACGAGACTGGACGGCAGTTGACGACGCAGGTTGTAAGCAAACAACAGGGTATTTTCCATGATAAATTCCTCTAAATAAACAATATAACGTAAGGAGTTCGAAAATGAGCATTAAAGAAATGTTGATGACCGAGGCATCGCCCGTTCCATACACTTCTACAAAAACAAACAAAAACTCACTGTCCGATGATCTCTGGACTTTCTCAGTAGGTCCCAAAACTCTAGGTGTGAAGGCAAACAGTATGCGTCCAACCGGTTTGGCTACCTACAAGAAGTCAGCTCTACCGTCAGTATTTCACATGTTCGAAATCGAGTCAAGTGGTAAAACAACTCGAAACATCAAAACTATTCCGAAGCCGCTTAACGCGATTGCTACCGTTGCTGAGATTATAGCAAACGAAACTCACGAAAACAAGATGAATGACGTTGTTATTTTCCGTGTTCCGTCTAGCATGGGCAAAGCCGAAAGCGTCAGTGCTATTGTATCTCGGTACGTGAAAAAGAGCGGTGTTCCTTTTGAGCCGAAGGGTGTTATCAACGTCGGTGAAAAGGGATTCAACTACATTTTCATTACTCGCAAGGGTAAAAACCCAACTGTTGCTCAAGTTTTTGGCATCAAAGACGACGAAGTGGTTACACTTGCCGACTTGTCTGCACATGAAGCAACTGTGGAAAAGATTGTAGCAAAGATTGAGCCGATGATCAAGCGGCAAGTTCCGTCTATGATTAAAGTTTCTGAAATTGTTGGTGGTAGTGATGTTCCTGCTCCGGCTGCATCATTTATTAAAGACAATCCTCCTGTGTTGGGAAACATCGATGTAAAAAAGAAAACCGAGTTCAAAGTTGCGGATTTGTTTGCTAAGTATGAGCTTGATTCAAGCAACGTGTTTATGTCGTCAACTAACCCAACGGGTGATCGTCCGGCTAAAACAAGCAACATCGCGGGCATTATTTCCATGAACTCAATGGCAGATAGCGTAGAAGCGAAACAGTTTGCAACTCAGATCGGTGAAATGAATATCACGATGAAAGACTTTGTGGAAAACAGCGATAAAATGGCAAGTCTGAAAAAGTTCATTGAGGATGAAATCACCGCTAATGCTACCGAGGTTGAAAATATTATACAGTCGGTATTTACCCACGGTATCGTTGAATCGATTTCAGATAAGATAACAGGAGCATATGCCAGCTTCCGTCCTACTTATATCGCAAAGGAAGATGCGAATATCATTGACCGTTATTGCGGCTCGGGTTATTCTCAAATCAACAATCAGCTTATTCATGGAATTATTTCAGGAAACGCGACTGAGTGGATCAAGAAACTAGATGAAGCGTTTGATCGTTCTGGCGTTCGTGTGAATCCGGAACTAACTGTGTATCGTGGTAGTAAGCTACCTAGCTCGGAAGTGTTTGATATCACGGTTGGCAAGCTTTTCCACTTTAGAGCGTTCGTTAGTACGTCATTGAATCCACGCACCGGATTTAGCTTTGGTGGCAACGATAAACACGACATCGCCAGAGTGTTGACCAACACACAACGAAGAGACAAGATTGATGATACCGAGCCGATGCAGGATCCAATGACTGCTGCATTTATGATCAGTGGACTTGATAAGATTCCTGTTATTATTCCAGGTACTTATAGCCCATACGAAAGAGAATGCGAAGTTGTTCTACCTCGTGGTACCACTATTCGAATCGAAGATATGGCAACCGCGAACTTGAATAAGTTCACAAAAACACTTACCAATATTCTTTTCGTTTGTAAGGGTGTCGCTCCGTCGGAAGTAAGCATTAATGAAGTCATTTATGATGGCGATGAATTCATGAATACAGGAAGACTGGTAGAATTCTCTCAATTCTCAGATCGCGAAATTGAACTAACAGAAGCTAAGAAGAAGGCAGACAAAGCAGACAGCAAAATTAAAGCTGCTATGTTGTTCACTGCCGCTGTTAATAGCGAGTCATTCACCAAGCAAATGAGTAAGAAAGAGAAAGAAGAAATGAAACGGATCGCAGACAAATACTGCGGGTCTATTATGTGAAAAAGGGAGCCAATGGCTCCCTTTATTTTTATCCGAAAAACTTCTTGATTGTCTTTTCATCGAATACGTGTTCGACGTTATTTGCTTCGTCTTTGTCGATGCGGCGATGTTTGATAATCGGCAGGAAGAAACTTACTTCCTTCTTATTTTTCTTGTTGCGAGTCAAACCATTACACTCGATTTCCCAGATTGAGCCAATCAGTTCGCCGGCAATACTCATGAGATATTCACGATCCAGATAGTCGCGCTCATGCATGGGGATAACAACCCATTGCTTAGTCTTCTTATCTTTGACTTGAGTCGTATCGGTGAAACCGGAGCCACAGTTACAGCGAACTTTACCGTCGGCAGTCTCGATTGTGAATCCACCAACTTTGTTCGGATCTTTCTCATGTGGATACAAAGCGACCACTCGAACGTCAACACGAATTTTTTCTTTGAACTTCACCTGATCTTTACTACGGGTATTCTTCCACATATTCAGACCACATTTCAGAATAATCCCTTCGTATCCAAGATCACGATAACGCTGGTAAACCGCTTTGGCGTCGGCCAGTGTGCTTACCTTAGTCTGTTCTATGATCTCTACACGGAAGCTATCGCAACGCGATACAAACGCTTCCAGCATTTCCCGACGCTTCTCAAAGTAGAAGTCTTTCGGACAATCGCGCTGACCGTAATACACATCACGCGGGATAATATCCCACACTTGATACACAATGCTATCAGCTTCATCGGCAGTGATCGAGTTTTTCAGGCTCTTGTTTACGATGCCGTTACCCTCTTCGCGATCTGATACATCTTCGGCTTTGTCAAAATCGTCGGAGTCGTCTTCCATTAGTGCGCTAAGACCAGTCGCAATTGCTTTTTGTTTGCGATATACCAACTCGCCGTCGATCACCCAGTTTTGCATACCAGATTTCTTGATCGCTTCTTTCAGCTTTTCCAAACCCATGTATTCGTTACCAGCTCGGGAATACATAGTGATAGAATCGGTATCGGCGTCGATATCAGTAAAGCAACGCGCTCCATCTGCTTTCAATTCCGCGATAGCATGACCGCGCTTGAGAATAGCCAGTGAAAGCTTGTCGTCTTCTGGCTGCGCGAGCATCTGCGGTTGTTTAGGACACAGATCTGCCCATACTTTATTCGCGATAGTTGCGCCAATGCCGATTTCGAGATCTCGGAACATAACTCGGCGAATGACGTCATAATCAAACGCATTACCCATAGACAACGCTTTAGCGAGTTCAGCAACGGCAGTGCCGCCAGTGAGTGCGCGAGTTACCAGATGGGTATTCATGAATGCCAGAGTTGCAATGATATCGGTCTTGTTCTGGAAATCAACAACAACTGGGAAAGTTTTCTTGTTGATGCCAAAGTTAATCTGCTTGTTATAAGCGAACTTAAAACAAGTGCTCAGACCAGGAAAATCTTTGTGAGATTCCACGATTTGCTGCTTTTTGTTGGTTGAATCTTCCGCGGCAATCGCTTTCAAAATGTCGAATACAAACATATAAACCCTCTTTGAATGTGGCACCATTGTATCATAGTGCCACACGTTGTCAATGAATAATCAGATCGCCACATGCAACATTACATTTGCCGCTTTTGCCGTTGACTCGAACATCACCACATTCCACAGTCAAGCGTTCAACATCGCCGCCGATTACAACGCCACCAGCATCAACTTCAACACTAACGACATTGCCTTTGATTTCAACATCACCGGCACCAACTTCCAGTTTCTCAACATCGCCGACGATCTGAATCACAAGCTTAGAGCTGTTTTCTACTTCTTCACCGTCTACCATGACTTTGCCGCCGACGATATCGACATTCTTGCCAACAAGAGTCTTACCGTTAACGGTAATGTTCACGCTGTTTTTGGCAAACATTCTTGCTTTGTTGCGAAATACATCCAGTAAACCCATGTTATCCCCTAAAGCTATGTGCTTTCGCGATAATGTCGCACAGAGTTTCGAAACTGCCGTTTGGTGCAGTAATGAAACCGTTCTTGATATTCGACTTGTAACGCTCGATCACTTCTTCCATAGCAGGAGTCGGTACCATGGCAACAGCAGTAATCGCGTGATTCAACCCAGGCTCATTAAAGCTATGCATACCGTTTCCGATTTCACCGTACTTGATAGCAAGAGCTTTCAGATCATCATGATCGCCGCCGTTCAGTAAAACTATTGTCTCATGATAACCAGCCCAAAGCAACACATCAGTTGGAGGATTGATCATCATTCTGGTAACAGCATGTGCTGCCTGAATACCAGCTTGTTTATCGCCTAAGTAGCGATTGATAAACACATAACACTTTTTCATTGAAAATCGGTTTCCTTATACTGCCAGTTCATCTTGGCATAGAATTTGCCGCCGTTCGGCAGAGTGTATTCGACAACAAAGTCCTGAGTTGGAAGAGTTTCGACAATACGACGGGTGCAGTTCATGCACTTAACTACCATCGATTCGCTCCAAGCCGGCATTTTCCAACGCGGAGCTTCTTTCACAAATTGAACTTCATATTCCTTGTCGAGTTCGATATTGGGAATCTCGAATACACGAACGGAAACGTCACACACTTTAACGACGATGCCGAATCCGTTACCACTGTGAACTACCAGATCGCCGATTTTCATTTCGTTGCCAAACATGTCCACGTGTCCAGAAAACGCATAAACACGTTGGCCATTTTCAATCTTCATTACCGAAGGCATGACAAGTATTCCTCTTTTATGTTAACATTTTTAATGATTCTATTCTGAATCGTGTCCACGATGTTGCAATCGTTCAAGTTTGTTTTGTAAAACAAGAACGTGTTTGTAACAATTACAGTGGAACAAGGCACTTCAATTCCGTTTGAATTAATGTCGGTAAACGTCATTTCGTGGCCGTCAGATTTAACAGCAGACACGATTCGGCATTTGTCATTCGCAACAGCAACAGTCAAGCAGATTTTTGTTCCACTTTCACCATGATAAATTACAACAGACCCACGACGAACTAGATTACCGAACATATCTTTCATGATTATACCTTATATACCGCGTTAGCGATTTGTTCCCAACTACCCACATTATGCTTTTTGGTCATGGAAGAGTCAAGCTTTTTATTCTGTCCACGCAAAATATGGAATTTCAGCTTTTTGGAGTCGAACACACGATGAAACGCTTCCAGGTGATGATGCAGATCATCAACATATCCGATAACATTTTCCTCGCCATACCGGTCTTTAACATGACGGAACATCTTGCTCTTGGACTCATGATGATCACAAGTCAAGATCTCTTTAAACGCATTGGGAAACAACACGTTCAGATTTGACATTCGATTCACGCTAACTTGAAAGTCGGAGCCAATCGCAGTGGTAGCAACGAAATCAAAGTCCTGTTTCAGACGATTGACCCACAACAGAGCATCGTCATATGCTTTCAGACCGCGAAACCACTTGGAGTTGTTATACATCCGAATCAGGTTTTCGCCGTGCTCTTGATTGCATTGGAAGATCTCACCAGCTTTGCGGAAGCGTTCGTCGATAATCAAATCGATTACCACATCAGTCGGGATATTGTACTCCGCACAAAAGAATGGCAGATTGGATGCCCACGACAGCAACACGCCGTCAACGTCAGTAACGATTATCTTTTTCTTAGGCAACAAGATCGTATCGAGATTTAAGCATCCTTGCATCTTGGCCTGTTGTTGAGTTTGAGACTGGATTGCCAAGTCTGTCATAAGTAACCACCATTGTTGATTGTAAAGTGAAATAAGTAACGATGATATAATCGTTGGTATAGAGTGCAGTTTCGCCGCACTCGTGTTTGCCTTGTTGATATGATTGATACTCGAAACCACTAACCCAGTTTCCGTTCACTCGATAATGAGATTTCAGCGTCGGTGGCATTTGTAAACGCTCCGTTTGTTACCGTGCATGGCCCAGAACGGGACTTCCGGTTCGAGACGGCAGCTAAATTCCATTGGCGGCTCATACATCAGACGATCAAGACTTGCGAGTGAGTCGGATATCACAATCCGCATTTTCTTTTCTTCTCGTTCGGCGTCTCGAAATTCTTCAATTCGATCCAGAATTTCATCCTCTGTTACTTCAAGATTAATGAAAGCCTGTTTGAGATCTTCATTTTCGCTGAGGACGCGGATCAGTTCGGCTCGCATTCCTATCCTTTCACCGCCACCAATAACAGCGATCTTAATCTGTTCAGACGACATAAAAATTCCTCTACGGTTAGTATTGTTCGAAACGGGTCAGTGTGCCCGATAGAGTGACATAATACAGTGTTTTTGGAGTCTGTCAACGCTTTTCGGAAACTTTCGTTTTGCACAAACATTTCATCATATGCGTTATCAAGTAAATTCTGATAAGCGTCGGTGTGTCTGCTAAACGGAACACCTTTCCAATATAGCGTTTGACCGTTATACCATTTCTTCTTGGCACCGCGAAACTTAGCAGCGGTACCACTCATAGCAGCAATCTGAATTTGCTTGTTAACGTCTTGAAACTTGAGGGACTGCAAGAGTCCCTCCATGCCACCACATCTGATATCATCAAACACAAATGCATTATGCGCGAGATTTGACAACACGTTGCCAGGGTACGCAGTGCCGATATGAATGTCTAGCATGTTAGCTCACTGTATAACAGCTTGGTACGCTCGTTGGCTTGATTCAATAGCTTAGACAATGCATCCATGCTCATACTAGGCTGAATAACGCCAGAACGTCTCTGGCGTCGTCTGGCGTGACGTTCTACGTCTTTCATTAGTCTAGCTAACTTAGCCGTGTCGTCCATTACTTGATCTCGATGATTTCCACTGGCTTGCGCTCTCGTCCGAGACGACCGATTGCCTGTTCAACGCTCATAACTCGACCATTTTCAACATCATCGCGGGACATCTTGATCAGTTCAACAAGTGCCTTTTCTTCTCGTTCAGCATGAAGCTTTTCTACCAGTTCTTCGAAACCGATACGCTCCTCACCAACACAGATTACCGCTGTGCCTTTGACAACACCGTAATCAACGCCGATAGCCGGACTCAGAACCATTTCGTAATCTTCGCTTTCAATGTCGCCATCATATTCACATGTATAAACCGGAACATCTGGGTATTTCAACAGCATTTGAGCGAATTCATGTGTGGTCATTTGCTTCTCAATCGGAGCGATGATCTCATAAACGGTGTTGCGGGTGCGAAACCAACCCTGTCCAATCTCTTGAACGGTTGATGTCATAACTTCGGTACCATTAGCAAATCGACCGGCTTTATCGGCGTAGATTTTACCACTTGCGCGATATCCAACACGCGGAATGGAGTCGATCACGATCTTAGCGTCAATATTCATTTCCATTTTCATTACCTCATTAACTTGTGGTACTTCATTAAGTGAGTACCGATTGTGTCTCGATTGACTATGTAACAGAACAGTCCATAGAAAATCATACAATAGCCCAAATAGAATGAAGTATCATAATTGAGCTGCTTATAGTAGTTAAATCCCATTGTAGCATTCACCAATGAAAAATCAATAGCAAATGCAAAAATAATTGCCAACGCTTTCATATTTTCACCATAAAAAAATGGGGACAATCTTTCGACTGTCCCCATTTTACTAAACTTGATTTACAAAGTCAATCACTTACCGCGACGAACTTTCTTTTTTGCAACAGGCGCTTGAGTTGCTGCACCAGCAGGACGCGGAGCGTGACGCTTGAACTTGAACTCGGTACGCTGGGTTTCGGCATCAACGATGCGATTTTGCTTGCCCAGTACCAGAGCTTCGGCATCTTTCACGTACTTGTATACGCGCTCGGCCTTGCGTACCAGACGAGTCAGAGCAACGTCCAGACGGGATTCTTGTGCGCCTTTCTTCGGGTTCTTCGGACCGGCGTAGCCCCAACGAGCAGACTTGGCAACTGCTTTCTTGAGTGCAGTCTTTGCGACTTCATCTTGCGGCTGGTCAGCGATATGACGATTCAGATCGCGTTCTTTGTTCTTAGCGAACAGAGAAGTTGATTTGTAGATTGCGAAGTGACCTTTACCGCGGCGAGATTTCTTAGCCATTTTTAATTTCCTTTTGTATGGATTCTATGAGTTCATTAACAACGTCATCACCGAAATCAGTTTCGATTTCGTCAACGCTGAGTGTCCAACGAGCTGTGATCTTTCTTGGCTTAGCCTTAATAACAGCCCGTTCGATTTTTATTTCTATCAGATCAGTTCAGGATTTGAAGTAGTCTTTCAGTTCAGCGGTGATGCCGCGAACAACAGAGCTATCCAGTTCTTTAGCGAAACGCAGACCGTATCCTTGTTCCATGTCCCACTGGTTGATGTATTCTACCAGTTCAACAGCTTTCTTGTTCTTGGGAAGAGCGGAAGCAACTTCCAGAGCATAAGCCAGAACGTCGATAGACGCACCTTGGTTTTCGTGACCGGCATTCCATGCTTGACGTTGAGCAACAACACCACCACGTACCAGGGTTTCAGCAAATTGTTTTACAGACATTTTTATTTCCTTAACGAGACAGAAGAGTAAGAGAAGATTTGAACGGTTGTTCAGTTTGTTCTACGGGTTTGCCTTGTGGCTTACCATCATAGATTGTACGAATGCCTTTGTAATGCAGAGTCACGAAAATTCGTGCTTCTGTGCTGTTACGCGGGATAAGCCCGTAGGCCATTCGCGGGTCAGGTACGTTACTGTAAATCCCACTACCTTGCGGCAGCGCAACGTCTTTACCCATCAACTCTTTGATACTTTCTGGACAGTTTTCACCAACAGAAACGACAGTTCCATACAAAGGAATGTCACCTTGATTTCTAACACCAAGAATCAATCCGGCATCAGATTTCAGTTCTTCACCCTTTCGGGCTGCATTACATTCGAGGACCACTTGTTCGTCGAATGCTCTAAAACCTAAATCACTCATTCATATTTCTCAATGAGTTTAACACACGTTGTCTCTCAGGACAACTCCCTTTTGTTGTTCGCTGTATCGCGTCAACAAGATAATATTATCATTGCTGACGCGAACAGTAAACATTAAATTCGAATCAGATCTTCGATTTTCAGAGAACCGATAGAGATCAGTTTCTTGAGCTGGAAGCTACGCCACTCTTTGGTGCCAACTTCATAGAAGCGGCAGGATTCGAAGCTTTCGCGACGTACAACAGTCGGCTTAACTTCTTTTTCGAACAGCTCTTTGCCGAGTTCGGTAGTGATCAGGCGCTCGTTCAGAGAGGCTTGAGCTACACGGATGGAGCCATCAACTTTTTCGAACACAACTTGGTGTTCACCCAATCGCAGAATTGCTTCCACGCAACGTTTTACGATTACTTTTTCGTTTTCGGTCAGGTCGTCCCACTTTCTCATTTTTTCAGTTCCTTACAGGTTTTGTCAGTTATATCAGTTTCTTTCATCCAACCGGATTCGCTAGAATAGAAGAATGTTTTATTGGTCGGAGCCGGAGCATATCGAGCTTGTTCAATATGCACGATTTTACCTTTGTATGTTGCATTGCAATCAACATTGGTATCAACCACGTTGTTCATGTATTCAGATGCGGCAGGCATAGCCATAGCCACGATTACGATACCAAATAAGATCTTCTTGGTACGTTCACTCAATTCAAAATCAAAATTACGCAGAATCATTCTATACGTTTCCTTTTGGATAAAACTTTTTCCCAGTTTAACATAGTCAGGTATTTCTTGTCAATCTTTATTACTTTGATACCGCTACGTGTCAACGTTTCAGCCCAATCAGCGTTTGAGCCGTTGTAATCTTCACAATAGACAAGCGTTTTGATCTTAGCTTGTGCAATCGTTTTGGCGCACTCTGGACAAGGTGCCATAGTGCAATACATGGTAGCGCCTTCAATAGACTTGCCACCGTGTGCAGCGAACAGGATAGCGTTCATTTCAGCATGAATAACGTTTGACTTAGCCCATGCGGAGTATTCGTCCGAACGATCTTGTCTCAGTCGCAATTCTTTACCCACGCCAGGAACATCGACGTATTCTGCCCACCCGTTTTCTTCTGCTACTTCGTCACAGTTCGGTTGACCGGAGATTGTGCCGTTGTAGCCACTACTGATTGGACGATCATCTTTAGAGATAATCGCACCAACTCGATAGCTCACACACTTGCTTTCCTGTGCGACAAGAAAGGCATTTTGCAAAAAAGTAGTTGTTTTCATTTTACCGGATTCGGGTCGATAATGATAGAGTCTACCGCGACTTTAATCACGATATTCTGATCTTTAAATAGGAGTTTACCAACTCGCGCAAACAGATCCGCATGATCGCGAATAATGTCCGGATGTTTGGCAGTGTGCCAATGCGCATTTCGGCAACTGTAATCTGACCATGCTTCTCTTGCAATGTCAAGACACACGCCGACGTCACGCGCAATAATCCGGTGTTTCAGCTCATTCCAAAAACCGGAGTTGTAAAGCTTGAGTGTTGGATTACCACCCTTGCCGAATGTGATACCGCCGCCAACTGGAATCAGTTTCTTATATTCGGTATCGTAAAAAGCATAGTTGCCTTTTAGATCAATAGTTTCCATTAAATGTCCTTTGGCGGAAATTGTGGAAGATCACCTACGCACCAATCGATTTTGTCGCCAACATACCACACGGTATAGTTAACAGATTGGAATCCAACCATGCCGTTTTGCATTGGCACTGGCACTCGAATCTGGAAAGAATATTCATCGGGTCTAGTTTTGCTGTAACCGAATTGAATCCCACGTTTGCCGTATTCAGAAGCAAGAACTGGAATCAGTTTCGTCTCGATCTCAGTCTCAAACTGTGCAGGAGTCATCTTGTTTTTCCGAACGTCAGTTTAGTTACACTTTCAATCATCATCGTGTCCAGCATTCGCTTTATACGACGGGAATCATCAAGTGCAATCGGTTTATATTTGAGTTTGCCAAACATGCTTTTACCAGCAAACTCTCCCTTTTCCATAAGCTCTATCAGCTTAGGTACCAGTATACTCCCCTGGTAATTTTTTGCAAGCTCTTTTGTCTTAAAGATACAAGCTTGGCCGTCTTGAATAACAACCGATCTTCGTTGATTGTCATCAAAATAGGTAATCGCGTACATAAAAACTCCTTGTTTCTTTCTATGCTATCACGAAAATAACACAGAAGAAACAAGGGGATTTCTCCCCTTGCGATTAGAAATTAGAGTCTTGAACTTCCCAGCACTCAAGACCCAGCGAGCGCCACATATCTACCACTTTCTTGCGGTCATCTACGGCATACAGCACGTTGAACTTGGGTGCGATATCACGGAAGAAGATTTCTTTCTTGATAACGTCATCGGGACGCTGATCTCCGGCTTCACGCTGGAAGTGAAAATCACACGGCATACCGACTTTCTTGTACCACTCTGCGGTGGCCTCTTTACAACAGCCATCACGACCACTCAAGTTGATGATAGTTACACCACGCGCTTTCAGATCTTTAGCGTGATTGATTACATTATACTTCGGCAGATCTTGTCCAACCTTGTCCCATTCGAACGGACCACGATTGTGCATATGAGCAGTAGTTCCGTCAGTGTCAAACATCACAGCAGTTGGCAGAGCGGTGGACGGCTCATACAGCTCAGTTTCAGCAGCAAAGTCGGGAACGTAAGAAGTGTGAACTTCCGGATTGAATTGTTCAACAAACCGCTCATGCATCGATTTAACACGTTCAGGGTCAAGTTTCCAAGGACCGCGAGTCTTGTTACGCGCAAGCAGTTCGTCCAGCTCGACGTTAAACCACAACTCACGGTATTCATAGCCTTCAACGGCAGCAAGTTCTTGCCATTGTTTACGATATACCGGGCTCAGGTTAGTATCGGAAATGATGATGTTTTTCTTGGCATTGATTGCGGCAACAATCATGGCTTCATTTGCAGCAGATACCAGATTTTCGCGATCATTGTTGAACTTGTATTCACCCCAGCCACCAATCGCAAACAGGGACTTTCGGGTATTATCACGGTTGACTTCAACGAGCAGACCACGAGATTTCTTTACTTCGCTTCTTGCGTAGGTGCTCTTACCGGAAGATGATACACCAACAGTTAATTCGATATACGGCATGTTTTATTCCTTATTGACTAATTCGGCGAGATACGGAACAATTTCGTCATGTCTCACGTTTTTGCTATGTTTACCATGCATTCCACACATCCGATTATACGGGGTTTGATCGTTCAGGTAAACCACTTTTTCATTTTCTTTATACACTACATAGAATCGGTAGATATCAACGCCGAGATAAAGTGCGTTTGTAATCACTCGCACTGAGTTTGGACCAAATGCATCCCGAACGTCTTTGACGATCTGCATCTTATCGCTGATTTCCTCAAACTCCTGTGCGCCATCGTTGCTAAAGATACGTTCACAATAATAATCTTCACCAACTTTAATTTCTAGTTCAATGCAACAAGAATCATAATATCCGTGTTCGTCATCTTCCAGCTCTTGTTGGAGCTGTGCGATTGCTTTCAAAACAGTGTCTCGTTCGAATTCTACCTCAATATCGGTAATCTCAATTCGAGCTTGATCTTCCTCGAAAGCATTCAATTTGGCTTTCATTATACAGTCTCCTTTTGACTTTGCAAGACAACTTAACAAATTATCTTGAAAAGTCAGGCAGTTTCCTGCCTAGACTTCTTATTGTTCGATGCAGTCACAATTCTGTAACTTTCTCATGTTCGCTTTGACTTTGGCAAGATACGTCTGGCCGTCTGTACCGCGATAGTTAAATCCAGCATTGTAAGACGCGACAATTTTACTCCACGACTTTTTGCCGTGAACTTCTTGCCAGTATTTCAAGTTCATTTCGGTCATAGAAGCAGATAGCTCCATGTTCTCGATTAGACCCTTTTTCAGATCACGAACTTGTTTAGCAGTCATCTTGTAACCAAGCTTCTTTTCCAGTCCGCGAACGGTGTATTTCAGATTGTTCTGGAACACGCCGTAATCACCCGAAACATTGTTTACGAGATTTTCTCCAGCTTCACTCTCAGTAAGAGCGATGGCAGCAAAAGTCATGCCGTAGTCCATATTCTGACCCAGCTCATATGCGCGATTCACAACATACAACTGATCATCGTTCAATTCAAGACTAGACGGCGCAGCGTTGACACTAACACTACTAACTGCCAATAGCAGTGTGATACAGATTTTCTTTAACATTTTCTTCCTCTATTTGTTTGGAATAGAAAGATACCTTTTTCTATGCACTTCCTTTGTTTGTGGGTTGTCGATGATTGCCTAGTGAGTATACACGATGAAATAGCTATGTCAACACGTATACCCGTTTTTAGCTCATTAGCTCATTAACTAATCAGCTCCAGAAATCGAACATCGTAAGATTGCGAGCGTAGCGAGCTAACTTATTGATTTCATTGAAGAAGACAAAATAGATTCTCATTAAAGATCTATAAGACATTTTATTTTGTCTTTTCTACTCTAGCGGCTACGCCGCAGTCTATCGACATTCTTCTTCCTTGAGATCTTTTCGATAGTGGCACAGAATTTCGTTTTGCTTCTGAACGTAATTGAACACCTTTTCTAGCCAGATTCGGTATCTCACTGAGTCATCATAACTCATTGCTACATACGGCTTACCGTCGTCCAGAATCACTCTCCACTCAGGTCGATACGTCTCTACTACTTCTGGACGCGGTGGATGATAAACAACAGGATTAATCTCTTGTTGATGTTGCGCACATCCACCCAACATCAGAGTTAGCCCAATCAAAGCATATTTCATTTGCATTTCTTAGCTCCCATGATGCAATCCGCGTTATCGCTGAATCCCTGATAACTGGTATTGATCTTCTTCTCTACCAGCTTAGGCTTCTTCGCAACAACGTCTCCTCTCCCAATCATCTTCTCAAGACTAGACACTTTGACATCAAGCTTCGTATTAAGCTCTCCAATGCGTTTGCCAAGCGTTTGGCTCTGAGTTGATAGCTCCGTAATGTTCTCCCTCAACTCTTTAGCCAAACGCTCCTGGCCTTCGATTTGAGTTGATAAACTGGATATCTCTTTCTTCTGATCTTCTATTGTGTCGCTCATATACCAGAAAGCTCCGCAAAGCAGCGCAATTCCAAGTAAACCAGCAGTCCACTTATTCGCCAATAAACCTAACATATTTCTCCCTATGTCTCATGATTTTATGAACATGTTCACTACTATTTACGAACGACTGAATCGTTTCTTTTGTATGAATTTCGAGCACACCGGTAACAAAGTCCTTGATATAGAACTTACCTTTATAACGGTAAATGTGATAGGCATTGCGGCAATTTAGGATATAATGACGTTTGCCTTTATAGAAAGTGCTATCGGTTGACTTGATACAACATGCCTTGATCGGAAACACATCGGTAGCGACTGTAGGATCGATTACCTCAGCTTTCTCATAATTAGCCATACACTCGTTCAGCTTTTTAAAGAAGACGCTGGTATCGCATTCTGACGCGCATTCTGACGGTATATCACCATGCACAATAAACGGGTGAATGGGATTACCTGTGTACTCAACGATGCCGACTTTGTTGATCTTATGCTTGTGTGCTAGATACAACTTGCCGTCTTTGTCAATATCTTTCATGCTAAACATACAAAATTCCTCATAGTTAATGAGCTAACATAATATCATAACTCGGTAAACATTACAAACCAAAAAGGCACCCGGAGGTGCCTTAATTAATCTTGCTCTATGTCTTCAATCATATAACGCGATACGTCATGATCATCATGGTACTGATTTCGCCAAGAGCTAACGATCATCGCTGGCTTGTAGTCGTAAATCATGAAATCGGCAATCTCTTGATATTGCTCAACTACTTTCACAATCTCTTCCCACTTCCCACCGCCAATACCAGCACCAATTCGCGGCATTAATACCAACGCTTTAACGTCTTCTTCCTCGGTAGCTTCTTCAATCCGCAACATCATTTCATCGAATGCGCGTTCGAATGCATCTAGCCGAAAATCTGGACCACCGTGAAGTTGTGAATAAAGATTGAACATCACAACACCGCCACCGATATGAGCAGCACTGAGGGTGCCGAGTTGATTTTTCTCTTTCTCTTCGTCCGTGATGAAATGCGATGCATACTTGTGATCTACGGCCGCGGCAATTGGATAATTTCTTGCTACTTGAGCAGCGAACCCAGCTCCCATTGCGGCAAAGCAGTTACAACCTTGTGCGACGTAGACCTTACCATTTTTATAGCCAGTGTTAGATTGACGCTTTGCGATGATCATGTTAATCACCTCAATCAGATTAGCTTCGACGTAGGTAATACTCATTTTTGTTTCCTTTGATTAGAGATCTGCATCTTACTTGAGTTCAAATATAAAGTCAAACAAAAAGCCTCCCTAGGGAGGCTCCATATCGTCGTTGCCGCAGAAGGGGCAACTACCGTCAGACATATCGGCATGAAACAAACTAGCCGAACAACGATTGCATGTATGTACCAGCATTTTCTTTCCTCTCTTAGATAATGTGTTAACTCAAACGTCACCCGGCTAATGCCGGTTGTCTATAAAATAGACAATTAATCTTGCTTATTTAGTGATCAATATTGGTAGAATGCGCGTTCTGTGAACAGACAACGATTCTTTTTGTCTACCAGAATATCACGACAACCAAGAAACGATCTCTTTGTGCGCACTGCATTGTTCCAAAGTGCTTTTGGAAACTTATACTCTCGATTCTTCCCTGTCAATGTCATTTCATTGATGATAACGAGATTCGGAGTTTGACTTGCGAAATGATGGATCGCAGATCCATCTATACAAGCGAAATCCATCATGTTCTTGGCAATATAGAAACCGATCTGCGTTTTGCCACGCTTGAATCCACGCCACGGCTGGCCGTTTGCAACTTCATATCCCAAAGCAGACATGAAAGCAACTAGAGATTCAAGCCGACATTTTATCGCGTCTGCTTGGTGTTCCCTGTTCTTCATAGCATCGGTCGGCTCTTTCCATGAATGTCGATGTTTCCACGGTACAAATTCGTAATCGCTCATTAACCACCCAGTTTATCCAGCTTGTTCTTGATCGTTGCAATGCCGTTGGTATAGATCTGCATATTACGCTTGGACATTTCCAACTGCTTTGTAATATTGTTCATATGCTGTTCTTCTTGCTGGATGCGTTGCTCGGCATTATTGAGTTCGGCTTGCAGCTTCTTTCGCTCGGCATCAAAGCTATCATAGTGGGCAAGGATACGGCGCATAGTGGCGTCAAATACTTGTGCACCAAATTCGCGTTGATACAGCTCGATTGCCCGTTGTGCTTTCTCGATGTCGATCCGAACTACTTCTTTGAAGAAGTGTACCTCAGACGGCAGGATGATCGGGTATTTCGGGCTATACTTCGCTTTCTTGTCTCCAATCAACACCTCAACAACTGCACTCAGGCTGTTATGATTGACGATTTCGAAAACTTCATCACCGACGATGTTAACGAAATCGGTATTCTCGGAACACTTTACCTTGTACGCATTCTTGGAGGCTTCGTCCTTGAACTTGTAAGTTTTGCCGATGCCGAGCACAAATGATACTTCGCGTTTGGTAGTAAACTGCTTGGCAGCTTTTACCGAGATCCACCCACGCGGAGCAGTCTCACGCTTTTTACCGTCGGCACTGGCCACAGTCATATAAACGCCGTCTTTCTCGTCCAACAGACGGAATTCAAACTCTTTGTTTTCTTGTATCCACTTCACCAGTTCGAAGTGACGTTTGGTGTCGGTGAACTTATCAAGAACTCGCGGGCTCATTGACTTAATACGATACAGAGTAATCATTTTGTTACCTTACTTGAGTTGAGCTTTCATTCCTACTATTTTAGCTTTCATTTCTACGATCTTGGCTTCTTCAATTGCCAATTTCTGTTCTTCTTTCTTGATATTCAGTTGGTGTTGAATCCAGCATTTGCGCAGAGCCGACAGTGTGATCTTGGAATCAGGTGCGGTCGGATTGTATTGCTTGAACAGCTCAATTACAGCACACAGTTTGGTGTTTTTGAAATCTTCTTCCATACGAACTTCCGTAGATACGTATTCCATAAAATAGCGCATTTCGGAGTTAGCAATCGCCGTTACTTGTGACCCGGTACAAATCGGTTGACCGTTAACGGAGATAGTTTCGGCATTCTCAACAGTAGTACCAACTACAGAAGTAACGCTACCCTTTTCTTGATAACGGGTGCGGCCTGCTACTACGGTAAAAATGTCATTACCTTCACCGAGATTTGCTGTCAGTTTCGCATTGATACTGTGTGAATCAATAAAACGGCGCTTGGAATCTTCGTCTTTGAATGTGTATTGCTTGCCAACGATAAAGTTTTGCATTTCATTTTCCTCATTTGTTTTGATAGGGCGATTATCTATCACAATCGCCCCGGTGTCAATACTTACAGCATTTCTTTTCGCTGTGCCAGAGTCTTGGTCAGAATGTCGATCTTCTCTTCCAGCTCCAGGATGTTCTTGTTGTGCAGATCCCACGATTTGCGCATATTAACTACTGTGATCTTGGAATCGGGAGTATCCGGATGATAGGACTTGTAAATCGCCATCAGTTTCTCGAAAGAAGTCTTGGCGAATGCTTCATCGGGATTAACTTCGACTTTCACTGCCGCTACCTGGAAGTAATTCATTTCAGATTCGCTGATCAGCGTTGCACCGCGATCATTAAAGACTACGTTGCCGTTTACATCGGTGATGGAAGTCATAACTTCATCGACATTATCGCCTTCGCTGTTGCGAGAGTTGCCATTAATTTCGCCTTCTGTGATGCGAAACACACCGCCTGCCTTTTGAATTGCTTCGGCAACACCGCGATTGATTCGGTGGGCATCTCGATAGTTTTCCATGCATTCGGTATTTTTGAACTCGTAGTTTGCGCCAATTTTCATAACAGTCATTTCAATTTCCTCGTTGTTTTCAGTAAGACTAAGGTATCAAATCTCGTTTTGTTCGTCAAGCTTAATCTTTAAGAATTTCGATTAAACTTATTTCCAGAATTTCAGACTCGCGTCCTGCTTTGAATGCTGCCTTGATTTTTTCGATCAACTTATTCATAGTTGATTGTTCGGCTTCTTCAAAGTAAACGTAATCGGATTGAAGAATCGGATTATACGTCATTGTAACACCATTCAGCTTGTCAACGCAACCCTCAATCACGGAGTCAACGACGATAACTGGCTGATTCATTACGTTGTGGATCTTGCGATACGCGCTTGTTCCACTCGCTAGACCCAGATTTTCGAAATACTGCTTTTTATGTTCATCGCTAACAAAACGGAGCTGTTGTCCGTCATAAACTTGTTCTATCATTGAACTCTCCTTAGATAGTCTTCCAGTTCTCCTGTGACTACTTTGGTGATTTTACGTCCTTGATAGAAGAATGTCAATATGCTCATGTCTTTTCTTAGCCAAAGACACGGAGTAAACATCACATCTTCTACCAACGATCCCGCTTTTACATCATGGATGTTTTTCAGCAGTCGAAATTTTAACTTTACCATCTTTTATCGCTCGCGTTTGCTTCGCCGATGATAGTTGTCACAATTCCGACCAGCGCCAATACGATGCCAGAAAGAAACGTCATAACGGCATATCCAATCGTGTTCATGTGCTTCATACTCTCAGCTTCCATCGCGAACAAAGTTCCGACTGGGTAAGAACTCATTTTCTTGTATGCGAGCGGATGATAAGATACATCAAACGTCTTGCTTGTGCGCGGATCTGTGAACTGGCAATAGAAATGCTCGTTCACGCTATGGCGAGATCCTTCTACCCGAGAATAACAGCCTTCGATTGGCATATTAACTATCTCTTTATCCATGTTACTGGTAAAGATCATACCTGAGGCGCCGATTGCAAACAACGCGCATCCAACTGCCAGCGTTTTGATTCCAACTTTTGCCACTATATTGCTCATGATGTTTTCCTCATTAGTTTTGGTACGTATATCATAGCTCCTGCCGCAGTCAGTGTCAATACTATAGCGAACAAAAGTCCGAATTTTCCGAAGAAATGTACCATAGCGAAACATAGAACGTTAACGGCAATACACATTAAAACTTTTATCATGTTGATTTCCAATAGAAAAATCCCGCCGGAGCGGGATTATTAACTTAGATTCCGGTGAAATATTGAACGATTTCAAAATGATCGTCAAAGAAGTTATGACGATTGCGACGTACCATATGCATTGGCATCCAGAACACATCGCGAACTTCATCACGCGGTTTTACAACTGGCAGCTTGCCGTCAGCGTCAGGTTGCAGTTCGATATACAGAGCCAAAGTCGGCTTGCAGATCGGGTAACTACGACCCGGGTAATCGAAAATCTTTTCTTTGCGAACGGATCCACGAATCACGCGCTCTGGTACTTTCAGACGAACTTCCTCGCGCAGCTCACGAATAGCACACTCTTTGAAAGTTTCATCTTCGTCCTTGTGGCCACCAGGCAGAGCAAATGCACCAAGACCAGGGAGATTACCACGAACAGTCACAAGCAAATGACCATTACAAGTCACTACGGCGTCACCGGTACAACAGTTCAGAGACTGGCGATATGGATACGCTTCCATTTTCTTGAGTTCTTTTTTGTTGTGCTGGTGTTCTTTCGCCAGGCGATCATACTCTTCTGCTTTCTTGGCCTTGTAGCATTTCAGCCACTCAATCACACCAGGGGTAATGATCTCGCTATGCAGACTGGTAAAATCAAATTCTGGCTCAAAGAAAGAATCGCGAATGAAAGTAGCACTGATTGGTTTCCCGTTATGCATCTGACATTCAATTTCAGTCAGTTCCCAGCCGAAAGTTTCAAGCCACCAACTGTTTTTGTCTTTCTTGTTACCAACCATGGTAATCTTGTCACCAAGTTGTTCGTCTACCGCATCGCGGATATCAGCTTGCCAGCGTTCGTTGGTATAGTTGCTGTCGTCCACATAACGGAAGTAAACTTGATTCGGATTCAAGCCGTAATCTTTCATGCCAACGCGGAGCATTGCTTCACGTTCAGCAGGACGGAACGGATTTTTCATGTTCGGAAACGCATTCGCAGACCCCAGGATGATGTATACCTTTTGCGCAACGCTCATTGCGACGCGAATCATTTCCAGATGGCCAACGTGATTAATTTGGAACCGACCGTTGACAACAGCTTTATCAAATACTTTGTTCATTTCCCAAAACTCCTTTGGTAATGCCACACTCAGAGCGGTGGCTTAACTCATAAACACATTATACACGAATTGCGACATTCATCAAGAGATTTATCGCATCTTTTCTAAAACTATCTGGCAGATTGAAACAACAAGTGTCCCAAATGTTATTGCGCAAGATAGAGGTAGTCAAGTTCCGTGCTTCCAGTTTAACAATGTGACAATCGTCACACTGCCTCACGTATGATCCAAGATACATCACTCCGTCATAGAGCGCAAGCACTATTTCATTTTCTTCAAACATTATCTTTGTACCAGTAGTAGCTACAGGGGAACGTATTCGACTTTGGAACAACGGAAACACCTTTCTCCGTAGTTACCTCTATACAATCTCCCAAGTCTCGTTGGATCACGGCCTGATAGCTATAGCCGCTGATTAACACTTTACATGGGTTACCGAGTTTATACTCTTTTAATCCGTATCTTAGACTCATTGATTTTTACAAACTTCGTTTGCCCTCTCGAACTTAGAATAATCTCGGAACGGGTTAGAGATAACGTAAATCGAAACTAACCCGATTCGACTGTGCAGCTCACACAAATGCGGCGGTGGATTACCTTCGATGATTTGATTCTCTATTCGATTCATCAATTTTTCGGTATCTGGCTTAACTACCCACGCGGCTGCAACGGCACTTGTAGCGAAAGACAGAAGCATGATCAACAGACCGCGAGTTAAATCATTCATCAATTCACCTCATTGATACAATAATTATAGATCTCCATATCACGTTTCATTCTACTGGCAAGCTCGGTCCTGAGTGTCAGTTTATAACAAGCATTTTTCAGATATACACGATATTGTCCTCTTGCTTCGGACAAAGCCATCGTGTTGCTATCATAAATGTCTTCTTGTTCTCGGTAAGTGATTTGTTCGTCAACATGGACAAAATCGTCTCGATTTCGAATCACATCACCTTCAAGTCGGATTAACTCAGCAACATACATTTTATCCGTCTGCTTTTCCATGAACATGATGCAGGTGCCGATTACGGCGACGATTCCAAGCAAACCAAGATAATGTTTCCACTTATTCATCCAGATTCACTCCATGAGCCTTACAAATTTTGTTCGCTTCGATAACGTCTTGCATGAACTTGGTGCCGTCTTTCAGATCGATCTCGGTACGTTCGTCCTGTATGCGATAGATCTTGCATGTATAATAGATCTGGCGGTGTGAGTTATCAATCAAAGTGCGATTGATTTCCTGAATTTTTTTAAGATTCTCAGGACGCATTACGTCAATCAGCTTGATTTCTTCCTCGTAATACTTTTTACGTTCTTCTTTCAGATCTGCCTGGCGCTTGATGATCTCGCTAACGGTCTGCATTTCAATTGACCAAACAGTCGGAACATCCATTTCATAATTGATTGCTCGACGTTCTTGATAAGCAGCACCAGCAATAAACGCGCCACAGAAAATGATTGTTCCCGCCAGTGCTGCTTTGTAGCGTTTCATTTCAGAGTCTCCAGTTTAACAGTAGAGAAGATTGCCAGCGCGCCTTGCCCACCAACATCACAATACACGATGTTTGCCAGCTTCATATACATCGGAAACTCTTCCGGGCTATAAATCACGTATTCGTCATAACGATTTGCCAACATATAGTTGTCATATTGCTCGATGTTGTCAAACAGAGTGTAACCGATTTTGATCATAAGATCGTGCATGATAATTTCCTCAGTGTTTCGTTTCGATGTGGCTATAATAACAGGACTAGATTTTGATGCAAGCACTTTCTGGAAAATAAAAATCCCGCCGGAGCGGGATTCTTGATTCATTAGCGGAGCTTGATTGTCTCAGCTTCGCCAGTTTCGAAAGCTTTGTTGGTCTCTTTGTCCAACACAATCTTACACAGAGAATCCACGTCTTTCTTCGGGAAGCCTGCCATGCGAGAGAAGAAGCCAGACATCACAAAGTTACGTTGGTTTTCATATCCAGCACAAACATCCAGCTTTTTATCTTGACTCAGCTTGAACTCGTTGCGACCAGCTTCCATTGCAACTTGCAGGCTCTTATACATGCTGGAATCAAATTGCAGATTGTTTTCAGTCATGAACTGAGTAACAGCTTTGGATCCGTCTTTACCGTAGCGACCTTGGAAAGTTGCGTCGATCACCTTTTTCAGATCAGCGGTATACATTTCCGGGATTTGAGCCATGTCACGAATCTTGAGTGTGTAGTTGCTCAGAGTATTCTGACTCGCTTTGTGGAACTTCTCGATATTGCTTTCAAACTGAGTGTTGGTGTTTGAGGTACTTACATACATACCCACAAAGCCCATTACAGGAACAACAATCAGACCCAGCAGCAGAACAACAACAGCGATAACAGTTTTATTCATTTTCATTTCCTTTAACATCATTGTGAGTATAACTAAGAACCAACCGAGTTTATCAATCATTTTTAATCTCGGGAGAAGAAGTAACCAACAGCAATAGAAGAACCGATACCCATTATAAGCGCAAGCACGATTACCCATGTGGGAGGCTCACTCTGATTTTTAAGATATTCGAACTGTTCCATCGGCAGTCGATTGTATTTGTTTGCGATAATATTAACTTGAGATTTCAGCAAGTCAAGCGTTATTTCTTTGTCCACGGATTCATTTCGCAATGTAACGTGCAATTCTTGATTGCCCATACCGTTGCCCAAGCTAGTGCTTTGAAACCACGATACTTTATTGCCGTCTACGCCATAAATCATCAGAACATCGTTCTTCTTGCCACCGGACCAATTGTAAATCAGTGCGTCGGCATAGTCAATCGGATTTTTAGTCAATACCACGATAATATTGATCTGTTTCTCTTTGCCGAGCGATTTCAACACGGTTTCGAGGTACATATTCCATTCTCGGGTATCTGCACCACTGTAGTTCAGTACACGATTGACATTATAATAATCGAACACTTCCGGATATTTCGGGATGTCGTTCTTGTATTTCTCGATCAGTTTCGGGTCATGCGCAAACAGAGAATCTGGTGCCGCTTTGATATAGTTGGTATATCCATGCTCTTTGGCAGCAGGATCACCAATCTGAACTTTGGAGAAACGCGGAGGCTCAAGACTACCACGGCGATCTATACGATCAATCTCAAAGTTACCAACGGTAGTATGAACATCCCAATCCCAGTCGTTCGAGTGCTCATAACAGGTATCACATACCCGGGAGGTTGAGCAAGAACGAGACTTACCGGACCCAGAACATGAACGAACTTGACGGCACCGACAGTCATAGCTATGTGAACAGCTAACATAAGTTTGTTCTTTTGACGTCACGTAACCACTCAGAATTTCGGTATCGTACATCGCTTGATATGCACCAAGTCCATATACCATACCCGTTAATGCCACAGCTATGGCCGCGTTGGCAGCCATTTCACCATAGGTGTATGTGCGCTTAAACCAAAACTTGTATATGAACGGTATAAGCAGTGGTACGATCAAAATCATATAGAACATTATGTTATCCTCATTTCACCAAGACATCTGCGATTTTGTTGATTCGATCACACATCATTGCGTGACCAAGCTCTTTACCCTTGAGATAGTAATTCATGGCACTCACGCTGTCAAATGCTTTTTCGGCAGCTTCGAACTTTTCTTTGCTGACTTCGTTTTCATCAACAAAGTAATTCTTGATCTCCTCGCGGAACTTGTTCCGTGTTGAGTTCAGAGCTGTATACAGTCTAACGTTCAACGCGCTATCTTGCAAGCTATTTCGAACGATATCCGCAAACTTTTTGAATTCACACGGCACTTTCACAATCGAATAGAAATGATCGCGGGCTTTCGTGTCCATATGATTGATCATCGCCGCAAATTGTTCAACAGGCGAACTATTTTTGTGACCGTGATCCATCCACAGTGTATTGATTTTTACGTCATTAACGAAACGACCGCCGATGTCCAGTGCTTTAACAGCACCCGATAAAGTCAGATGCGCAAGAAAATCATCGAACTTTGTACCAAACGACTTTTCAAATTCAAGCCAGATTCGCTCCGATGTCAGGTGATCCATTCGTCCATCTTTGATGCACCGAAGAATGCATTCCATTGTGAGTGTGGAAAGACGGAAATCATAACGTGCCGCAAATCGACAAGCACGAAGAACACGCACCGGGTCCTCATGGAACGCTTGTGGATTGACTACGTTTACCACTCGTTCTTTGATGTCTTGTTGTCCATTGTACGGATCAATCACAACACCATTCATACCAAGAGCCATTGCATTCATCGTGAAATCGCGACGTTTGAGATCTTGTTCGAGTGTTACATTCGGGTTAAAGTCAGTAACGAAATCGTTATAGCCTTTACCAGTAGAACGTTCGGTACGAGCCAGCGCGTATTCTTGACCCAAATGGTCGAGATATACTGGAAAATCGGCGCCGACTTGTTTGTAACCTTTTGCAATCATTTCGTCGTGAGTAGATCCCACGACAACGTAATCGCGATCTTTTGGCTCGCGGTTCATTACCATGTCGCGAACTGCACCACCAACCAGATAGATATTCATTGTTGTATCCTCACTTGATAGAATTCAGTCAGGTAACGAGCCCAGTTATCATGAACTGACAACGTAGGATTACCGTCAACAGGGATAGTTTGACACATGGTGATATAGTTGTCAAGCTTAGTAAACGTTTCTACCGCTAGTAATTTCACAGCTGGATCGTTTTTCGACATCGACTGGATGATGTCATAACGGAGTTTATACGCTTGATCATATGTAAAGTGAATCATTACCAGCTTCCCGAAACTGACAGTAAACGGTTGATATGAACACCATAGCTATCTTCGAATTGAATGGTATCTCCATTTTCTTCTGCATCCAACATCGAAATGTTGTCGGTAAACTCTTTGAGCTTGATCGACAAACGATCCATAGTTGCCATAGTCAGCCCGCCAACGAGCTTAACGCGATCATCACTTTCAAACATCTTATCGATAACGGACAAGAGTTTAACAGATGTTTTGTAAGTCATGTTAATCATGATTTTGCCTTATGTGATGCGTAAAAACAAGCCATGGATGTAACGAGTTCCGCGGCGATGATCCAATTCAACTCAAATCCGTTTTGTGAGAACGTCATACCGGCCAGCATACCCAACACGGTACCGAGTGTTTGTAACATTGATTTCATATCAATCCCTTTCGTGATTTTTAACATTTACCATAGCGTGAACAATGAACGGCACATACATAGGTTTGATATCAAGGCGATTTTCAGTCTTGTTCATCAGAGTAGTACCGATAAGTTCGCACAGCGAAACAAATGGATCGATTTCATCGCGGACAAGATTTTTCAAGTGAAACAACTCATTTCGACTATTATTCCAATCAATTGTCCCGCTTTCTACTAGCACAGATGCCCGTTTGATGTAGAATCGGATTTCTCCCGCTGATTTGAGATCAATAATCATGAAGAAGCGCTCCTATGATATCGAATTCATCAAACGAAACCGGAAAGGTACTTTGTTCGTCCTGGACCGTTTCGCACACTTTGATAAACAGTTGCATCTTAGGACGCATACGATTCAAAACTATTCGATCTTTATTGTCAATCAATTTCCACCGTTCGGTAGTAAGGATATTCATTTTGTGAAGAATAGACTCAATTGCCCAGTGAGATAGTTGGATGTAGTGCATTATGCTGCCTTTTTGTTTTGACGACGAGTTACGGTGCTCGGCTTGGTACCAACAAACATCATTTTCTTGGTACCGCGCTTGATACCAGCGAACTTGACTTCCAGATCAGCGGCGATTTGAGCTTTAACAGCTTCGCGGCCTTGTTCTACCCAGCGACCGACAGTGCGCGGAGAAACTTCCAGTTCACGGGCAACTTGGGCCTTGGTGACGTTTTTACGAACTACAGAAACATAAGCTTGGATTTGAACGTTTTTCATGATGTATTCCTCAGAGTTTTGTTGTGAATCGCGTCTCGCGTTTCGATGTAGCTATAATAACAGGACTGAATTACCGTGCAAGCACTTTTTAAATTTTTTACCAAGAAATTTTCAGATAGTCTCCGGTAGTAGATCGATGATCAGTTTCAACTACAAATTCCACTTCGTATCCGTGTTTGGTAATCTCGTTGATTACTTCGGAACGAATGTCGGAAGCCACATCATATACATAAGTAACGCGCTTTCCCTGTACCGATGCCGACTCGATTCGCTTGCTTATGTTGTTGATAAGATCGTTCATTCTGAGAGCGCGATCAAACTTTAGATTTTCTCTTGCTTTAGATGCTGGAATCATTTTTACCACTCAATTTTCAGTTGCATTAGATTGCCGTCTCGTGGATCATTTGAACGTTCTACATCGACATTATATCCAACCCGTGATAATTCTTCCGAGATCAGACTTGCGATTGTTTCGCCATTAACCCAATAAGAAATGGATGTTTCGCCACATACTGAACGAATTGCCGTTCGAATTTGCTTATCGATTTTTGAAATATGTTCCGATACGACCGTATCGGAGTTTTGAAACTGTTCTTTTCTTGCATCAGCGGCACAAATCATAATTTTCTCCAAATAGAGGGCCGAAGCCCTCAGTTAGTTTAGCCTACACGGATGATGTCGATACGCAGGATACCATCACAAACATCAGCACAAACACGGATGTCATTCTTACCAACTCGCAGAGTCATACCAGCTTGTTGACCTTCTACCATGTCGTTGAACTTGATTTCTTCGTTGTTCAGACACAGATTAGCTTTTTCAGAGAAAGCGAACTCGCCTTTCTTGAGAGCTTTCTTTACCAGAGTCTTGACAGAAGCACAACCTTTGCCGGTGCGGATTGCAGTCTCGCGGCCGTTGTGTTCAAAACGTTCACAAGCACTCATTCCGAAGTAAGTCAGTTTGTAACCGGTTGGGCCGTACATGTTCATGATGTTTTCCTCAGTGTTTCGTTTCGATGTGGTCATAATAACAGAACTGGATTATCGTACAAGCTTTTTCTAAAAAAAATCCACCCGAAGGTGGATTCTTATTAGTAGTGACCAAGCTCATTAGCTCTTGCTTTGATTTGTTCGTCGGTAAGAGCTTGTCGATTTTTGATGGTTTCGTCATATTCGAACACACCATCGGGAGAAATCAACACGTAATCGCTCGTTCCCGTCTCCGGATTTCGGGTCATTGCTAACCCGAGTGGATGTAAAACTTGGTCATTGATACGCTTGATAAGTCCCAGAGAGGACATATCGTTCCAATCTATCTTTTTCATTAGTAGCCTTTCGGGATGAAAGTCTTCGGATACTTCTTGATCACTGCCACGATTTCGTCTGTCATGCTGAAATCAGGACGTTGTGCGAACATCTGCATGGCGATGTTAAACCAATGACGCTCGTTTTTGAAATCGTTGTTCATGTTGATCGCGTAATCACGACGCTCCATGCCACGATACTTTTCATAAGCTTCGGTGAGCTTCTTCATTGCATCCATAACAACGTCACGGAAGTGATTATCGAAGATCTCGATCTTTTGCAGGCTGTTTTCATCGTCACGGAACATCTGACGCAGATCGTCAGTGCAGTTTTCGGCACATGCGTAGATCAGTCGCTCGCTGTTGTTGATACTGTCTTTGGTGTGATGCAGCGCAACATACCAGTCGGTTTTCAGCTTGAACATTTGATAATCTTCCATGACTACCACGAAGCCTTCGATGCCAGTCATTTGATAGACTTCATCGATCCAAGCTTTGCCGTCGCCAGGAACTTCAAAGAAGTCAGCAGCGTATTTGACGAAAGTCGGATCTTTTTGCAGTTCGCCGAAATCAACGTATTCGCCGGTTTCGTTATGACGGATGTTCAGAATACGGAGCTGGTGTTCATTGTAGCACAGAACGATTTGATTGTGAGGAGCAGTCCACTCCATATTCACAGTAAAACCGTTTTCTGCATATGCGGTACAGAACTCAAGCAGATCCTTATGATCTTCTTGATACAGCCAAACACTGGCATCATTCGCTTGATTGCTACGAATGGACGCTTTGGATTTCAGAAGCAGATTCTTGATCTCGCCGCTGATATCGAGATAGGTAGAGATCAGGGAGCCGTCGCGCTTGTCGATAACATAAGCGATCTTGTTCAGATCTGGCATTTTCATGTTACCAGCAGTTTCGAGTTTTTCCCAGCCGATAACTTCGCTGTAGTTGAAGAACTTGTCCATCGGACGGCTCATGATACGCACCGGGATTTCACCGTTCATTTCGAACATGATACCACGAGAAGCCATAGCGTCTGGACGAATCCAATCATTATAACCGGCAACGTGATAATCAAAGATGCGAACTTTGGTACCCAGACTGGTAACCGTTTCAGCGAAATAAAACTTGGTGTTGTCGTCAACACACAGGTTAATAAGATTTTGGTACAGCTCTTTGATACTTTGCATAATGTTTATTCCATTCAGGGTTAAAGTGTTTGATTACTTTGGGTTCTTCCAAGTGCATGGATGTTACTGTTATCGCTTTAGAATTGCTACCGATAAAAAACGTCGGGCATTCTTTAACATACAATTCAACGCCGGTTTTGGCAATCGTCTTTTCGAGTAAATCCGTTTTGATTTGATTCGACACAAACGCATTCTTCCAATTTTTGGAATTTCGGTATGTATCGAATCTCTTCCAAAGATCATTCGTCTTGCCGATGTAATGAACAACACCGTTAACAACGAAAGCATACAGGACAAACGTCATCTGTTTAGGCTTAACGAATGATCTATCAATCTTCCCCTCTTTGTCAAGAGAAAGATCGCACATCTTTTTGAACCCGAACTTGGTAAGATCGCTCATATATCCAGCTCGGTATGAGTCCCAGCTAACTTGTTGACTAACACGGCAATGATATCACCGTGACACGGCAGAGGCGAGCAGGTACATCCTAAACGCTTTCCGTGCAGACTCAGTAACATTTCTCTAGTTATATTACCACGTCTGATCTCGTCTTTCAAGTGATTTTTGAAACGTTCGATGTTTTCTGTTCGAGTTCCGTCTTTGTGAGGATTTCCCCAGATCGTTCCTCGTTGAATGTCAACATCGAACTCCGTTTTATACTTGTTTACCACATAGCACATAAATTGCTTTCTCCGTTAAGTTCTCAGTTAGACCATATCGCTTTGGACAAACGTGCCTATCTGCTAACTCTTCGTATTCAGAAAACATTGGAATGTCGTCAAGAATAACGAAATCCGTAATGCTATGCTGTTTGATGTGTCGGATCACCGATTCAACTCGATGATATCCGCCACCTGTGTAATCTATCAGGTCAACGATTTCGATGTCAAGAAAATCGGCAATCTTTTTCGTTCTTTTGTCATCGCCGACTTTAAACCAAGAGCTGATACCAACAACTTTCGCGTTAGTCTCGCGAATGATCCGATGTAGACGATTGAGCATTGGAACATAAATCCAATCCATCTTGCCATATAATCGGAACACTCTTGCGTCATTCTCTTTTTTGACAAGCGTATCAAGTTCGGAATACGAATTCAATACGCCGTCGATGTCAAGATAGATTACACTGCCATAGGTGCTTTGATAGCTGAGTGGCACTTGTAATCCTCTAGTTCAATATCATCTACAGACAGATTACACGCTTCTTCCAGGGTTGTAAAGCGGTTTTTAAACTTCAATGTCGGAAGCTTGTGTGGTTCACGCTGTAATTGCTCTTGAACTTGTTCAAAGTGATTGTGATAGATATGTGTATCATCGAGCATACCGGTAAGAATGCCAGCTTTGTATCCGGTGATCTGGGCTACGATTTCAAGCAGCAGGCCATAACTAGCGATGTTAAACGGCAGACCCAAGAAAGTATCCACAGAACGCTGATACCAAGTCAGATTCAACCGGCCGCGCTTAACGCTGAAACGGAACAGAACGTGACAAGGAGGCAGAGCCATTTTGTCAAGATCAACCGGATTCCAAGCACAAACGATATTACGACGACATTCTGGATTAGTCTTGATTCGTTCGATAGCTTTAGCAAGTTGATCAACGCCGTTAAAGTCGCGCCATTGCTTGCCATAAACAGGACCAAGCTCACCATCGGTGTAACCCAGTGCTACCCCTTGATGATTGAAATTATCGTCCCAAATCGTTTTGGAAGACGATCCAACGCCATATGTCATCGCTCGAAGAACTTCAACGTTTGTAAAACCGTTCATAAACCACAGACACTCACCGCGAACAGCTTTCCACGCTAACGTCTTTGTGGTAACAGCGGGGAAACCGTCTGCCATATCGTGTCGAAACACTTGACCAAGAACAGAACGGGTACCCACACCCGTCCGATCCATTTCATCTTCGCCGTTCTCGAAAGTATAATTGATGATATCTAGATAAGCTTTCATAGCAGCAGAATACCACCCTCGGAGCGAGTTGACCCCATTTCACCAGCTCCCTTGATTACATCGAGTTGCTTACGCAGTTCGATCAATCCCTCTTGGAGTTCGCCGATGCATTTCTCATGCAGTTTAAAGACTTCGCCGGCTTCAATGAGGCGCTGATTTTGAGTCTTGATCACTTCGCTTTGATTTTCGATCTTGTCTGTCATTGTTTCCAGAAGATAGAAAAACAGAGTATTCGTTTCGTCCTGGGTCATTTGCTCAGGATCTTTTTCCAGTAAAGTTTGAATGCTTAAATCCACTCAGATTCGTCCTCGATAATTTCAGCCATAACATAACGGCCGTACTTTTCTAAAATAAATTTCACTTCGACTACCATTTCGGAATAATCAACGATAGGAATAGTCTTGTTTGCAATGCCGCGAATCAGCTTGTTGAAACTGTTCGTGCTGATTGCAATCTTGCGATATCGGCCGCCGTGCAGAACTTCGGCATCAATGAAATACGCAGTACCCGAATGCGAACGGATATCACCGATTTTCATGTTCGCTTTGTACACGAAATGAGCATTCTTTGTGCCTGGAATTTCAGATGCACCGTGAAAATAATTACTGTATTCGCCTGTCTGCGGAATACCGTCATAAACACTCAGGCTCCATTTACGTTTCTTAGCGTCCTTACGAACGCCAAGAACTTCAATCACGGGTGCAATCTTATCAGTTTCATCTACGCTAATAAACATTAAATCAGATCCTTTATTTCACCAAAATATGGCTCAGCATATACGTTTTCGCCTTTCTTTTCAAGGACGAAATTCAATACAAAACGTCCGGCAACAACGTCGACCTTTCCTTCCGCAATCGCTTTAAGCAACATACAAACACCAGTCGCGCCAATCTCGATTTGCTGATCGTTATGCGGAGTGTGGAATGTCAGTTGAAAAGAACTCTGGCCGCGATACAGTTCACCAACTGATAGTTCAGCACGAAACACTGGGTGGTAAGAACGTTCACACGAAGGCGCTTGTTCATCGGGACGATAGTAATAACGACCGTAATAGCCAGTCTTAATCTGACCCGTTGTTTTGTCGATTATGATGCACCAATTACGCTTGCGGTTGTAATCTTCTCGCATACCGACAATTTCGATATCGCGAACTATAGGCAGAACTTGATCTTTTGTTAGATCGGACAAACGGAGATCTATAATGCTCATTTCTTTTTCCTAACGGATGTGTATGTAATTGCTTCGTCTCCCAAGAACTTGTTGGACAGTACATAAAAATCAGATGTGATCTTTTCTTGTACCGTTTCGTCCAGTTCAACGTCGCACTCTAATTTTTCTTCGTTGAGAATGACAGTATGAACTACCTGATCTGCCATGTCAATCGCTTCCTTCAACACAGTCATGCCACCGATAACACAGATGTTATTATAAAGCGTCTGGAGCTCGCTTAGAGCTTGAGTAACATCACCGTGCATGAACATATCGGGTCGCTCGCCGTTCTTCGCCACAACGCGGTTGGTGTCGTTTGACGTACTCAATACCACGTTTACCCTGTTCTTTAATTTTGTTGGCAGACTCATGAATGTTTTTGCTCCCATGAGCAAGCATGAATCTTTAGTTGTTTCCATAAAGTTGAGCATGTCAACTCTACAGTGACCCCACGGCAGTCCGTTCTTGTTGCCGAACTCACCGAATTTACCTGTTGCAAAAACTGCTTTGATCATTTTTATCACCTCTCACTTAATAAAAAAGGCACCCGAAGGTGCCTTAGTTTTTAGATTTCGTTCAGCAGATCATCCAGATCGGTGTCTACAGTACCAGCGGAGCCGGTGTTGAACGGAACATCGTCATCTTCTTTCTCAGGCTTGGAAGCCGGAGTATTTTCAAACTGTTCCATCTGTTTTTCGAAGTCATCAGCAGCGCGAGCGTTAGAACGCTTCTCGGCACCCATCACACGATTGAACACAGTGGTCAGATCTTCCATAGACTTGAACTTGTCTTTGGCAATCAGATCCATGATATCGTGCATTTGTTCGAACAACTGGGCTTGATAAGCTTCGTCTTCGATGTTTGCAATCTGGGATTGCTTGCCGAAAACAGAGTCATCATAGTTGTTGTTGCCGCCAACTTTCTTAATCTTGATAGTGAAGTTTTTACCTTCAAACGGGCAAGTTACGTCGCACGGTTCTTCGCCCAGATCGGTGTTAACATCGACCTCAGCTTGAATCTTGTCCATGATTTTCTTACCGAAACGGAACTTGAACACTTTGCCTTCGTTATCGGGATTAGCCGGGTCTTTGATTACCAGGATGTTTGCCCAGAACGCGGTCTTACGAGTGACACCGGAAGCGTACATTGCTTTCTTGTCGGCTTCAACGTTGTAATCCCAGTTTTGTTCTTTGATCCACTGGCAAGCAGGGCAGTTATCGTAATCACCGTGAGTGCTGGAGCAATTCTCGATGTACCATTTGCCGTTGCGCTGGAAGCCGTGATTTACGAGCTTAACGAAAGTGGTAGCATTATCACCCTTAGCAGGCAGGAAGCGAATAACAGCAGCACCGTTACCATCTTTACCTTGGGTCAGTTTCCACTCGGTGGCATCAGATTCAAAACCTTTCTTAGCAGAGAAAGCAGCCAGTTGTTGTTGCAGTTGGGACGGGTCTTTGCGCTTGAAAATAGACATTACAGTTTTTCCTTTTTACAGTTTTAGTTTGGTTTAGTTTTTTGTTTCCGTAAAGTTTGTAACGCATTATATATTCCTCACACCAAAGATTTACAGTTTGTTTTGATTAGCTATTTCAATAAAACAAGCTTTCGCTTGCTCTTTATTTATGAGCGTCAGTTGGCGGTAGGCTTTGATTCTAGCCGCGTAACCGTTAGCCCATACATGGTCTTCAAGTGTATCATAACTATCAACGAACTTAAACAAAGAATCGAGAATAATCATTGTTTCATAACTGATTGTACCAGTTTGAACGAACTTGAATATCCATGGTTGCCCGTTTGTTGAGTAAATCAGATCCTTGAATCTCATGTCCTTTTTACGGGCGAAGTAAAACATCTGTTCCACTTCTTCTTTAAACACCGAACTCATTCGCTCATAGCGACCGAGTGCAGTACGATAGAACGTAACGGCATCAGCGTTAGCGATGTCACCGCTCCAAGCGTCTGGGTTCGCTGCAAAGTTCACAGTCATTATCGCAGCCAATTCACCGAGAGTAAACTTTTTTGCTAATCTTTCATAGATAGCACGGCTACGATGTTTGACGAAACTTTGTTCGGATGCCCTGATAGGAGCCCACTGGTATTTGAGAATGTCATACTTACCAGCAAAGTGATTTTTAAGCGTCAGATAAAGACGATATACACTAATGCCGTTGATCATCATTTTCGGTTTGGGCGGTAACACCAGTTCAATCATTCTAAAAATGCCAACGTTGCATTATGAGTAGGTTTTACTGTTCGACACTCTATTCCTTCTTCTTCTATTTTATCTCGCAACGCGGGATAAATAAACTTTGGAATATCGTTCGGATCAATATCCATTTCTTCTGCGATCTCTAAGCAAGATTCGATTAGGGAGAGCTCCTTTTCGCGAGCCCTCTCTTCTACTTTCATGCTGAAATCAATTTTACTGATCTCTGCCATGGTACCTTACTTACGCGGGAAAGCAGCGTCGTACTTTTCCAGAATCTCGTCGTTCTCGGCTTCTACTTGATCGCGCTCGCGCTTGAAGTAGATTTTCAGCATTTTATTGAACTCTTTACCTTCCAGACCCAGTTCAGCTTTAGCGCCGTCGCGAATCTCTTTGATCATTTCTTTCAGACTTTCAATCTGAGTCAAGTGACCCTCAGCTTCTTGGATCATTTCTGCCAGACGCTCGGAGTGCGCGTTAACGTTAAATTCAACTTTCGGCTTCTTAGCTTTCTTTTCGGTAGTCATTTTCAATTCTCTCTGTTATTAAGTTCGTTTATCTTATCAAAATTCGTTTACGTGGTCAAGCAGTTTTTTGATTGCTTTCTTCACGAAATACGGGTAAATCTTGCTACGACCGGGGACTTTGATTGTTTCAAACTCCGTGATAATCGCTTGGCGAATGTTATCAGGAATCATTTCAAAGTCAACTAATTCACGGTTTTCATTATAACGTGTGAACTCGTCGCCAGTAAACAGAACCGACGGGTCTTTCTCTTCAAACGCTTGTGCCAACAGCTTAGAGCTGATCGACTTCTGACGCTCGCCGTCTAGCTTTGTTAAAATGTAGTCGGAACGCGACTTGATGTTAGCAATACCATCACCGCCATCACCTTTGATGATCTTGGTAATCAGATCTTTGCGCCAAGTGCCTTCTTTGGGCTTAACCCACTTCTTCTGACCTGGGCTCCACTGCTTAACGTTTTTGTAACGTTGTGTTTGTGTCATATCGCCGTCAGATGATACGATCAACACAGGAGCGTCTGGGAATTTTTCATCAAAATGCTTACATAGCACACCAATAATATCATCTGCTTCCGTGTGTGGAAGAATCAGTGTTTTGTACGGCAAGTTTTCGCGCAGCTCATACGCTACCGTTTTGATGCTATCAAAAATCGATTCCCAATCCCAGTCAGATGCCTGGCGATCTTTCTCGCGGTGCTTCTTATAGAAGTAATATTTCTGACGTCTCCAGTAACCACCGTCGGCACTGTTATCCACTGCAATGATGATATTCGGATATTCTTGTTTTCGGTTGAGTACGTTGTATTTCAACGAACTCAGAATGAGGTGACGGACCAGATTGGCATCAATCTTATCGGTAGGCTCATATGTTTGCATGATTGTTGCAATGGCGATTTGGCTAAAGTCAAAGATACAAAATCCTTGGCTATCAGCTTCGTCCATAAACTGGGCTAAACTCATGTGTTTCCTTTGATTCCAATAAATATATAATTTGGGCTATATTTAGTATAGCTTAAAACCTAGCTAAATAATAGCATAACTAGAGAGGTAACGCAATGGCTTTACAACCACTTCGCGCAACAGCAGGTTTGGATGCTGCTGGTAAACGCGCTATAAACTTCGGCTACCCGGACAAGTCATTCGGTGGAGACGGCGTTAACGTTGATTTTTTCATCTACGAAAACACTATTCAACCTCACAGTCCGAGCAGAACATATCCAAAAGACTTCGCGGTAGTATACAATGACCGTATCTACATCAGTCAAGTAGAAATTACCGCACCGGAAGCATTCAATCTCAACAAATGGAAAGCAACTCGCGTTGACCCATCATGGAGAGTTGTTACTTCCACCGCGAATTTGCAAGGCAACATTCGTCAGGGTGAATACATCCTATCGCAAGTTGTTGGTGCAAACTCAGTATACACTATGCCATTCGATGCTGCAAACGCTATTCCTACCGCTGGTGATACCGTAGTTATCAAAGACAACGGATTCGCTACACACGATTATGAAATCGTTGTTAACGGTAACGGTAAAAACATTAACGGATCAGCAACACATCGAATCACACTAGCTGGCTCAACTACCGTGTTTATCTACAACGGTACCGAGTGGGTAGCACAGCTTTGGGCACAGGGAGATTCTAACAGAACTTATATCAGTTCGTCAAGCTATGTTCCCGGTGAAAACTACTTCCGTTCTAAAGTTGGTGATCATCTTGTTCGCGAAACTCAGTACGGTGGTGGTATTCGTGTTCGTTTGCCACGCTATGCAAATCACGGCGACACTATCGTTACCTATGACTTGGACGGCATGAACCCAGTTACAAAGACTGAGTTTTTCATTTACCCAAACAGCGGACACAAAATTCTTACCGAAGTTGGTGCTGCTGCCGTTGACACTGCCAAGTTTGACAGTACCGGTTGGGGTTACTTGATTTTCGATTCTCGCGTAAATCAGTGGCGCGTATTTGACGCGGACGCTAAAATTCGCTGGAACATGATTCAAGCCAACTATACAGCGACTCTTGGAGAAAAACTAGCTGTTCACGCGGCAAACAATACCGACGTGATTACAGTAACGTTTCCTCAAGAAGCGTCGAATGGTGATAGCTTTATCATCGATACCAGTTACATGGTACAGGGATCTAAGATCACTCTAAAAATTCCAGACGCACAGGCTAACGACTTCATTGTACCAGATGAAAATGCATTGTCAACTCCTTACGTGTCGAAATATCGTGATATCGTTAAAGATCTAACGAAGTTCACTACCAAAACCGAGACGTTCACAATTGACGGACGTTCGCATCAGTGGGAGTTTACTTACTTCCGTAATGCGCTTGGTACCGGTTTAGACGTATGGATACTTGTTACAAACATTCCGGTTCCATTCAGAGTTGATCGCAATGATACATCATTTGTTGGCCTAGCTGCAATCTCTACTCAAGCGGAAGTCAACAAAAACAAAGAGCAGATCACAACTGGACAAAATCGCGATTGTGAAACTTTCGTTACACCAGAAACTCTGGCAAACAAATTAGCAACGCAGACTAACCGTGGTATTGCTCGACTTGCAACCGATGCAGAATCGAAAGCAACGACAGGAACTACCGAAGCTTGGAACAGTGTAATCATGACTCCAGAGCGTGTCAACAACAGATTGGCAACTGAGACAATGCGTGGTGTTATGACTGTTGCGACACAAGCACAAGCAAACGCAATGACCGGAACCGGTGAAATGTGGGCGCAGACTGCAATCACTCCTAAAGTGCTTGACGGACGCAAGTCAACAGAAACGCAAACCGGTATCACTTATCAAGTGATTCAAGCTGGTGCCAAACAAGCCGAACGTGCAACTAAAGGCGTTGGTGTTCACGACTTTGACGAACATTACCGTTATGTTACACCAAAAGTTTTGTTTGAAAAAGTAGCAACCGATACATCACAAGGTATGGGATTTACCGCAACTCAAGCAGAAGCTAACGCAGGCACAGATAATCATGTAAATGGCCCATTGCTTGTTACTGCGAAAATTTTGCACGGACGCCAAGCTACTACAGCTTTAACTGGTTTGTCAAGAGCTGTTACCGATGCTGAAATGAGTTCAAACACTCCTCCAACTGGCGATAACGTTCATGTTACTCCGGATGCGATCATTAAGCGCACAGCTAACGAAACTCGTTGGGGTCTGGCAGAAACCGCAACTCAAGCAGAAGTCGATGCTGGTGTTTTGCATGATCGTTACTTTGTTACACCACTTACCAACAAAGTATGGTTAGATGCTACACGACTAACAGTTGAAGCGTCAAGTGGTTTAACTACTGTTGGTACAATTTGGCAGGGTCAGAAGTTTGATATCGTTTTATCAACTGAAACTCAACGTGGTACGTTGCGTGTTGCTACTCAAGCAGAAAGCAATACTATGCTCACTCCGATTGACGACGCTGTTATTACGCCAAAGAAACTCAACGACAGACGCGCCAGTGAGACTTTGACCGGTATTATCGAACTCGCAACTAAGGCAGAAAGTGATACTGGTACCGACGCAACGAGATCAGTTACACCATTACGTGTTCTGGATTCAATTCGTACAAGTGCAAACCACAGAATGAGTGAATCCCGTTATGGGGTTGGTATGATGTGTGTGTTGGCAAATGACGCAAGTGTGAATACTGTTTGGCAAGGTGATGATATTCAGGGATCAACTCGTCCTGTTACTAATTACGCGAATGATAATATCGTTGTTAGTCCACGCGCATTGAATACCGCGCTGACTCATTATCTTCCAATTCTTGGTGTTGCTGAAAGCTCACGTTCTATGGACACAACTGACGGAACAAGAGTTAAAGCCGATGATTGGGTACGTCGCACAGTAGCGCAAACTATTACTGGTGCAATGAAGTTCACTCAGAATACATTGTTCGAAAAATCGGCACCCGTTGTTATTCTGAATGATATTACTGCCGGAAGTCATACAACTAAGATTCAATTCAAGACAAACGCAAACACAAACTGGTGGGAAACCGGAGTTTATGTTATCGACGGCGGATTTGTTATTAACTCTTATGTTGGAAATACAGGAACTCCTAGACTGGTAATTGCTAGAGACGGTGCAACTACTTTCTCTAATAGCGTATCAAACGGCGGACAGGATCCAACAGCCGCAAATCATTTGACTCGCTGGGATTACACTGAAAATCGATACATGAGAAAGACCGGAAATATCGCAGAAACTATCACAGGTTTCAAGACTTTCCAAAACAATACAACATTTAGCGCAGGTGCTGGTAACGCATTCAGTATTAAGATTGGTCCGGATTCTGAGAAATCTGGAATTTATGCACATCCAGATGGAACACTGGCGATTGGTTCAAACGGTATTTTGAGATTGCGTCCAAGATCAATGACCGATGCTACAAACCAAACATCCATCGAAAGCACAGGTGTTATGACTGTTGCTAGTCAAGTTAAAACGTTGGCAACTGCTCCTGTTGCTGCCAATGATCTAACTCGCAAAGATTACGTCGATGGATTAATCGATGATGTAACCAAGAGTGCCGACAGTCGCGTAAATAAGAAAGGTGACAACATGACTGGCGAATTGATTATTACGTCTCCGCAAGCTATTACAGCAAACGGTGCCGTGACAATCAAGGAACTGCTGACAGTTAAAACTTTGAGAATTGAAGTCGGTAACGGCGAGTTCTTGGAAATTAGACCTAACGCAGTTACCAGATCAGTTGATTTTGTATGGATTAGTTAACGGAGGCCAAATGGCTGAATTAGTTATTGCCCGTGTTACTGAACAGGGTATACAAGCGCGTGATCTGTCAGAAACATTTTCTGGCGATAACGAGTTGATCATCAAGGGTCAACAAGGCAACGCAGGGGGAACTTGCGTTGCCACCCTAAATGGAGTCAGTCTTAGCCCTTCTCAAACGAAGGGCTTAAACTGCATTCATTTAACAGAAGATTTTAAGCCAACATTGATGTCGTTTGATTTCAGTGTTGTAACAGATACCGATAGATTCACAACTTGGGTAAACAGTTTGGCTACTGGTATTATTCTTTTAATGAGTCACACGGAAAACGTGACTAACGACAAGCTTAACACTTATTTCGATCAAATCGGAAGCGTTGGTTGGAAATATTACTGGAATCCAGATAAAGGAACTAATCGTAGTTCTTATGTCGCTATTATTGATTGTCCTCTGAAAAAGATCATGACTGAACAGTTTATGGGACATGGTAAAACTACAATGCAAGCCCAGTTGTGTATTGTGTTTGATACATTCGCTGACATTGGTGTTACTGGATATGGCGACATGATTGCTTGGGAAGAGAGTGAATATTTTACCAAAACGCCAGGATATGCGGTAAAAGAACTAATTAAACTGTCAAACTTGAAAGATCTTAATATACATCCAGGTGAAACAATCGAATTGACTGGAGAACTTTGGGCATCAGAGCAGGCATCCGTCGATAAGGTAAAATCATCGATATTCCTACAATATTATACCGACAATGCTTGGATTAGTAGTCATTCTATTAATTCAAGTGGAATCGAAACCTGGACAAAAGGAACTGTTACATCCGTTGTGCCTGCGAATTGCAATCGTATATTCATTAGATTATATCGATATCCAAATGTGCCATTGAGTACAGCAGAAATTGGTATTCGTGATGTTATGGTGAAATTGAGAAAGCCCGATGTTAAGAAAGATAGAACAAACGGAACATTCGGACAATGGGGTTTTATTACTGCCAATGCCAATGCCGCTGATTCTTCTGCTAACTGGGTAGCGAGTTCCAAAGGACAGGATTTGATTACTCATTCGTATGAGGAATTAGATCAAGAGTGGTTGCCTCAGTTTAACCAAGACGGTTGGTTTGATATTCCGGATTGGATGCCAGGATCTCGTTATGAAATTAGTCAAACAATTTCGTATGATTATCCACTCGATACGAGCGGAGATGGCAATGCGTGGATGCGTTCTGGTATGGGCGGTGTAACGGACGGATTAGAAGATCGCAGCATTAAAGTGGGTATTCGAACAGTCAAACATGCTAGAGGCGAAGGACATTTTATGTCTTATGGCGGCGCTTATGTTGATTTCGATGCAAGAATTGAATATGGCAGATCGTATACTTACAAAATTGCGGTAGACGGTGCTAATGTCAAATTCTATTTGGACGGAGTAGAACAGACTCCAACTGGAACAGCAGTCGCATTTAGACAAATAACTCATTTCTCGGTTGGTGCAGAGAAACGCGGAAACGTACATATGCATCCAATTCGTGGCTCAGTTCATGAATTAAGTATGGTCGACAAAACAAGAACAACCGGAACAAATGATCGTTTTTATAACTTTGTTCGTCCAGGACAATTAGACGACAACAGAACAGTACCCGGAAAATCTCGTTATTCTGGAGTCGAATACTTCGGTGATAATCTAACTCCAGATAATAGCGGTGCGTTGTTCTATTGTGGTGCTGGCTCTAAGCTTGTGCCAGGCGGTCTAAGCGACGAAAGTGAGGCTGTCTATGTCACTGTATTAGACGCGGGTGGAAATGAACTCCAGAGCGGTGTGGAGCTTAATAAGCGATATCTATGTGATGTCGTTCAACTCGGTACTCCTAGAGCTGATTGGGTATCTTCTCCGAGTCAATATCATATTCGAAATCCTAGCAAGGGGTCGCAGTGGATTGTGGAGACAGAAGGAAAGAACGTCAATACGATGAAAGTCAAAATCGAATGTGTTACTTCTCCTAAGATCAACGGCACTGTTACTAATGTTGATTGGGTGGATATCAATAAGCAGATTGCTAGATTCAACGGCACAAATCAATGCGCTGATATTCCTACATGGAAAGGTCCCGGTGAGTTTCAAGTCAAGTTCAATTTTGAAAGAAAAACTCCATTGACGTCCAGTTATATTCTAGAAGGAAGAACAACAACGGATGTTGATACCAAGTTTGGCGGTATGTATATCAACACAACAGATCAAGTTATTCCTTATGGTGGTTTAGTTATCGCTAGTATTAACGGAATGCCGTTTGTTGCTGGTAGCAAAGTTATTCCTGGTGTTGATTACATCGTGTGTGGATATATCAAAGAAGGCAGTCAGATTAGCAGAATCGGTAGTAGATATAACGATGTTGAGTATCTACAGGGATATGTGTGGGATCTATCATTCGACGGAACCGGCGATGATCGATATTACAAGAATTATAATGTGAGTCGATATGATGCTTTCAATAACTACATCAAAGACGAACTTGGAAAAACTCAATCGCTTTATTCCAAGGCATACGTTAGAGATTTCACCTTGTTTAGTACCGCGATCAAACAGAATGAGAAGTCATACAAATTCAACGCGGCAACAACACCAAGCGGTGCATCTATCGCAATAGATGTTCCTAAAGGTGCGATGATTCGAGTTGACTTTGATATTGATACCGAGACTCCCAGTGAACTAAGATGCTCAAAACACACAAGCGGTTCTGCTCCGTTGATTAAATCGTTGCCTGCTGGTCGCAATAAAGGATCAGTGTGTTACGTTGTGACTGACCCAGATCCGGGGATTTACATTAGATCTATCGCTCCTAAGTTGAATGAACTCGTTAAGATTCATAAATTGAACGTTAGTCGTGTTTATACCGACGCAATCATTACTAACGCCAACGGTTCTAGTTATAAGCTAGAAGAACGTGAACAGCCGGTAATGAAAACAATCAACCGAACTAGATGGATTCCTGATTATAGAGTTGGACACATGCATATTCAAAATGCGTGGAAACCAGATCCAAAAGATTGGGCGATTCGTATCAAGTTTAAAGTTGGTGCGTTGAAGGACGTTATGAATCCACTTATTAGTGGCTTGAAGAATGATACCAGCACAATCAATATAGATCAATACAACTCGGTAGAAAGTGTTCGTGTGTTTAGCTATGACGCAGCAAGAAAAATTAACACCGGCGTGACGTTGAATGCTGGATTCAAAGTCGGAGATATCGCTGATGTGTATGTTAATGTTCTTGGTAACAAAGTGACTATTTCGGCGAATGGAAAATCAATAACAGGAGATTGGATTCCAGACGGCACAGAAAGCGTTAGTTTCATCGGTGCAAGAGAAGGCGCTGGATTGAGATACAACAACGATATATATCTTGTTGAGTTGATTGACAGTAGCACTAAACTTTGCAATAGCAGACGTTACGATTTGTCATATTATTCAACAGTTAAACCAACTCATACCGTAATAGAAAATGAGCTTGGTGCTATTAAATATATGAGAATTGGAGAAATAGATGCGACTAATACAATATACGGTTGGGACGGAACTAAAGGAGAAGAGTCTCAAATTGGACGTATGAAAGACTCATGGTTTATCGACGGGCATCAAATGGATCTTTTTACTACTATAAATACAAGTGGGTATAGTGCTTATTTGCATTTTGTTGGCAATAAGAGACCATTTAATTCTGTTGATGTTGAGTTATATCAAATCGACAATAATAATAACGAGCAGTTGTTTGGAGTATACAACGCGAATCAGGCGATCAACTCGGAAGGATATGGAATTCCGGAAAATGCTGACGTCAAAACTTGGTTTAGTGATTTGAACACTACCAAGAAAGTTATTTTCAGACCCAAAGGCGTCGGTGCATTGCTTGCATTTGTCGATGCGAAATCTTGGGTCGCTATCTAATCGTACCTACCCGGTACCCTTACCGCAACTTGCGGGTTTTGCCCTGACTTCGGTCAGGGCTTTTTTTATTCCAAATCGCTAAATAAATGAAACTAACATGAGGATTAGAAATGGCAGATCTTAAATTAGGGTCTCAGATTGGAGGAAATCTAATCTGGCACCAAGGAATTCTGGAATTAAATCCTGTTGACGATAAGCTGTTTTATCGTGATCAAGAAATAATGACTACCAGAGGATATCAGACTATGCTTGGTTCAATCAAGTTTGGTACTTCTAATGATGTCTATGACATCGAAAGTATGAGCGACGGCCCGGGTGGGGTTAAGCGTTATTTGCGTAAAATGCGCTCCGGTGCAGCTTCTACTATTTGGCATGAAACTATTAATGATCGTCTATATACGATTTCAACGGGTATAACCGATGTTGCTCCTCAGTTTACGCTGAATAACGGAGACAGTGCGACGTTTCAATATCCGGTTTTAACTAACAGCCCACAATCCGGTTTAGCAAACTCATTTACCCGTAGAGATTATGTGGTAGCAGAAGATGCGAAGAAAGTTAATAAAGCTGGAGACGGAATGACCGGTAACTTGGATTTTCATAATGATAATCAAGGCATCAGAGTTAAATTTCCGGGTGGATCAGTAGCGAATAATACCGGAGTTTTCGGTGGAACAGGTGACGCCGCAGCAAAGGACAAAACCAATATTCAAATCAAATCTTGGTATGGTGTTGGATTTAGTCCAAGTGTAACAACTGCAACAAGTAAAGTCGTTGCAGATGGAGAGAACAGTATTTGGTTTGATCTCAGAAACGGTAAAATGACAACGGTAGGACGTTTATTCGTTGATACCGATAAAGAGGTATATAGTCCAGTCAATAAGCCAACTCCCGGTGATATAGACGCTTATACAAAGAAAGAAGTTGACGAAAAAAGCTGGATTAGAGTCAAAGATGAACGAGCCGCAATGATTGCGCCGAATGCATTGGCAAATAAAACTGTTGCCGCATATTTCACTAATCAGAGCGATGTTTCGTCTGGCTGGGTATCTGGATTGACTGTAAACGGTTGGGATACAAACTACGCCGCATGGTCATTGTTTGCTGGATCAAGATCTGATGCCGACGAAAATAAACTATGGTTTAAGCACGGACGTTCTACTTGGCTGCCTAGCTCACGCATTTATCACGAACAAGATAAGCCAACAAATGATGAACTAAACTTGGTATCGCGCGCCGGTGATATTATGACTGGTATTCTTGATATGAAAGTGCCTGATAGTATGGGTCATGGCAAATATAGTATCAAACTGAATAACGGCTCAATTGGTGGCATTAATCAGCTAGTGTTTAATGACCCGTCTGATACTTTCTCGGAAGGTATTCTTTTCCCGAAAACAGGAAAGAACGATCAGGGAACGACAAGCGCGGATTATGATACTCTGTGGGCACTCGACGGCGTTTTGAAATTCAATGGTCAAGCAGCTTATGGCGAATGGAATAAGCCAAACGCAGATGACACGCAATCATTCCCGGATGTTAGAACAAAACTAGCAGTTGATTTGGATACAGTTTTAACAATTGGTGCTTATTTCCAAGATGCAAACACAAACGCGACTGTAGCATTCCATTATCCAATGCAATCAGCCGGATCTCTATTTGTAACTCGTTCGGCTTATGGTGTTCAACAAGAGTATACAACTTTCGGCGGACGTAAATTCCAACGCGGTAGAACGAGCACGGGTGTATGGGGACCATGGACTGAGTTTTATTCTGACGCTGCACCAACTCGTTATTTGAAGACGACAGGTGATACCGTTACTGGCACGCTGAAATCAACAGCGAATATCGTAATCGAAAGTTCTTATGACGGAATGTTGACATTGAATTCTACCGATGACGGTCCGAATTATATTACATTCGCTCGCAGCGGTGATAATAGATTCTTCATTCGTCAGGCAACAACGGGCGATATCGCAACAGATAGACTTGAATTTTTGAGTGGTGTTAAAAATACAGAAGGAGCTTATCTGACTCCACTATGGGTCGATAGCACTGGTGTTTATTCCAATCTACCACAAAAGGATGCAAGTAACGCATTAACTCGTAAAGACTATGTAGATACCAAAGTTGGTACTGCGGTACAGAGCGTTACCGCGACCGGTGCTGTTAAGAGCACTGGCGGAATTAACCCAGTAATCAGTTTGATCAACGCGACAACTACTGCCGACGGTGCCATGAGCGCAGCCGATAAAGCTAAGTTGAATGGACTACCTGCTGCCGCAGTCAACAAGACTGGCGATAGTATGACTGGTAATCTGACATTCACCAATAACAGCGAGTTGGTATGGAATAGAAATAGTGATTGGGCTAAGATTGGTTTCAAGAACGATTCGGATTCCGATGTGGATGCTTATATGTGGTTTGAAGCAGGAGACAACGGAAACGAATATTTCAAATTCAGAAGTCGAATGACCGGCACAACAACACCGGTTGAACTTGTTAATATCAAGAAAGAAAACACAACTTTCATGCATGACGTTGTATTGAAGGCGAGAGAATCTAACGAATTAACATTGACCAATGATCCAACTGCTTATACCAATAATACAGGAACAACTCGTATGATTGGTGGTGTTTATTCTCAATGGTATACCGATGCGCTGACGTTTGGACATTTCAGAGGACCATCCACTACTTCTGCTGGATTTAAAGTTAAACTGAATGACAAGGATATATTAGCAGTTGCACCTGATAGAACACTCACAACCGGAGCCGTGATTGGTGATAGTTATGTTGCTGTCTCTAAAGCAGGTAAACTTCTAGCATTGGAAGTTGATACCACGACTAAGATTCCTTATATTAGCGTCGATGCAACTTATCAGGCGATTCGATTTGAGGATGATAAGTCAATCACTTTGCCAGCGGGTCCTCTGAGTGTTTCTGGTAATATCAGAGCAACTGGGTCCGGAGATGTTTTTGCCAAAGAGAGTGTGAACGTTACCGGTCAGATTGTTTATTTTGCCGACAAAGCTACTGGTAAGACTGCTGGTGAAACTGGTATTACTACCGCGCGTTTTATTGAAATGCTAAATGAAAAAGGTGCGTTTAAGACTGTTTATTGGTGCGGCAAAGCCACATGGGATTATGCCGGAAATAACGTGATCACAGATCTAGGACAAGGATTTGGTAATTTGCACTTGGCAGGTTGCGTTATTGAAGTAATCGGAACAAGCAGTCAATATATTATTCGAGTTACAACTCCAACAACTCACGGAACTGCATTGGGCGCAAGCGTTAATCGCGAATATATCTATTCTAATCATGGACCAACTTATGCCCCTGGTTGGAGACGTAGTATTAATAGCCTCGATGTAAACTTGCAGCAATCTGGCTCATGGGCGACAACAATCAATAAAATTCCATATATCGGTGGAAACGGAGTAATGGAAATTGCAAAATATATTGATTTCCATGATACGGATAGCACAGCGGATTATACCGTTAGACTAGAAAATCAAGGCGATAGTCTCTGGGTTAGAACACAACATGGTGGATTGCAGCTTGGTGCACAGAATACAAGTTACGCTCATATATACACAGATCGTCCTGTGTTCTACATGAACAAAGAGCTACAAATCAACGGAGCTCGCGTTATGTTCGAGGGTTCAACACACGGAACGTTGACTTTATCAAACTGGATTAGAACTACTGGTGACACGGGATTGTTTTGTGCATCACATGGTGGCGGTATTCATATGTCCGATGCTACATGGGTTAGAGTTTACAACGGCAAAAAGTTCTTCGTTTCTAATGCGGATGGCGACGCGATATATACTGCCGGTGGAATGAAGGCAGAAGGAAACGGTAGTTTTAACGACGTTCAAATTCGTTCGGATGAAAGATTGAAATCCAATTTCAAACCTATTCTGAATGCTCTGGACAAAGTTGATACTCTTTCTGGATTGACATATGACAAAGTTGGTAAAACAACTCGCGAAGCTGGTATTATTGCGCAGAAACTAAAAGCGGTGTTGCCAGAAGCAACCGGCACAGTCTTGAATGCAATGGACCCGACTGCAATTGAGTATCTGACTGTTTCTAACTCTGGCGTCAACGCGCTATTGGTAGAAGCAATCAAAGAGCTTAGAGCAGAATTGAACGAACTTAAATCTAAACTTAACTAAGGAGGACGGGGAGAAAATCCCCGTTATTATTATGGTAGCATTACCTTTCTGGCTTTCAACTGCAAACGCAGAATTGCGAGCTAACGGTTGGGCTAGTAACATGAGAACACAAGCTGGATTACCGGTTGCTGGTTTCATGAGTCAGTTGGTAAATAAAACAGCGATTAGTCTGATTGCCGCACCAAGTCGAACTAGCTCTATGCCTGTTTATTTCTCCTACTCAGGAGGAAAAGTTATTATGGAAGTTCCAACGTATAACTTGAAACAAGAAATCATACTTGGTATGCCTTACGTTAATATTACAATGTCTGGACCAATACAAGCGCAGGGTTATAATGGCGGATGGCAGCGAATGGATGCGGGCATGATAAAAATGGTAAAAACATTTCAAGCAACAACTGAGTTTGTTATTACGTTTTCGAGTTCGCCGGACGGAACAACATCTAGACATCAATTTACATTTAAAAACTAAGCCACCTTCGGGTGGCTTTTTCATTTTCACTAAATAACGATATAAACTGAGAGGAGTCTATAATGGCAGATCTTAAATTAGGATCACAAATCGGAGGTAATCTGATTTGGCACCAAGGCATTCTTGAGCTAAACCCTCTTGATGATAGCCTGTTTTATAAAGAATTCGATATGATCACCTCTAAAGGGGGTCAAACTATTAATGGCGGTATTTCTCTAAAAGGAGATATCAACTCAACTGGTAAATTTATCGGAGTTGGTAATGATGTTGGCTGGGGACAAGCTCCACACGCCGCATTTAACATGGACAAAGATAATACATCCGGTGCTCACTGGCTTATTGCAAGCCGCAAATCAGACGGTAGTCCACGTGCTGGTATTCAAGTGCTGACAAGTGATATCGGCGAAACTCGTATTTACACAAACAAGAATGCGAACTATGTTGGATTCCGTGACGGCCAAGTGTATATCACAGCAACAACTCCTTCCGTTGCATCACATGCTGCTCGCAAAGACTACGTGGACAAAGAAGTTGATAGAGCTATGCAGTTCGCTGAAACAACTACTGACAAACTTACCACAGACTTGGCAACAGCAAACACAAAGATCGACACATTAGACGCGCAGAATGTTAAGTTGACTGGAGATCAAACAATTAGCGGAATCAAGCGATTCAACGCTCATATTTTTGTTCCGACTGCTGATCCAACTTTAGATACACAGCTCACACATAAGGCATACGTCGATAAGAAAGTCGGTACCGCTGTTCAGGGAATCGCTGTGACTGCACCATTGACTACCACCGGCGGTGTTAACCCAACGCTGGCAATCACGGCTGCCACACGTACTGCCGCAGGTAGTATGAGTGCTGCGGATAAAGTTAAGCTAGACGATCTTCCTGCCGACGCACTGAGTCGTTCTGGTGGCAATATGAAGAACGGTGGATATATCAACTTAGAAGGTGTTGGTGGTATTCAGTCTCTTTATAACGGGAAAACTTATTCCGTTTTGAGAGATCATAATAACGGCAACGTTACATTAAGTGCCGCTAGTGGTGATTTGTATCTTGGATATCAAACTACCGCCGAAGTATATACAACCAAGAACGTTATTCTTCATCAAACTATGAAATGGAATTCAGGAACTGGACGTGTTCTTGTTGATACCGATGGATTTATTCCGTGGGCAAGTATTAAAGATAAAGTCGGATTAGAAGGTAAGACTAAGCAAATTACGGGTCCTATCAATTTTGATGAATATGAGAGTACCGGTTTTTATAACTTGTATACAGCAAGAGCAACTGGATCAGTTAATCCACCACCATTCGATTACGGAACAATGCTTGTTCTTGGATCGGATAGAGATACTAGAACTTTTGTAACTCAAATCGCAACTGATAGAACTCAAGGATCGACTTATATCCGTACTAGAAATGATGGTGCGTTTGCTTGGACTCCGTGGGTAAAACAGATTGACGAACGTGGCGGTACTCTGAAAGATTTGACAGTTACCGAACAAGTCCAAATGAAAAAAGGATATGATGCTGATCTGAGTGGTATTATTCACAAATCATTTGAACACATTGGTAACACCGGTGATATGAAACCCATTTTGATTCTGTTGGCAAAACGTAGTTCTACTACAGCAATCGAAAGAAATGGCTTTATGGGACGGATTCATTTCAACCGTGGCGCAACGACATCGAATCTTCAAGGCGATTATATCGATCTGGTAGCTTATTCTGGATATACCGAACAGTTCTATCGAATCAATTATATCAGTGGCGCAAAGATGGCTGGCACTAAGCTAGTTTATCATACACACACAGACGGAATTGAATATATCGCGTTGTATCGTTCGGCTAATAGTGCGTCCAACGTTGTAATCGATGGATTGTATTGGAACACCGCACCGATTCTTATTGCTGATGCTACTGGTAGAGCAATGACTGATTTGGTAACTCGTCAATCATTCTATACCGATTATAATAAGCCGACTAACGAAGATTTGGATTTAGTATCTCGCGCTGGCGATGAAATGACTGGAACATTAAGATCTGCCAAAATCAAAAATGCCATCATGGTAAACGATAAAGGAAGTATTAGTTTCCAAGATGGAGCAAGCACTAGATTCCATTTGGCATCCGAAGGCAATTCGCTTACGCTGAAACATGGAAACGACGGACAAAATGCGCTCGTTACATATTTGGGAGATGGCTCAATTACTTCTGTTGGACCGGTTACCGCGTCTGCATTCAGATCTAGTGGTGATTATGGGTTTGTTCGTTCAACTAATAACACCCAAGGTATGTTCGTTGGAGCTGACGGTAGAACTATTATCGGCGGCGGTGTTAATGGCGTCGTTCATATTCGTCCGCAGGGAATTGGCACAACAACAGTTGAAACCACGATCAACAACGACGGTACTATTACTCTAGGTAAACAAGGAACTGCTGCTGGACATTTAATTAATAAGGCTTATGTTGACGCAGTTGATGCCAAGAACGTAGCGAAAGCCGGTGATACTATGACTGGTGATTTGATTAACACAAAAAGCGTTCGCGCTCCCGTTGTATTGTCTGCCGTTGGAGATAGAAAGTTAGCACTGGAAATAAGTTCGGCAGCTGATAATCTTCCTTATATAAGTGTTGATTTTGCATATCGCGCTCTTGAGTTCAACGATAATAAATCAGTCACTGCGGTTCACGGATTTGAGGTGAACGGAAGAAACTCAACATCAAACTTTATTGTTCGTTCTACTGGATTTGTTGGTGGTTGGGCTCGTGGATTAGCTGGGCTTTCCGGGGTGGATACGATATCAACACAGAAAGCTGGAATTGGTTTCTCTGGTACAGGAGACTCAATCGCTCAAGTTTATATGGGTATGGGTTCTGCTCCTTGGGAAGCAGATAAAGGCATTCAAATTAACGCAAGTAACCAAATGTCATTTAAAAATGGACAAGACGGTGCTGCTATATTTGATGCGGGAGCGAGTGCTATGTTTAGAAACGGAACAACTAACGCTTGGTATCATATAAACAATAACGTGGCGAATGACGGTGTTATGATTTCACAGGGCGCAACCGCTGGTGTTGATCCGATTTCTAGATTCTCTGCGGCTGATATTAAGTTACATAAAAGAACTTATGTTCTTGGTAATGGTCAATTCCAGATCAACACAAGCGGTAATCCTGTTCTTGAGTTTCATGTTCCAGGAAAACACGCTCGACTTGTTTGGCTAGATAGTACAACAGGAGATTTGAATTTCGGTCAATCTAACGGTGCATTTGGAGAAGCAAAGCGTTACATGCAGATGCGAGCAGAAGGAACCGGACTTACTATGTATGGAAACAACTGGTCGGCAGCTGGATCACATGCATACGCAGATCAATGGGCAAGAGAAGCTCCTATTCAAGTTGATTTCGGTACTGTGAATGGTTCCTCGGATTATTATCAAATAGTCAAAGGTCGTTCCATTGCGTCTGGATTTGGATTTACAACGGACGTAGAATTCGGTACGCTTCGTTCAGGAGGTGGTACATGGGGAACGGCAGTTATTAGAGTTGGATCCGGTGAATCTGCAACACGAACATCACAGGCAGTATTTCAATTTGGAATAACAGGAAACTTTGTTGCTCCTGGTGGTGTATATGGTGGTGGTGTATATGATTCTGGCAACAGATGTTATTCAGCTAGTAACCCTCCCCCTGTTGCAGATGGAACCGAGGTTGGAACAGCAATGGCAAATATGAGTGTGTCCGCAATTGGTGCAATCGGATTTATGGTACTTAATACTCAAGTTGGAAATAAATCCGCTGGATACGAAGTTGCTGGATCTGCATTAAGATGGTGTTCTGCTGAGGGAAACAATATCTCAAGCAACGCACCTCCTGGCACATGGAGACTACTAGGATATATTGACGGTTCCGGTGGTTACACCAGATGGAATACATCTTTGTGGCAGAGAGTCAGATAAGAACTAAATAACTCAAAGGGGGCTTCGGCCCCTTTTCTATTATAAAGGAGATCAAATGAACACTCTAGTATTATTGAGAATGCTACAACATATTATTCTTTTACCTCTTCATTTATTCATGTGCCTAACGTGCTGGATCTTATCACCAGTGCTTCCGTTGTTTGCGATAAATAAAGAGACACTGCCTAACTGGCTGAGCTGGTATCAAACTCCAGACGCTCCATTAGATGGTGATAGTGGCCACGTGGAACGTTGCGCTGGATATCCGCGTTATATTCAACGTGTGCTATGGCTTATTAGAAACCCTGCATATGGATTTGCTTGGTCAGTTCTTGCATATCAGCCAAAGAGTTCTGAATTTAAGTGGAAAGGGTCGCTAGGATATACAAAAGGCGATGAAGCTAAATTCGGCTGGTATTTTATTACCCAAGAGACTGGACATTTTCAATATAGCGTTAGATATCCTAGCGTATTTGGGAAACAGTTCAGACTGCGGTTTGGGTGGAAAATGATTGGCATTGCAACTGCTGGAACTTGGCATGAAAGGAAGAAGTTTGTATTTACATTAAATCCACTTGACGGAGGCTGAAATGCTTGCACAAATGCTAAAGCAGGATGAAGGCTACAAAGAATCGGTATATTGGGACACAGAAGGTTATCCAACAATCGGTATCGGACACCTTATTCTGAGAAAGAAAACAAAAGACATGGGAGAAATCAATCGTGAATTGAGTTCCCATATTGGAAGAATCGTAAATGACGGGAAGATCAGCGGGGCGGAAGTGCTGGCGTTGTTCGAACGTGACTTAGCAGCTATACAGCGCACCATGATGAATGTGCCGGCTTTGGCGAGCGTCTATGTTGAACTTGATGCGGTGCGTAAGACTGCTATTGAAAACATGGTATTCCAGATGGGAGCGATTGGCGTATCTAAGTTTCCGGGTATGCTTAGAGCACTGAAAGCGAAAGACTGGAACATGGCTTACAAACAAGCGTTGGATAGTACATGGGCAAAACAAACGCCAAATCGCGCCAATCGCGTGGCCAGCGTTTTGAAACTGGGGTCTTATGCTCCCTATGGCTTTTGATTATGATTACTTCCAAGTTAAGCCTAAGCGACTGGATCGCAATAGGTACTGTAGTTGGTGGAGTCTTCATTGGTGGATATCGTATTGGATCAGCGGAAGAAGCGATTTCAAAGATGATCGACAGAATGGATCGAGTTGAACAGCGAGTTAACGCAGGAGAGACTTTGAATTCCACTCAAAATACACAAATGGAATATCTACAGAAGCAACAAGAGAAGACGACCCAAGTTACCGAGAAGATGATGGAGACATTGAACAACTTAAATGTTTCGATCAATAAATTACAGACGGTAATAGAAAACAAATAAGGGAGCCATTGGCTCCCTTTCTTTTTATGCGTAATCTACATCACCGCGTGGTCCCAACATAGCATTCAACATTTCATAATGTTCTTGAGCTGAGAACTCAGAAAGAATTTCAATTCGTTCTGCCGGGGTAAGTCTACCTATCATCTGTCTGAAACTCATTTTAGTGAATTCTAGTCCGCGAACAGTGCGGAATCCAGCTTCATTCAAAAAGTCGATCAGATTTTGTTGTGTATCAAGGATTTCACCGTCCACTTCGAGCTTGATAATAAGGGAAACAGTGGCAACGATATCCTTAATTAATTCTAGTTTAGCGTTCATACTTCATAGCCTACTTCGCGCAGGGTAATGTCGGCATTGAATAGCGCATTACCTTTAAATCTAATTTGGTGTCCATCATTCAGCACGATAAGGCTTGATGTAACAGTGTTTCGGTGATCGCGATACAGAGTTACATCGGCATCTGTCATCTGATAATTTTCTAAGTTTATTTCAACTGTGGATTTAACGTCAGTTTGTTCCCAGTTCGGAGCAAGCCCTTGAACAACAGCCCCGGTTACAATAGTCATTTGCGGCATCTAAAAGCTTTCCCTCTAATTCGGTTTCGCTAACAAGAGGAATGCCGTCTTCGATGTTAAAATAATGTCCCTGACGTTCAAGATGTCGAATCACCGCAGCCATGTTTTCATAAACATGAGTGTCTTTGTATTTTCGATTCTTTCGACTGCGGAGAGTGCCAAAATCATCTAGTTCAAAGATGAAATCGGCAACATGCACAGCCCGCAATGGGAGTCTATAAGAGTTAACGGCGAAGACTTTATTCGATCTGAAAGCATATACTCGTTTACATTTTACCATAACCATTTCTTCACCTCACAATCTAATCAATAGTCGATTTTGTTCTTGTGCTTCACTTTACCGCGTTTGGCATCTTTCTTGCGATCAACCATAACAGCGGCCTTGTTGAATTCACGAGCATGTTTGGCAACAAAGTTATTCATTTCTTGTTCCTCTTAAAACGATAAAAAGATTGTAGCAACAATCACATAAGAAAGCAATAGCTGGACATTCAGTTTCTTATTTATTTCTTCACGTTCCTGAGGAGTCATTCGATCAAACTTCTCTGCGACTTCATCCGAGATTTCTTTCGCGTCAGACAGACGGCAGAGATAATCGAAAATCAGGATATGTTTGAACTTATTGCCAATCATATACCGGTTGCATTCAATTTGATACGACTTAACAAACGTCGCGAACATGAACAAAGAACACCAGATTTTGAATCCCAGTACCCAAGCAGTCTTACCGTCTGCGAACATAGCGAGAACGTTACAAGCGACAATCACTATGCCAAACACACCAAATCCACGGCACAATGATTGCCACTCGACTTGCTCCTGTTTCATAGCACGATTCAATCGAGTGGCAAGCAGCATTATTTCAGCAGCTCCGCGAACTTGTCGGCGATACGACCGGCGCGATCTGCATCTTGACGCTTGTTGGCTTGACGCTTCTGGATAACAGCGATGTCTTTGTCCAGTTGCTCAACTTGTGCGACGTCGGCAGATTGACGCTCACGAAGTTCAACGACGGTTTGTTCCAGTTGATCCACGATAGCAGTCAGAGCGCGAGGGCCGATAGTCAGATCATCATCACCAGCCAGGTGACGGGAAACACGGGACTTGGCTTTCAGAAAAAATGCAATAATACTCATTTCAAAAATTCCTTAATATCAGATTGGTATTGCTTCCGGGGAGTAGTTGTCTTCCAGAAGTCATGCTCTTTTTGAAGTTCAGCGACTTGCTTTTCCAGCTTAGCCACTTCATCTTCGGTCATATGATACAGATTCATTTGTACCAGTTGATCTGCATAGGTTTTCAGTTCATCGAAAGCGTTGATCTGTTCGATTACCTGTTTCCGAGTCTGACGATTGAAAACAATCTTGTCAGCAAGAACTAGCTTGATGAAATCAACCTTTGCTTGTGCGAAATCAAGTTTCTCACGTGTGGCAATGATAGCATTGTCGATTCGCTTTTGCAAGACATTAAATCTAAAATTCACGAAATCAACAATCAAATCGGATGCATTATCATACGGCTTCAAATTGCCGTTTTGATCGATAACACGGATATACTGACTCACGTTCTGAGATAGCTTAAACACCTTGATGATGTTTTCGTGGCTAACATCAAAATCACGCTTGAGAGTTACCTTAAAGCAAAACTCTCGGTCTTTCATCTTGGATTCATCATAACCCACAATCTTGTCAGTTTCAACAAGTTTGTTGAGGTGTGTGACGTACTTCAAACGATCATACTTCGGAGGCAATTCATTGATAATCAACTTAGTTTTACCACTAAGCTCATAATCGCCTTCTACTTTCCACGACTGAGTTTCACCTTCAATCGACAGAATCTTGCCGAAGAACTTGGGAAACTGAATCTCGGGCTCGTCACACTTGCCAGATTTTAGCACTTGCTCAACGCATTTTGCAACACTCTGAACACTATGAGGCATGATCTTTGTGGCAAAACCAGTAGCGATACCGCTAACACCGTTCAGCAATACAGTCGGCAGAATCGGCAGATAATAACGCGGTAGAATAGAGCCGTCGGCAGTAGACTCTTCCAATAATTCCATGTCCTTGAACATAGATTCGAAACGTTCGTGTTTGCTACAAAAGATGTAACGAGCCGCAGCGCCTTCTTGAACAGCACGACAACCGAAGTTGCCACGACCCTGAATAACAGGGAAGTTGTTGTTCCAAGTAGAAGCCATCAAGCAAGCGGCATCCATCGCAGCCATTTCGCCGTGATTGTATCCGTATTCAGAAATAACACCAGCAACAGCGGCATTTTTCTTGAACTCACGCCCAGCATTCTTCAATACGCTAAAGAGAATGTACCGTTGAACCGGCTTCAATCCATCAACCATAGACGGCAGAGCACGTTCCTCGATTGTATACATTGCAAATTCTTTAGCTTCATTGTTTACCAGACTTGAGATTCCACGTTTTATTACTTGCATTCTTTACCTCTTTTCAAACAGTCATGCCATTATACACAACTGCCTGAGATAGTCAACACTAGGATTTCTGACGGCCGAAGAATTTGTACTTGGTACGCAACTCGGTGATCATAGCCAGTCCGTTGTTTTTCGCGCTGTATTCTTCGATTTCCAGGAATTCACGCATTTGTGAATAAGTCATGAAGTAGACTTTATGACGCGCGGCGACTTCGCGAATCGCACGGAAGATTCGTTGATCGTTAAAGATATCAGCGGAGCGTTTGCACAGGTAATCGCCCAGTGCTTTGTTTTGTTCGGTGCGCGGATTGTTCAGTCGAGATAGAACTTCCTTGAAGCCGGATTTGCGTTTCTGAATACCGACGTGATTCACGCTAACAACATCAACGGAAATACTGGCTTCGTGACAAACTCCAATCAGATAAAAGCCGGGAGTCGTCAGATCGTGATTCACATTGCCAATCTTTTCACTTTGGCAATTCTTGAACTCGATGATACCATCTTTGTTCGGGAACAGACTACCAATATAAGTAGAACGGCCACCAATTGCGCCAATAGGCATACTATTTTTCATTTCATTTACCTTTTGTTAAGAAGTGATACCAGTATCGCATAGTTGGATGATAGTGTCAATAGATAATCAAATTGATTATTAACTAACCGGCTCCAGAAATTGATGATCGCAAGATTGCGAACGTAGTGAGCTAACTCATTGATTACCTTAAGGAAGACAAAATAGATTCTCATTAAAGATCTATAAGAGATTTTATTTTGTCTTTCTCAATTAACTAGCGGCTACGCCGCAGTCTTCGACAATCTACTTGGAAATGATTTGGAGCGATCCCATATGATAGCTATAACATCGTATTGCTATATCACACAGAATCGCTCCAACGCTTTCCTATTACTGTGGAAGCGTCATATGATCATAACAATATTGGATGATTTCTTGTTGACGCTTGTTATCCCAATAAAAGAAGTCTTTATCGGTACCACGAATTGTATCTGCCAGTTCTTGTGGCAGATTGTTAAACAACGCTTGTCCGAAACGATAGCTATCATTTGTTTGTTGAATGGACGCGCGGATCAGATCGTACATGTGCGGGATAGTGATTTTCATATTAGTTGCTCCAGTCATAGTCAATACCCAGGAAATCGAACACGCTAACGAGTTCGGACTTAACGGTACGGGCACAGTTTGAGTGCTTCAATTGCTTCATTGTTGGTGGTGTCAAATGAGCAACGATGTTGCCAAACGCTTCAATTCGATTGTGGCTTGCGTCCATGCTCAGGCGCTGCATAGTGTATAGCTCCTCTTCTGAAACGCGACACACATACAGGTGGCAATGCATACCGCTTTCTGGGATCTTGTGTGTGCAAAGATGCAGAAGATGATCGGGATTAACAGTGTAGCCGATTTCTTCTTTACATTCACGCGCCGCAGCTTCAATCAAAGTTTCGCCTGCATCTACCATGCCACCTGGGAAGCCGAAACGAGAATCCCAACGGACGTTGATGAAGATCTTGTGGCACCAAACGTGCTTCTTGTCTTCTGGGAAAGTCGGATCAGTTGTATTGATGTACGGTTGTACTTTATCGCAGTAGAAGCATACGAAAGCAGCGTCGGAAGTTCCACGAGCGCCGGATTCTACTTCGATACATGGTTGTTTCATTTCTTATACCTCTTGTTGGTGTGAACTTAGTATACTGGATTGGATTTAGATATCAAGTGATTTTGGAAAATAAAAAAGCCACCCGAAGGTGGCTTTTAGTGATTAGTTCTTGGTACCAATCAGGGTTTTAACTTGCGCTTCCGACAGTTCGCGAACTACGAACATCTTGCAGGTACGCATTTTTGCAGAGTTGTAATCGGCTGGGATGGATACAATGTCAGTAGGACTAACAGTACATTCCAGAATCTTACCGCTGCCACCGTGGAACTGAGGCAGGTAGCTCTTGCTACACAGGTGCAGACCGCGAGAACAGGTTGCGGAGCTCTCGTCGCACTTAGAGCGATCCATCTTGACTTCGGTACCGACTTTGTACAGTACAGTGCCAGAATGGAAGTCTTTGAAGTCATTACGAACACGACGGTAAGCAACAACATCACCTTTATCGTTCACAACGATGTCTTTGGCTTCCAGGAACTTGAACAGTTCACCAACAACACGCTTGTTCGGGTTAGCCAGCAGTTTCTCAAGGAAACGTACCCACTTTTCGAACGGCTTGCCTTCGTGCATAGATTGGATGATACGCTCAACAACAGAGTTACCAACTTCCATGCCTTTGAAATACACAGTATCGTTTTTGATTTCGATATTGGTACCGGCATAAGAGCTAACGCCCTTAGCAACGTTGATCAGCCCCAGAGCTTTCAGAACATCACCGGCGATACACAGATCAAGCGCCTTGCGGAAGCTTTCGTGAGTGCTATCGGCAGTGAAAGTCTTGCCGTCTGCCATGATATTGATGAACTTCGGAGAAGCGAACCACTTGAGTTCTTTCGGAGCTTCTACTTTCGGCTCAACTTTGGCAGCAGGAGACCCCGGACGGCGAGCTTTTACACCAGCACGTTTCAGAACTTCGCCAACAGTGCTTTCAGAGCAACCAACCAGCGAGGCAACAGTCTTTTGAGACTTGTATTCTCCGGTTGAATAGAGTTCAACGATTTTGGCGTCTCGCTCGTCTGCTCGCTTGTCGGTTTCACGAAATCGAGCGCCCAGATGTTCTTCTTTCTTCTCGACTGGCGCTTTCGGAGCAACCGGAGCGACTTTTGCAACAGGCTTTTGAGCAACAACCGGTTTCTGCTTTTCGGAACGAATCGCTTCAATGATCTTACGTGCTTCGTGCTCTTTGATGCCCAGTTGCTTAGACAGAGCCAGACGACCCAGTTTGCCTTCAACGATTTGAGTACGCATTGCTTCGGTAACGCCACCGGACTGACGCTTTGCAGCCAGTTCAGCTTCGGCTTTAACGAGTTCGATCATTTTACGCGCTTCGGATTCTTTGATACCCAGTTCGCGAGACAGTACGCCACGACCCAGAGTGCCAGCCAGAATACGAGTTTTTTGTTGTTCAGTCAGTTTAGCCATTTTTACAGTTTCCTTCATTTGTCAGGTTTGATTAGTTTAACGCTTTTCAGTTTCATAATAAACATTATCTCTTTCTCAACAACATGGCGCTATTGTCTCATGTCGATAGCGCCATGTCAACTA